TAATTGGGGGTCATATCGTGCTTCATCTTCTTGATTAATATCACAATATCCGTCAGTAAATTTAGCATGTATTTTGTGTGTAGTTTCATCTGAAAACTTAATTCTAAAATCTAACATGGGAGTGAGCGATATATTATACGGATCTGTATTCAATTTGAAATATATTTCAGCGTCAATGTACTTTATCAAACTCTTTTCTCCTAATTTATAAGCTGCGTTTTCGGAACCACTATCATTGAGATCTTTTTCTTTTCCCCCTTTTCCTTTCCTGATGCAGAATTACACTCACATTTCTCACCATCTTCATCGCACTTACAACCATACTGACACGCCTTTTCGAGTTTTTCTTTAACTTCTTTAGGTATTTCTATTCCCTTTTCTTCAACCATAGACGCACATTCTCTCAGCGTTTCATTTGCATATGTGAGCATATCAATCATTTTATTATACGCTTCGTTGAACTTACCATCGTCCTTTAATTCTGTAAATTCCTTTAATTTTTCATCGAGAATCTTTTTTCGGCTTTTCAAATCATCTATACTACTCATTTATTAGTTCCTCCTTATTAATTAATTCCAAACCGACATTAATATATTCTTCAATTTCTACTGATGGAATTCTCATCAATTCGAGATATTTCCTCATCTTTTCTTCTTCGTTCATACTACTATTTATACCACGAGTCTCGAATTCCTCCTCATATTCATCTACCACTTTTATATCTTTATCTTCGATCTCGGTTATTATTTCAGGTAGTTTATTCCTTATAGTTACAAAGTTCCCTTCATTCTTAAGTCTCGTAGCCTCTTCTATAATAGTATCTTTATCTTCAATTTTATCTATTGTAAAATCAAAATATTTTCTATATCCTGTAGTCTCAATACTCTCTACTTCTAATGTCTCATCATCCACTATAAGAAACCGTTTAATCTCACCGTGTTCAGCTCGTGTTAGAGGAATCAATGATCCCACATACCATAAATTATCCACAGTCTGAGGTTTATGATAATGACCACATAACACCAATTGCCATTTCTTTAAATCCCCAGAACTTATTGAGGATCGTAATGATCTTCCATTGGACAATTGTGCATCTGAAACACCAAAATGAGACATCAAAATATTATTATCAGGTAGATCAGTTAAAACATCAACTAATCCTTTATGAACATAGGGTAGAAATGTGATATTACCATATGTAGTGGGCTTGTTTATTGTTATGACGTTCTTCGGTCCAGCTAATAAATCTATTGCTGTTCTTTCACCCGTTTTGGATGTCATATCATGATTACCATATATAATATAAAATGTTATATCACTATACTTTTCCAAAATCTTTTTGAATATAGAAAATGCATCTACTGCCGCCATTTCTTTTGTATCATTAACATCGCCCAATATTGCTACTTTCTCTATTTTATTTTTTCTACAATATTTGCACACATCCTCAAATGTATTGAGAACTTCGCTAAGTTTCAAGGGGATACCATTATCGTCATACTCTCTATCTTCAAACATTCTTAAATGAATATCCCCAGTAACCCCCCATTTGCTCATATATTTGTTCCTCCATTCATGAATAAATCAAATGTAATATTAGGATAAAATTCACCATTTATCATTATTGTTCCATATTTCCCCATAGTACCAATTGGCGTATTTACTGTTTTTTTATCTTTTATTTCATAATAGTTGAAGAAAAATCCATTAAATGCTAAGGCTGTGTATAAATTATCAATATGTATATTAGGATGAAACCGGGTATTATTAGTTATATCGCTAAAACCAAAATCAATATGATCCATATCATAGCCCCTAAGTTCAAAATATTTCAATATATCACTTCTAATTACACCATATAAAAATATCAAATCAGCATCGCTTCTATATGCTCGTCCAACCAATTCCTCCGAAGCTTTTTTTATAATCTTATCTACAGGATCTTTATACAACTTTGTCAAATATATGATTATATCTGTCCATTTAAAATCAATAAATCTATCCTCAACACTCACTTCCTTTTTAACCTCCATAACCTCCATATTATTATTGGCGCAATTGGATAACAATATATACCAAGCGCGCACAACAAAACTCTTTTCGGGTAGCCACAACCCCTATCTGTAGCTATAAGCAATATTGATATACTCATAACATAAACAACGAACTCAGCTATAACCCATCCCATATGATTATCTCCTATATTTTAGAAAGGCGCACCATCTCCAATATCCTCCTCATCATCCTCATCATCCTCATCATCTTTGATCATTTCGCTTATACACCAGATTGATATTGGAATGTCTTCACTTGTTGTTGTTAAATTAAGCAATAAGTTATCACCATCATTTCTGAAATAACCCTTTATGATAACATTATCATCAGTAAGCATAAATGGTAATATAGGAAAAACACAATCACAATTGACTTCTGTTTCTAACTCAACTGTCATCAGTTTTCCTGTAGTAACTGACGAATTGTTATCTGTAGTTGTTACTATAAAATCAGCCTTACCACCTCTAAACTCTACCTTTAATTTACTTGCTGCTAATCCTTTTTGAAATGCAGCTAATCTATCTATTAGGAATTTTTCCAATTCATATTCAAATATAACATCATCATCTGCTAAAGACAATTTCGTCTGAAAATCATCCTCAGTCATATAAGGATTAGACATATATTTCTCGATCGGTTTAGTTACTTCTATCTGACTGTGTTCATCTCTAAACTTATAGGATGCGCCATTATCAATCTCGATATTTCTTTTTTGTTTCTTGAATGGCTCTAACAATCCTACCTTAGTAGCTATCCCTGTAAGATGAATAGTTTCGTTGCCCAACACCGAGCTAACATCTATTGATATCAATGAATTTTTCCTATCTGAATGCTGACAAATTTTCCCATCGACTATAGATAAATCTGTACATAGTTTAGATATAGTATCAAATACTGATAACAACTTTGAAAAATCTTCACTATCAACTTCTATAACACTTCCCTCCTCAGAGGTTAATTTCTTTAAATCCTCACTCATGAACCTTTTTCCTTTCTCTACTTCTTCAAATCTTTCAATTGTTCTTTTACTATTTCAATTTCTTCCTTTTCAATGAAGTCTGTTACTTCTTCATTCTCATCAAAACCAAAAACTTTACAGAATTTTTTAAATTGCTCCCACTTATTGTCATCCTTAACTTCTCTATTGAAAACATCGGCAAAATCGTCCAATCTCATTGAATTGCCTTTAATTATTTTAACCTCTTTTTTCATGATTCAGATTCCTAATTAAAATTTCTTGCTGGGGAAGTCATGGATCGATCCATTATTGGGGCCGCACCAAATGTATTGACGGGTCTGGTTTCTATATCATGATCCTCTACCCTCACTTTTCTGTCCAATAAAGATATAGCATCTGCAATGATTTGTATATTCTTTATTTGAACATTATCTATCATTCGATCTTCTGGATCAAGTTTGCCAACTACTATAATGCGATCCCCTTTCTTAAATTTGCGAGCAACGGTTTCTGCCAATTGCCGGAAGCATACTATTTTTATCCAACATACTTTTTTGTTACCTTCCCTATCTTTCATCGGGGAATCATATGCCATTCCCATTGTGGTTACAGGGTTCCCTTTAGCTGCATATCTCAATTCGGGATCTCTGCCCAAATTCCCAGCTAACGTTATTTGATTTATCATCAGAATACTCCTTAATTATAAAATTATCTCTTTAACCTATATACTTACATTTTGTTTCCCGATTTATTGTACATTATCTGAGAATTTTTAAGCCTTTCCTCCAGATTTGAAACTGCATAAATTTCCTCCCCCTGAATATTATGTTCCAAATCTAATACTCTTATGTGCGCTTCATCGTTATTTATACTAATTGATTCTTCTCCTGCTAATTGCTTGCTCGTTACTGTTATAGTAAGAGGCATTGGCGGCAATGATAATAGTTTTATATCTATCTCTTTGAGATCTGTTCCTTTATTTTCTACTCTTGTAACTACAGCCCATGCCATACCATTCTGTGATAATAATAAAAACATTATATCCCCGATATCAACTTCTTTCTTTGATGGTAGTATTGTATTTAATTTTGAAATAATTTCTGAAAATTCCATTTTAATTTCTCCTCATAATTTTATAGTTTCTATCTTCCATCCATGCTTTTTATAAATTTCTATTCGTTGTTCGGATTTCCTTATAAACCAATTCACTTTAGTATTACTCTCAATCGAGTTGGTTTTAGGCCCCTCTGTATCGATCAAATCCATAACTATGGGAATTTTCTTCCCCTCCAATTGTCTCTGTATTCTTCCGACACTTTGTAGGACATTTGTTGATGGCGTTGAATGTATTAAACAATCCAAATCTTTTCTATTGTTTCCATCCCGTGCAGCAAGATACGTTGCAAATATCACCTTTCTTTTATGAAAGGCCGTATCCAAATCATCTGTATTCGAAACAGACAATCTCTCTTCTGAAGTTGTCCCGGGTATAAATATACCTATGTCTTCTTTGGGTACTAAAGATTTCTTTGCTAATTCTAACAATGTCAATTTTCTCTCTCCTAATATGAGAGTGATCCTTCCTTTATCGTAGCATTTTTTAACTAATTTGGATACAGTATCAATATATTTTTGAGATTTGGTTGCTTGCTTGAGATATCTACTTCGACTATATCTTCCTCCCCAACATATATATTTTTTATATCTCCCATAAATACCAAATGAAAAGTATATCAAATATATTATTGGTTTTAATATTTCCCCCTCCCCTGGTTCTAGATAAGTAGTTTCACCTGTATGATATTTGATAATATCATCATTACCATCATTTCTGCTAGGTGTAGCACTTAAACCAAATATCCTTTTACATCTCAAACTCAAAGATGATTTAGAAAACTCTTCGGGGCCTATGCCTATATGTACTTCATCGACAAACGCCATTCCAATTCCTGAATTATGCAAGGCTGTCATAAATTCATTATTCTCATGCTTTATTGCATATGGTATTATATGTTCTGTGCTGAGTATTATTTTCTTCTGAAAGACCTTTTCATAATTCTTGGTAGATAATTTTCCTATATCGTCCTCAGTTAAATTTGTAAATTTTAATATCTCACTTTTCCATTGCTCTAATAGTTTCACCTTATGAGCAAATATTATTGTGCGTTTTTTGATTGCTGATATAGCTGCTATAGCTGCTACAGTTTTTCCTGATCCTGGTTCCAAACATAGTAAGCCGTTGTTATTCTCAGATAATAATTTTATGGCTTTTATCTGTCTGTCGGTATTAGGAATTATATTACATTCTATTTCTATATCAACACCTTCATCGGTAAGATCCTTTATTTTATCTGTTACTGGATAAAATCTAGGGATTAGAATATAGTCTCCCATATCCTCATAAAATCTCATCTTATCTACTTCACCGTTATACCCATACACTATCCTATTTAGATCTCTTTCTATAACCTCAAAATTAGGATGTGATTTGGGTAACTCTATTCCTCCACTCCTCTTTAACCTCATTTATTTCTATTCCTCTCTACCTATTGCATAATTCCAACTCATATTCCTCTATCTCTTCTGGGCCAAATATACAACAACTACTTGGTGTCTCCCAAAAATCTATACGATGTAAACTACAATCGTCTGTAAAATCTAGGCACAATTTATCAAAAGCCCACTTTATTATATTCTCAGAGGTAGGGTTATTTATTGTATCATTGAGTAAAGTGTGGTCCAATTTAGATATTATCTTATCCTTCACCAACTTTTTCAATACAACGAAATCAATAACCATTCCAGTCTCAGGATCTACTGGTCCCTTTATATATATTCTAATTTTTCCCCGGTGGCCATGGAGGGCACTGCAAGGACCAATATAGTCAGGGAGGAAATGTGCAAAATCAAATTCAAAATCCTTATATATTATCATTTCTGGCATTTTAATTTCTCCTTTATTTATCCTTCTTTGAAATTTATCTGTTAACAAATCACCGATCAAATTCCCCAGATCTTTTATCATATAATACACCCCATAGAAAAATGCGCCCCCAACAAGGCCCAGTTGCCATATCATATTAATATCCATAACAAATGCAGATTCTTGGATTGTTCCATAATCTGATATAATTGCCACCATGAACCAAATATAAAATATCATAGCAGCTATTTTTCCTAAATTATTGAAAGTATTTTTTAAATCGTTCATATTTTTCCTCCTCATAAAAATGTATTAGTTATTGAATTATCAGGCATATAGTAAATATTATAATCTCCTGCATCTAAGTAAAATAGTTGGGTATATTTATTTCTAATTTCCTCATACCGACCACTATCATCAAACCCCACTAACTGTTTTATTGTGAATTGACATTTATATTTATTTTGAAAATTCAAATATTCTTCAATCATTTCATCTGTTGTATTTGATGTAACCAGATGAGTTATTCTTACATTAGTTAGTTTTGTTAAATATTCCAAATATTCAACATCGCCTGATAATATATCACTTGAAAACACGCATCTGTTAACGTGCTTTCTCCAAAAATTCTGATGGGTAAATTGTTCTCGCGTGTGTATATCTACTTTCATTCCAAGGCTCTCTGTTATTTCAAAAAATCTTATCCACCACCCAACGTGTCTATCATATTTGTAAAGGCTATCACCTCCGCCAGACACAGATACTTTTCCTTTGTCTCTGTGTTCAATTAAGAATTTTTCTAATTTCTTCCAATCCGTTTCTAATCTAATATTCTCCAGACGGTGACCCTTCCAAATACAATACCAGCATTTGGCCCTACATCCGAAATTTGTAATTACTGAAATATTTGTGCTAATTGGCCGCAACATAATCCTGCCTCCTCACATTTTGCTATTGCATCAATAACTGTAGGAACTCCTATTTTGTTAAAGTCATTCCCTAATTTTTCCAAAACTTCATAGTTATTATAATTAGCATATGTCTCAAGATGGTTTGTTTCAGATCTAATTGTACTATTTAAAGGAATTAATTTCACCCTAAATCTATCACCAGTCAATCCCATTCTTTTCAACTTATTCACATCTATCTCAATGCCCTCCATAACAATAAAATTTAGAGTAACTGTTCTATTCGTAATTTCGAATTTATTAAGATAGTTAATTATCTCTTCTATACCCAATACATCTGCCCCACCAAATAACTCTTTTCTTTTCGATTCATTTGTGGAATTAACTGATATCTGAAAATGTAAAAACCCATCATAATTATTTTCCTTAACTTCCATCACTCTATCAATAATCTCAAATCCATCCACACCTTCTATTGTTTTTCTTGGCAATATACTATTAAAACAAGGTAACCATCTATAATGTCTACTCATCGAGCGAGAAATTACGGGAAGCCTCTTAACAATCGTTAATACATTATCTATATTGTGCGCAGGTTCTCCCATTCTAGCAAACCCTATTTTAACTTTATCCGAACGTTGAACATAAGGTGAAAGATCTAAAATTAAACGAATCTGGTTTTCTATTTCTATGTCTGTTAAATTTCCTTTAAATTCTAAACTCGGCACATCACAAAACTGACATTTGTGTGGGCACCCTTTTTGAGTAGAAACAGTTAATAACCATTTTTCACTATAAGGTTTCAAATGTTTCCATATAATATGAGGATCTAAAGAATTTCTAACTTCGTAATTTTCTTTGCCGCCAACTGAAACATCTCTCATTTCAGTACATTCAATGAGATATCCATCACAGTCTACTAAAAATATTCTTCCACTTGGAAGATGACATACATCTTTAATTCTCATTTTTAATCCTCCTTTAAATTTGATTGTTCCAATAATTGTCCAATCTTCTGATATTTATCAATGCATAATTTTTCCGAATTATTCACTACTTTCACAAACTTTTCTTTCTTATCTTTAAGCCCATCAATATCAAGAGACACTGAAATCAATTTTCTTATTTTATACTTACTCATAACTCTCTGAATACTAACTTTATCGCAATGTGATTTTTTTGATAGAACATTACATATTTCATCTGCCGAGGCTAAATTCTTCGTTGCGGATGATACGTGTGATCTAATCTTTTTTATAGTTTTCAGGTCCTCTATCTCAACGTCCAGTACTTCTATAGATTTGTTTAAATAATTTTTAAAAGCATCCGAATAGCACGAATATGCCCTCAGTAACATTTCATCAACAGATGATATTTTAACATTACCATCATCGACAACATACATATTGAAGGATATAGTATTCTTTAAAACTTCTGGTATTGCTTCACACATTCTTTCAAAAACCTTATCTTTATTTCTACTCTTCGCTACATCAAATGTCACAGTCGTACCAACATCGCCTGTGGAGTCATCATTATATCCTATATCGCCATTAGATAACAATCCCCAATCTTTATATTTATCTATCCTATTCAATAACGAAGTTTCAAATACCTGTCTTGGCGACCACCCTTTTATAATTACACATCTTTTAGCCTCATTTATAATATACTCCCCTTGTACTGAAATTTTGCCAGTTCCATCCATTAACAATTTCTCACAATCTTCATCCGATGACAGAACTTTACATCCTGTTACTTTTGGTCTTATTATTACTTTATCTCCAATACCCTTAAGATATAATAATCTAAGTATCAAATCAGATAATTCATAACAAGGGATATCTGTCTTAAATCCAAATGCTATAGAGGACAATTCAGATAACGCCATAAGACAGAATGGTATCATGGTAGGTATTGCTACTGGTTCAGGATCAGACTCGTCTATTTCCCATTTGGCATAGTTAACATATTTAAAAGCTAATTCCTCTATAAACTTATTGGCTTTCATATAGGTATAACGAGGAGCAGCTGCACCCTCACTATCTATTCCTATATTAGATCCCCATTGTCCATCACCGTCTGCAAACTTATTTTGAACTGCCCAAACAGTTGTACCTATAGCTTCACTGTGAGGATGCCATCTGGCCATACATTCGCCTAATATCTTCGCTGTCTTAACATATTTATTTTTCGCAATTGTATGAGCAGTAAGTAGTATTCTTCTTTGAACAGGAAGGAGTCCATCTATTATGGATGGGAGCATCTTTCTGGTGTTTGAATATAAACCGTATTCCCTGTAATATTGCGGTATTAATTTTTCCATAAATCTACTCCAAATAAAGCCAAGTTCGCTGCTCTAGTATGATATTAGCAACAACCCGACCTACACTATTACCCAAATGATTTAACAATTTTTTAAGTTTCTTTTCGAGGCTATCAGAATCGACCCAAGTTATCCTATGTGTTTTAAAATAACAATCAACATCTTCTATAATTAACAAAAGACAATAACCCCCTTGTGTAGTTGTGCGATATAACCTAGCCACCTCCTCACCGCCATATAAAACCATCTTCACAAATGTTTCTTTCTCGTCACAACTATTATCCGTTACAAATGCCAATTTTCCATTAGAATGTATAGTATTGTCTAAATTATTCTCATATGAAAATCGTATATAATCTGTCATTTTTTCTCCTTACCATTGTGTTGGATTACTATATTTAATACTGTCCACCATCTGTTGTACCAATCCTCCAAACATACCAGTCAATATGTCTGGTGCTATTCTTTTTATAAGAGCTTCTACAGCATCGCTCGCCATTGTTTTTCCACTTGTTGTCCAATTTTCTTGCCATTCGGGTTTCTGCATTTCTGTTTGTAATATCTTTTTAACTTCTTCTCTGGCAAGTTCATTAACCAATCGCGGTAAATCATCTTTCAAAAACCTATTTAATTCTACTGTTATTAACTCATTCCAGGACTCTTCTGGAATAAGACTGGCAAACTGCCCTTTAATTTTATCCTTTATAACATCTCTAAAATCTCTCACTATATCTACTTCGTTCATGTGACCTCCTTCTTTATTATACATATATTTTCATCTATCTCGACTCTATTTTCAGATCCGAGTATCATTAATCTATAAACCCTACTCTCATACGTGATAACACCACACAAACCATCCACCTGATATACATCATCATTTATTGGTTCATGGTAAGTATAACTAAACAAACTACCAACTGAAGATACACCCCTGGCAACATACAAACGATTATTAAATATAGCCCAAGTATAACCATGTCTAAAATCACATAGTTTCATTTTGGGATTTTCCACAATAATTTTTCTGTCTATCCCAAACTCTTTCAATATATCATAGTGTGGAAAAAAGTGTCTATCCAACATTTCTCCTAACATTGTTAATTCCCTTTCTAAAAAATAAGGGGCCCACATAAGACCCCTTATTACAAATTTGTTCACATATTATTAAATATGATTCCAGGCTTTTCGTTTAACTATCCTGTGAACCTGTGTATACGACACAACAGGATATTTTGCATGGATCTTGGATACCTTAATTCCTTCCAGATATAAACGTCGAATTCGTTTAACTTGTCGGGTCTTAAGCCGAGCATTAGGATTATGAATACCATTCTGATCCTTATCTATGGTTCTTGTCGTAGCAATAGTTCTTGGTACATTTTTCCAAGTAACGCCAGTTGCAACCTTTCGTAAAGCACTGGCTGTGAGATTGGCATATTCCTCTTGGATATCTGTGTATCGGTATCCTCTGTTTCTTAATGTGGTTACGGTGATTACATCTTCCTCAGTAATTTTCGCCGATGTCACACGGTTAGAAGCATTTCTATATGATCCTACAATACAATCCTTCAAAGAATGTCGTCGGATGGCTTCAGGAATTCTGTGAAACATATCTGGAGAAACACGATTGTTCATAAACGCTATCCATTCGGGGTATCCATCCAAATGTTTCCAGGTATTCCAATTTATAACATTATAGATAGTTTCTGGACAGACTTCATGTTCTTCCGCTACTTCCTTCCTATTGAAATTAACATCTGTTAAGTATCTCTTGCGAATATTCAATACTTTCTCATCTGTTAATATGGAACTTGGGTTTCTTTGGCCCATTAAAGACCTTCCCTTCTGTACCATATCAGTACTGTTTTTAAATGGGGTTGTTGCAAATAAATGTGCAGGATTAACACACAATGTATTATCACAGAAATGAATAATAATATGACCTGTGGGTATGCTACCATGTATATAACGGTATATATAACGTGTAGCAGAGATAGATGTTTTTAATGATCTAACGTAGAAAACACCATACTCAGTACCATCTTGCTTGGTTGTAGATCCTTTCCAAATCCACTCACCATTTGCTCGTTTGTCTACTTTGCTCATAAATCGTTCAAATTCTCTTTCATCTGTATCAAAATCTTCGTACATAATTTCTCCTTAATATTTTTTAAAATTAAATAAAATTATAAATATATACTATCGCACGAACCACTAATTTAAGATTTATTTTGATTTTTCATCCCCTCTTTTTGAAGATTGTTGTTATAAAATATATTATAAACGCATCTGCAATAGCTGCCGGCATAAACATTATGAATACATCTCCAGGCAAACTCACTCCGTATTTCATTGCGGATGATAAAACTAAAGCTAAAGCTAAACTACACATTTTTTAGTCCTCCTATTTTTATCTGAGTGATATGGCACACTGTATCGATATTGCTGTGTCCAAAAACATGGCAAGCAACAACATCCAATAATAAATGCCAAGTCCATGTGTGTGCCCATAAACTAATGCCCAAGTTAACATAATAATACTCCTTTTAGAAAATATTAGTCAACACAATCACTATAATTGTCACAGGTACAACTATATGCGTTATCGAAAAACCTATCACTCCTAACGTTTTTACCTATGAAATTTCTCATTTTTCAATCCTCCAATTTCTTTAAATTTAAAACATTTGGTACCTTCAGGTAACTCCAAATCAAAATAAGGACCGCGTGTAACAATAAATCTCTTCTTTGGATCAATTTCAGGAACAGTTATAATTGCATTAAGAGGCAATTGATGTTCATATTTAACTTTATCGGAATTATCTCCTCTGTTTACGAATATCTCACATCTACCATCGGATGTGTATATTCCTGTTTCTTCATTAAATTCGATCATATTTCTAATCCTCCAGCTCCCATTCTCCTAATACCAGTTTTCTTCGTTCGCTGGCAGTTGACATGAGTTTAAATAATTGTTTATATTTATCTGACCAATTCACCTTTATCAATTTTCTTGTGGATTCATCTAATGTAAATACTTTCAGATCTTTAGGTGAAAATTCACCAAGTCCTTTAAATCTTTTAATAGACTCATTATTTGATCTGGCATCATCTACATCTTCTTTCGTCCATAATGGCACAAGTTTACCATTTCTTCTGGTTCCAAACAAAGGTGTTTTACATACATACAATTTACCTGCCTTAATTATAGCTGGTGTCAGTTTGGCAAATATAGCTATCAATAAAGATGTTATAAATGCTCCTGCAGGATCAGCATCAGCACTCAGTATTATTTTGGAGTATCTGAGTTTTGACACTTTGCAATCAGGTTCTATTCCCGTCCCTACTGCCTCTATTATTCCTCTCACTTCATTATTTTCGAGTGGATACTTCTTAGTCAGTACATTTGAAATGACACCCCTCAGGGGCAAAATAGCGTGTTTCTTAGGATTTCTAACATGGAGCAATCCTCCAACTGCTGACTCTCCCTCACCAATTAATAGTTCACCACTCGTACTTTTACAATCTCTAAGTTTTGTAAATTTAGATGATAGTCTCCTTGTCTTAGTAGTTTTACTTAATTTCTTTGATGATAAATCCTGTCTATACGATTGAAATCTTCCCAATAATTCTATAAGCATCTCTTTATTTTTTTCCAGATATTTCTTTATATTATCTTCTAGAGGTTCCATTACAGAAAGATCGGATTTAGATTCCAGCCTAACTTTAACTTGAGCTTCAAATGATGTTTTGATTATTTTAAGATTTATATAACATCTCAGAAATGACAAACAATCATCTACATTAAAATCATACTTATACTTCTTACCTAACTGTGCAAATACATTTTTCAGTGCATTGAATAAGTGATTAATATGAACCCCGGTATGAACTCTTGCTAAATTTACACAGCTAAAAACTTTATTGGAGACTGGTGATTCTGTATCCCAGGCCAGCATTACATGACAACTTTCTGGTCCTTTCTTAGTATCAAATTGCATCCAGCTCAATTCACTTTTTGTGATATATGATAATATAAGATCCTTTTCAGTACTCTTTCTTATTACCATATCCTCTCCATCAACTCTGAGGATTGCCTTTAGATTTCTAAAATTAGCACAAGCTATCCTTATGCGTTCTTCAATTATTCCCAAATCTATATGTGTACTATTGAAAAATCTTTTGGATGGTTTCACAGAAATTTTAGTGGCGAATGGTTTTCCTTTATTTAATTTTATAACTTCTTGCTTCCTTGTTATATCTGAAGCATCATTAAAGTTATAAAATCCATGCAAATCATTTTTATAAATTTCTATCTTCATCCAATCGGACAATGCATTAACCACAACCATCCCACAACCATGTAGACCTACAGATATTTTGTAGGCGGAATTCTTTTTATCTTTTTTAAACTTACCAGATGAAAATAATTTGGTGGCGGTCATTATGGGAGGATCTTGATCAGGAGGTAAATCTTGATTAAAAGGTAGACCTCTACCATAATCTAAAACACTAAATGTTCCTTCCTTAGTATCAATAAACACTCCTATAATATCACAATGTCCTGCTTGTACTTCATCTAATGCATTATCCAAAAGCTCTTCCAATAATCTTGTAGCATTCTCAGTTGAACCTATATACATTCCTGTAGAAGTTCTTATATGATCAATCTCTTCCATCACATATATATCATCTGTTGTGTATTCGCTCATATTTTAAACCTTTTCTTTTTGTTCAATCCTCCTGTGGCGGGGCGGGATCATCTTTCACTTTTTTAACACATGAATCACGTATTGCTCTCTCTACATCATTAATTCTACTACACACAGCATTAGCAGAATTTCCTAATGTTCCATTAATTTCATATAACTTATTAACAATCCGACACAACTCATCTCTAGAATTATTATGATTTATTACAAAAATCATAAACGCAATCAATCCCATTAATGCTACCAGTGTGGAAAATATTATTAAGCTTATAAATTGTACTGTTGTAAATGTTAATATAATTGGTGCTTCCATTATTTTTCTCCCTATATTTCTCTAATTTTCCTATTGTTTTTAAGCAGTATCTCTTTTACGATATTTACAAATTTCAATAAGTTAAAAGGTTTCTTTATAAAAGCTTCTGCACCTTCAGCCTTATCTACATTTGATGAACCAGACATTGCTATTACAGGTGTATTAAATTGAGTATCATTTATCCACTTTATTAATTGATCTCCTTGCATATCAGGTAATCTCAAATCCGTTATTACCAGATCAAACAAATTATAATCCATTTTGTCTTTGGCCTCTTCTGCCGATCCAACAATATCGACATCTGCATTTATAAATTTCAGCTTGATAACATCTGAGCAACACTTTGCAATACTCTCATTATCATCTACTATTAAAATTCTAATACGTTTCATTACATCTCCTTTCTAATGTTATATTGATTTTTGAAATAGGACACCCTACAATGTACTGGTAAACACATAACTACGTCACTATGTGGATTATCAATCTTTATAGTTTATGACGGGTTATGAGAGTAGAATGTCCTACTACAACTATATATATTAAATGTTACTCTAACCGGAACGGTCCGTCTTTTAGTGGATTGACGGATTTCCCTTATTTTCCATTATTACAGGCTGCTGGCTTGGGGGTTGCGCTTCAAAATACTTATCAATGTCCTCACCCCAGATCATCTCCCCATCTTCTGTTAGACAAAAATCCTCATATATATCAACATCCTTCAACTCATTAATCTTGACTAATCCCTTTGTTAATAACGCAACTAAAGGTAAAGGTGTATCAATATTGAAATCGATCTGTAAAGTGCTATCCTCAGTCAGCCGTCCTATCATATAATAACTGCTATAATAATAACAATTATCGGTTTTGTCTAAATCTGCACTTCCTTTTGTCAACTCAAGTTCTTCAAGTATTTTGTCAATTTTTCTTAATATCTTTTTTCTTTTGTTCATGACTTTCCCCTCCAATTTTTAATATTTACATCCCTAGCTGAATATAATCAAATGCCCCGTCTATCATAGTAAAAAACTCTGTAGAATGATATTTAATCCATACATCCTTCCTAAAATATTCTCTAGGATCAATCACGTAGACAGGAATATTATGTTCATATGCAAACAGAATTTCCATAATAGTGCCAGCCGTGTATTTTACCATATAGACTACCATACAATCACACGTAAGAATTGCTTCTTTGTCTATCTCTACTATTTTCTTTATTACATCGTCACTCAATTCTGTCTTTTTTTCTGCCCATTTAACAACATCAATGTCGTGTATCCTTGGTTCAATTTCTTTAAGTGGGTCAAGTATATCAAATTTATCCGTATAATGTTTATGGACATAGGTTCTATAATTAACCTCTTCTACTGCGCCTGCTATATATATTCTCATTTTTCTCCTTTTTTAATTAATTCTTCAATTAGTCACTATTACCGTAAAATTCAACGTCTTCCCAAAGGCCGAATAATCTCTTAGTCACTTTCTTCTTGGTCAGTTCTTTATTTTTATCAAAAAGTAAAAATGTATCACATGAAAGGTTTCCATGATGCCCTATACCCCAGTCACACAAAACAATTCTTATATTACCACAACTTGAATCTCCACCAGCAAATTCTCTCTTCCGTCTTGGATGACGATTACTTAAAATATTATCTTTCAAAGATCCAGTATAAATATATGATTTATACTCACCCCAAAAATATTTTCTAAAATCTAGGACTTTGTGATAATATAAATTATCTGGTATGTTAAAATGCCTTAATATATGAACATGTGGTTGAAAAAACTCATCTATTTCATCATTTAATTTTTTATCTATATCTAACATTTTTCATCTCCTAAAATTAGATTAGAGAGGAGACCACACTGGCAGGATATAGTCTCGTGTGTATGGCCGGTCACTATAAGTTTGGACGTCCCTCTAATTATTTTATTTTAAATTTTTTGAATTACCAATCCGGTTTGTGTCCATGATTTATACTTTTTTAAATCATCAGGCTTAGGATTTCCTCCAAATCCCCATTCGAGTCCTATAGGTTCTTTAATATGAAACCTATAATTACAATTGATTCTGCTTGATATATTTTCAAGAAGAGGAATTGATTCAAGATATGTTTCATCTAACAAAATGTAAGATTCTTTAGAAAAATCCATAAATCGTTGTAAATCATCCACATTGCGTTCTCTTATCACATTCTTAATATCTTCCAAACAATTCTCAAATCGTTCACATAATTCATGTCCACATTTTTCTATAAAAGAATTAATATCACACTCTTCTATGGATCGTGTAGGAAAGATTTCAGAACAATCGTTTTGTTCTGCACATTCTATCGCACTATTACCATCACATCCATCATTAATATCTTTATGAACATTTATTCCACGATTCTTAATATAGTCATATATACTATCTCTTATATCATCTCTTCTTATATTTCCATTCATAATAGATCTCCTTCTTTTAGTTGTTTTTCTGTTTTCGTTTAATTCCTTAATTTAATGTTTTATCTTTCAAAATCCCTAACTACTATATCAATAATCGCAATCTTTCACAAATGGTTCATATCTTTATTCATATATCAGTAATGTTGGCTCTTGTGGTTCAACGGAATTCGTATCGCGACGACTTATTCTGCTCGGTAGATATGTTTTTTCGCCACCAACTCGTCTGAAATTACAATTACCTTTTCCACTAAACGGGCAGAATTTACTATGGTGATCATTTGAGCAAGTATCTCGAACTTTAAAATAATCACAGATATGTGTAGATTGTTCTTCTTTTATTCTCATATTATATTCTTTCATTTTTTAAACCTTCCTTAACTTAATGGTTCACCTTTCAAAAACCCTAACTGATAAACTAATGGTCTTAATCTATTTTCAAATTCTATATATCTATTTCTAAATTCCTTAAACTCTTCAGGGAATAATTCTCCCCACAATTTTTTCAATTGATAATATCCACAATCAAAACAAAATAAATTACCCCCATAATTTTTACGATAAGGTAAAGATTTAACAAATAATCCTGTACCTCTATTTAATATATCATAAGCATCGGCACTCAATCGGTTTAATAACATTATCCCATCATCATTTTTCTCAAAAAGTATTTTAGCAATATATCGTTCTTCGGATTTAATAATATCTCTATACATTTTTTCATAAGGATATTTTTCAAGAAGTTCTATAATATAATATTTTGGGAGAAAGAAAAACTCATTCTTAACATCCCATCTTTTACCCTGGCATTTATAATTCCTCATAGAATATGTCTCACATCTATCATTGAAAATGGAGTAAACTATTGAATCTGTATTCCATTGCTCGTATTCTTGAAGGGATTCGTTTGGTTTTGATAATTGGAATCGTTGAGTTATATATTCATTTTCTTTATCCGATGATGCTATTATTTTTGCCGAGAATCCTGATAATATTCTCATAATATTTTCAGATGTTATAGATCTATTGGACCCGTTTTTATAATAAGGCACAGCGCATAATTTCGGAATGTCGAAATTTCTTCCTACCCCATTTCCTAACTTATACCCTATTCCTAAAAAATCTTTAGAGATTTTTTGATATTCCTTTTCTTTTAGAATCCCATTTGTAGTCATTCTAGGAAAATTCACCCTTCCATTTATAATTTCTGTTGATTTCATCCAGTCTCTATATGATATATTACAATCATCACAATGCCAATAATCAAAAACCCGAATTGTATCAAATTGATCATAATCCAACTTTCTATCTTCAAATTCGAAAACATCTTTAACAACTTTTTTCTTTTTACAACTTTTCCAAATTGTAAATCCAACACCCCAAGTATCTTCAGTACATGAAAACTGTCCAGCATTATAATGCATACCTTTTATATAATCAAAATGCAACAAAAACCATGATCTAAATCCATCAAACCGATCACCAGTTAAAAATCCTAAAGGTGAAAAAAATGCTAAATATAAATTAGTTAACTTATATTGTTCTTTAAATCGCAATAATCTAAAAAGAAATTGCACATATAATTCATTTGTATCATCTTTATATTTTTCATCAACTCCGATGATATATGATTTAAGTTCTGTGTTTAGATGATTTTTTGTCTTTTCTTTTTTCTTTCCTAAACAACCAATCGCTCTACCGCCAAATGGAGGATTCATATAAATAATAATTTTTTCATTGTTTTCAATGGCAGTGGCAACTTTATCAGGCAAATAATTGTGCAATCTATCCTGATCAAAAGCATGTAATAATATACCATCATTCAAAAAATCAAATTTGACAGCATCTTCAGCACCATTAATATCTAACTCTTTAGCTTTATCAATATCAGCTTGGTGTAATGTCATTGGTTGTAAATTCTCTATATCACAATCTCTTGTAAGATTTCCTCTTCCCCATGCAGGATCTATAACCAAATAATCCTTTTTCCAATCTCCTTCTATATACTCACCCATAATCGAGTGCGTATCGTTTACCAAAAGTATTGGCGTAGGATATTCACCACTTGCTCGTCTGTCGCAATCAGATAAAAGAATATTATAATTTGTCTCTATTTTTAATTTGTCATCTGGATGCATTTCCTTTATTTTATTTTTAAAAATAATACACTCTCGTTTATTAACAATCATATTTCCATAATCTGTCCATAATTTATTTTTAACCAATGCGACATTATCAGGATCATCAATCAAACTCATGAATATATTAGCAAGTTTACTACTATCCAATTCCCCATCTTTCTGTTTTTTCCATATCTTAGTAACAAAATACTCAAATTCTTGAACTATATTATTTAAACAGATTTTCTTTTTAAAATTCACACCTTCTGCATTTGCTTCAATCATCAATTTAATATCTCTAAAGTCATCATTTTCCATATTTATTACATAAGAATTTAAACTACTATCATTTACCATAGCTTTTATCAAATCTGGATTCTTGCTATATGCTGTTGACGCTGGTAGAGACCAATCCAAATCCCATTGCAAATATTTAACTAATTTAAAAACACTTACTACAAAACATTCATTCTTATCACCTACAAATATAACATTGGGTAATTCTTCACCATTAATTTCAAATTTCTTTAAATAATAAATTACTTGACATAATACTTTACATCGTTCGTTAATATTCAAAAAATCCATATCCTTTTTAAATTCCATCAAACATTTTACTTTTTTATCATCACTATATAACACACCGTCTGTATTATTAGGTGAATTTATATTAGATTTTTTAAATTTCTTCCTTAATGTCTCCCTATATAGATCTTGCACATCAATCTCGGTTTGGCATTCTTGCAAATTCTCGTATAATCTATTCATCCTTAATTTTTCCTCTTCTCTCTAATTATTCCCACCCATAATCAATGCACCCAATACCTCATCAATATTCACCCTAATACGCATATAAGGATTTTCTGCTAAATAGTCTTCATGTTCCAAAAATTGATATAATAGATCCTCCAAACTATGTGCGACAATGAATTCTGAAATCAATTTTTTTAGAAATTTTCCAAATCTATATCCTGATTTTTCAAAGGAGCAATAGACATAGAGATTCCTGCGACTTTCATGTTTTATCTCCAATGTGCAAAGCAGTGTATAACATCTTATCTCTACTGTATATTCACCTATTTCCTTAGAATAGCTAAACATCACACCACACCACTCATATCTTTCTTCCGTCCAATCTACGTCCATATTTTCCTCCACTTATCTACAATTAATTCCGTTGCATATCATATACACAAAAAATCCATATACCGCCACTACAAAGAAAATCCAGAAATATCTCTTGAGAAAATTAATCATGTCCTTATTCACTATTCCGTTTCAAATAATATCGCCAATTAGATTTAATTTTGAGATTAGCATCATCAGGATTTGGCATATCTTCTTTAATCCAATCATGATCACTAACACATATATTATAATTATAATTAAGTTGTAACTGAAGTTTAGGATCATTATCATCAGTTCTAGCATATACAAAATCTCTCAAAACTATTTTGGAATCCTTTAAGATATCTTCCTTTAAAATTTCATTTTCTAATGGTTGTCCTTTAATACCACAAATCGCTGAGTTGATACTAGTCATTAATCTTGTTACAATTGTATTTCCACAGAATTTCCCTTCTGCTTCTAATTCATATTCTTGAGGATTCTCTGCATATTGTTTAGATATAATTCTCTCTGCACATCCTACAGAATGTCTCTTAACCCAATCATATTCATACTCAAGAGGCTCTTCTTCCAACTTTAATTTAATGTGTTCGAACCCTTGCTCCTTTAATTCAGTTACAATTCCCTCATTTACTCCCTTTAAAAATACTTTTTTCTCGTTTTCCATTTTCTTTAACCTTTCTTTTATTAAAAAGGAGTTTGTTGATGACGATGTATTTCTAGAATCCATCATTTTTCTGGGGCGATTTTAGTTCCTAATAGAGCACGTTGTGGTGCAGCGCCCTCTAAACCCGATCAACAAACTCCTTATTCTTTCAAAAACTTAATTTGCTCCACAGTCTTTTAATCAAAATATCAGCATCCTTATAGAGATGCCCTGACACACTATTGCTTTGAGTATTCTTATCGACATACTCCTTTGTAACTTCCTCACCTTCAAGAATTTCCTTCACCGCATTTGGATATAATATAGTTTCACCAGTCTCTCTGTTTGTAACTTTAATATCTTTAGTATATCCTTCCTCTAATCTCTCATTTGACCTATAAGAATTTACAATAGCATCATCCTTGGCTCTTTCCTTAATAACCTCATCATTCTCATCCAGGCACATATTAAAATCTACTTTTATTCTATCATCAAATTCTCGTTTATGTTTGGCATAACTCATAAGGGTAAAACATCCCCACGCAGCATGTGACATGTGTGGTAACCCACTTTCAGGATCAATATCTTCACCCATATACCACGCCCAAGTATGTCTCATTATAGCACCAAATATACGAGACCATTTCATACCTTTTCGCCAGTTATTGTCCTCATATTTTGCTGCACCAAAAGTATAGATTTTAGCCAATTCTATTAGAGCCTCACCAGGAATTAAATCGAATCTAAGTTTACCCCCATCGTATTTAACCCCTTCTTTTAACTTATCTTTCATATTCTTCCTCTCAAAAACCCTATCACATTACTGATCTATATTTTCCTCTCTCTTCTAAAGTCCAATCAGTCACTATTGTTTTAGCAATTAATTCAAATTCTTTGCCCTCAAAAATTCTGAATACTACATTGCTACATCCTTCACACATACAATTATCAAAGTCCTTCTTGAATTTTATGACTTCTTCCTGTGTATTGCACTTTTTCATATTATACATAGGCACTTCGCTCGCATCATAATGATCAGGGTTAGTATACCCATAATATATAAAAAACATAATATTTTCCTCCTAAGCTACCAATTTATCGGAGCATCGAATGCATCACCACCAAACCCGGCATCACCACCTGCTCCTGAATCTGGGGTATGTGTAGATTCCTCCGGTTTATTATAATTTGATTGCGCTCCTTTATTATAAGAAGACCCTTGTGATTTGTCATAACTACCACTATTATAAGAGGATTTTCTATCACCATCAGATTTATTGCGTTTGGCATATTCCACTCTTGAAATAGCCTCATATAAATCCTTATGATAATCTAAATTCTTAGCGCCATTCTCAATATAAAATCTAAACTGAAGCATCTCATTGTGGCGAAACGCATAAGTTATAGGTGAGCCGTCATTCTTTGGCGGTAAGATAGTCATAATAATAGAACCTGTAGCATTTCCTTGTTGATCTTTAGATCTATCTATCAGTAGTCTTGAGGGTTGACTATCACGATAATGAGTAAGCGAAAAGATCCTTTTAAACTTTTCATTTTTCTCTTGTGTATTTACATATGATCCATCTAAAATGGCCTTCAAATTTTCCAGTACATTCAAGCACTCACCCGCTGACAAAGAAAAATATGCTGTGTTATCCCAATCATAAACCTTCTGTCCTTTTACAGGACGTCCAGAAAAATTAGGATCTAATGTTTTTGCCATAGATACTTGTACGGTACCTTTTGCTACTGATACTCCAAGTGTAATCATTGCTAATCTTGGGTTATAAAATCTCATATACTTTCTCCTCTAACCTTTTTAAATTTTATTATACTTTAATTTTGATTTTAAGTGTTTTTACTTCATTTGGAATACTTGCAACATCTATTTCTATTCCTTGTTCAAATGCCTCTGCATATTCTCTACTAGGGATCGTTACAAGAACTTTATAATCATCATCTGAATTAGGAACCCATCCAGACGGTACACCTAATTTATCAAAATATTCCTCTACCTCTTCTGTTCGTGGGAGTCCTAACTTTTTGTGATTATTCACAATGTCTGTCATTGTTTTTAATTTATCATCCTCAAAATCTAAAACTCCATTAACTTCTGTTGTTATTTTCATTTTTTTTCCTTTTATTGTTATTATCTACTTAATATCTAATGCCTCTTTCATGAGGTCTTCTGAACTGAAATCTTTTAATGCTTCTTTGTCTCCCCTCTCTATTAAATCGTAAGCTTCCATAACTTTGTTAATTCCTATAGCATCTACAATTTCTTCTGTACTATAATGATTTACTACATCGTCTACGGGAAAATATTCCGCAATTTCTTCATATCCCATAGTATCCAATAAATGACTTACGCCGACCTCGTTTACTATATCTGCTTCGGACACACCTTCTAACTCCACTATTGTACTATATGTATCATTGGGTTTAATTTCTACGCTACTACAATATAGTGTTATTCTCATTTATCAAATCTCTTACAAGAACTATGATCAACTGTTAATATGTGACCATAATGATCACACTCGGTATCTTTACATGTACCTACAGGTAGAATTGGGGTAATCTCATTATCAGCACATATGATCTTCAAAATATATCTTTCAAACTTCTTACATCTACCACAAATATCTTTATAATGTTTTATGGACATTTTAGTGTCGCTCCTTTTTATTTTTCCTAGCCAGATATTCAAAACTAAGACATTTGGCCATACGCTCAGGTCGATCTGCTGATACAAGAACGATCCCTTCCCTTAAATGAGAATTAGTATATACCGATGACATACTTGATAATTCACGAACTTGTTCTACAGACTCAAATCTTAGTAGTTTAAAATCGACTACTGATACCCCTGTCTTCTCGCATAATATATTAAGAGCTGAAGGATTCATATAATAACCATTCCTGCTTGCTGCAAATACTCGTATGTCTGGTTCTCTTCTATCGTAATGAAGATCCTGTACACCTCTACCAAATATCTCAGCAAAATATTCTATATTATCCACAAGCTTATCGGCCATATGTTCTCTTACCATTTTCCAATATATATTAGTATCTGATTCCTTAAGGACTGTCTTATGTGAACCAACATATAGGGTAGACTCCTCTGTTTCTGGATGTGGTAATCTTCCAAATCTAAGATTTGTTCCATGTATTTTTTCAGAATAATATATCTTTTCACCCACTTCAAATGTATCAGGTTCATTTAATATATTAGGCATCTTATAGAAAGTATGAAAATGTGGAGATACGAGTGATAATGACAACCCATCTCCTTGCATATGGAGTGTGGGTTTATCTTCCCACTTCATAATATGCGGTACCCATTTCTCTATAATATCTGGTCTTACTATTAATCCTTCAGATCTATTACCTCTAAACTTCGCAACTCTAACTCTTCCTTTAGATAAATATTTTGTAATATCTAACTCTTCACTTAGGTCTGCTGGTAATACTGATTCTGCTGGTATGAACATAACTTTACTACCTTCTTCATGTAGACCTTTCTGTGATATTGCATTCCAACCTAACTCTTCAAACTCTATCTTATCCAACCTATCTGAATTTGCCGCTGGTGATATTTTCTTTATGGTTACCATCCTCACATAGGGGCTGGGGTCACAATGATCTATATCACGAGCGTATCTAACACCGTTCCTTTCAAACTCCATACTTTCTCTTCCTCCTTAATCTTTTAATATTTTTCCTACTTCTTCTTCCATTGAAACGTCAAAACGATTTTTAAGGATATTGCTATCTTCTTTGTTCCAAGTTATCTCGACGCCATTTATATCTTTTGTAACTACATGACTTACCTCTTCTCCTCCATCTTTCACTTTCTTTTTGTAAACAGTTCCATCATAATTTTCTTGTATATCTTCTGGTGTCATTTTTTATTCCTCCTTAATTTTGCTAGTTCTTTCTCTTGCTTAATCAACAGCATTACCATCTTTGGGACCATCCAAATCAATCCACCCGAAAGTTCATCCAGGAACGTATCGTAATCGTATTTGTCTCCCGGCCACTCATATTCGACATCGATACCTTCACCTTTATCAATGATAAGTAGTATTAATTTATCTCCCACTTCTCGTAATTTGAATCCTGAATTTAGCTCATCACTATAATAATCTGATTCTAAGGGTTTGATCTTACAAATATGAGATACTTTCTTCAATATTTTATCTAACATACTATATCCTTTCTAAAATAGCCTTAACAGTATTCCCATCCGTCAGTCCACCAAAATGTTTTAATATAGGACCTATAGCTTTCAGTCTACTCTTATATTTTGAGAAGTCTATATTCTCTCGTATCCATTTTTCCACTTCTTCCTTAGAAATTGGTGTAGGCAAATATCTTTGTAATATCTCTAAATAATCTGATGTAGCCATTTCTGCAAAAGTTAGAACTTCGATTTCTAACTTCTCAAGTCTTTTCAATATCTTGATAACCTCTGGATCTGTTAGAATTTTCTTAGGGTGTCTTTGAATTTCCCAAGAATGACCGTTAGGGAAGAATATTCTATCTTCTCCCTTTTCATTGCCTCTCGCAAATCCTTCGTAATTTGTTCTTGTAGTGTCATTTGTCCTCCCTTTCACATGGCCACTCACCTTGAATTTGACCGCACTCTAAACACCATTCGAATTCGATATAATCACCACCACCAATTCCTATATCATCAGGAACATATCCATCAAAATCTACACCTTCAATATATCCATTATTACAATCTGAAGTCTTTCCTGTTATACTAGCTAATTTTTTACTACCACAATTTTGACAACTCATAAGCAGTCCTGACTCTTATTCATAAGCTGTAATATAATCCTATGAATACTATCAAATTTATTTTCCTTCAAAGCTTCAACAAAAATATTGAAGTCATTTTCATTACCTGGCCAAACATATTCTTCTGTAGATCCGCCCTTACATTCTTCATCAACTCGGAGACAAGGAATCCCGCTATGTTCGACTAGACTATAAGTTAGGCCCAATGTATCGTCATAATACGTTGCCAATGGTTTATTTAATAATTCAGTTCTTTCTGTTTTTCTTAAGGGTATGGTTTCCCTTTCAATATCATTCAAAATTTCTTTTAACATTTTTTATCCCCTTTGTTTTGAATTGTTTGATCTGGGTCTTCTTGGAACCTTCGACCGTTCTTTTACCTCCTTCTTCTTAGAATACTGATTTGTCTCTATGTTAATCCATCTCTTATATGCGCCACCACACTTCTTCATTATAGTATCAGCATCTTCAGCATCGAGTTGTTCTTTCCATCTACATACATGCGCTCGCTTTTTGGATATATGTCTAATGTATTTAGTTAATGTTTTTGGTGTATAACTCAGCCCTGTAAAATTCAATATTCTTCTAATATACAGCGTTGGATTATTTACTATCCTCTCGATGCTATAAATCATATAATTAGATCTCGGTACATCAACATAACTATTCCAAGCTTTAATCATATTATCATTATAATAGTTAATGAATCCCTTTAAATTATTTGGACCCCACGTCTGACAAAGCATAGAACAATAAACATCTCTAGGATCTCTTATAATGTGCATATACCTAATATTAGGAAAGGTGCGATATAAAAAATCAGCCATTATATTTGTATGTGGAGTTTTTTCCAAAAGAACATTTCCTCTAAAATTTCCCATACCATACTCATACATACATCTTACAAAAATACTAGCGCAATCCTCAGATATTTCAGGTGACACGAAACATGTATCGAATATCCTCTTAACCTTCTTTTCAATAAAAAGATTTCTAGTATTATATCCTTGATGTCTTAAGGATTCTATCATCCTCGATCTAAGGGTGCATAATATCTTTTTCTCGAATATATCTTTTCCGACATAATCATTTATAGCATCATACACCCCTCCGCCATCTATGAGAAATCTAGATTCACCAAAATATATAATATCCGGATGCTCAGATAATAACTTTCCCAATACAGATGTTCCTGACCTACCTGTTCCCCCTATAAAGATAGGGCTATTGTATTTAGTCTTATTATTCAAAAACTTAGACTACAAATGAAGTGGCAATGGGACTACCCTCATATGTCGGTTGAGTATCATCCTTATCGAGTATCTCTATCGATCCTCTATTGAAATCCAATACTGAACTTCGAAGTTTTACTAATCCTATAGCGTTCATACTCACTCTCATTTTTGTGAATATATTAGGATCTGATTCCGCTCGTAGTGGAATTAGTATTTTTAAACCCCTATCCAATTCAATTTCAAATTCATTATTGCCAGGACTATAACCCATTAAATAACCTACTACTTCTGTTTTGCCATATTTAATTTTAACCATCTTAATACCCCTCTCAAAAAACTTGTTAATAAAAATTTCGGATTATCCGAATTGTCTCATAACTGCTGTTTGTATTTTAAACAACAATTTCTTGCATTCATAATTTAATATATATAGTTGAACCGCACTTTTAGTCCTTGTATTCCTTTTTCGATTCCTTCACAACAGTAGATAAAAATGCTTTAAAGCTTTCATTGTCAATATACATCATGGCCTTCTTCATAAGGAAAGGCACAATTGAAACAACTTCAGCATCATTAAATACACCCTCTAATGTTCTTCTGTTTGAATTCTCATCAATATCACCATTGTCTATCAGTGTCATCATTAGACTTTTTATAAATATCAATAATTTTATAGTCTCTGATCTAATATCAAATACTTCAAACCCCTCTGATAGATAAGGTTTAAGACTATTTAACGAATATGTTTTTATTATACTTCTAAGAAGCAAAGCCCAAAACTCATCATTACTATCTTTTATTTCTTTTAATAAAAATTTAAGTTCATATTTCGATATTCTTTTATTCAACGATCCTAATACTTGTGATTGATTATATTGAAATAAACTTCTCTCATTTACTTCCGAAGCAGACTCGTCTGCATCTATTTCATCTGAAAGCTGGCCTAATATATAACTATCCTCTAATCCCATCTATATCTCCTATTCAGACTCCAAATGACATGCAATTATCATATTGTCTAACAACTCTTTTTCTGGATTTATCTTACCTTGCCTAAATTCTGTTTTACCTTGTTGTATTATTTCTGAAATCATTTCATTTTTGGAAGCATGATCCGAAGATAATGAACCAAACATTTCATCTATTATAATAGGACAATCCCAAGCTAATAATCCATACAAATCCGACTCTCCAAATTTCTGACCACCGCCCCTTTTCTTTCCTGCTGTTGGTGCTAATGTCTTGGATACATAAGGCCCTACTCCCCTTGATGCCAGTTTCTTAGCTGATAATTGTTCCAACTTCTGTATAAGAATAAATCCTATTGTAACGGGATCCGTCGTCATATTAAATTCCGGTAATTTCAGTTTATAACTAGGTTTCAATCCCAATATAGCAAGTGCCTCCAATATATTTGTTCTACTTGGGCCTTTGAACGGTGGAACTATAATAGACATATACCCCTTTTTCACTACTTGATTTTTCAAATCATTGAAACCTTTATCAGACATCGATTTTAATTTAGATATAACATTCTTACTATATTCTTTATTATCAGTACCGTCAAGTAATTCTAAAACTGTTCGAAGTAGAGATATAAATCTAGCTTTAGGTAAATCTTTAATTCTACTAGCTAACTCTTTAGCTATCAACCCAACATGTGCTTCAGCCGTCTGACCCGTATTCATCCTATTTACAACCCCCAATGGGTTTAAAATAATATCAACCTTTTCTCCCCAGGGTGTTATTGGCATGTTTTCATCTTTCTCTATTATAGAAACAACTCCTTTATTCCCATGTCTATTATTCATCTTATCGCCTTTTTCCATTTTCAGATGTTGCTCCATAGTGAACTTTATCATTATACCATCAAATCTCTCATTTTTTTCTTTGAATGATCCTAAAGGATATTTACCATTTATCTTAGTAAAATGTCCTCTAAATTCTTCATATACCGATTGTAATTTCTCAGGTATATCTTTAACATTTGCATATACTTCTATATTAGAAACTATTCCTCCTTCAGTTCTAAGATGTTTATATGCCTCAACATCATATGCTGCTTTTGAATGAGTTATGAGTATACCACCCTTATCTATTGTATCTCCAACATTGACTATAGATAAAACATCATCATCTGGTTCTAAATATACTTTTTCTTCTTCTACGTGTACTGATATATATTTCTTGGCAGCACTTTCGGATATAACAATCCCGTCTTCAAAATTGTAACCTTTCCAGGCCATAAACGCGCATAATAAATTAACACCATTTGCTATACATCCTTCAGATATATTCGCACCTTCAGCCAATATTTGATCTCTCTTGACTGTTTGTCCTATCGCTACAGTGGGTTTAAATTTGCTTAAACCATTCTTACCTGATCCTGATTTGAGAACTACAGAACGAGTATCTATGGGTACTTCTTTGCCTGTATCCTTATCTTTAACTATTATCATATCTGGTTTAATCGAAATAATAACGCCATTCACAGGACTCTTTTTTATAAAATTCTCACTAAGTAAGTTCGTAAGTAAGGATTCATATCCAGTTTGAACTGCTGGTGGTTCTGCCCCCTCCGTTGGTATTACTTGTCTCGATTGGCCTGTACCCATCATTACTCTACACCCATCATCACTTTCAACAAACGGAACCATTGCGGGACCCACACTCAATATTTCTGATGGTTTTACCAAGCTGGGATCTTTCATTGCAAATGTGCCTCTAGCATTAGATATAGTTGCCCCCACAGTTAGATGCTGTTGTATTCCAACCATAGGACTATCTGGTGTTTCTAGTGGATCTATATTACCATAATATGTATAATGTATATTTAATGCCTTGTGTGGAACTGCTGCTTTATCTGGTATACCTCCTATACCAACTGGCGTGATCCTCGTCATCATAGATAGTTCTTCCATAGGATTTGAGGTTTCAAGTAATTGACAATTTGGAGAATTTGTTACCTCAGAAAAAACCTTTGTCGGTGATAATGATAATCTAGCTGTTTCATCCCCTCCTAATTTTTTAGATAAATATTCATTATATGCCGATAATACTTGTTTCTGTATCTGGTTTGTAAACACTTCGGATGTTCTAACCCTTTGTTTATCCATAGAGTTTCTATCATCTACTGTGCCTTTGACTACTTCTTCGCATATATATTTTATTACTGTAGGTAGTGTTGTTGGATCACCTTTGGATAATAATACTTCTCTAGCTACGGGCGTGAGTATAAACTTCCATGATTGGTCTATCCTATATATACAATTCCTTGTTCCTATTTCTTTTATTAATACCCTTTCCCAAAAACCTTTTTCTTCTATTTCAAAATGGTTTACAGGAAATGATACTACAGATCGTTTAAAAGATGAAATAACTTCTTCTCCTACTATTGAGCTGGTAGTAAATGTTATAAATCTATCGTCTAACAATTTTATAGAATCGGGTTTCTTTTCTATACCTATTTCATATTTAATTTTGAATAGTTCCATAGTTTCTTTGAATCCATAATTATATCCCAGAAACATCATTATAGGTAATTTGTAACCTGACATATATGCCATCAGATAAGGAGACTTTGTTTGTTGACTATAGATAGTTAGTTTGGCATATGACGTTTCTAATCTTCCATGATATGGTTTATAGAAAAATATGGGATGAGTTATTAATTGATTTACCAAAACTTTGGGTTGACCATTTATAACAAATGTACCATTCTCTGTTAGGTGTGGTATATCCAATTCTACCGTGTGTACTTCTCCTTCAGGGCCAGATAATTGTATTGTATATCTATCTTTCAATGTCTTCTTTAATTCACCCGCAGGACTCTTTATGGGATTTATTTTAACACTTTTAACTTTGAGTGGTAAGTTTTCAGTTTCAAGAGGTTTAAATACATTTGTCAAATCTTTCACGAGTAGTTCGGAAAAATCCTTTTTTCTTTTCTCCATTATATGGGTAGGAACTTGATTATCCACTAATTCTGCTGGTCTGGATATTCTAACTATCTCATTTCTAGATGTGCTTTTAACTTTGGGTCTGGTTAGAATGGTTTCCGAATATTGTTTCACCATCTTATCTGCTACTTTTTTCTTCTCCTCCTTAGTTTTACCCTTCATTCTTTTTGCTACAGTTACTGCTTTATCGGGATCACCTGTTACATGATAAACTATTGCAGATGTTACAACTTCATCTGTATCCAATTCATCTATATTGACATTTCTATATTCGGGTACTGAATCCATCATATTTTTTATTATTGACTTTACTGCTACTTGAGTTTTTTCGGACCCATATTTCAGTGTATCTGTATTATTAACAACTAATTTGGATACTACATCAGTCTCGGCATTCTCAACATCTTTGGGATCTGAACTTTCTAACATAGATAACATCGATCTAATTCTGGCAACATTTACTGGTTTATCTTTATCATACAACAAAACAAATCTACCCCCAGAATGATCATAAAAGAATAATAATAATTTATCAAATGGTATATCAGTCCCCTCCTTCAACATGTTATATATTGGATATATTTTTCTACGTCTTAAACTTTTCATTATAGGTGCATCGAGATTAACTGAATAAACCAATACCCTCTGAAATAGATCTTCAGGCACACTTCCTACTGCCTCTATAATCTTACTTATAATCATAGCACCTCTACCTGTATTAAACCTCGTCAGTTTAAATTTCTTGGTACTATAATTTATCAAATTACTCAAATCCAAATAAAAATTCTTACCTATAACATTTTTATAATCGCCTATAAATCCTTTTACTGGGCGCAATTTATGTTCTATTAATAATTTCTTATATTGGGGAGTCAGAAGAGTTCGAGGTTTCTTTGTAATTGGAACAAACACATGTCTAACTTGTGTCACCTTTATTCTCATGGCTGTAAATGCTTCTAAGAATTTATGATTTTCTGTAAGCATAGTAAGACTTATATTTTTTCCATCTATTCCAGCAGGAGGAATAATTAGACTATCTACGGGTCTATATGGTTTGATATTTTTAAATTGCATTATTTTTGCCTCTCCTCCGTTAGAGGTATTCCCATTAACACTTTCTCTATGGGGCTTTCTGGTGCCCTATCACTTATCATACCATATTGAATTGCTTTCCCGAAGTTTTCGAACGAAAATCCCAATGGCCATGATATTATACTAGGTAATGTTTTTATAGAGTACATTTCTGGATTAAATGGTTCTATTAATCTGGCGGGTTGTTGTGGATCTTTTTTTGCTCTCAATATATTAGATATAATCACCTCCAAATGAGATGAATCCCATCCCCCAGTAGCAGCCAATGCTTTATAAAACTTATTATATATTGTCGATACATCTTGCCAGGGATATTTTCCACCAACCAGTTTATCTAATTCTCTTGCAAGTTCTGTAAAGTTTTCTTGTGTCGGTTCCGCATATAATATCTTATCACCTTTAGTATACATATATGATATATAGGAATCGTCTTCCTCTACTTCTTCTGGGGTATAGATTTTAATAGGCTTTTCTATAGCTACAGGTATCTCTAAATCACCAAACGTAAGTGTAAAGTGACCTACCTTCATATCCAGATATTCTTTTTCTTTAACAATTGGAGAATGTTCATATATAGATTTATTTATCCTAAGCATAACAAATTCAGAATTGCTAAATAGATCATCATCTTCTTGTTTAAAAGATTCTCTGATTTTAGGTTCAATATAATCATCTACTTTAGTCATAAGCTCTTTTATTATATCTAGTTTATTCAATATTAAAACTCCACCAAGATGAAATGAATTGTGGTTCTGCACTGCCCCTAACATAAATTCATTGGTCTCTGTTTTTATATCATATACAGGATCAATCCAAGTATATATCTCTTTTGCTACCATTATTGGATCGAATCCCTTTATAGGATTATCATTCTTTTTAAATGACATAGGTTTAAATTCAAGGTCTTCTGTTACCTTTTCGCAAGGTATCATTTCTTTCTGTGCTGGTATGCAAATCTTTACAACAAATTCTACCAATCCTCTCGCATCTCTATCCTTACAATGGAAACGATTACTGAGAGCAGAAATTGTAGTATGATATCCTAATTTTAAAGATATCATTTTAAACTGTTGTGTTAGATTATAACTTCGTATATATGTGCTAAACCTAGTGCAACCATGTTCGGGCATCGCACCTATAGTATCCAGATACCCTGCCAAAAAACTTTTCAACCAATCTTTATTATAACTTAAAAAATCAGGTGCCAATCTCACATCCCCTACACCAATACCCAAAACTATACCTTCAACAATATCTTTATTATAAGTAAACACTACGTATGTTGCAGATTCTACTGTTGATCTTTTTTCAATTTCCTTGAGTTTAAAATCTAAGCGTTCGCTTTCTCTTATTAATCTATCTATTTGGTCTTCATTTTCTATACGTATATCAATTGTGTCTGGAGATTTTTTCCCTACACTACCTCTAGCACAATATGCCCCTATAACATAACCTGCTGTCTTGGGTCTAATTCTATCTTTATTTATAATGAATGGTTCATTGTCTATCCATATGGCATCACCCTTGACTACATCCCCTGCAAGTTTTTCCACCACCTCATTATCTTCGGCTATTAAATATTTGGTATGCCATGATGTATATGTCTCTTTACCGACTAATCTAAATTCTGAATTCTTGTGCCATTTACATATTGGATTTTTCTTAATCCATAAGGGATGATCAGCTTGACATACTAAAATGTGTCCTGTGTTAGTTCCAATGACAATCATTTTATCTTTGGGTGGATGTTTTTGCATTACAGATGTTTTAACCATTCCATCTTTTCCCTGGATACTACTCACAAATTCTTTTGTTTCTAGATCGCCTTCTATCACTGGTTCTACATCTATATTATCCCAAAGGTCATCCATAGTAATCCATCTGTCATTATGGTATACTAAACCTTTAGATGACTTCATTATTTTCTCACTGAGCGAGGCTACTTGTTGTACTGCAACCATTCCCACATTTTCTGTTTTTAACTGGGCTAACAATTTACCATAACATGTTCTACAAATTTTCTTACTTTTGCAAAATATAGGACTCCTTAGATTAATAACTCTGCCTATCATATCTTTAGTTAGTGGTTTCAACACACCTTTCTCGTCGTGAACAAATCTACCTGTCATCCTTTTGAATAGATCCTCTGTAAGTTTAAGTTGTAGTGTCTGTCTCGTACCACAATTGCCATTATTTACATCTGCTTGAACATTACCAACAACATATATCATCTTTCTATAGCCATATCCACCTGCCCCTGTATTTAAGGATCTATCTATAGTTCCTTTCCTTGATCCAGCGGCAGCTTCAAAATATTCTTTCGGTGTATATCCTTCATTTATAGACTTGGTTATGGGCGGCAAAACATTTCCCATAGGATCTTGAACTAGTCCTTTACATACCATCATTTGTCTTATTTGATTCATTCCTTTAGATCCACCAGATGCCACAATATAATATAAATCTGAATTCGTATCTTTAAAATGTTTCAATAATGCTACTTCTATTTTATCAAGTATGTCTGATTGTTCTGAAACAATTTTAGTGGCACTTAATTCATCCTTCATTTTTATTAAGTGTGGCGGGATTTTGAGTTGTTCCAAATTCAAAGTTTTTGGATATATTGTATTATATTTAAATCCTAATCTCATCAGTCTATCTGTTGTATTTGCAAAATCTACATCGCTCTTTTCTATGATCTCTTTTAATATATTTGTAATTGTTTTCTTACTTACATCAGCATCTACGAAAGGATACCACTGCGGCAAAACATTATTAAATATTATTCTGCCTGCTGTTGTTTTTATTTTCTTTCCCTTGTAGGTCATTTCAACTTTATGAGCTATATGTAATTTTTCTGCATCAGCTATAGAAGAGATGGATTTAACTTTAGGATCTTTTTGGGTGGCAGCAGTAAGTGTGAATATTCCTACGATTACATCTTTAGTTAATTCGAATATGGGATCATTAATAGAATCCTTACTATGTACTGTTATCATTTTATCCTTAACTTCTTGTTGGGCTTCTTCGGACATTGGAGCGTAGAGAGCCATTGTATCATATAAAAATATACCCGTGTCTGTGGTAAATGTTTTATAATCCTCAACTGTAAAATCGTAACCAATTGTCTTATTCGGATCATGTTGTATATTCAGACAAGTTGCGGGTATAATTTCTATTTCCTTAGCATTTTGTTTGTGTAACAAATTTTTAAATGATTCTGATATATTGGATTCTTCTATAATGTGAGAAGGGATTGTGATCGATTTTTGAGTATAATTTTTATTCCTGATACAATATCTAACATCATTCGTAACATCATCTGTATTAGTAAAATCTGGATGTTTTAATAACTTCTTGGGACACCAAACAATCCTCCCTCTTTTTAAGGGAGGGGTAGATTTTACAATCTCAATATATTCTCTTAATTTTCTTTTTTTCTCAGGGTGGTTTAAAAGAGTTTGTAGACGTATGAGAAATTCAGAATATTCTTTTCGTATTGGAATGTATAAAACATAATAATGACGATATTCAGCTGGATCTATTATAGGTATTTTCTGTCCATCTATCCCTAATGTATAGTTTTTAATATCTACTGAAATCGAACTCTCTATACCTAAACGATAATAAAGAACATATCGAACATCTTCAATGAGTTTTTTAGATTTGGATGTAGCGGAAACTCCTCTGGGTCTAACCATACCATCTGTATCAATATATCCTGCAAATAATCCCATCACAAAATCGTCTGTGGAATTTAAAACCCAATCGGGAAGATGCTTATCAGAACAGGTATTTCCAAATTGATTTATATTAAATGGTACTTTTCTATTATATCCCCATCTTGTTGCCGGTTTATAACCATTTCCATTTTTATCCTTTAAATTATAGGGATGATCATATTCTCGTAATTGATTTCTAAGTGGGGGTACTCCTATAAAATCTTCCAATAGCTCTTGAGCTATATTTGTCCACCCATTTCCAATGTCAGTATTTGAAGAATGTAATAATGAGATCCTTTGAGAAATATCACCATCACCTAATAATGCACCTATATAATAACCAAACTTTTCTTCGGTTATATTATTTTGGATTTCTTCATTTAATATAAATGATCTAGCATCTTTTGATGTCTTGGGTCTGCTCATAGATCTAATTAAATAATATCTTTTAGGGTCTTCAATAATTTCTTCGGGCGTGACTTTTCTGATTTCATCCTGATTATAATCAATAGCAACGACAGAATGATTATTAGATATCCATAATTCCTTAACATCGCCTATAAGAGTATTTTTCTTCCTCCTATTGACAGAAAACATTTTGATATTTTCATGAATCGACCAATGGCTTATTTTTTTATATTCAATTTTTCCATCATTGTTAATAGCTTGACAAAAAATTTCATCTAAAACGCTATAATTTTTAACAACTCTACCACCATTCTTACGTTTTTCATATTCTAATTCACATCTAAATTGTTTGCAAAAATCTGAAATATGAATTCGCATTGGAATATAATTTTCATTTTCACGTCTGTAAAGTCTTAAAAAACAATAACTTGAGTCACCATCGAAATCAAATCCGTACTTTACCGATGCTGCGGGATGTACTTCCATTGTACTTCCTTCCACAATTTTAACATAAGCCCCTTGAGATCTAGCACTATGAACATTAGGATCTCGTTTGTATATTACAACTTTCCCAGCATCCTCTATCTCTCGTTTAGCAACATCAAAAATTACATCATGTATAGCTTTGGGAACTTTATACCCCCGACTTATCATTTTTAAAATAAGTCTTATCTCTTCTGTTGTAGCTTGCTCCACTATAATTTCCTCATAATTTTCTTTTTCTGAAGCTCCAATTTTTGAATAGCCTTTAGTATCTTAAATTTACACAAATCAGGATTATCTGATTCATCACAATTCTTCAATTGATCTATTAATATTGCTTTATAATCATCTAAGGATTTAATTCTACATACTATCCTATCTTCACCTTTCAAATTTTTACACGGTCCATACAATTTTGTATTATAATAATCAAAAGCTTTTTTGACAATAAAAATACCAAGAATTGCAGCAGGTATACCTATAGCTAATTTTTTAGCTAAGGGGATATTACTCTTCAATTTATCAATACCTTTAGTTATATCATCACTAATGTTTCTCGCATTTTTAGATGCAGTAGAAATATCTTTAGATGTGCCTGATATTTTCTTAAATATATCTTTGAATCCCTCCGTATAATATAATAAGAATTTCTTATATTCGTATAATCTATCAGACATATTGGAATCAGATATCATTACTTGCTCCAAAATATCTTCCAATAGCTCATCGTTAGAAGAATTTATATCTTTAATTATATCCTTTATTTTACTCGTGTAATATTCTTCGCTCAAATGCATAGCGTTTCTCCTCTACATTAATAGATCTGGGTCTAATTCTTTCCCTAAAACTTCTTTAACAGCTATATGAAATTCTTCGGGTATATTTTTTGATTGGGGTGAATTAACCAAACCGTATATTATAATAGGTTCAAATATACTACATGCCACCTTGAATGGTAATCCAACTGTTCCTAAATTTAATTCTGGATTAGGTGTAATTACTGCCCTCGCTGAGAAATCCACACGTTTGCCCAATAATAAATTTCTAACTATTCCATGTTTTTTAGATACCGATACTCTAATTAATTCATACAATTCCTTAATCAAGTTTTGCATCTTATAACTCAATATATCGAATATCGGCCCAGACACACCTTTCAACTGATTAGATTGTATAATTATTTTTCTATAGAGAGCATTCAATTCACCTATTTCTGGTTTCTCTCCAGGGCTTTCAGGGATTGATATCTCTCGATACCTGGGAGGAATAACTATAAGTTTAGACATAAAGAACAGATCTTTTTTTATATTGCTATATATCATCTTTATAAGTTTATTCCTATCGCCACCCTTTTCATCTTCTCTAAATTTTATTTTTTGAATATTATCAATAAAAGAAGAAAACCCATCCAACTCCCCTTCAGGATCTTCAACCAATAATCCATCATCACCTATAGAATATATTTTCTCGCTTGATATTAATGGTTGTATCTTTCTTTCTATCCTTTTATTTAAAATATCAAATAGTGATGGATGTATGACATTACAATTCAATTCTATCCAGGAATAACTCTTTGCTCTATCAGGGGAAGCATCTAATCCAAATGTATCCTCTGACATCAATCCTTGTGGATGATATGCATAATTTCTGCCCATAAATATCTGGGGTGTAGATATAGGACCAATGCTATTATTTTTCCTTATAAAATCATCAGGACTAAGGATCTTAATCATCCAACCCACCCAGATTAGATAGACTACCCAAGTCTCTAGTTTTCTTCAATATCTTTTCCAAATTACCATTCACTTTGTATGATCTAGGAAATATCAAAGCTTTACGCTCCAAAGCCTTCATATAGAATTCTATTTTATTTACAAATCCCTTATATTTTTTATCCTTTGTCTTATTGTATAGTCTCTTAGCACTAGACAAACTGCGTTTCAACACCGAAATAGATACACCACCATATTGATTTTTAACTGCGAATACTGGGGTTCCATTTTTACCAACTGAAAGAAATGATTTGGAATCTGATTTGTATAACTTTTTCCTGTTGTTTCTACTTTTGAAAAACTCTGCGTCAGGTATAAATCCTGCTTCATGTACTATGTCTCGTATATAATCTATCATGGAATCTCCTCACTATAGTTTTATAGTTTGTCCTCATCCGTGAGTATTAATATCATCATCTTCTTCAATTAGGGACATAATTTGACATGTGTGTGTACAACCGCCTTTACATAATGACTCTTTATCTGCTTCTATAGCCTCTTCTATATTTGCTTTTTCTACCCCATCTGATCCATGCTTATCCAATAAATCTATAGCTTTAAACTCTGGTGTATATCTGCCCCTTATCCGCCCACAACACCGCATGGTCCCGTCACATTCAATCGTGACATTATGCAGATTATCTTTACCTAATTTGCAATCTAAATTAGCAGGTAGTATGTTATATATCTTCATCAGCAAAGTATCCTTCATATGTATTTTATAATCACTGTCTCTCAATCTTTCAAATATAGCCTTAACTTCAGAATTCTTTGGAACTAATAATTCGGGGTTGGTTACAGATGAGAAATCATAATAATTATTCTTTGCAATATCCAATACTGTTATATCTGAATATATTTCATTGGCCGACAATTTTTCTACTGTTTCTTCTAAATATTTTATATTATCCTTATCCACAGTAATTTCTGCTACAGGGTCATCTACTAAACCATCATATATCAATCTAACCAACATATTAAATCCGGCATTAGATTTATACATCTCATCATCATCTATACTATCATGCAACCAAAAACCTGGATCTACAGATGCAGTGAATCCTTTTATTCTACCCACCTTATCAAACATATCTCCTATGAGTGGTCTTATTGTGTCACTACAATTTGATATTATTGTATAATTTGCATCTATGTTTTTAAGATGTTTTAAAACAGTTGGTAATTCTTTATACAGGAAAGGTTCTCCCCCAAATAATATAAAGAATATATCTTTATTATGCTTGACCATTCTATCTATCATGTCTATCCAAAACTCTGGAGATTGCTCATTCTGGAAATAATATTTACCATTTGGATATTCTTTTGGTTGAAGAATATAATCTATATCTCCGCTAAATCTACAATAATCACAATGCAGGTTACACCGTCTAGTTAATACCAATGTTGCTATTTTAATTTTGTTTTCCATTTCGCCCCTTCTTTTTTAAACATTCATTAGCTATTTTTGAACTAATCGAGAGTTCTACTAATCTGAGCGATGCCAAATCCGATATGAATTCTTTCGCAAATGTAGTGCTATAATTTTCATAACAAACCGCGAGCGTCGCCAAAGTCAAGTCATGAGAAAATCTCTCACCTGATTTGAACTCAGAGAAAAGCTTATGAACATATTCTCCGACCAGTTCATCTGTGACTATCCCCTGTTCAATATCTTTCCTAATATTTTTACATTCTTGAGTACTCAAAATTACTTCCCGCATTGCTTTTGGTGGCAATTCTGGACCCAAAGAAAATAGATAATTCTCTGAACTGATTTTATCTAAAGAATTTATTTGCATTTTTTGCCCCTTCTTTTTTAATTATTTAGTCACGGGTGACTGTTCCCAATCTTTACCTTCTAACTTTCTCCATACTACAAATTTTTTAATATTCATCAATATCATGTTCATATACTGATACTGATTTCTATCCTCTTTGGGAATATAAGAAAAAAATAAATCTGATCCAAAGTCTGTGGCTAAGGCTAATGATCTGGTCATGTAGCCTTCGAGCGTTTCTTGCTCCTTATAAAATGATATATATCGAACCTTATTATTTTTTAATACGATCATAGATATAGGATCGGTTGATAAATTATTATCCTCTATATATTTAGAAAATTCTTGTAAATGTCTCTTCTGTAAATTTGTTACTGTTATCATATCATACCTCGAAATTTTCTTCCCATCCTTCCATTATGTTATCAAGATCTTTTTGTTTGATAAACATTCTGAATTTTCTGGATTCATGATGAGCGACAGTTATTCTACCATCGCCCACCTCTTTTTCATTTCTATTAACGACTATGGATATATCAGGATTAAAATCTTTTCTAAGTCCATGTGCTCTATCCATAAACTCTTCAAGACTTTCTTTGCTTCCAGGATATATACATATTGGATTTTCTGGATCTCCTTTTTTCATAAATAACACTAATGTATTATTCTTGGGAACTTTATCCTCTTTTAATAAATTGAGACATATCTCAAAATGTTTGTCGATTTCACCCATAGCCTTTCGATTCATAATTATTGCTCCTTCCAATCCTTATTAAACTCATGCCCTCTTAAATGATTAAGTGTTCTATAAGAGTTTGTCCTGTAATGATAAAGGATTATTTTCAAATCATATTCAGGATCTATTTTAGGAGAACATGTGAGGATTAGATTGGGATCAATTAATTCGATTATATTTCTACATCTGTTTTTAAATGTATCTGTATCTTCATGTGGATAAGGGGCAGTTATCAATGTACCATGCTCATTAGAACATCTGAATATAACTGTAGGCTCAACATAGCTTTTTGATTTCACATATCTTAGGAACTCTTGTAATAATTCTTCCATACTTCTCCTCTCTAACTATTCCGTCCTACTTCGTTCGGCCTTTTTCAGAATCTTACACATATACTTTTCTTTTCTTTTCACTGAAGATTGATCCAAATCTATCTCAATCATATATTTAAAACAACCTTGAAAATCCGAAATAGACCTTCTGAAAATTTTATCAAGGTCTTCTGGTGTAATTCGCACTCCCTCATCTGTTCGTTCCTTCACTACACTCCAAAGACATTTATCCTGTGCCAATACTCTTATTAAATATTCATCCGCTTTGTTTTTACAAAGTATAGAAATCAAATTTCCCAAAATATTCCAACAACATACAATTGCACATATACCAATTCCAAATTTAAAAATCATCATTTTTTATCTCCTTCTTTTTAGATTTTATTTATACCATGAGCCGGGATAAATTTCCTTTGGTTGTATCTCGATTTTTTTATTTTTTCCTTTTTTAACTATCCCAGATACAATCTCTCGATTTTGTTTCACTTCTTTTACTGCCCAAGTTAAAAGGAGTAGTGCTTCATGAGTAACTTCAGCAGCATTTTTTAATCCTAATGTTTTTTTGAGATCTCCCATAAAGGAATCATTAACTTTGAATCTTATTTCCATGTGATTGAATCCCCTTTCTTAATTTAAATCTACCACTATTGTTTTGTCTTCATCATCAGTTGGTTCTGGAATTTGAATCTCTTTGCTTAAGTATTCCTGAAAAAGATGTTTTTTGACTTTTTCTAAGTCATTCAAAGATTCTTCTACCGTTTCGCCATCTCCTAAGAATGCATATTTTCCTAACATAGGAATTCGTGCTTGAAATCCACCGCCCTCTTCTTCTTTAATTTTTATTATCTCTATTGGATAAAATAGATTCATATAATAGTTTAAATTTTTATTCACAATTAATCTCCTTCTTCAATCATTATTGTCAATATGTCTCTTTTTAATTTTATATAGGAGAATTCTTTAAATACCCTCCTCATATGACTGAAACCATATTTTTCTACAGCATCCAAAATAATTATTTTCAAGTCTTCTCTACGCAATGGATTTTTAGAAAATTTAATTACTATTTCTCCCCTATCCATAGAAATATAAACATTACTATCAAAAATGTGTGTACGAAATTGTTCTTTTTCATCTCTATAATATGTATCCATTATCATGAATCAACTCCTTCTCAAATATCTAAGTGAAAAAAGATAAGGCATATCTTTAAAAATTAGATTTAACTAACTATTTTATCTATTGTTTTTCCTTCATCATTACATAAATAACATGTACAAGATTCCAAAAACATAAAAACTTCTTTATCATATTTAGTTCTAGTAATTAATTTTAAATATCTATCCGGTAGTTCCTTACTATCAGGTGTTAAATTTATAAAACTATCCGTTTTAATATCTTGAATTATTTTTTCCCATACATTTGAATCTTCAGTATTCAAGTTTCTTTCTATATAACTATAATGAATTTTTTCTAACTCACTATAGATCCACCATTCTCCGTTAAAATCTTTTATTTTTAATATCATTTCTTACTTCCTTTCTTTCTATAAATATGTCTATTTGTCTCTTTCCTGGAATTTATTCCGTTATATGCCTTATCTTTTTCATATTTTGAATTTTTTCTTGTTTTCGATCATATCCCTTCTTCCCTTTCTTAGAAGTCATTGGTCCACCTTTTTGAGGAAGAGGTTTTCGAATTGACTCAAATACTGATTTTTCTTTTTTCTTTTTAGAAGTACGCATCCGCCAATTCCTTCATTTTTTCAAATTTTTTCTCATACCCATTAGAATATAAATCTGTAAAGAAATTTATTACATCCTGCTCTAAATCATAATATGTAATTTTATTCAATTGCTTGCCATTCACCACAGATACCAAGCTCTTCTTACTAGCAGATAAAACACCACATATACTATTCATTATTTCCCATTTTAATGTCTTCACTGCAAATCCAAATACTGGAGTTGCATTATTTATAATAAACTGAATATTTCTTATTTTGTATGCGCTCCTAGTAGAAGAAAACTTTAGCTCGTTTGGATAGGAAATTAAAAACTCGTGGATGATTGGATAGTCTTTACTTAATATACCTTTAGAAATATAATGTAAAAATACTCCAATGAGAAGTACATGTTTGGGAGGACATGTCAACAAATATTTATAGGGAACTTCCAACACTTTGCTTGCTATGGGTAATATCAATAATTTCATTGGTGGTGTAAGCATATCTACAATATCTATCCTATCTCTGGCATCATCAAATTGTGCACCATCTTTGACATACTCATTCTCCAATAGGGACATACCGGCCTTAGCTGCTTTTCCTACGATGTCATTACAACAATATACATAGAATGACTCTTTGGATATAGAGCTACCATATATGTCCTCTGATCCGCCAAATACTTCACCATATAATATCCTATTTTTGTATACATTTTTCATAAGCCACCGTATACTATCATCCACTAACGACACTACATATGGGACAGGATTTCTTTGAGGTGATAAGGTGCTTATCATATTGGTCATAACAAAATTAAATACATTCATTATATAGGATTCTGGTGTCTCTGATATGGCCATCTTTATGAGATCCCACATATATTTATCGGTTATACTTGATCTGTATATTCTGGATCTAATTAGTTGAAATATCTTTGTGGGTGTACCATTATCAATACATGGTCTCAATATCTTTTCAAATATCTGTCGATGGATATTATCGGTAGGTTTTAATTTTAGATCATATTGAAACATGGAATATAATTTTAGACATGTGGCGGCTACAGCTATGGATTTGGTATCAGATTCATCAAATATTATAGATGTCTTTGTAGCTTTTTTTGTATTTGTAAAAGAAGAAAAATCAATATCAAGTGTGTCAATATATCTCTCAGACACTTCTGCAAATTCATGTATCCTCTCTAACAATAGTTCGGAATTGTAACTATCTGTTACATAATCCTCTATGAATGAAGAAAACCAATCAGAGAAATCTGGCAACTTATCACACATATCCTCTATCATTGTTGCAACCATTCCATACTTATTAGTGATTGATGCTGGCTTAAAATCCAATCTTAATAATATCTTCTCAAAATTACCTTCGCTATCAACCTTTGTTATCGTCCAAGATCTCTTTTTACCTTCTACGTTTTTAACTATAAGCATATTTTCCCCTCGTTTAGTTTGAGTTTTTAACTCTGGTTTTGGTTAAATATTTTATTTTTATGATTTTTAAATTTTTTAAAAAAATAAGTAATAATATTATCTGTTCATAATTTAATATGTATAGTTCCAGCTACCTTAGGGCTTTCCTCGCATGTTGCATTCCGCGTCTGCCATATTTCCTTTTAATAGCATTTTTGGCATCCAAATATAATTTTCTATATTTTGTATATTTCGCGTATAGAGGATCTCTTCTTCTCTTAGCCATATTGATAGCAGACTTTCCAGCTACTTGTCGCATTTTCTTTTTTCTTGTTACTCTTATAGTACTAGTTCCAGCTTCATCTAAAAAATCTTGTATAGGTGTACCCATGTTATTTTCTCCTCGTTAAAGCTCTTCTCCGGATTACACTTCGAAGATTCATTTTTAGTTTTTCCATGTCAACGAATTCTCCTGGGCAAGTTACACTATCATCCGTCGATAAAGCAGAATGTAAAAATATATCAGATTCACTTAATAGAAACAATCTCATTACAGGAGCCAATAGTCTATATCCTAATACCTTATATAGTCTAGTCATTGGTATATCTTTATTATAATTTCCCATTAGTGCGATGTGTATAGCTCTCCAATATTTCTCCTCGATATCCTCATATACACACAATGTCATTAAAGGTTGAGACACCACTATCTGAAAATCACCTTCAACTCTATCCACTATAAAATGGAATCCTGTCTCTGCTCTATTAATTCTATAACTTTGATTGTGAAATTTCTGTGTTTGAAAATTGGCTTTATCTATAGATAGTTCTGGTTTATCTACTTTACAGGCCGTGTGATGTAAAACTATAGCGGGTGGCCAACTCTCGGCTAATTTAACATTTGTCATTCGTAATGGTATCATTTCATCTCCTTATAACAGCTGACCTATTATGTCTTCAGCAGTATATTCTTTCATAGCATTGGTCATAGCTTCTTTTATGACCTTAGCCAAATGTTTTCGTATAAACGATTTTTGTGTATCATTACAAGCATTCAAACCAAAGGTGGTATATTTAAAACAATCTCCACATATAGGTGTTCCTACGGCTATCTCAGCTTCACTAGATTTCAATAAAGATATTTTAACTCCGAATTCATCCCCTGATCCATCATCGGGACCAACGAAGGTAAAAGTATCTTCATCAACTACAGTTATTTCATGATCCACAGTGATATAGTTGTCATTCGTACTATCCGAAATTGATATAATTTGCCCGCTAGACATACCATGATTATAATGTTTTACAGTCACAGGATCACCTGCTGTTATTTTGAAACTTTCTCTAAACCCTATTATTACATTTACCAAAACTTCATATACAGCATAGCAATTAACTTTTGGATCGGGTATTTCTGTCAAACTACATGCTGCTATTTCAACAATAACATCTAAATCACCTTTCTTAGTTGTTACACCTGTAGGTTCTTCTAGTTCATTCCATGTTTCTAAAAATTCATCTTCATATTCTAGTTCTGGATCTATTTCATCGTAATCTAAGGATGTTGATACAAATGAAGGATCATTTAAATGTGTTAATACTTCTGTTTCAGGGAAGGGTTTAGGATCACCTTTTGCCACTGCAACTACATTTGCATGAGCTTCTTTGAATGCATCTTGAACTTTGGTTACTGCTGCCATTGATTTGCTCATTCCAAACTTTTTTTCAGTTGTTAGTCCCGCATTATCAAAAACTTTTTCAACATCAAGATTGCCTTCAGTTGTAGTGCGAGTATCGTTAAATGCTTTGGTTAGATTATTTTTCTTTGTGGCAACATCATCAACTATTTCTTGTATGGGATTATCTGCTTCATCTAATGCACATATAGCCTCAATACATTTTAATATATCCTGTAAATCCTTTGATTTTTCTGGAAATTTGAAATCCAATAGTTTCTGAATGTAATCATTCATTTTACTTGCCATACCTATCTCTGGTAGATCCAAATCTTCCTGCATATCCGTTAAAAACTTTTTGCCTTTATCTATATATTCATTGTACATCGTTGCGCTTTTCATTAGATCATATACTTTTTTATATCTGGGATGATCCTCTAAATATGAACAAGCAGAAATAAAATCCATTATAGCTTTTATAGAATCCATATCAGATAAATCTGGTACACCATCACCCAGTGCGCCCAACATATTATTTAGACCACCGAGTAGATCGTCTAAAGGATTTGTTAGCGCATCCAGTAGAGAATCTTCTATACCTTGTATATCAGACTGCAATGCTTTTAAGAATCCATCTACAGATGCTTTTAGTTTTTTATATTCAGCTTCTAAAGCACCGCATATCATAAATCTTACAGGTTCTGGTAAAAATGATGGCATTATGTATCTCTATCCCCCTCTGGATCTATTGGTGTAGGAGGCGTCATTGGTGTGGCTGGTGTAGGAGCTGCTGGTGCTGCTGGAGTTGGGACTGCGGGCGGAGGTGGGGATGTTTGATCCATTCTTCGTGCACCCATAGTTATAATATCAGCAGCAGCATTCAAACCATAAGCTGCACCCACATCAATATTAAAATCAGTCCCAGTTTTAATATCTAACTTGGCTCCAACATCTATACCCAATTTTGCACCCACTTTTTCACTTTTATCGGCTCCAATATTCTGATCTAGTTTTCCTCCCACATCAACTCCTTTATTTCCTGATATTGCCTCACTAAGATTTCCACCAACTAACTCATCTTGGTTGCCTGTTACATTATTTAAAACATTACCGCTAACTGTAGTGTGTATATCTGTATCGGTTTGAACATAATAAGATCCCCCTATCTTAGAATGTCTTTCCTCTATTACTTCCTCGTATACATTTCCAGTTACTTTATAATGAACATCTCCAGCTACTTGTATGTGCAAATTGGCATCTGTTTTTATGGTTATATCTTCTGCAAAATATGCTTGTAATTTCTGTTCATCAATATCTATATGTAGAAAGTCACCTTTATGTGTTCTTATTAATACCTTCTCTTTTCCTGTACGTTCGTCAAACAATATAGTAGTTTGATTATCATCGATAGTGTACGGATCGGTACTATCCCCATTTTCATCTGTAGCTGGACCAGATTGATATTTTCCAGATATTTCAATTCTCTGTATATCAGGAGAATCTGCAACAACTATACTTCTTCCCTGATGTGTTTTTATTATTGTGTATACTGTGTGTGGTTCATCTGGAAGAACACCCTCTTGATTTAATCTGTGTTCTGGTGGCAATTTAGAATTTTTAATATTTAAAGCCGCAAAATAAAAAGGTTTTGATGGATCACCTGCTTCAAAAAATACCCAGATCCAATCACCAGGTCTAGGCACCATTATAGTACCCCAACCATAAGAACCTTTCTCTGTATTATTTCTTCCGCCTACTGGATTATTTCCAGGTAATGCTATTAAGCCTGTAGTCTCAGGTGCATCTGGGTCCAAATCTGTATGAAGATCAGGTACCCAAATTCTAATGGCCCCGTAATCATTATTGTCAATATTTGCTTCCAAGCACTTGGCTCTATAAAAACCGTTGAGACCCAATATTATCTCCTTTTATATTATTCTAGATAACATACGTGTACTAATATCCACCAACTTACCATAAAGATTAGGATTTATTTTAACCCATGTTGGAGGAAACTGCGAATTTGGTATACCACATGCCATAAGGGTAGCAAAAAATCTACTGGTATCTTCAAACATTGGGAGAGAAGCAATACCACCCATGTTAATTATTGTGGTTGAAAATTTATTCTCACTCATAGGTATTATATTATTATTATTTATCGATTTTAAAAATTCACTAGTAGATTTGAAATCGTAGTTCAGATCTAAATCATCCTTATCAGTATACGTTATAGACGCTATCTTCTTTTTGGTAGACTCATTTTGAGGTAATCCCATCATAGCAACACTAACATATAAATATATAAGATATTGTAACTTAGGTATCAGATATCCATATGATCCTATAAGTCCAGATTTCTTTCCAAACAATTTCATAAATATAGAAAATATCATACCTGAAATATTTGCTTCTGTACCTGCTTTAAATGGCTTCTTGTTTACAAAATTCTTTAATGCTATAGTATATAAGAATAATGAAAACATATCCGATGGCATATAATCTGTAATCATTTTTACGGGAAATACACTCAGATTCACAACACCCTGTCCTCTATTTGTAACAAAACCTGGGAGAGGATACGAATCCATTTTAACTAATACCAAAGAATTTAACTCCTTAGATACTATATTGCTGGCTGGGTGTCTCTTAGCTTTACTAAATGAATTTACCATCATTCTTAAATGATCGTATTCATCTTTCTCCAGTTCATATGCTTTCAGTGTACTACTCGCAAGCGGTGCTACATTATACACATCTCCAGAAGTTTTATATACTAACTCAAACTTATCTTTTACAATCATTAATACACGCTCCCGTTGATTACGTATGTCCCATCGACAGTAACATTAGACAATCTCTCTTTAGCTTTTATTATATTTTTCTCCCTATCATCTAGTGGAAATATTTTATAATATCGTGCCTCTGAATATGTTACTGTTTCAACTATAGATACGGGCTCATCTGTAACTCTATCTTTAACAACTTGTAATATAGAGGAAAACGGTGGTATTAATACTTCATCCATATTTCTAAAATCTTCAGTGCTCGCAACTCTGTTAACAAATAATATCATTGGCCAAAATATTGTGTTGTTATAATAATCGTAACTACAATAATCAGGTCTCTGGTGCCATCTTGGTATAAATTTCACTTTCTCTGCGTTGGACAACAATAAGAAAAAATTCTTCTCAAATGAAAATATTTCACTAGATGGAAATATAACTGTTATATCACCATCGTCTGTGATGTCTAAATATCTGGAACGAAAGTTGTCAATATCTACAGCTAATTCGGCATTCCTTTTAGCTTCTCCTCTGATACTTTCCATTATTCAAGCTCCCCTTTTATATCTTGCGGTATATAATGATCACTAGTCCAATAACCTTCAAATCCACAATTATCATTACCTATCGATAATTTACTATTAATAACCTCTAACTCAGAATCTTCTAAATAACCACAATAATTATCTATAAAATATTTATAATCACCGTGTACTAACTGCATGGGTAATTGCAAAAATCCATTATGCGTTTTTTCATGCAAGGATTTTATTAAGCTAATAAATCCTATCCTATTCTGGAAATGTAATTCTAAAACCTTAACAGCAATATCAGCAGAGCAGAATGGTTCATTTTTCTCAATACTCTCTACTATCACACCTTTTACTATAGTATATAGTGTAACGGGGTGGTGATGTATATCACAACGACATTCATTATGTGCCTCTTTAGTAACATCACACGATACTACTCCTAACACATCTCTAATATAATTGGTCCATAATCTATACTCTGGACTCTTTCTTATTATTAATTCGCATGATTTTATAAACCGCTTCATTTCCTTCTCATCATCGAACCCATTTTGTCTCAAGGATAAAGTGTGAGTATCTGCATCTGAACCTAACTCAAATTTATCAACATCTGCCGATATACCAATGGTTCTATCTTTTATCAGTTCAGAAAGATCATCACTATACTCAAGACTATCCATTAATTATCTCTAATATTCTTGCATGTAACTCATCTATCGTATCATCCATTTCAACACTATCTCTTAATGCTTTTCCAACAGTAGAAATATGCAATGGTCTACTCCATCTGGATACTTCAGAATAATCCAGTACATTAGATAAATTCAATAATTGTTTAAGATAACTAAAACCTATCTCATAACATGCATTAATCTTCATCATACAAAAATGGACTGATTCATTGGGCTCATTTACAACTATCATATCGCCCCATCCTCTTTTAACCAATTCTTTATAATCAGAAAGAGAGGATCTCAAATCACCTTCTTTAAAATCATACGTAGACAACATAGTTAAAACAGACCACACCGAAGATTTTCCTGTTGACATCATATTCTTTACAAATCTAGGATCAGCTAATTCTTCACCAGTTGGAGCCAAAAGAATATCTGTAGGATCTTGCTTAAGAGATGATGTTGATAGTATTTTCCTTTTAATCAATCCCATCTTAGATAAAAAACTTCTTTTGACAAATTTTTTATTTCTAAGATCTTTCATCATGCTTATAATATCACCAACACCTTTTACAGTATATGGTACACATTTTACACCTATTCTTATAACTCTCGTACCAGTACCACCTAGTATAGTGGCCTTTATACTAATAGGTATCTCCAATATTGTAGGTTCTAATCCTATAGTAGTAAAAAATTGAATTCCTTTGGGTATCTCGATTTTTTCTGGTTCAGTGAATGTTGATCTAGCAGTAGGGTCTTCATCTGGTTTAGTAACCATACCTGTTGCTATTTTATATAAATCTCCAGCAGCTTGTCTTTTCTCTTTTGTAGTAATTGGCACAGATGGTTTTGGACCAGCCTCCGATACAATATTCATAGATTCGGATCTAGCTGTTTTAAATAGTCCGCTATATTTTTTTAAAACCGCTGCTCTAAAAGTGGCACTGTTTATTAAAAGGATATTTCTTTCTACCATCTTAGCCAGAGCAGGAACCAATCGTGGGTTAACATTTGGGCTAACCATAGTAGGAACAACAAACAATGCTTCCATATTCAAACTCCTTATCTAGAGCCAGGGTATATCTGACCCTGGTTCTTTAATATCTATTTTCTTATTAGTTTTATTTTTAACCTCAGATCTTTTAACCGTTGGTAGTTTCCTAACTTTTTTAGATGAATTTTGTTTACTTATCATATCATCAATAAGTTGTAAGTTTACTACTTTAGGTTTCTTTTCAAACACAATTCTATTGTAATGCCATGTCTATTAGGGAGTCTCTTAATGATTTGGAAGCATCTATTAATACTTTACCTTTCCAGTCGTCTAATTGCTTTTTGTTCTCTTTGCTCAATACAGATTCAAACATCATAGAATCCAATGCTACAGCATTTCGTCTCTTCATTACAACATATCTAGCAACCAAATCCTCTTCTAAATCCTCAACATTGCCCATCTCTTTTATTTCTTCTTTGACCATCTTTAATACAGAAGCTTTTTCTAAAAGATCTTTAGCTCTTGCTTTAGCTTTTTTTGCAGATTCATTTGCAGATACGGCCATCTCAGCAACATTTTTAAATTTTATATCTGAAGAAAAATTAACCTTCTTATAAATTTCAAATAGATTGCTAAGGAATGCACCTTTTGCTGTAAGGAATTTATTTAAATCTTCTTGTTCCTCAATAGCTTCTCTGGCAGGTTTTCCGAATAATACAGCATCAATACCAAACCAGTGTTTTAATACCTCTGTTTTTACATTCTTGTCCATCTAATAACTCCTTTTTCTATAGTTAAACATATGTGGATTTTCGAGTAAATATCCACTAAAACATTCGTCTATCTTTGTAGTTTGTCCTGTTAGATTTCAGTGGGATCATCCATATCAAAATCTGCATTGTACTTATCTAAATATTCTGTCTTTAATACATCTTGAACTTCCTCTAAAAAGGCTTTTTTTAATTCTGGGGATTTTCTACAGATTCTTGGAAGTGTAACTTGTTGGAATTTTGGGCCTGGACAAGATGTCAATTTATACCATCCTTTACTATGATGAACTATTCTTTTTGCATCCTTCAATAATTCATAGTTTGTATACGTATTATTAAATCCTCGTTCAAAATTAAAAACTAGATTTATGGGGATATTGGGTGAAAATAATTTATTCTTAATTGCCTTGCATAATACTTTAGATCCATGAAATCCGTACTCACCACCTATGTCACCAATTGCCCTAAGATATAATAATTGTATACTATTAAATAATATAGATCTACCTCCAGGAATATCATCATTTGGTAGATATCGAAGGGTGGCTGGTTTTTTATTGAATATAGAAATATCTATTTTAGATCTCAATTGGTTTATAGCCAATAAAGTTATATTGTATTTCACCAATTTTGGAACATATCGGGGCAACATATATGATAATATTCTAGCCTTTAATCCCATAAGTTTATTAAGATCCTCTTCATTTTCTGCTTTCTTAGGGTTTGTATTTGCTATACTATCCCATACTATAACAGATGGTATGTCTACAATTTTCTGATCTTCTTTAAATTTACACATTCCTTCTATCATCTGAAATACAGATTCTACAAAGATTCGCGGTGTTGGTCTTAAATCTTCTACGCCTAATTGTCTCAAGCGTCTTTCAGTAGTTATATCTTCAGAATCCATATATGCACAAGTAAATTTTTTCCCCCATCTTTTCTGACCAGATGCTAAAATATTACCGGCCAATGCACTCTTACCAGATCCTGGCATGCCTACAACCATTACTAAACCAGAACCTATACCACCGCCTAATATAGTATCTAATAAATCAATACCTGTTGGTATAATTGATCTGGGTTTTGTTTCTACTTCTATATCATAACTATCTTTAAGATGTGTTTCAAATAATTTAGATAAATCTTCAACAGATTCACTTTCCTCGGCTGTTAATTCTTTAGACTTATCTAATGTTTCTTCTTCAAGTACTACTTTCTTCTCTATCTCCTTCTTTGTTTGTTTAATCGCAGGAGTTAGTTTCTCCTTTGTTGTCTGTTTTGTTTCCTGTTTTGCTCTCGCTACCATCTTTTTTTGCCCCTTCTTTTTTTGATTTTTCTCTGAGTACCATCTCCATAGCCTTAGCATATGCGCGTATGGCATCTGGTTGGTCAGAACTTTCTTCTTCTGTAGTTTTTCTTCTCATATCTGTTTCCAATTTTATAGATGAGTCTATCTGTCCTCTAACAGCAAGCTCACTCTTTATAATCTCTGTAACAGTTTTCATACGTTCTGCTATAAGAAACTTTTTTCTATAGTCAGTTGTTTTTGGCAATATAGCATCTAGATTACCCCGAAAATCTGTTATATCACCTAACATATCATGTAAACTACTTCTATTTTCTTTAAGCTCTTTTAATAGTTTCTGTATCTCATCAGCAGTGCTAATATCACTCATTCTTAACCCTGTAGTATCTTTAAGTTTGGATTACTGGTCAATATATCTGGCACATTTTCGAGTACCTCTATCGGCTGTGATGACTTATTTTGGTCCTTCATTTTTTGATCCTTCTTTTTTTTCTTCTGGTTTTTGTCCATCTTTTTTCTCCTTTTTTGATTGTTGTGATGTTGCATATAATAAACAACCTTCTGCAACTGCTGTTAACGGATCCTCTGCTTGTCTTATTTCAGATATAGCATATGGAAAATTTTTAGTATTATCAAATATGGATTTAAACATATCTAAAAATCCTTTAGGCTTACTAGTGCCACCACTGACTATTATAGGAATCTTTTCATCTATACTTAGACCTTCGGCATTCTGATTAAACTTTGCTATTATAACTTTCAATACATATTCTATGAGTGATTTATAATAAAAACTCACAGCCCCTCGAATTCTTCTTTCCCTTTTATCTGCACACATAGGATTCATAAGATCGAAATCAGGTTTTTCTTTTATAGCCGTAACTCTATTTGGTATTATATTCAGAGATAAAGCTGCATTAGCATCAATCCAATCCCCGGCTCTACTTACTGCAAATGTTAGTGTTGGTATACCTTTATATGAACATGCTATATTAGTTAGTCCTGCACCAAAACTACAGGCTATGCCACTATATTTTTCTTTCTTACATTGAGAATAAATAATAGCCATTGCTTCATTCAATGGTTTAGATTTATAACCTAAAGTTGAAAAAATTGAATTGAATACTCGCTCATGATATAATACTGGGGGTATCTCTAAATCGATGGCTGCTTCGGGTATCGAATATACACAATAACCATCATCCACTTTTCCGCCTATTAATCTTTCCATCATCAATGTCAATACATCTAGGGCATCTATTTCTTCTGGTGATATGACCCCCTGCGCCATAGGTCTTTTAACCTTATAATTAAACATATTGGCAAACCTATAGGCATCTTCCCCTATTATATATAATGATTTAGAATCATTCATTCCGTCATCATATTCCACATAATCTATTCCTGTATCAGTTAAATCAGATAGATTAGAAAAATCATCTGTTACTGGTACAAACATATTTCTCATCGAAGAAATTTTAGCCTTTCCTCCCTGTATTTGCTTGGCGCACACGCAGAACATGGTCCCTATATCACATCCTATGATTTGCATTACCTATCCTCCTTATCAAAATCAAGAAAATCTACTAGATCGGATTCTAAATCCAATTCTTTAACCGTCGATTTATCTTCTTTCATATTTGTTTTAAACTCAGAAACATTTATTTCTGGAATAAATATATCACTGTTATCTGTAATTTTTAGTTTGTCCGTCTGAGTGTGTGGGTTTTCAGATATTACATTATTTAAGGATATATTAGAAACTGCATCCAATACTCTATCTATTTTTAATTCTAATGTATCTATTCTATCCTCTAATCTAGCTAAATTATTATCATACTCTTTAACTTTTTTCTGGAATTTCTCATTTGCTTCTTGTGCCTTCATGCTCATAGCATATACTCCTCTTGAAGTGTGGTACCTGAATACATAAATGGTTCTATTAAGTTACACCAATTGTACGGAGAATGAGGCACTATTTCAAAATTTAATTTATAGATACAACTATTCTTAAATTTAGACGTTACAACATTACCACAATTCCCACAAAAATTAAGATCCGTATTCCTTTTTAGTAGTATATGAAATTCATTAAGACTTAGAAACTGATCTGACCACATTTCAATATTATCTGCTCTGTAATAAATATTCTCATCAAATCTACCATTCATATAAACCCAAGAATAATCATCAACAAATAAGTTTCTAATAGCGCATCCTCTTAGTCCATGTTGTATTATATTCGGAGCGTGTACTACATTTTTAATAGGATTTTTTAAATTATCTATATGCAATTCAAATATATTATTAATGTTTATAAAATTATTATAAATATGTCGTTTATCAGATCCTGGTAAAGGAGATGATACAATCAACCATGTTCCGAATGGATCTTTCTTATAACTCTCTAGAAAATGTTTATAACAAATTGTAGTTTTACCTGACTGTCTCGGTGCAATATTTAATGTTCTCATCCGCATGCTCCCGAATTTGCACCACAGTTATTACAATTAAAACAAGATCCTACTCTCTGCATAAGTTCTCCACATACGTCACATATTGGGGTAGAGTCATCAGAAGATGCTTTGTTTGTCTCTATCTTACTTTCTTGTTTCTCTTCCTTTATCTCTTTTATTAATCCTAATGATAATTTATCATTTTCTGATAAAAATTTATTACCCAGATATCTTGCTAAATAGTCCACTATAGAAGTTGCAAATCTTATATCTTCATTTCTCGTTATACCAGCTGGTTCAAATCTAGAATACATTAGTTTGGATACTATATCTCTAAGTGGTACTCCATATTGTAAACACGTACTAACCATTATAGCAAGTGAATCTAATAATCCTGATAGTGTACTGCCTTGTTTAGAAACAGTAAGAAATATTTCTCCTATTTTTCCTGTAGGGTATTTGCCTATTGTTAAATAACCCTCAACTGCTCCTATAGAAAATTTATGAATAAATGCATCTCTTTCTTCGGGTAGCTTTGATCTGAACGGTTCACATTCTTCACATTTCTTACATTCGTTTCTAATATTCTGTTTAACATCTTTTTCATTTCTTAATGGTTGATATACCTTTGAACCATCTCTGTAGACAGTTACTCCTTTTAAACCTCTTCGCCACGCTTCTAGATATAATTTATATATATCATCTACAGTTACATAAGAAGGAAGATTAATTGTTTTTGATATTGCGCCGGATAAAAATGGTTGTACTGATTCCAACATTTTTATATGACCCATATAATCTATACACCGCTTACCATTGTTTGGAATACTTGCAGTATCAAATATAGAAATATGATTTTTATTCAAAACATTACTATTTTCTAAATGTCCTTCAGAACATAGTTCTTCTATAATTCTTCCTGTATCATATTCCGAATATTGTAAATTCTCCAAAGCTTCTCTTACTGAATTGTTTACAGTTTTTATTATTGCTCCTTTATTACCCGATAATGTCTTATATTTAATAAGAGAATAATCTGGCTCTACTCCGAATGTATCACAATCCATCATAAAAGACGTTGTTCCTGTAGGGGCTAATAGTGTTGCCTGAGAATTTCTAAACCCTCTATTATCATCTATCTTACTTTTAATATCATCCCAAATCTTAATAACATCTTTACTTAACTGATTTATAATATTTTTTTTGTCAGATATTATAGTAGATGTATTATCTATTAATTTTTTTTGATTATCATAATGCTGATTCAATACTTTATAAAAAGGTTTTTTATTTTCTTCAAATTTTTCAAATGACCCCTGCTTATCTGCTAATATATTACTCGTATCATATGCAATTCCCGTTAATAAAGCTGTTATCAAACCTGCAATATTTCTACCATCATCACTATCATAAGATAATCCTAACCACATTAACAATGCTCCGAGATTAGAATATCCCAATCCTAATGGTCTAAACATATGTGAATTCTTAGTTATTTTTCTTGATGGGTATGAAGAGTTATCTACTATTATATCCTGAGCAGTTATAATTGTCCGAACTATATCCTTAAATCTTTTTGTATCGAATATTATATCTCCTTTATTATTTTTATAAAAACACTTTCGTAGATTTATAGATGCGAGATTACATGAAAGGTTTCCTGGCGCTGCTAGAAATTCGCTACAAGGATTACTTGTCTTTATTTCTCCGCTATTAGCACATGTATTCCATCTATTTATATTTCCCGAAAATTGAACTCCAGGATCGGCAGTTTTCCAAGCAATCTCAGATATTTCTTTTAGTAAATTTCTTGCCTTAAATTTCTCACATCTTTCACCTGTAAGAACATATTTAGTCCACCATTCACCATCCTTCTCAACTTGTTCCATAAACTCATCAGATAATCTAACCGATATATTTGTATTTTGAAAAAAGACCTCATCCGACATCTCGTACCCATCACTATTAACAAATCCTGATTCTTTCAACATATGTAATTTGAGTTCTTCATTTTCCTTACAATGTATAAATTTTTGAATATCAGGATAAATATCGTCAATGCAAACCAACTTGGCAGATCTTCTTAACGTTCCACCGGATCGAATTATTCCAGCCGATGTGTCAGCTGCTTTTAAAAAGGATACAGCTCCACTCGCAAATCCCCCGCCTCTAACTCTCTCTTTAGAACTCCTCAATGAAGATAAGTTTGAACCACTTCCACTTCCTCCTTTAAATATAGCTGCCTCAAGCTTAATATTATCATAAATACTTTCCATATTATCTTCCACATCTAAGAGGAAACAAGCTGAACATTGGGGTTTATCTACAATACCAACATTGAAATATATAGGTGAATTAAATGTAAAATACTGATTTATTTGATAGTATTTAAGCTTATATTTAAAATCTTCATACTCATCATCAACAAAATATCCATCCTTTTTACCCCAGTCAGATATTGTGTTTGCTACCCTATCAATCATTTGTCTTATTGAATTTTCTTTTACCTTAGCATTATTGCATAAATATTTACTACTGACTATCTTAACAGCAGCATCACTAAATGTATCTGGAAATTCGACCTCTTCATCAAAAATTATATTACCATCCTTATCTTCTATCTTAGCTTGTCTTTTAACAAATTTTATTTCCTTGTATGGATCTTTTTTATCGTTTGTAGAACGCATTGTATCCTTTTGTTTTTCTTCGGGCTTTCCCATTAACTACTCTCCTTTTCTAACTTAATCTTGATCTTTTGATTTTACCAATAACCAACTGTTTTCTTTGCTATTAGTCCCTTTAAATTTTATTAATGCATAATTTCCATGCATTGGTGATCCTGTAACTTTAAATTTTATAACTTTATTATGATGCCAACCTAAAATCTCTGCACTTCCTTTCTGCTCTATTTTAACATTCCCTGCACCATACGATCCTCCAGGTATATCTCCTTGGAATCTAAGCCATGATTTATCATGGTCTTGTGTTTTTATAGCCAAAACTTTGTCCCCAATCTTCTTAGGTAAATTTGCTTTGGGTATTGCCCAGGAAGCTAATTTATTTCCATATGGGAGTTGTAGTCTTAGGTCATAATGTTTACCTGCTCTTTTAGCCTGATGTAATTGTAATATAAATGGTACTGATTTAGACATGTGTGTCAGACTCCTCTCCTAAATGTCTATCTAACATTTTCTCGATTGACTCTGTTTCTATTTTTAAAATATCTTCTAATTTCCAAACGAACAAAGTATTATCTAAAACATTCACTTTCATATCATAATTCAATCCAAAATAATCATGAAATAAACCATATACATAAGCTGTTGATATAAAAAGTGCAGGCTTATAATTTTCCTTTGCTATTAGGACTGGTTCTTTATATACGCTATCTGCTTGTACTACTGCCTCATTCCAAAAACTTAATATACCAGTCTTCTTCCCTGTAATTAATCCCCACAAATTTATATTCTTATAAAATTTTATTTCTATAGAAAAGAATCTCCTAAATTTATCTGAGATACCTCGACACGTAGAAGAAATATCTCCATCTTGTCCTTCTGTTCTGATATTCTTTTTTACTCGTGTAGTATGCCTAGAACCTGATCCATGAGTCCTCCAAAATAGATCATCTCTTTCACCTTTAGACAGCCAGATAGATAATTGCTTTGCTATATTTCTTTCGTACTCAGCTCCTTTGCTATGACCATTGATCTTACTCATGTTGTCCCTCCGTTGACGTTTTTAATTTGTCCAGTTTATATACTGGATTTTAACGATGAAATCTATCGAATTCGCTCTTTAATTCCTCATATTTATTATTCAAGTGATCATATTGCATTCTCAAATCTTTATTCTCTCTATCCAGATAATTACATCTTTCTTCAAAATCACACTTGCTATCAACAACTTGTATATCAAGTCTCTTGGCATAATGCTTACTATTATGTATACCAAAATAATCTGTTAATCTCCAAAACAGATCGACCAACGAATCAGACATTGCCTCAAAATCATCATCATCACTATAACAATCTTCTTTATCCTGAAATACTTCCCCTCCCCATTCAGTTGTCTCTTCTTCTTGTGTTGAAGTATTCCTTAATATAAACCCATTGTCAACTCTTTCTATTTCACAAGCCCACTTCATTTTTACCCCTCCTAGCCTATATCTATTACTATTGGTGGAAGTGAATTTTCTTCCAATTTTTCCATCACTTCTCGTCTTAATTCCTGTCCTTCACTCTTAAGAGTGTCTCCTTCTAATGGTATTTCACCAAATGGTGTTGTTAATCTACCGCCGCCATAATGTGTTCTTATACCACCTATCCATAACATTATATCTGCCAAACATAAATCCATAAACAATCTTTTCATAACAGGTGGAATCTTCCTTAAATCATGAGGTTGTTCTCTTTCATAATTCACAACAAAATTATCACGAGATCCTTCAGGCAATACTCTAACTATATTAGGATGGAAAAATCTATATGTTTTATTCCATTGCGAAAAAGGTTTAAATAATTTAGATTTAAATACCTCTAATGACCAACATCTCAATGAATCGAATGAAAATGCCCCCATTATTGGATGTCCTGTAAGTAAATCATCGCCTAAATTAAAATAGCATTCCTTTATACCATATATAGTACAACCTTCTTCATCAAAAAATCTATAATGATAAGTCTTTCCGGGTACTAAATAATTTGCATTGTTTGTTATTACTGATGTATATTCTTCATCTGGAAAATAATTACTAAACTCTGGTATAGTAACATTTTTTATCCACTCCCTTATTTCGGCATCACCTTTCTCTATGAAGGTACTTGGTAGCGATAATCTACCCTTTATATATACTAATACGTTGTTCCAATTTAACATTTTAATCTCCTATAAATATATCTTCTACAGCCCTCCGACTGAGATTGAAATCTTCTATGTTGTCCAATGCCGCAACAAAACTTTTCAATGAAGGAACTTGTTGAATTCCATCTTTATCTAATAGTTTGTCCATATATTTTATAATCTCCCTCTTACTTAAGGTATCCCCTTTTTCTAACCATCTACATAGAATTTCAAATGATATTAATTTATAAGCTCTAGTAACTAGATCATTATTATCTATAGCCTTTTTCCATGTTTTATTTAATAGACCATCGTAATTCTCTTCCAAAAATTTACCTCCTGCCATTATCCTATCCCAAACAGATTCTGGCGTCCCTATAATTTTATCTGATGTCTCTTTTTGACATATTGTTTTTGCTGCTGTTTTTCGACCAACTCCATGTAATCCTGGCACATCATCGCCAGCATCCCCACATAGTGCCATTATAGAAACTACATGGTTAGGATCTAGAGATGACATATTTCCTTTTATCTGTGTCTTAATGTTACTATCCTGAAATCTTACAAATGCTGATAACATAGTACTATCTCTAAGAACAACATAATCGCCTTTAGATTTGTATATCTGAACTATATTGGGTTTCGTTACACATTGATATAAATCTTTATCGTTAGAAAATACAATATGCAACGTGTCATCATCATCAAACTTTCTATTTATTAAATAATATGGTAAAAAATCTGACTCCAAAAATTTCAGACATAAAAAATATATATTTGGTAATTTGTTACATATCTTCTCACAAATGATAAAGTTCCTATCTCTTATATATTTTATTTTATCCCCACAAATTTCGGAAGTAGTACTCGTAATTTTTCTAGATTTTTTATAATTTTTATCTATCGTAGTATGATATGTAGACTCTCCAATATCTGAACATATATAAATATTTGCTTCTAATCCTCTCTTGAATGCATATCTCTTCCAGTATGAACATATATTAATAACTGATTGGAATATTGAACTGTCTACTTTTCCCATCATATTGCTATTGTGGATCATTTCTTTGACAACATCTTCTATAAATAATGCTCTCATAACATTCTTCAAATCGATGTATACATGTAATTTTTTAGGTTCTAACTCTTTAATAATATTATCTACTTCTGGTGTTGAAAATGCACTTATTAAACATACCGGATCTGGCATTTATTTCCCCTTTTTTTAAACTTGTTTCTATTCTTTTTAATTTGTCCAGTAGCACGTGTGGATTTTTGATTTTAAAAAGTGCGGGAAGCTTGGCGTCTTCCCACACGTATTATTCTTGGCAACATATATTCAAAGATTTACTTCAATCGCTTTTCTTTGAATTTCTCTAAATATTTATTAATACTTTTCTCGGACTTCGGGACATAAGACTTTGCTATATCTACAAGTACGCTAGAATCCTCACGGGGTTCTTCTCCAACTGGACATCAGCCTCCGTATCCCTTCTTATATTTAATATTCGTAATCCCCATATACTATCTCCTATGTCAAAACACCGCCATCAATCGTGTCAACATGAACCTCTACATCACCGGTACCTGCATCAGTTCCGGTCGAGTAAATAGTCACATTGTTCCCTGCTACTACCTTAGTTATAACAGCATCTCCAGATGTGGTTGTGTTTAGATCAACTCTTTTCACATCACCATCTTTTAGTTGATTGCTTCTAACTTGTGTTCTTGGCACTCTTATCTACCTCCCTTTCTCAGACTCTCATTTCTTTTATAAAGTTCCACCATCTATTTCAGTTATAGTAACATCACCGGATGATACTGTGAAATTTGCAGTGTTGAATGTTGCTATACCTTTATTACTATCACTTGCATCTTCACCTGCTATAGTGATATCCGCACCTGCTCCAGATGTATTAATGCCTTCTCCACCTTTGATTCCAAAACCATGAGTCGAAGGTGTAGCGGCAGAACCATCAGAATCAACAGTCTTAACAACCGTATCCTCTAAACTAACTGCACCTGAAGAAACATCAAAGTCAGCCGTTGCAAACGAAGCAACGCCCTTCTGTGAATCTGTAGCATCCTTAGCTGTAATTGTAACTGTAGTACCAGTGGCTGATGTATCAATACCTTGTGCATCAGTACCTGCTATAGTTGCTTGATGTGATGAAAATGTAGCGGTTCCACTATCGCTAGCAATTGATTTGGCTACACTATTATCAAGACTAATAATACCAGTAGTATCATCAAAATCCTGAGATACAAATGTAGCAACACCCTTTGTAGAACCATCGGCTGCTGCATTATCGCCGGCAATACTAATATTATTATCAGAAACTGTAGTTGTAATACCAGTTCCACCCGCAACAACAAGCGTTTCACCAAGAGAAACAGTATCATCATCACCGCTATCGCAATCTATTGTTATAACACTATTTGCAAGATTATCATTGGTAACACCACTAGATTTTATTCTAATGCCATCAGATCCATTAAACTCCAATCCATCAGCCGCATCTAATTTAACTTGTAAATCATTACCATTTAAAGTAAGACCAGCATCTGCATCATAGTCGGCTTTAAATACATCACCGTCTCTCTGAACACCGTGACTACCAGATAAATCATCTATAGTATCTGTAGCAGCAATTGTTATCGTATCTGTATTAGGATCTGTTGTAATCACAATGTCATTACCTGCTGCAAATGTAAGTGTATCGGTTTCACCATCTGCAACTACATTACTTTGTCCAGACACGGCAACGGTTTTAAATACATCTTTAGTAGCCTGAGTATCATAAATTTCCTCAAGGGCACCTTCCACTGTCGTAGCAGTAAATTTAGCACTTGAATCTAATATTGGTATATCTTCAGCATTAACTTGATTTGCTCCTTCTCCCCAGTCGATTAAAGTATCATCAATACCATTTGCAACTAAAGAAACATTACCTGTAGTAACGGAGAAATGATTAGAATCAAACTTAGCAATACCTTTATTGCTATCACTTGCATCTTCACCTGCTATAGTAATATCTGCACCAGCACCTGATGTGTCAATACCTTCTCCACCCTTAACACCAAAACCATGAGTTGAAGGTGTCGCAGCAGATCCGTCAGAAGCAACAGTTTTAACAACCGTATCTTCTAAAGTTACTGCACCGGCTGCAACATCAAAATCACCACTATCAAATTGAGCTATACCCTTAACAGCAGTACTTGCATCAGAAGCTGTAATCGTAATTTTACCCGAAGAAGTTGTAGTTGCTATACCAGTTCCACCCTCTATATCAAGAGTTTCACCCAAACTTATATCATCTGTCCCTGCATCATCAGAAGTAACTGTGATGTGATCATTTGCCAATTCAGCATTAGCAACACCATCATCTTTTATAGTTACTACACCACCAGCAACACCAAAGTTATCACCGCTAAAACTAGCAATACCTTTATTAGATGTTGAAGCAGCTTCTCCCGAAACTGTGAGTGTATTTGCTTCATCGTCATAAGATATGTCTACACCATCACCTTCAACCAATAATGATGATACTCTATCATCACATAACTCATCACTAAAGAATTTCTTAGTTCCTTCAGTTATGTCATCGGTTGTAGCATCGGCAGATATAACACCAGCAGTAACTTTAACAACACCAGTTCCTGATCCAATTGTAGCACCTGCAAATGTAGGACTCGATCCAGTAGCAATTGTTTGATCTAATCCATCCAGATTTCCAAATTCAGTAGTAGTAAGAGCATTTGCACCTATTGTAAATCCCGTAGCGGTCAAAACCTGTCCAGCATTCCAAGCTCCACTCAATCCTCTTGTACCATCTGCTCGTAAATATTGAGCATGATCATCATCAGCTAGTCCTTGTAATGAACCATGATCCTGCGTAGATCCAATATTAACCCAAGCTGTACCATTAAACTGATAATTAGTATCTTCATCTTCTACCCAACAAGACATACCTTCCTCTACCGAATTAAAATTCCAAGTTCCATCATATATAGCTATATCATCTTCATGTCCAGCCCAATCGCCAGTAGCATTAGTCGAATCAACTATATATCTATCGCCTGTACTTTCTCCGCCTGGAGGGGTAGCCAAATCCTTATCCAAAACACTATCTTGCCAATCCAATCCATTCAACTGTGAAATAACATAACCTTTAGTAGCTACATCTGTATTATCATCAGGTGTTGCAACATTAGTTACTTTATTACCACTCATAGATTGATTACCAGAAAATGCTCTAGTACCGTCAACTAATATATATTGCGTATGGTCATCATCTCCTCTTCCAGTAAGAGTTCCATGATCCAACGAATAATTTGCTTCTAAAAAAGTCCTATTAACAGCATCTCCACCATCTACTGGATTTGCTACGTTAGTAAGCTTTTTTGATCCCATTGACTGATCGCCAGTAAATGCTCTGGTTCCATCTGCCAATGTATATTGTGTATGGTCATCATCATCACGGCCAGTTAATGCGCCATGATCATCTGTACCTAGTAACTCACTTCTTCCTATTCTGCCTCTTGATACCTCTGCCCAATCTCCAACTGTATCCAGATATAAAAATCTTATTACATACCCTAATTTTAAATCAAACCCACCAGCTCCATTTATACCATTTCCACTAGCAAGGGTAACATAATCTGTATCGCTACCACCCACTAAAGTAAGTTCTTGGCAATTTTCACCATCCGCAATTTGCGGGTTGCTGGTTAATGTTATATTGCCACCATCAGTGGTGACTATAAGAGTATTACGATTTGGGATTATCTGGGCACTAGCTGCTGTTATTTGTAACGTATTGGGGTAACCCACACTAGATTCTATCCAATCATAGAAATCTTGCTGGGTAGGTTTATCCCCCGCTTCAAATTTTGTTTTCAAATATGCAACATCTTTTACCGCCATTTATTATATTCCTCCCAAAGTTTACTGAATTATAAAATCATTTCCAATTATCCATGTTCCTATACCACCGGGTTGTGGATCATAGAAAAAATCATAATAATAAATATATGCCATTGTTAGTTTCTCCTATGTTGAGGCGATGTAATTAACTCTTATCCTATCAGTTGTTTCGGGTGCCGCATTAAATGTGACATCAGCTCCACTAATAGTATAATCGTTAGATGCGCCAGGTTCTAATAAAACACCATTCTTAAACACTTGTTCACTATCTGTGACAGGAGTACCTGTAAGCGTGAATAGCGTTCTATTCCCATCAGGAACATGCACAGTTTCATCTCTAGTAACAACAACTGCGGGTTGCATAAAATTATCATCCACATAATTTTTGTTAGCGGCATCTGTTCCAGAAGATGGTGTAAGTACACTCACTATCTTATGATTACCCAAATTTAAATTGGCGGTCATTACAACACTACCGCCTCTTTGGATAAAATCCGGACCATTTGCTAATTTTGTCGTTACTATAGCTGCATCTGTAGCTACTTGTGCATTTGCTATGGTAACTTCCATTATCTGTTTGTTACCGCGTATTTTAACTACAGCCATAATTTCTACCTTTCTTTATCAAAGGGTTTTCTCTATCTCGGCTATATCACAAAGCACTGACTCTAAATCAATTCTGCGAGTATATCTTCTTTACTCTTCGGCTTCTTATTTCCTCTATTCTTATTATTTAAAACTTCTTCCAACAAAGAAGAATTATAACTTTTATTCTCTATCTTTTTATCTTCAATAACATTCTCAGAAATCTCCTCTTGATCGTTCTCTTGGGTCTCCTCTGAAGTATTTTCTTTAACAGTCTCCGCTTCTATCTTTTCTTCTATCTTTTCTTTCGTTTTATCTTCCTCTTCCTTCTCTTCTGAAATCGTACTTATAACATTCTTAGAATTCTGTTTAATTTCTTTCTTATTCTCTTTTTGTGTTGTCTCTGATACAAGCTTTGTACCAACACATAAATCTGTTTCCAGTTTCAGTTCACCTTCCCATGTATTGATGAAATATTTTCCCTCACCAATAACTTCTAAATTTGCACTATATATCTTTGTGAGGTCTAAGTATTCCTTATTTATCATCTTGGTTATGGGAGGAACAACGACTTTTACTTTATTCTCACCCTCTAATAATTCACCCTTAAAACTATATACTACATCTTCGTGGTAAACTCTAAACCAAAACTCTAAATCGTTAAACCCTATACCCTCAGTAGATACATCAAATAGAAGTATTTTTTTATTCCTTCCAATCGTTATCATTATCTATCTCCTCTTTATAGTTTGTCCGGACGAAAATAATAGTCTTTAGGTGATTGTTTCGATCAACGCTATTTTAACTTGAAAATCTTCTTTCTTTGTACTTATGATTTCTATAAGTTCTGCATCCACTTTTGGAAATTTGAATTTAGATGGTTTTCTATCACGATATACAACACCGCCACCACCAACTCCAACTAATACATCTCTTCCTCTACAAATGACACCTTTAGTGGCTAACCCTATTCCACACATTATATTTTAATAACCTTATAAGTTTTACATATCTTTTCTTCGTAGGTAGCTGTTATATGATATGTAGATATAACACCATCATCAGTTCCTACATCTGCTGCATCATCATAAATTCTAATCCTTCCACTAATAAGATTATCATATGCATCATGCACAGCATTATCTATATAGAAATTCTCTTGAGTTAAACCTAATATTCTTATTATCAATTCTCGTAATGAATCAAAATCATTATTTTGAACCTTTATAGTATTCGCTTTACCCCAAGGAAAATAATCTTCATGATAAACAACCAAATACCAATTGCCAACATTGGGGGGAGTAAATGTAGCTCTATAATTTCCATGTCCTAATTCTGTAACAACAACAGTAATAGTCGAAGATACTTCATCACCATCTGGATCGTATAAAGTTCTGGTGAAATCATCATCCTCCAAATCTATCACTGGATTATAATTCTCATCAGTAACTGTAAAATCTTCTTTTACAAGCTCTCCGGATCTAGCTAACAGCATCTATTTCTCTCCTCGGACTCTTAATGCTTAAATGTTATTACTCTGTTTATCTTGTCACTATTAAAAATAGCATCTGGGATCAATGCGGTTATACCCAATATCTTTGAATAATAACCTTTAAAAATTCCATTGTAACAATCATCTATAAGTTCGGTGCAATATACTTCATCATCTCCTGATTCAAAATCAAAGTCATATTTCACTTTATTTCTTACCATTTCCTTTGCTGTAAATATAACATCTTGAATATCATTATTGGTAACTTTTCTAACCCTTACTATTGCAATATCATCGCACCTACAAAAATCTAATATATCCTCTTTCACAACACCACAGCTAAGAGCATGAATAACTGTATCATTACCTATATATAATGCAGCATGACCCCAAAAACCTGGAGTTAATTTAGTATTAAGATAACCATGATATCGTCTTAATAATATATCTCCCTTTTTCAGGGTATTCATTATAACTCTTATTTCATGTCCTTTAAGCTTGTGCAGTTCTGGTTTATACAGAAGGAATAAAGGTTTCTTAGATAAATATATATCTGCTGTGAGTTTAACGAAAAACTTTATAATTTTCTTAACCATGATTTATTACTCCTCCATCCACACTATATATTGTGAATTTGTTATTATCTGTATTATACTCAGCATATGTTCTATTGTGAATCCAATCTCCTGAATTTACATATATTATATCACGATAGTGGTCTACTAGCTTTGGTAAATGTGTATGACCCAAAACTATATTTCTAAAACCTCTTTCCATATTACTTACAGTCGCTTCTTTTTCTACTTTAAGCACAAGGTCATTATAATACTTTTTCTGTTTTTTCATAGCGATTGAATGTAAAGTATTTCTAAAACAAGCTTGTAAATTAATACCAACTCTTTCGAGTAACCACTGTATACAATATAGAAATCTTGCCCAATTAGAATAATCTCTTATGAATTCATCATATATTTGTCCGTGCATGAAGACGGTTTTTTTATTAAATATATATTCCTCAACTACCTTTACATTCGGAAACAATTCTGCTAAATCTTCCTTTGAGGGATCATGATTTCCTATAACATATGTTACATCCATTATTTCTGATAATCGATTTATCGACCAAATGAATTCCTCATTCTCATCCACTATATCAAAAAGTGATTTCTCCCATACATCTAATATATCACCATTCAAAACTAAACTATCAAATTCTTCTGACTCTAATAAATTATTAAGCCTGTGATAATCATTGAATAAAGGATTACCTAAATGTGTATCTGATATAATAAGAATTTTCATTATACACAATGCTCTCTATGAAATGTAAGCACACAAGCAACATGCCAATGATGATCATCATGATGATCACTTATATATGTTTTAATTATTGCTTTTAATCTCATTCCGTGTCCCAACTGATCCACATCTGAAGCTTGCAATCTTTTAAATCCATCCCCTAGTAATGGTATCCTATTTACAAAATTAGACAATGTAACTTCATATGCAAAAATATTATACCTACCATTCCCATAAGGTGCTGGAATTATATTCTCAAATTCTTTTGTAGTGGTATTCCAATCGGCATTCCAAAAAGCAACTGGTGCATTACCCGCATCATCATCTGGCATATAAACTAAACCACCTATAGATTCTGTCAAATCTCCTGTAATCTCTACTGTTCCATTCGTACCATCTGATGGAATTACTAAATATCCACCGTATAAATTATAATCTGTTCCTGATCCAGATTGCCATTCTACAACTCTTGGTACAGCAATCATTGATATCTCATCAAATTCTGCATACTTCCAGATAATATACCCCTCATGTAACCAAGTCTCGTTTTCAATACAATTAAAATCCAAATAGATAGAATCATTTGTAGAATCACCTATGATATGATCAAAATGAAAATCATGCCCACTTCCCACATCTGTAACATCGCTTGGATCATCGCCAGAACCTGTAAAATATGTTTTCATTCCTAATTGGCGAGATGTTTGATGTACCCTTGTTTTTCCCGATGCATGATCTGTAACTGGTGCGCCTAAAATTGTATCTGTTATCCAAGTCTTATCTTCATTTATCGAATGCTCATTATTATTAGGGCATACAGTTGGTGCAGTTTGTCCCCACGTCTGAACATAAATTCCTTCTGTATTGCACCATACATTATACTTATATAAATCCATTTTATCCCCTCTCCTATAAATAAAATTGCATCAGAAATGAACTGATGTATATATCTTTGGTTCGAATACTACCTTTAACCCTAACATCAAATATGGCTTCTGCTGGTGGAACATTTGTCATAGTATCATCTGCAAGAACTACCCAGTCAGAACTAGATGTAGAAACTTCTGATATAACTGTATCGTGTGTAGTATCATACAATTGATAATATGCTATTAAACCAATTGCTGCTTTAACTAAATATTTACAACCTGTAGGCACACCCACTATGGAAGATCCTCTATATATAAATTGTCTAACTGATATCCACGTAGTTGTCCTATATGTATTATGATCCCTATCAGCAGCTCCCATATCTATAATAGTATCACCACCTCCATGAAAAACCGGAGATATTATCCAATGAAGATTGCCATCCTGACATTCCAATGTTTTGTGACCAGAAGTAGGTTTTGTGGGTACATCTGTATGTTCGTCTAATTCGTGATCAATAAATACACCATCTACATCTTCATACTCTGTTTCAAAATTAACGTGTCGTATACCATTTACTATTGATAAATCATTTGTTCCATCATTTATAGTTAACAAACCACCCAATACATAGGTATCTATATCTGTGGATGTGGATATATCTATCTTGGTGAATAATTCAGTTAATTCGATCTGGGAAGAGGCCGGAATGCCAATCCCCAGATCGTTTATAAATAATTCGCTTGTCGTATCATTGATAGCAATTATTGTTGTTGCCATATATTAGTCTTTTCTCCATGCAATTTCTATCAATAAAACAGGATCAGTTACAGCCGAACTACATTCAACAAAACTTTGCAGAAAATCCCCAGCTGCTAAATCAACATCTATAGTGGTATCACCTGACCCTATGGTAGCAGATAATGCTAATGTTGAAATATTAGATATAACATCATTCTTACGAATATGAAAATCTGCTGTCCCAGATGAATCTACCTGTACAGAAAGACTCACTATCGTGGCTGTTCGGACCATTCTGAGGCCGGAATTATTGGATAATAATTGGCCCCCATAAAAGCCTAAATATTGGTTCTTAGAAGCACCACGCTTACCAAAGCATAACATCATGCGGTCTACTGAGAGCCATTTTGAACGGCTATCGTCGTAAGTGTAAAGGATACCATCTGTCTGGCGGGATAATTGGCCGGGCTGAAGGTCGGATGTTGGAACAGAGGATTGTGGCGTAAGTTCGAGCGGTGCGTAAGTGGATGTAGCATCGAGGATTACGGCTTTTGCATCGACAATTATTTTTCGGCCGACTCCTGGTCCTCCTTGATCGTATGCGCTGTCAAGATCTGGATTTTGCGATAGCAATGCTATATCAATATCACCAAGAACAGTTTCTAAATCGTCTCCTGCCTCGTTTCCAATGTTTATGTAAGCATTCTCAACATCTATGTAATTGGCAGGATGTCTATGTGGTCCACTAAAATCAACATCCGCCATTTTTGTCCAACCAACGGAACCATGTGCAGGATCTGAATTGTAAATATATTGAGCTTGTCCTCCGTCTCCGTCATCATTCACATTTACTGCTGCATTGTCCAATTCTTGAGCTTGTTCTGTAAATTCCCCGCTGGTGGAATCAAAAACATATACGTCTTCATTAACATTAGCAAGATTAATAACGCGATCACCTTCCTGTGCGGTACTCTGCGCTACCCATTCGCTCGTTGAGTCCACATACAAATAATAGTTATCATCATCTGTATCAAAATATACATCACCAATTTCCGGAGATCCTGGTGGTGTATCAGTTATATCTTCTACTCTATATAATACTGGGTCTATCCAATACTGGGTTATGTTTGGCACATTTGTAATATTGTCCCAATGGACTTCGCTGTCGCCTCCTACATTTAATTCATTTTTACTATAATAATTATCCTCAAGATATTCACCTTGTATAAAGGTTAGGTATCTTACCCCTGCCTCGGCTGATAGATTTTCTACTCCGTTATTTATTATTACATCACCATCTTCAACTACTTGTCGTAAAGAGTCGCTGCCAGCGAGTTCATCATATGAGAACCACTCTGATAAACTTTGACCATTCGTAGAATCTAATATCTCTATCCCTAAATCCTCTACCCAGATTCCACTAGCGGTAGAATCTTTTATAGCAATTACGGTATACATAGGTACGGACATCGTTAATACCTCCTAATCTTTCTTATTTTATACATCTCCATTTTTATTCACCTACCTCGTTCTCTTTCTGCCTCGATCTCCATTCGTTTATTTCTTCTTCTGTTGCGTATTTATAATTTGGATATTCTTCAGATTTCAATCTATTCTTTAATAGTTTTACTGATAATAACCCTTTAGATAAAAATTCTTTCATATAAGAATAGTATATACCATCAATAACTATAGCTTTGGCTTTCCCGTTCCTTCCACCTCTTCTAGTTTTTAGTATTTTATCTCTATATTCCTCAGATTCCCACATAACTTTTGTACATTTAGATCTGTTTTCCTTATATTCTTCTGTATTAAATACTATTTTTCGAATTTCACTCATTCTAGACTTAAATTCTTCATCTTTCCACATATCTTGTAATTCTTTGGTTTTCTTTTCTCTGTATGTAGGATCTTCCCACATATCTGATAGAAGTTTACTTGCTCTCTTCTTGTGTTCACTTACAAATTCTGGATCTTCCCATAATATTTTAGCAGCTCTGCTATTTTGTCTTCTTCGTTTTTCAGTACAGATTGATCCAGAATTACCTTCTCCACCATCTGTTAGATTTAGAAGTGGTCCTTTACCTTGATCTTTTCTTCCTATTATTGCTATCATTGGTATTTCGTAATCATCAAATGCTTCTCGTTCTGTTAAATTTTCTACATACTTAATCTGTATTGGTTCAAGTCCTAATCTCAAAAGTTTTTTAATCTTGGCATTCTTTGGGGTATTTTTCTCCAGTTTCTTTTTGTACATATGAGATTCTATTCTACAAGTACTACCCTTCCCTGCATAGAATGGTTCATAATCAAATTCGTAAGGCCCATACTTATACATACCTGGTTTCCTCGAATCCAAATATAAATAAATATAAAACCTACGTTCATCTTTGTTATTAGCTTGCATCATATCTCCATGCTATTTCTACGCAAATTTCTGGAAAATTTGCTTTATCTCCAGTGTTATTAAAGTCTATCTCTGCTTGTATCCAATCACCTTTTTCTAATAATATACTCAGGTTATCTTCTACAGTTCCTGCTGCTCCTGTCAATTCCACAGTAGTCACATCTGTTCCTCCATTTTTCCTGATATTAAATTTGCAATTTGCAGTACCTTGCGTATTTGCAGATACCGCTGTTATCATAGCATCTCTTATAAGTCTATACCCTGAGGTATTAGAAAAAACTTTTCCAGTCATAGCCATGTATCTCTTATAGGATAAATTCTTATGATCTATCCCGAACGATATATTCTGCCTACCCACAGAGACCCAAGTATTTCTTGTTATATCCCAATAGTATAAATTACTATTATAAACTAAAGTTCTAGGCCCAATGTTTCTAGTATCTCGGAGCATTCCTTACTTCCCTGCCACATCTGTTGGTTTTCTATTAAAATCAAAAATATTCCCTAAAGTTTGTGAACCTTTCGCTGCCTCGTTCTCTTCATCATCTGGATCCAAATTGTAATCATACTCATAATCAGTTAACATCTCTATTATAAGTTTGTCCGTCTCGATTTGATACTGAGCTTGCTGCATATTAAACATTAGTTTGTTTATATTATTTTGAATACACATGGTTACAAAATCTCTGGATTTACCTTTGTATCTAAATCTCTTTATAACTTTTCTTAACTTCTTCATTCTTTTGGTGGTTAATTTTATTCGATGTCTACATTGATTTACATTGGATTTCGCCATAGCAATCAGTCTATCTACAACGTTCGTTTTTAGTGCCTTATCGTCGTTTAAACAGTGTTCTAACCACCCCATAAGTATTTCTATTGCCACTTCTTTTTGATCGTGAATATTGTCTTTTACATATCCTGTTTCATCGTATTCTTTTCTCTTCTCATCATCACTTAGAATTTTGTAGGCTTTTGTGATATCAATAAATTCAGGACTTTCTTTACCATCATTATGATCTGGGTGATGTTCATTTGCAAGTTTTCTATATGCTTTCTTTATCTCTTCCTTTGTAGCATCTCGTTCAATACCGAGAATATCGTACAATGCCCTTACTTTTTTATTTGATTTCATTTTGCCCCTTTATAAAAAAGTGGGAGAGCAGATAACCACTCTCCCACAAACAATAAAAATAATGATTAATTAGACGCCCAATAAGAAACGATAATTTGATCGCCTGTATCAGGAGCAGTAGCAAAAGTCATTGTGGACCCGGCCAATGTATAATCATTGCCTCCTCCGCTATTTTGGAGTAGTCCATTCAAATAAACTTGCTCAGATCCTGAGATCGGAGTGTAATCTACTGTGAAGTCAGTAATAATATCATTAGGTGACTCATTAACGCCTTCTCTAATTACGAAACGTCTGACTAAGCCAGTTCCAGCACCTAGTCCGATGGTCAAAGTACCAGCAGAAACGTCTAAAGTTTTTGCAGCACCAACAGTAATATCAGAAGTCGCAATAGTACAACCATCAATTGTACCTGAGTCAATATCAACCTTAGTAATATTCACTTCACCAGTTCCATCAGGTGTTAAATTAATATCACCATTAGAATCTGTAGAAGTAATACTATTTCCATCTAATCCTAAATTATCAATAGCAACAACACCAGTACCCTTAGGAGTAATATTAATACTGATATTATCATCAGTACCGTCAGCTGATAAAGTCGTTCCAACTAAGGTCACACCAGCAGCTGTGACATTAGTATCAAATGTCGTAGATTTGCTTAATGTAGTCGTACATGTAGCAAATGCAGCAACGGTAGAATCTGTACTAAGATCCTGATTAATTATAGAATCATCTTCAACTGTTATAGTCTTAGCATCAGCAGAATATGTAATCGTACCAGAATAGCCATCACCAACTGTTAAACTTTCGTTCATAGTAAGTGTATTAGCTTGCGTAAGAGAAGTAATAGTAACATCTGTACCATCACCAATTGTAAGATTCTCATTCAGTTCAAGAGTTCTCAAAGCATTTTGTGTATCAATTGCTAATTGAACTTTCTCTCCACCAGAACCCGTTAATTCTATATCCGTACCATCTAATACTGCCAAATTTTCACTAAGATCTAAAGTCCTAGTTCCATCTTGTGTATCAATATTCAATGAGGCTGCTTCTCCGCCCGATGCGGTTAGTGTTAAATCCTGACCATCACCAAGAGTTAAATCTTCATTAAGGGTCAATATACGATCAACGCCACCAAGAGCAACTGTCATATCTTCGCCGTTAGAATCTGTAAGTTTAACAACTTCATTACTTGATAACGAAGTATTTAAAACTCTACCATTTGTAGTACCATCAGGAACTTCGTCTAAATCAACTTGATTTTCACCTGAACCCCAATCTATATGAGTAGTATCAATACCATCAGCTTTAAGTCTCAGAGTATCAGTATCGATTTCTATAGTATCATCATCAACAACGACTGCAAGTATTCCTGTAGTGTGACTAAGACCAGCACCCGCAACAGAAGCTTCTAATCTAATACCAGATGTGCCATTAAATTCTAAACCACCAGCAGCATCAAGATTAACTCCAATAGTATCACTATTTAATGCAAGACCTGCAGATGTACTAAAATCTAATTGGAAATCATCTGTCACTCTCTTAACACCAAGACTGGCAGATAAACTAGAAGAACCACTAGAAGACACTGTTACCGAGTCCCCGGCTGCACTAGTTGTAAGCGTAATATCAGTTCCCGCGACGAATGTTAATGTATCAGCTTCTGCATCAGCTACAACATTATCCTGTCCTGAAACTGCAACTGTTTTAAATGCAAATTTAGCTGCTTGTGTATCAAACAACTCTTCAAGAGCACCTTCGACTGTTGTAGCAGTAAAATTATTAGTAGTATCTACAATAGGCATATCATCAGCGCCAACTTGTCCTGCACTAGTTCCCCAATCAATTAGTGTATCATCAATACCATCAGCTACCAATGAAATAGCACCACTTGTAGCTGAAAAATGATCAGAATTAAAAGATGCTACACCCTTAGCAGATGTACTAGCATCATCACCAGTAACTGTAATATCAGCACCAGCACCTGAAGTTGTTATACCAGTTCCACCCTTAATACCAAAACTATGAGTACTTGGAGTAGCCGTACCACTATCAGAAGCAACAGATTTTGTAACTGTATCTTCCAAGCTAATAACACCAGAAGAATCATCAAAGTCAGCTGCTGTGAATGCAGCAACACCCTTTGTAGAACCATCGGCAGCAGCATTGTCACCAGTAACGGTAATATCAGCACCAGCACCTGAAGTTGTTATACCCGTACCACCCTTAATACCAAAACTATGAGTACTAGGAGTTGCAGCATCACCATCAGAAGCAACAGATTTTGCAACTGTGGTTTCAAGACTAACTTCACCAGAAGAAACATCAAAATCTTCAGCTAAGAACTTAGCAACACCCTTGTTAGCTGTACTTGCATCTTCACCAGCTATAGTAATTGCATCGCCAGAAACTGTAGTCGTTATTCCTTCACCTTCAGTAAATGTAAATGTATCACCCAAATCTACAGCTTGGCTTCCACCACCTATAGCTCCACCAGCCATAGTAATAGTAGGAGTCAAGAGTTTAGCATTTGAAACACCATCATCAGCAAGAGTTACATCACCAGTTGTTACTACGAAATGTGTAGAATCGAAAGTTGCAACACCCTTGTTGGTATCACTTGCATCTTCACCAGAAACAGTAATAGTATCAGCAGTAACAACAGTATTAATACCTTCACCTGCTGCTATTGTAAGAGTATCTCCTAAATCTAAATCATTGGGAGTCCCACTCTCAGCATCTAAAGTAATATGATCATGAAGTATATGAGAGTTCAAAATACCGTGAGGTTTTACAGCTAATTGATCACTAACAATACCTAACGTAGCATCATCATAATCAACACTTATAGTCTTATCAGGTGACGCACCAGAAAGAGTAAGACCATCGTTTGCAGTAAGATCAACTGAAAGAACACCAGTCGTAACCGACAAACCATCAGAAATCTTAACTTTTCCCCATTCAGATGTACTTGCATAAGGAATAGAAACAGCACCTGACATATTCCATACTTCGCCATCGCCATCCCATGTCCAAGATGCATCACATGCTCTACACATATGCGTTTCATTGTCCACCAAATCAGCAAATAATCTACTAAATCCAAAGTTAGTAGATCCTGGTAATGCCGTTGGGGGGGCTACCAGATCAGCTGCACTTGCTTCATACATATTTAAAAGAGTAGTAGGTGCAATTAAACATCTACCTGCCGTTTCAGCATCATCTACATAAATTTTTGTATCTTCAGCTATCGTATCTTGCCAAATAATTAAAACATTATTAGTATCATCTATTGTACTGAGAGCACTCGTAGCAGCAGAAATTGCAATATCGCCTGCATCTATAGCAGTTTCTAAATTTGCTAAAGTAATATCAATAGTTCCACCAACTGCAACATTGCCATCCATTGTAAAAGTTTCAGTATTGGTTCCATCATTCAAATAAATAACATCACCTGCTACAAGATTACTTGAAAGTGTTAATACTTGAGCAGCATATATACCACCAGCTGCGCCACTTACTAACTGAGTTTCTGCAAAAACAACTTCTTTCCAAGCCTTACCCTGTGTTGCAAGATCCTGTAACTGCGAATAATTTATAGCATCGCCAGAATCTGTACCATTGGCAATATTTGTTATTTTATTACTATTGGCGTTTAAATCAGTTTTGGTAAGAGCAATAGACGCACTATCATTAATCTGTGCATTTGTAATGGTACCTTCCATTATCTGGGTTGTACCGCGAATTTTTGTTACCGCCATTCTTTATTTCCTCCTTGGTTTTAGCGTTGTCTCGATATAAACTTCCTGAGCATCATCAGCTCGGTGTCATGTCTAAAACAACAACTATTAAAATATTTAATTCTCCACTCATCTTCTGACAACTTCTCTTCCACAGACTCAAACTTAAATATTTTTCCTTCAACCTCTAATAACTTACATCCCTTCATTTTCATATATGCCGCCAAGCCAAGGTTATCTATCTCTAATTTCATAGTCTTAAACTCCATGTTTCTTAAAATAATTAACTGTAAGGTCATCTCCATTGAGAGGTGCACCGTTCAAAATAAATCCATTGTCGCCATCCAACAAATAATCACGACCAGCGCCCTGATCGAGTCTAAGACCATTTAAAAATACTTCTAATGATGTTTCCACAAAATTATATAATGTTGTGAACGTTTTATTCACACCGTCTATATCTCCGCTAGGATTCTCGCCAAATATATATTTAACAATTCCTCCATACCCTAAAATCTCTGATATTATCTTCTCTGCACTCCATACATTAACATCTGTATCACCACCATCATTTATTCCCCCAAATTTAATGAGGTTCCCTTCCATATCCTTAATGCAAATAGCCTTCTCAACATTTGAAAAAACTATTTCACGCTTTATAAGATCACTTGCAATGACCTCACTGGATATTTTAGTTCTTAATAGAATTTTCGAAAAAACTGGCATTAGGTGGTCTCCTTTTTAGAATGTTCCACCGCCATCAAGACAGTCGTATCGTTTTTTTCTATTTCTTCCCAGACCCGAAAGTTCACACGTTGCATCTAAAAAACCATCTTTAGATACAGGTGTCTTTGCCTTTTTAACTTTTGTTGATTTTAAATCTCGTCCTCCTATCATCTTACTCTTTTTACTCCTTGCTCGTCTCATTGTTTATCTTCGCGGACTCATATTCTTTTTTAGTTTGTCCTTTTATTTCTTAGTTGACTTCTTCTTTTTTGGAACCTTGATCTTAACCGTTTGAACTTCTTCTATTTCTTCGAATTCATCTTCTTCTGGAACAGGTTCTCTGGTGTTTAATTCCGCCTCTAATACTTCTGTGGTCGCATTTGTTATCACTTCTCCATCAGTACGATCTTTCTGCGGACTATTAATGGCCTCAACTACTTGGTTATATGCTGCCACTTCTTCACCTGATAAACTTGTTCTTGCGAGAAAAATCTTCATGTTTGCTATTTGACCATCTGTTAACATATACTTCTTCATAATTATTCCCCTTCTTTTAAATTTGTTTTATAATTTGTCCTACCTAATTTTCGTTACTATTGGCTAATCCTTTATCTTATATGCTGTTACTTTTTGATACCCTTCAAAATCTAATCTTTTTCCCCTAATTACAGCCTCAATTATATATCCATTTTCTTTCCTGGTTGTAATTTCTTTTTCTGCACTCTCTTTATCTCTACAATCGGCTATATGAGATTCATCATAATAACTACTAATGATATAATACTTATCCATTTTTTCTCCTCTAATTTATTTACCCAACCTTGCTTTCACTACATCCAGCTGAAAATCATAACAATGCAATCCTTTACATGAAAATGATAAAGGTCCAGGCACAACATCTAATTGATCTGCCACGTATTCATTCAAGAGTGTAAAACCTCCCATATTTGTAGGAAATCCTGAAAATAGATCCCAGCTACGATACACAACATGAGTAGTTAATTGCCCATCAATAACTTTGAAATCTAGCAATCTTAGGCAGGGTGTTGTTCCTCTTCTTGATTCATCTGATTCCAATGCTGTCCCACATTTTGGACAGATTTTAATACCCTTTTTATAATGATTATTACACCGTACACATTTCATGAATGGCCAGTTGTAGGCCAAGCAACTATCAGAATCGCCTATAACAATAGTACAATGCTCCTGTGACAACCCGTGAGATTTAAAATGATCTATCATCCATTCCAACTGATTAGTATGACATAACTCATTACCACCCACTATATACGATGCATATTTATAATGTTCATTTGATGCAAGAGTTGGATTCATAAGATAATCAGCAAAATAATTATTAATTTCCTCATCAGTTGTTGGTCTGGGTAAATTACTACCTTCTGGCATTGTAGGTGCTAACGGTTTTCGATGTGGATCGTGTATAAATCCTGAAACAAAATCAAATGATAATCTTTCTGCCCCTGCAAAACTACCTGATGTAATTTTATATTTTCTTCCATTGTTCCAAACTTCCCACAATAATCTATGCCAGGTATCATTCAGATCTGTCCCCTCAATAAAAACTGGTTTAAATTTATTCATATTTTCTCCTACTTTTAATGTTTTACCTATATGTAGCCCAATCGGGCTTTTCCATATCACCTGTATGTTCACCTTCTTGATGATTTTTACATTTCTTGTTTGAACAATACCACCAATAATCACAGTCGGGATGTTTATCTATATCTGGCTGTGTTACAACTATATTATAACCACAATCTTTACAAACTCCTGTCATCCAAGATCTATTATCCTTTCGAATACTTGTACCCATCATTTTGCTCCTTATAATAATTCCTTCTATCATTGTTGACTACGTTTGATATAAATTCAAACGCTTTTTGCTTCTTCTCTTCATCTCTAACCCACTTCCTTAAATCAGTTGCCAACTCTTGATTTTCTTCCTCTATTGTTCTAGCATATTCTAACATAGCTTTTCTGGATGCTTCTGCATATATATCGTCGTGGTATTTAGATTCTGGTCTCAGCGTAAAATACTTCATTTTTAATCCACATTGTCCTTTTGACATTATTACCATATTCCTTTCATCATATTTGTTCGATCCTGCTCTGTTACATCTCTGTAACACATATAGGTAAAAATTCTTTCGCCCTTATCTATTGATATAGTTACTCTTTTTCCTTTTTCCTCATCTTTAACATTAACAAAATCTAATACAATGGTTTGAAATGGTTCTAATATATTTGGTAGTTCCACTTTAAGGTTATCTGTATTAACTTCTTCCACTTTACACTTACAAAGATGATTATATATATCTTTATAAGCTTTATCGTACTTATCTGAAAATCCTTGTACTCCTGCCATCATGTTCCCTCCTATTTTATATTTTTAGTTTGTCCAGTCATACTACTGGTTATTTCACTTTTTCCTTCTCTCCTCAATCTCTTTATCGATTTGTCTGATTTCTTCTCTGTATTTTTCTACACTTTTTCGGTATCTATCGCAATGTTCTCCTATGAATTTTACAGGGAAATCTGCATCATCTAATATAGCATCCTCTATACTATAGCCTTCTATTTTAATCTTCTGTCCTTTGCCTGTAATTATTCCACCACTCACATTATAATAAGGATCTTTGGAATGGTCTCTTTCTAATATTTCCAGATATCCATCATAATAAGCTGGCATTTCATACACTGACATTATATCAATATTACCACCAATAGCACATTCTAATTCTCCAGAAGGATCGGCTTCCTGTAATTGTCGTATTAGTTCCTTAGTTTTCATCTTCAATTTCCTTATTTATTTTTCTTATCTCTTCTCTCCAACATTCTACCTTCTTGTGATAATAATCATCATGGCTGAAATCACCTACAAATTTGACTGGTAAGTCGGGATTATTACATATGGCATCTTCTATTGAGAGTGGTCTTATTATAACTTTCATTCCCTCTTTTGTAATTATTCCGCCACATATGTTATAGTAAGGATCTTTGGAGTGGTCTCTTTCCAATATTTCAAGACAACCATCATGATACGCATCCTCTTTGTAAACATAATATATTGGAGTATTACAGCCTACAACACATTCTGTCTCACCTTCAGGATCTGCTTCTTGTAATTGTTTTATTAATTCTTTTGTTTTCATCTATGATTCCCTGGAGGGGAATTAACCCCTCCCCTATTAATTATTTTATTACTTTGAATTACCTATGGAATATTTATCAAATGCAAATGGTAATACTTCCAACTTAACTTTAAGTTTCTCAACCTTCTCAATTGTTAGTTTGGGCAATTCGACAGATATTATTCTATTCGGATCTACACCATCCACTTTACAGTTGAAAAAACCGTTTAATAATATATCACCTTTTTTAGGCGTTTCTGCCATAGTATTTACTATATTGATTTTAAGGCATTCGCCACCATCTATCTTGATGTTTTCAAATTCCTCAAATATAGGTAATCTACTAGTTACCTCTAATATTTTCTGAATTGCCTCTTTATCAAAATCCTTTTCCTCTAATTTTTTTACATAAGTTTCCATATCAAATCTCATAATTTATTCTTCCTCTTCTTCGTCTGTAAGTGTTTCGCCTTCTGGTATATCTTCATCGGGTTCTACTTCAAATTGAACATCACCCTCAGTCTCTTTAACCTTAGCTATTAATTCTTCCTCACTTATTGTGATTCCTACTGCTGTTACAGAGTTATTCAGTTGGACTACAAATAATGATGCACCCTTATCATCTACAACAAGTGTACCATCCGGTTCAAACAGTTTGAAAATATCATCTTTCTGTAATTGTCCTAACTCTACTGCTTTCCATGTGGCATCTTTCATTAGAACTTCTACTTTTCTTAATTTATCTTTTGATATCATTTATTATTCCTCTACTTTCATAAATTTTTCAATGACTTCTTTCGAAATTGGTTTAGGATACACACAATATTTTGTCGATCCTGGAATCATATTTCCTATATTCTTTTTATCCTGCTCTGTGAGTATTACCATTATAGGCTCCTGCTCGCCACTATATACTTTATCGCCTACTTTAATTTTCATCTACCTCCCCTAAAATTCCATAAACTTCATTCATTAATAAGACCTTATAAATTACTCTATCAAGAATCATATCCATCCCTGCACTCCGATGAAACATTATAGTATCACCAACTTTAATATTTTCCACTTCCTCTCCTATAGATGTGACTACACCATATCCTTGTGGATCTTTGTTCACACCAGATGGTAATATAAGACCTCCATCTGTTATAGATTCTGGTTCAAATAATTTAACTGCTAATTTGTCTTTAACTGTTTGAATTGTTTTCATTTTTTTACCCCTCTTATTAATTATTGTCGTCTATCAGAATAGTCCATATAATCGTTTATTTCTTTTGCTTCATCTTCTGAGAATAATACCTTCCAACCATCACTAGATTTTGAACCTGAATATTCATTTAATCTGCCAAGTAATTTCGATATTACTCCTACACTCTTACTGAGTCTATCTCTTCTACTAACAATGAATCCTCTCAATAGTTCCTTGTTAGCTAGGGTCCATTCTTCATCACCTTCCAATTTACTTAAAATTTCTTCAAACTCTTGTTTCTCAATCATTTCTTTTCCTTTCTTGGATTAACCTGCATCATACAATACGTCACCATTTTTATCTCTTGTTGGTTTAGCATCACTAGATAATGATTCATCCCATTCAAATTTTGGTCTAAAATCTCCGTCACCATCGGCATATAGTGCTACTTCTCTACTACTACCCATATTACCCAAAGATTGCATATGTTCCAGCATTGCTAAAAAAGTAGGGACCCAACGATCTTTCATTGTGCATTCGATAGTAAACTTAGTATTACCATCCTCTTTTAATTTTTCTACTATTTCTTCTATCTTTTTCTTCATCATTTCTTTTTTCCTTTAACCAAATAATTCTGTTCTTATTCCTTCTAATATTTTATATATCGAATCGCACCGTTCATTAATTGTATTTGGACCGTTGTTTAAAATATCAATCAGGCTGGATGTCGCTACTTCCTTACATTCCTCAATTGGTAATATCTCATTATGAATATCAGCAGATAGTATTAAAACATATCTTTTCAACTCATCTAATCTATCAATTGCCTCTTCCAATTTCTCATGTTTGGCGGTCTTTTTTGCTTCAATTTTTTCCGGTATTGTGGTAGCCATAATTTTATTTCTCCTTTCTTATCCAAACAATATTGTTCTTAATTCTTTAATCATTTTCAACATTTTACTTCTATGGGCGTCTAACTGCTCTGAACCTTTATCTAAAAAATCCATAAGATTTGACATTTTTTCTTCAACTACTTCATTCTCTAGTCTATCTTGACCTGTAATTTCTGCCAATAACGAGTTTAATAGGTTTTCTGTCTCATCTAATCTGCAAATAGCAATGCTAATTGTCTCATGTTTTTTAGTATTATTGTCCTTCTTTACATCATTATCAATCATTTATTTCTCCTTTCTTAATCTCCGAATAGTACTGTTCGCACTTCGTTTATGATTTTACATATTGAAACACATCTGTCTCTAATTCTAACTGGGCCACCGTCTAAAACTCCTCTTAGACTCGGTTTTAGTCTTTCTTCTGAACTATCTTCATCTGCTGCAGGATTACAACAAACATCATCTAACAATCTTGAAATAGCTCTTTCTACGTCATCCAATTCACAAATGGCATTGTCTAATTCCACATGTTTTTCTATCTGTTTTTTCTTACAATCCAGACCTTCTACAATTTCACAATGTTCGGTCCCTCTTGCTGTCTTCATATTATATCCTGACATTTTTTATTTCTCCTTTTCATTGCAGGTATCTCTCCACATGTTGTTAATATTTTCCACCATATCTATTACATTCAAACTATCATAACACGGCGAATGTCCTTCTACTGCATGAGGACATTCTGAATATTTATGTAAACAGCACGGTGCGCAATCTGCCTTAGCATCCGTCCATTCACATTTCTTATATGTCTCTAATCTTATATAGCCTGGAAATGGCCCGTATATCCCATAAGTAGGAATCCCTAATGCAGATGCTATATGAATCAATCCTGTATCCACAGATACTACCATGTTAGATAAATATGTCATAGCAGCAGCATATCCCATATGTTTAGAATAAGGACTAAAATCAAAACACATTTGAGGTTTATCTGACTTCCATATTAAATCAGCTATCTTAATCTTTTGATCTGGTGCATCAACAAATACTACTGGGATATCATGGGCAAGTATCTCATTCAAAACTTGTAATTGAAATTCTGGGCGAGGCGTTCTCATTATTGTATTTGCTCTCAATTGTAGGATCATAAACTTTTCTTTTAATTCCCACTTATTAAGAATGCTCTGAACATATTGTAAATTGTTTTTATCTGGATTTTGTATTGGATATAGTTCATCTTCTGGTATATCTAAGTTCACCCATCGAGCCAATACTCTATAAATATTTGTTGTTTCTGCTTCCTTACATTTTCCTATAATGCCATCAAAATGAATATGATAATCAGCTGAGATAAAAGGTATTTCAGTACATGGTGTAGGATATAAATTATCTAAAAAATCCCAAGATTTAGAGAAGTGATGATGTCTTGCTGGATGTGCAAATGCTAATTTACAGTTAGGATAAAGTTTTTTGATGTATCGAAGAATTGGTTGAACAAACATACTATCTCCCATTCCTCCTCCATATTGCCACATTAATAATCTCTTTCCATTGAGATCCTCACCATTCCAGGGTTTTAGATTTTTTGTAAATCTATTTGTTGCTTTAAATATCTTTGAATGATATCCGTCAATAAATGATAAAAGATCTATCATGTAGCGTCTATCTTTCTTTATCTTCAACGTGTAACCATCTGTAAATTCTAATACTCTTGTTTTTCTTGGTTGTGTTATAACCATTTCTGGTGGCCTATTCCTAAATTCATCTAGGGTATTTACCTGTACGTTTTTTATAATTTCTGTATCATCTAATTCGTACCCTAGTTCTCTTATAATATTATTAGGTAGTATTTTTGGCCCTGAATCTAATGGGGTTTTCATTTTTTATTTTTTACTCCTTCTTCTATTATTCCTAAAACCACAATTTGGACATTTTTTATAATCTCCAACTAGCTGACAATCGCAACTCATGCACCAATATTTATGAGGCCGCGGAGTCATAGTTACTTCTCTATTCGACTTTTTAAAATCTGTATCTTCTCTATATTTTTCTTTATACATATTAATCGTCTGTCACATCAAACATACTTTTTATATCGTCAATATTTAGTTTATTTAGATCTTCCTCTTCTTCATTATCTACTGCATTGTTTAATACACCTATTGCCGTGTCGAATAAATATATGGCTGCTTCAGGTTCAGAACAATCTAATTCTCTACTAAGTTCGACGATATAAGTATAAACATCCATAGGTATTCCTATTGTCATTTCCATTACTTGCTCGAATTTTTCCTTTAACATATCCTCTCCTTATAACATATCCGTTTCTCTTATTTTTTTAATTATTAGCAATGTTCCAATATTTTTATTATTACCTTCCACAAATCTATCAAAAAATATACTATCGAGAGGAACTAATAATTTCTCCATAGTTGCTGTGATGTCCATAACCATTTCAGATGCTGCACTGCTGCCTGCTTGTAGTCCAGGTAATTGCATTGTTATAAATATAATGATAGCATCAGATTTCTTAAATATTGTCTTATACATACAGATATATGTATCCTTCTTAAACTTGTGTAATACACCATCCTTCTCTGCTTGTCTGATAGCTTTTATTGGGCCAATATCGACATCAATATAATTACCACTAACTCTTGTTTGTACAAATAATTGCAGAATTTTATTCATTCCGGCCATGATTAGCTCCTTTCTCCATCCATTTTCCATAGGTGAAATTTGTCTGACTCAATGCTATAGGTAGTTTACCAAAATCCTCCCCATATTTATTTCTATATATTTTAAGATTTAGAACTGAGGGATTTCGTTTGAAATATATATAATCTGATTCCTTCTTATCGTTGTCAGATAGTATTATAAAATTAGCAGCTGTTAATCTACATTGATCTAATACTGACGGAACTATATTATAATAGTTACAACCCAATACTGCTGCCCATATACACGAGTTCATTTTTAAGTCCTGTAACTCATGTGAATTTATTGCCACTAACAAATCAAAAATACCCTCACACAATACTATAGTATTTGTATCGCTTCTTGTAACACAAGTTTGTATGCTATACATATCCTTAAAGAAATTATTATTGCTGAGGTTTATTTTTACATATCTAAATGATGAACTCGAATCTGTATTCCTCAATACTAAGATAGAACCATTATTGCTAATAAACCCTACATAATTGTTCTCATAAAACTCTAGGAATCTTTGTCTATTTCCTAAATCTATATTATTATCCATTATAAATTTTCTAATGTTAAGAATTAAGCCTGGTATTTTATCAATATCTGTATCAAACCCCAAACGCCCCTTGAGATACTGTCTCTTAATCATGTATTTGTCCGTTTGTATGTCTGGGATTATGAATTTATTTTTCCTGAAACTTTTCTTATAATAGGAGTATTCTTTTCCCGCTGGTCGAAATTTTAACATATCTTCTGATATATAATCTTTAGGGTCTTCTCCAAGGATTCGTAAGAGTTTTATAAGTGTACCCTTGCAATCATCTGTTTTAAAACAATTATAGACTGGTAATTCGTTTGGATGATCAGGTATCTTTATATATAGATGTCCATGATTTTTCCTGGCATCTTTTTCGCAGATAGGACATCTGCATATTAGCTCATCTTTAGAGGCATTGAAATATGCTAAACCTGTCTTTTCTTTTAGGAGATCTTGGAGATTATTATAGTCTATCATGATTTAACCTATTGTGACCCTTGCACCACAAGTATAAAATCCCGCTTCATCTAGTTCCCCATACTGTAACAATACACTTATCCAGAAACTATCTTCATTTACATCTATTGGTCCAATAGAATAATCCATCAAATCGTTTTCTCCTAAATGTTTCTGCAATTCTAAATCAACTTCGTCGGTAAGGGCCTCTAAGCACTCTTCGGTTGGTTGACTATTTTGAAATCCTCTAGCTATTTCTATGATGGTTTTTTCTATTTCGATTCCATCGTTTACACATCTACATAATATATCAAATACAGTCATCTTTTATTTCTCCTATTATTTCTTAAGGGTTTGAAGTTGTCGTCCGAGTTTCACAGTCTTATACACCATTGCCATGAAGTGTACTGGGGGAATCATTGCTTCCATGTGTGAATTGGCATAATCATTAATTATAATTTTTGCCCAGACGGGAACATTTGCATCGTAGAATAATTCCTGATATAAAGATCTATAATCTAACTCATTTGTCGTTAAATATTTTGTGAGATTGTTTATAGATTGGCTAACTATGGAGGCTTTGTTTTGAGTGATTCCTAAGAATGTTTCTGATAATAATGACCTGACGATCTTCTCTTTAGATTCTATATCTTTACCCTTTATTTGTAACTTTCCGCCTTCACTTCTTGACTGGAGCATGTTCACAATTTTTCTAATGTCAGGGTAGAGTGTAGAGATAACTCTGTCTAATGCAATTTTATCATACTCTATATTTTCCTTTTCTAATATGCCTATACACATCTTTTCTATATATTCTTTAGGAACTTTTTTAAACTCGAATCGCTGGCATCTTGACTGAAGAGGATCTAAGATTTTATAGAGATAGTTACAAGTGAGTATAAATCGACCATTGGCATGATAAGTCTCCATAATATTTCTCAGACAAGCCTGAGCAGCTTGGGACAAGTAATCTGCTTCATCTATAAAAACTATTTTAGTACGAGATCCCCCGAATGTAGGAGTCTTTAGAAAATCTTCGATATGATTTCGAACCGCATCTATGCCTGTAGAAGATGAACCATTCATATACATAACATCCATATTATCTGAAGTTAATTTTTTTATTAAAATTCTTGAAATAGCTGTCTTACCACTTCCCGGAGGCCCAAAAATTAGCAGATGCGGAATCTCTTTTTCATTGATAAATTTCTCAAATATTTTTCTGTAATCATCGGGTAATACCATATTCTCTAATTTTGAGGGTCTATACTTCTCCACCCACAAGTAATTTTTTTCCATATTTTTCATAGAACCCCTCCCCTATTAATTATGCTTTAACGTTTTTAATTTGTCCAGTCGTATGTGTGGAGTTTTGATTTTAATATAATTTATTCCTCCTTTAATATGGCATCCCTTCATTTGGATCTGTTTCTTGTATTGCATCATAATCTTCAAATGTTTCTTTTGTCTTACATTTTGGGCACCTATATGTAATCATCGGAATCCTACAATTCAAATCCCCTCGAAAACAATCATATTTTGTCCATTCTTTATAAATACGAGATTCTTCAGGTACTTTTATCTTACATTTTTTACAATAAACTTCTCCTGTAAAATACTCATCAAAAATGTAATCGAACTTCATTTTTTACTTCCTCCCATATTTTGTCCAACTCTTCCATTCTAATTCCCCCCCTGGTTGTGATTTTATTCTTTTTAATTTGTCCAGTCATATGTGTGGAGTTTCAACTTTAATTTGCTCCAATATCCTTCCTGTAATACATGCCCTCAAAATGTGTTTTTTCTATTGCTCTATTAGTTAATTCTGAGGCTAATTTTAAATTAGAAGCCTTAGCCACAACGCTATACACACGACCCCCATTTGTAATTATTTCTCCATCTACATATTTCGTACCAGCATGAAATATTTTTGCTTCGCTATCTTCTATTCCACTTATTTCAAATCCCTTCACACATTCTCCTGGATATCCGCTAGATACTGCTACTTGACAAATAGCACTTTCATCTGACCATTCAATATCTGTCCAACCTAACATCCGATTGGTACAATTATCCATTACTCTAACTAAATCACTTTTCAGAAGCATTAAAATAACCTGCGCTTCAGGGTCTCCGAGCCTAACATTATATTCTAAAACATAAGGCTCATCATCTTTGATCATCAGTCCTATATAAAGAACTCCTCTATAATCAATTTTGCTTTCTTTTAACCCTTTAATTGTTAGGTTTATTATATTCTTTTCAATTTTCTCAAATAGTTCAGGTGTAATTAAATCATGTGGACAATATGAACCCATTCCCCCAGTGTTCAATGCACCTTCATCGGAATTTAACTTTTTATAATCCTTGGCAATTGGCATAATCTTTGCTGTCTGTCCATCAAAAAACATCATACATGACGCTTCAAATCCTTCTATAAAATCCTCTATTAGAATATTATCTCCAGCTTCTCCAAATCTTTTTTCTACCATTATTTCATTTAATGCATATATACCATCTGACTTATCATTGCATATATAAACACCTTTTCCTGCGGCTAATCCATCTGCTTTAATAACATACTTACCTGACTTATTTTCAATATATTTTTTAGCAGAGTTAATATTAGAAAAAGTCCTAAAACTAGATGTAGGGATTTCATTCTTACACATAAAAATCTTAGCAAATATCTTACTTGATTCCAACCGTGCAGCCTTCTTATTTGGTCCAAATATTTTTAAACCCCTTCTCTCAAACTCATCTACTATTCCTAGACTCAGAGGTAATTCGGGCCCAACTACAGTTAGATCTATTTTTTCTTCTAATGCGAATTCAGCAAGACTTCCTATATCTGAAATATCTCCTGGTACACATTTAGCATGTTTACTTATTCCGGGGTTTCCAGGTATGCATATTATTTCTGGTTTTTGTGGACTCTGGGATAGTTTCCATGTAATAGCATGTTCTCGTCCTCCAGATCCTATAACTAATATCTTCATATATAATCCCCTTTATTATTATGCTTTAACGTTTTTAATTTGTCCAGTCGTATGTGTGGAGTTTTGATTTTAATATAATTTAATCCTCTTTCTCCTTTATAAATTTTCTATTACTTTTGTCACTCTTATTGCACTATCAATATTGGTCTCAGCGTCGCCATTAAGGATATGCTTAAATTTCTCTACTGAGTTTTTCAGATATTCTGACCCATCGCCAGACGGTGAATGACTCAACCCATTATACATTTCTATAGTAACAGAGTCAATGTACCCATGATTATATGTTACTCTCCCTTTCTCAAAAAAGAAAACAAATTCGAATTTATATTCTTTCATAGCATTTACTATTATATTTCCCATATCACCAACTATAACATCATTGAAATAATTTGTATCTTTATCTTTAACAGATTTAAAACTCATCTTATCTACATCTGAAACTAAATCTATGACACTTAATACGTGGGAAGTAAGCAACCAATTGCAGGATTCTTGGGGGTTTTCTACTATTTTACAACGGTGACAGGTTGTATATTTGAGTGGTCCTATTACATGATTTGTTAACCTTACTTGTTTTAATATATTTAATATAGGGGATGATTGCATTTGGTAATCTACATATAACTTTAATCCTTTTCTATTTGCTATATCTCTAAGTTCTTCAGCTTCTGCTGTGGTTTTTGCTATTGGTTTTTCCAGGAATACATGCTTACCAGCTTCTAAAGCTTTTTTAGCTATTTTGAAATGAGTAGGTATCGGGGTTGCTATAAAAACTGCTTCTATATCCTCTCTCAATAATATATTATCTAATGACTCTTCTTTCGTAGTGGTAATCAACTCAAAGTTTTTCTCTATGTAAGGGGTGAGAATATTCCCCCACCTACCTGTGCCTATTAATGCTACTTTTATTTTATTCATAATGTCTCCTTTAATTTTTCTTTGAAAAGATCAAATCTATTTTTAATACTATGATTTTCTAATATAAATCTCATGGCCGAATTTCTTATTTTATCAAAATCATTTGGATTTTTCAATACCTCATCTAATTTGGAAAATAAATTATGTTTAGAAATTTCTATATAATGTATATTTTTTCGAAAGCCCAATTTATCAAGATCGGGAGTTTCATTAGCTAACAAAAGTGAACCAGTAGCAGGAATTTCAAAATATTTACGAACCACATAATCAAATTTTGACGAGGTAGTCAGACAGCAAAAATAAGTCCTTAAAGTTTTATAATAATCTATCCCTACTTTACTCTTATTTATATCTATTTTTGTATAACCGGGATGTTTTAGGAATTCAATATGTTTATTATTCTGACTCAACGCAAAGTGTCTTAATGGATAGAAATTTTTATCAATGCAACCAGAAACTAAACATTTCATAATTGGATTTTTATTAATATCAGAAAAAGAATGAGGAACAACAAAATGTGGAAACCATTGGTATTTATGGATAAACTCCGAATAATCTTTTCTAAATGCATAGTCATATGGACATAATATTAGATCTGCCCTTCTCATCATATTTTTGTAATTATTTTTAGTCTCATTGTTACCATGTATATCAGTATTATAAATTATTAATTTTTTATTCTTTGGGAGATTTAATAATCCTTTCATCAAATTTATTGCTCTTTTTCCATGTGGACACTTATATGTTATTATAATATCCTCATTGATATCATGTGGATCATAATTATCAGCATAGACAATATTAAAACCAAATTCTTTTTTCAGCATCTCAAAAAAACAAATATATCTGCCTACTACTATAGGATTATCTTTAAATGTATTTGGTATTATAATTAATCCCTTCATTTATTTCTTACCCTCGAAAATACTCTCATAAATAGTAGAAATTTCACAACCCATTCTATTGCACCTTATACCCTTACTAAAGCATTTTTCATTACAACTAAATTCAGGATCATAATTTTTCATAATCATTTCTTTAAACTTCTCTAAATCGTCTGTAGCTTTTCCCAAACGACATTGGGGGGCTGTAGGTGTAGCTGCTGTTGAGCATTTGTATACATAACCATCAGCGCCATATGTGATCTGATAATAGCCGTAAGCGCATTTATTAAAGTTGAATTTGGTATCAATATCTGTAAACTCTGGTCCTGTATAGAATATGTACGGGCGCTCTTCTTTTGTCTCTGATAAATATTTCTTTAGTGCATCATAATATTGTTGAGAGCCTGTCACTTCTACTCTTTCTTTATATTCTCTTACTTCATCAAATGATTGATTGTAATTTGCAAATGGAATACTAAACCTGAGCGAGTCCACGCCTATATCTTTAGCAATTTTGACAATTTCTTGAAAATCCTCATGAGTACAACTGTGTGGTGAAATAAGATAACAAAGTCTGATAGCATGTCCTTTATAGTTTTGAGACTTTCTTATGTATACAGCGTTCCTTATGCCTTTAACTATCTGATTAAATAATTCATAATTTTTTGAACCTTTAACTTTGCACCATGATCTTGATGTTCCAGCATCTATACTTATAGATAAATAATCAGTAGGGTCAGAAATTCTATTCATTTCAGTAAGAACACCGTAATTATCCTCCAAATCTTTAAGCAAGATAGCATTGGTATGTATACCAAAATGATTATTATATTTTTTAGTCATTGCAAGAAAAGCCATAAAATAAGGATTTCCAAGTGGTTCTGTATAAGCGCCACCGTAGATATGATAAGGTATTTTGCCTTTTAATTTATCCATAAGCGATAGAGCATCTGCCTCCCAATGTCCCAACGCTTTATTGAATAATTTACCAGCACAATGACTACAATGCAACTGACAAGGCTGTTTATGATCGTTAGGCAAATGCACCTCCCATTGACGAGGCCAAACAAATTCTCCAGAGAACATTCTCTCAGGTTTATTATCTAAGTGTTTCATCAATTGTTTCCAGTAGAGGTATTCCTCAGGTCTCATATCAATCATTTTATTTATTCTCCTTTATACAAAAATTATCTAATATCTGTTTATTAGCTGGTTTGCCTCTAAACGAATTGTTAAGATTTTTATCATGTATCATTTGTAACCAAAAAGGACTACCATTTCTGATTTGTTCAACTGTGAATAATCCATTCATCTTCCAGTGAACTATTCTAAAACAAGTTTTTAGATAATTTTCTGTCAGTGGTTCTATGACTGTGATGTAGGGGTTTGGAGGGCGGGGGTAATCCAAGGTTGTTATACCTTTATTTTTTATATTATATATAGTTCCATTTATAGGATTTAATAATCGCTCCTTTGGTGAAAATTCTTCTTGCATTATTTTTATATAATTTTTATTTAAAGCATCGTCGCAATCTAATCTGGAGGTTATAATCCAATTAGTTTCTGGATTTAATTGTTCTTTTATCTTATTTGAAAACCACTGATACATGGTGAATCTCTCATAGTTTTCATAATCTATGTATATAGGGATCATTCTATCATATTTTTCTAATAAATTTTTATTAGTATGATTCTCATCAAATAAAACCATCCATTTGAAATTTTTATTGGTCTGTCCTGCTATCGATGGATAACAATATTTATCGAAAAGCCTTAATCGATGTTTAAACCATTCGTCTGTAGGCATATCTTCATGATTAGGTCTTTTAAGTTTTCTCCCTGTTATACATTTTGACCATTGCATGTAAACATTAAATTGCGTCAAAAGGAAATGTTCGAATTGTATACTCATAGTGTCTCCATCATTTTATTAAATATTTTTAAATTATTTTTTTCAGTAGAGTTTTCCAATACAAATCTTCTTCCTTCTCTTCTAATATCTTCATATCTTTCAGGGTTCTTTAATACAGTATCTAATGTCTCGAAGAAATTATTTTTAGTAATTTGAATATAATGAACTTTATTTTTGATACAAAAAAAATCCAAATCCGGAGTATATGTAGCCAATAATAATGATCCAGAGGCCATTATTTCAAAATATTTGCCTACCACAAAGTCCATTATTGTCGCAGTAGTAACACTACAAAAATATTTATTTAATTCTTGAGCATATTTAAACCCTACAGTAGAGCCTGGATTATCTGTTCTCCATCCTGAATGTGGCAACACGACTATATTTTCAGTCTTATGCTTATATATATATTTCCTAATAGGATATAACCTTTGATTATAACGACCTGTAAATAAACATTTCATTATAGGTTCTTTGTTTAATTCTAATTTGGAGTAATATTCCGAACTTGCAAATTGTGGGCAATTAACATATTTATCTATATAATCTGGAAATATTTTTGTGAATGCAAAATCGTGAGGGTTTAATATTACGTCAGCTCTATCCATTAATTTTTTCAATTTTTTTACAAATTCAACATCACCTGGCCGATTACAACCGTGCAAGTCGATCATATATAGTATAAGCTTTTTATCTTTAGAAAGATTAATAAGCCCCTTATATAAATGAATTTCATCTGCTCGTGGTGTCCTGAAAACTAAAATAATATTTTCTTCTACCTTACTTACGTCCCAGGTTTTTGTATATCCTATTCTGTAATCTAATAAATTCAGAAATGCTAAATATTTTTTTACTATAGGAAAACTCTCTTTATCTCTTAGAGGAATTAATATTAAACCTTTAGACATACGAATATCCTCCAGGTATACATTTGCTCCACCTCATAAAAAATATTAAACTGGGCTAAGATAAAATGTTCGAAATTTAGATTCATGATAAGTTATCCTGCAACCTTCTCTGGGTTTCCCAATTGTGTTTTTATAAATTCATTTAAAAGAGTGTTATGATGTTTACACAAATGAAATGTTCTAGCAAGATCCACATGCTCTGATTTATCATCCATATAACACGCTTCAGTTATAACTATTTTCTTATCTCCATTATATATATCTAATTCTTTCCCACATACATCACAAAAATATTTGACTTCTTTACTCATTTATATACCCTCTCTAATTCGTTCATCCGACTATTTCCTTATATTTGACAATAGTAATAATATCTCCAGTTATTAACCCTTCTATAGAATCACCAATCAAAACTACATTGTGTCCGTCCTCCAACTCAAAATTATAACTTTCCTTTAATATCCCGAATCGCCCATAAACTTTTATCAATTCTGACATATCCACAGAACTTCCTATGTCAATCACGATATCGTCACCATCCTCTAATCCATTTGCATCGTCCTCTGTCAGAACATAATTATAAGCATCCTCATAATTCGCATCCACTCTAGTTACTTCTCCTGAAGTACTATCCATAATACTTAACATCAATTCGTCTGGGGCCAAATCATCAGAAGCTGGAACATAGTTAAATCCCGATGTAATCTGAAATACAATGTTCTTAGCTCTTGCAGGTAATTTTTGAACATCAAAAATTAAATGGGTCGGAATGGCTGCTTCCCACTCCATTTCTAGCGTTAAACGTGATTCGGAAAGATCATCTCCTCCATATTTTTCGCTACCATCTGTGATCCCCGTGAGCTTCACCATCGGGTGTATACTGAAAGGCCAACATAGTTTGGTCTGATTTATATTCTTTATTAATTTATTTCCTGCGGTAGTTTTATTCGCCCAATCTAAATCATAGTTTTCACCCGTATATAAATTATCATAATTATACAATACGAGTTCCTCCGGCAATACAAAATATCCTTCTATATTTGCTGGTCTTAAATATCTATCCAATCCTCCAAAAAACTGATAGGAAAGTACCCTGTAGTCTATGGCCTCATAAACTGACGATGCCCAAATGATTAATTCAAATCTACCTTTATATCTATTCAGGACTGGACTTATAGATATATTATCATCTTCGTATATCTTATTCCTATTTAAATCACGACCTATAGTTGTCTCAAATTGTGGGTATCCATGTAAGAACCTTCCACCTTGTGGATCAGGTTCGAAATCCAAAGAAGGGTCAAATGTTACGAATGGGTATTGAGGACTGTGCTGTTCTCCTAAATTTTTTATCCTATTATGGTAATGTACGACAGCTTTCTCATACGTAGCCATAACCACTTCCGTAGTTCTCGGAAAGAATTCTGTTCTGAAGAAATCTGCCATTCCTCTAAAGAATGAACCCATCACGCCATTTATGTATGTATGGTGATATAGTTTTCTCTCTACTGTAGGTGCCATTTTAATCACCCATCCCTTCAACGATACTCCTTTTCATATCCTCAGAGTCATGATCAAGAAAAGAAACCTCTTCCACTCTATGCATTCCTTCTTCAAAATCCTCATAATATCTATCCAACGTATCCAGCCCATGTTGTGTGGCAAATTGTAGACCCATTGTGCGCAGAATGTTCACTCTGGATATATTATTATAACATCTTCTCTGAACAAAATAGAAAATCAAGTCATCAGCCAAATCATACAATTTCCAGCCTAATATCAATAGATAATTATTGGAAGATTTTTTCTGATCTGCTATATGCAAGTCTAATTTCTCCTTAGAAAACTTTAATATATCTCTCTCATATAATCGATTAGTTCCTGTAAATTTAAATCTATAATCAAAGTTATCATCTTTTGTAGATTCCAGATGAAAAAATGTTTTACAGAATTTACAATCCGTCAAATTCCTAAACATAGAAACCTTAACATCCCCAGACCTAATTATATTATGCTGAGTATCCACACCGAACTGTAATGCCGATGTTTGTTTATTGAACAGAATTGTGAATGGTACAGGTGTTCCAGTTGGAAACGCTGTATATATTAAACCCCTATTAAGTGTGGGTATTAATCTTACTTTTAAATTATTAGTTTCGTTGTTCATCTTTTTTCCTCGACTTTAAAAATTATTTTCAATCACACTTTGAAGATCCACATCCTCAAAATTATTATCGCTTGGAATATCCTGCAATACTCTGGATTGACTTACGTCATCTTCCTCTTTAAGTAGTTTTGCTATCTTTAAAACTGACCTCCTATCCTTTAAAGTATTATCTATTTCCATTGCCCTTTTTATTTTAAACATCTGGGCTGGGATATCTCTATGTTGCATAAATGCAGACACGTCCTCAAATTTTTTACAATTGTTCTTCAAATCACCCAATAAATATTCCTCAGCATATCCCTTTAAACATTCCAGAAATAATTTCATTTTCTCATCCATTTTTGTGACTGGCGCTTCCTTTATTACTTCTTTTTGTGTTTTCTGTTTGGGTTTACTTGGGGTTTTAGTTAATGCTGTCTTTATATCTTCTGGTAACAATATATCAGTATCTGGTTTATCTATTCCATGCTTTTCAAATATTGTATAAACCTCTTTAGTTGTAGTAAATTTCTTGGCTGGTGTACCTGTAATAATCTTAGCTATTCTATCATAGGAATTCTTAAACATCTTTAAATCTACTGCCAAGATACTACCTAACGTTAGATCTGCATATTCTTTCTCTACTATATCAAGTACACCACAGGTTTTACATCTATTATATTCTATCTCTATTTCATCCTCAAATGATTTATTTATATCCAACGAAAATAGGAAGGGTGCAAACAATATCCTCATCGTGTATAGTGTTCTTCTATATTCATCTACTACTTTCATATCAGCATCATTTGTATCAATCCATGTAAAATATTTATTGACCAACATATCATATATAATATAGATAGATAATATTTCTTTGGATATCTCAAATAGTGGATCACCTTTACTTATAGATTTATGAAATTTTATTATAGGTACTTTTTTGGCTGGGTATCCTTCACCTGTTACTAGAGCATGTTTTACACCATCTTTAATAGCCTTTATCATACCGTATTGCATCAGATAATAACCCTCAGTATTACTATATTCCATCATGATATCATCGCTTATATTACAAGTTGAAGTTATCATATCTATAGGTGTAAATATTTTAAGATCTGATTTTTTATTTGAGGATATAAAAGAAGCTGACCATTCTCTCAGTCTGTTTATATCACAGTTAAGAAAATTATTAACAAAGGGTTTGGATGGATTGATTCTTTTTTCTTTTTTAGTACTATCACCAGAATCATCTGGAATATCAGGAAGTTCAATGTCCTCAAATGTATTACTGACTGTGCATAATTTATTGAATTCAATCCCTGCATCTGCTGATTTATCATTTTCTACATCTTGTTCTTCTTCTATCTCATCCATAGAATTATCATATTCTTCTATCTCGAATTGTTCGGAAGAGGGTGGAGATTGTGAGATTGATAAGTTTCTCAGCTCTTTTGTTAACCTATCAAATCCGGCGGTTATATTGCTGTTAATCGTAGTTATTTTACCCATGAGCCTATTTAACGTTAGAATGGTTTTAGTACCCGTATCGACTGTTATGAAACTATTTGTATATTGTTTCATTAATTCAATCATTGTTTTAAAAGTTAGAAAATCTACAGGTATAGTTAATTTTCCTACAGTAGAAACTGAATTAGTAACAATCATTGTAATAGCAGGTTTTCGATTCTCGTGATCATAGGCTAGATTGAATAATAGTTCTGCCTTAGATTTCTTAAGGTATTTTACAACACTTACATTGCCACCTGTAATAAATGCTTGTTCTGGTCCTACCTTCATAAAATTTGTTACTTGATTTATAAGATCATATATATGGTGTATACATAATGATGCTCTTATGGATTTATAACCCGTGCGAGGATCTAATATGGCTACAGTTAACATTGTAGGTTCATAGCTTTCCCATTTATCATCTGATCGGATAACTGTACTAGTGCTCATTTTCATTGATATGGATGTTCGCGGATCAGTATACTCCATTAAATGATTTTGTAAAAACAAACTCTCTTTTTCCAAAGTCCTTCTCCTTTTAATTTTTTAGTGATGCTTTTATGTTTTTAGTTTGTCCAGTTGTATGAACGGTTATTTTCTATTAGATTTTTTAATAATCTCCTATGACAATTTCTATCACTCTTTTCCCAACACAACAGAGTAATCAATTCTCCATCATCACTTCTCTTCTTTAATTCTTTGATCAGATTCTTCCTACTCTCCATCTCTTTTAAGTATCTCGTTTCATAATCATCCCAATCAATAGTCTTTGCCCTATAATCATTCAACAGTTCTATAGACGGCGCTAATTTCTTTAACCACTCATCATAATCATAGAAATTTTTAATCCATCTCATCACACAAATTCTTGTGCCATCATCTTCATTTTTTTCACTCATAATACTTTTTGTTTTAATCATTGATTCCCCTTTGATTTTATTCTTTTTAATTTGTCCAGTTGTTTGACTGGTTATTCTTCTGTGGGTGGTAAGGGTCTTTTTAGTTTCACTTTATCGTCGATTACTTTGATAATTTTCCAGTTATCTTTAGTTTCTTGATATTGATCTTCCTCAATTCTACGTCGGATATTTTTCTCTGCTGTTTCCTGGTCCCAGTAGATTTCTATTTCTTCAGAGGAACCACCTAAATCACGATTCGATACATCCTCCCAATTAAGTATGGTAGCTTTATCATATTTCCATTTATAATTAAAATGGTACCATTTTCTAACCCATTTTAAAATTAGACCTGTTCCTTTTCTTTGTATTTTATAAAATCTTCCATTACTGACTATCTTATATATCATTTTTAGTCCTCCTATATGATTTATGTTTTTAGTTTGTCCAGTGTCGGAAGAGGTGTATTATTTTATGAGGGTAATGAAACGGATAAAATAACCACACATGTGACCGGACAAACTATTGTGTTTATGATTTATCATGTTTGATTTTCTAAGTCCATAGTTACTCATCTTTTATCAACTTCGTCTATTGGGATGTGAACTATTGTTGAACGGATGATTATAACTGGTGGAGAAGAAAGGTCACTAACAATTCAGGTTTCCGTTGGAGGAAGGATCTTTGATCCTACGTTCAACAGGACAGTTTGAACATCAATTGCGATAGCAAGCACAATAAGCAAAAAAGAAAAGTATCATTCTAATGAAGGACTGGATAATAACCAGTCATTTCAACATGGAAATATACAGGGGTCATATTGTGAGGAGAAAATTTGAGGATAACTTATTGAAATATTTATCATTGATTATAAAAAAGATATAAATAATATACTCCAAATTTTTGGTAAGGAAAAATCTTTTTTCCAAAAAACAAACACTTACAATCAAACCCTGATAAAAAACACTGGGTTGAAAAAAATCATACCGGACAAATTATTGAATTTGAATATAATAATTATGTCTCTTACGAGATTTACATGATTTGGATTTTCCCCATTCAAAATACTTTCAGTTTATTAGAATGGACTAAAAATTTAAAAGGTTATTATATTTATCAAGTCCTTTTTTACCCGAGTTAGTTTGTATTCTCAAATATTCATATTTGAGGATAAAACTAGCTGAATAAATAATTATTAAAATACTATACGAAGTATGAAGAATAGCAAAAAAGAAAAGAATATAACCACTGTGTTAAGGTATTGACAAGGTGATATAACTTGTCAAATCTTTATACATTCTTAAATTATAATATCCGATCTGAATGATTAAAAATCCTTGAACATTCTTAATTTGTAATACCCGATCTGAATGGATAAAACTTCCCGCCATCACTTTTTCTTTTTTCTTTTTGATGGGTTATTCTGATTTGCTTTATCTGATTCACCTCGTCGCCGAGGCAAATCGATTCTCTTTTCATAGGAGGTCTATCTCCGCCCATAAATATAAAAATAAACCTTCCATAATATAATTATAAAAAGAAATTCACATCCTCATTAACCCTTTCCCTCAATACCCAAATCAAAAATATCTAGCGCAAAATTATAATGTTTTATCCTCAACAATTTGGGTCAATTTACTTACGGTTTTTTCGCCACAGCTTCTCAGTATCCTGAGCTACTATTCCCGCCGCGAAGGTAGAATATAAAGTTATTCGCGCCCCGCAAAAATGATGTGGAACAAAGGGCATACGACAGATCGCATACCCTTTGCAACGAATTGAATATGTGTTATATTTCTTTTTGCAAGTCCTCAGAACCTTCCATTGGGACCTTACATTTAGAACACTTAGTTTCCATGCAGGGTTTTCCTTTTTCATGAGGGATTGTATTCCCACACTTAGGGCAAACGCAAGAAACTATTTTCCCCTCACCTTTGGCAGGAAATCCTTGACCTTTCCCACCAGCTTCAACTAATGAACCTTCACTAATCCCTTTTAATTTTTTCAAAGTTTTTTTTGCAATATCTATTTTTCCTTGCCATCTTTGTCTACATCTCTCATGTCTACATTTAGATTTTTTCATAGTATACGTTGCTATCAGATTATTGACAGTTCTTATCTGGCTTTTAGTATAAATATCCTTAATACCTTCCTGTAAATTATCCAACCAATCTTTTGAAATCATTTTATCTCCTTATGTTATTCGATTATATACTCTTTTATAATTTGTCCTCTTACTTATCTCCTACTTCTTTTTGTTTCCTCAATATTTCCCACTGCTTTAATGCGACTGGTTTCTTTGTCCATTCATTAGGATTTCCTTCACTAGATGCTGCAAAAGTTATTTCCAATGTATGTTCCTCAATATTAACATTTGGTACACCAAATGCAGTATTATCATCAGTCTTGATATAGTTATCATCTAACCAATCCCATAAATCCTGTAGGGGAACTATTACCTTTCCTTCGTAGATTCTAGCCATTAAATTGTTACCCAACCTCCCTTAACTTTTCGTGTCTTCTTTAACTTTTTCTGTAGCCTTTGAAACTTCAAAGTATCATTGTTCCTAAGAGAATTACCTGGCTCTGTTGTTGCTATCTTTATAATATCTTCAGAGGTATTAGTCCAGGTTCTATATTTTTTAACAAATTCTAAACCACTCCTTGCTATTGCTTCTCGTTCATCATCATGCTTCAAATAATATTCCACTGCATTATTTAGTGCTATTATATTCTTAAATTCTACAATGTCTCTTTTATCTTTCATGTCCATTAATTCTTCCATTTTTGGAATACGTTTGGTTAGAACCATTGATCCACACGCCATGCAATTCCATAATCTCAAAGATGTATAACCAGGATAATTTCCTCTACTGATGTTTAATACCAATTTACTTTGTGAACATATTTTTCTGAATTCATCGGGTTCGACAAAACTAGTATAGTGGGGTCCAAAGAATTTTACATTGTAGTTTTTCTTCCTTAAAAAATCATAAATAGTGGTCCTCTCAGGATCAGCTGCACCTATAAAAATTACATCATATTTCTTTTTAGTTAGTTCTGGATAATATTTATCAGGATCTGTTCCATCGAATACATGATAAACTGGCATTTGTGCACTATTGCTCCAGAGCAAAGCAGTTCCATACCCAGTAGCACTTCTATATGCACAAAATCTTGAAGACTCAAATAATGATTTATTTTTAAAATGGGAATATACATCAGGCATCCAAAAATATAATCTGCAATTCATTTTGGACATTTGAAAAGTATGTAAAGGTATACCATTACCCTTCATTATTATAATTAGATCACAAGTTCTAGATAGTTCCATAACATTATTTATAACAGCACTAATATTCCTTTTAAGAGCAGTTCTATAATCTAATCTTATAACTTCACTTACTGAATCCAATCTTTCCATATGATTTGCAAATGGTATGGATGATGATGCTGGATTATTAAATACCCCTGCGAATCCTACTTTTAAGGGTAATTGTAAGGGATTTTCTACCTCTATATCTCTACCTAAAATACTTGGAGTTACTTTCCTGATCATATTTCTAACTCCACAGTTGCACAGAGAGGAGCATCTTTTGAACCTGCTTTATCTTTATGTTTCCTTAAAAATCTAATCATCTTGTCAGGATCTTTTTTGGTAGCATAATATATTCTCCTGTTCTCTAATCTATATTGACCGTTTATCCATTTGTCCTTTTTAACGTGGCTGACGGGATGATATAAGTGGTTAATAGTCCAGGGGAACATATCATAAGATTTAAACATATGAGATGCTCTAAGGGCCATCTCGTTGTCTATACCTCCGAGTTCTTGGAACCCCTCATTGGCACCTCCCATCTCCCAATAAGCAGTTTTATTATAATACAAAATTCCCCCCTCAGCCATACCCCGGGTAGGTTTAGATACTCGTATCTTCTTGCTGAATGTTTCATCCCAGTATACTATTTCAGACCAAGCAAAGAACCATCGTTTCACCTTATTCTTTGGTCGTTTTTTAGCAAATTTATATAGCTCAGTAAAGTAGTTTAAATCCACACAAATATCTCCTTCTCCCATCAACAAATGCCCAGTCTTAGCATTTCTTACTCCTACATTGAAAAGCCACCCCTTATTAAAAATGGGATATCTGACTAATATTTTTGTTATGTTTTTATTTGCAGGAATTCTTATATTATTAGAATATAGAGGAAGTGTAGGATCTAGCATTTGTTCTACGATTATAAGATGTATATTTTGGGGTATTACTCGTACTATAGATTCTAAGTTCCTAAGTCGATATTCGAATCCGTCATTATTCATATTGCATACGGGTATAATGAAATCCATATTGAGATTAATTTTCCCCCCATATATTCTATTATATTCATCCACTGAGGGATGGTCGGTTTTCACGTTTATATGTTTTAGAAGCCCAAGTTCTGATACACAGACTTTTCCGCATACTTTACATTCTATTTTAGCCATTTTTTCTCCTCCAATATTTCAAATACCTTTTTAGGTGTTGTTGTTTTATAATCCAGATCATCAAGAAATGTACACTTGGTCTTAAAAGGATTTTCTTTTACACGGTGTCTTATATTCTCATGTCCCCACAGAATTGTTGGAGTTCCCAGTAAATTTGATAAGATAGGTAATGAAGATTGACTCCCTATAGTAACCTTAGTCCGTCTCATAATTTCAATTGTTAAACCTATATCAGACAGATCATTTAGAGTTTCAACATATTTTTCTAATACTATAAAATTAGGATTTCTTGGAGGATGAACTATAGTCGGAGAAATGCCAGCTATAAATACTATATATTTTTCACTCTTACTAAACAAGTTGAATAAATCATACCAATATTCATCAGGCCAATTCCTATCAATATCTACACTCCTTAAATCCATTCTTTTTCTTGGGCATAATACTACAGGAATTTTATCCTTGTTTTTCTCTATAAATATATCTGCGAGTTTTTTATTAGCTGAGTGAGGTGTAAAATTGAAGTCCATTTTATCAAATGGAAAAATATTCCTTTTATTTCCTTTAGGTGGCTCGATTAATTTATGATGAGGAAATTCTTTTCTGATCTTGTCTATAATCATCTGATACTTTTCATCAGGGAAAAAATCTAGACGATACATATTTGGTCTGTATATGTTATAGTCACCATTAATTGTAATAGTCATAATTCCATCTACAGCACCATAATACAAATCACTACGTTCTTTCCTAGTAACAACAATAACATTTTTTTCAGGGTAGGTCTTTTTGAACCATCTCACATACCCACAAAATCGAATTAGTTCCCATCCCAATTCTCCAAAAAATGCGAATACTACTTTTTCTTGTTTTAATAACAATCTTAAATATTCTGATCTGATCATAATCGATTTATTAACTCCTCAAATATTTCCGGTATTGGTAGTTTGGGTTTTGTAGAATGCACAGCTACTCTAGCCATTGAATCCGACCGATTTATATCCAGAGAATTTGAACTATGATCAATCACAATAGAATTCTTTTTCAAAGCCCAGCAGATATGAACAGCATCAGAATCAGATGGCACAATAACTAAACTACAAGTATTTAAAATACCAGCAGCTACAGGATCAGATACATTATTTATTATCTTAATATTTTTCCTAATTTTAAATCTCTCAATCTGGGCAGGGTCTAACCTAGTTGTCTCTCCACCCATAGATAATAATAAAATAGTATTAGCTCGATCATTAGCTAATCTGGAACATACAATACTCAAATCTTTCCATATAGTATGTTTATCATTTTTACAAGTAGATATAATTATGGCTGTAGTTTGAGGATGTATATATCCCTTATAAGGAGTAAAATTACAGTAGGGTTCAGGTACATGTTCAATACACGGATCTACAACTGAATAATTTTTCTCTGCTGTGTATTTACTTAAGTTGAGAGGTTCTATAATATCTAAATCCTTAGGTAATTTTATATTATAACTACTGGTAGTTTTTATTATATTAGGACCATACTTACAAAAATTTGTCATTCCGTTGTGAAAATCATCTATCTTATATACCTTATCCACCATAGAATTTCGTATCAAAGAAACCGCAGGATTTAATACATCATTTGTTACTATATCTACAGAACCATATTTTTTATATATCCCTTTTATAAGAGGAGTTATATTCAGTAATGCCTTTGTATCAGAATTAACAACCAATAATATCCTAAAATTTTTATCGAATTCCAATTCTCCATTTTTAAATGTTATTTCAGTTATATCACCCATGTCTTCTTCTTCGGTTTCTATACTATCGATATCATCATCCATAGAATATAAATTTATCTTTGCCCGTCTTTTAAGTTTCCAATAAGGCAGTAAATCTTTACCTCTTCTCATACATCCTATTTTCGAAGCATCACCCCACTCAACACTATAATTACTAGGTATGAATATGGAATGTTCTGTTTTCTTTTTAAACTGAGCAACATTTTTAAGATCTCTATCTTCTAGATTATTTGTATCTCGCCTTTTTCTTAAACATAGACCTTTATTTTTTACTGAAATTCGTTCCTCAAGACCGGTGGCTTTTAATTGATTTATGAGATGTAGTCGTGAATATTCTGAAAATAATTCCTCTTCCAACCCACATTCTAATTCCACTATATGTTTAACTTTTGCTATAACTATAGGACTGTATATGTTTTTCTTTTTTTGCCATTCTATTCTTTTAATCCTGGAAAAATAAGCACTATGAAATTTACTATCATTTTTTAAAATTTTAAGAGGATTACTTGAATCATCAAACATGGTGGGAACAGTTATGAATTCCTTCTCCCAATCTATGCCTAAGAATTCCTTTGCTATAATTTGATGAGGGCTCATGATAGTCCAACCATCTGTTATGACGACTGTTGCAAAAGGATAATCTGTAGCTATTTGTTTAAGAAGTGTATTGATAGTTAAAGAATAATTATAGGCGGTGGATTGTATAGACATAATATTTTCAGATTCTTCAGGTATACAATGTTTTATTTTATTTGTGGATCTTCCCATCATACATACATGCATATCACATTCAATTAGTTTATGAGCAAAAACCGTAGGTAACATAGATATAAAATCTGGCCTACATTCATCGCTATTAATACCTACGACGGCGTGGATAACTTCCATAATTTCTCCTTACCAAACTGTGGCGGCGGTTAAATGTTTATATTTGTCATATATTTGCTTTGCGGATAAATTCCTAAGAGATAGTTCTTTATCTTCTAGGGTATGTTTTGTTCTTCTATATACGTCAGGACCTTGTCTTGTAAGAACATTACACATAGACGATTGTAGGACTTCCCCAACATGAAGGACGAGAGGATCATCATCTTTTGGGGGTTTGACCCCAGCTACGAAATTAATAATTCCCTTACGTCTTTTTATCATGAACCAGCTGGTTGAATCTTGTTTTTTGTAACAATTATAAGTTTTTACAAGCTCTTCAGATTCCCATTCTAACATCAGTAACTGATTGTAATCAAAGAACCAAAAACAACTGCCCCCTCCCCAGGAACTGGAAATACAACCGAACTCTTCACCATCTACATTAAAGGTATAATTGTTGGTCATTGGATTATCACGAGCTATTTTTGGTATACCCCCTGGTGCTTTTACAATATAATGGGTGTTAGGTTCTAAGGTTTTTAATTCTTGATGTGCATTCAGGAAATATTTATCCCAGCCCCTTCCAAGAATAACATCGTTATCTATAAGAACATAATAATCATTCATTGTTTCTGTCTTTGTGAGATGACGGACGTCGTGGGCGGTTTTCATCATTTGTGTCCACCTATGAAATGATGATGCTTTGCCAAAACAATTATTGAGAGAAGTAGAGGTATCATAGGAATAATATTTAATTTTTCCATCCTTTAATAATTTTGCGAATATAGCAAATCTTTCAGGGGATGGTAAGGATAAGTTATCAAAAACGTAAATATCTATATCGCGGAATAATGAGGTTGTTGTGAGGATAGATTCTATAGTTTTTTGTGTTAATACTGATCTGTCTCTTGCTGTCAACATCACTGATAATCTGTTATTAATCATATAGTCCCCCTCGTTCATTTTTAATGTTTTTAGTTTGTCCTTTATTCCATAAAAAGTTCCAGAGAAAACCCACACCATCAAGCGGACAAATTAAAAACGTGATAAATTAGAAATAATATGTGGCATCTGGATTTTTTGATTACAAAGAGGACAAACATATAAAGAAACATTTTAAAGAAAGGGGCAAAATGTGAGGAAACCAAATAAATCTAGTATAAAAAATAAAATGGGGATTAACCCCAACGAACTACGAAAGGTAAACACAGTAAAAGAATTAATATCAAAGCCACCATTTTTTATTCTTGCCAAAGTAGTGACGGGCTGTTCAATAGGCGGAGGCCCAAATGGGCGGGCAGTTAAATTAGAAAAGGGAAGTGTCGTAACAATGGCATTAGGAGCATTCTTCACAGCTTCTAGATCAAAAGACCGCAGGGTCCTCTTGAAGCCATATAAGAGGAAATTCGCAGATGTATTCAAAAGATATTATGGTCAAAATCTCGATGGTAAAAATATATTGTTCCTGAGGGGCGGCGGCTTTGGAGATTTGTTATTTCTTCAACCCATAATGAAAGAACTAAAAAGATTATATCCTACCTGCACAATTACGGTAGCATGTTTTACAAGATTTATCGATATATTATCAAGTTTCCCAGAAGGTCTTATAGATTACGTTACGCCCGTACCTGTCAATTTAGAAGTCTTAAAATTCAATGATTATCACTTTATTGTAGAGGGCATCATAGAACGATGTACAGCCGCTGAAAAAGAAGTTTGTTATGACTTAATGGCGCAAGCTTCAGGTTTAGATATAGATTTCTCTTCTATGGATCAGATAATAGAATTAGTTCCTGACAAAAAACTCGTGAAAGAACTATCTCCAATTCTTCCAGGTAATTTTGTAGTAGTTCAAGCCAGAGCATCTTCACCGATACGCATGATGCCAGATTCCGCGTGGGCCTCTATTATCAAGAAGATAGGTGCCCTTGGGAAGAAAGTTGTATTGTTAGATAGACCTGAAAATGAGAAATTATATACAGACTTTATAGAGCATAATGATCTTAAAGATATTGCAATAAATTTAGCAAGTAAGTGCCTGACAATTAATCATGCGATAGCTATTGCGAGTATGTCGGATGGAGTTGTGTGTATAGACAGTGCCTTTTCGCACATAGGAGCAGCACTAGGAAAGCCAGTATTAGGTCTTTACGGTGCATTTAAAGGTGAACTGCGTATGAAGTATTATAAGAATGCTGATTGGGTTCAAGGCGAACCTACATGTAAAAAAGGTAAACCTTGTGCAGCACATCATGAAAGAAAGTTCAAATGCGAATCCTTCAAAGCAAAAGGATATCCAGATTGTATGGCAAATATAGATGAGGACGAAGTCATGGAAAAATTCAAAAAATTATTTATAAAAGAAGAGGAGACAACTGATGGAAGAGACGACGTATAGGGAATTTTTAGAAAGGTTTAAAATAGAGTTTGGGGATTTTATAAGACTCGCAGAGACAGGAAAAACAGTTCGTTATTCTGCCCTGAAAGCTAGGAAAAAATCAATTCAACTAAGAAATATGTTAAAGGATTTTAGGGGCTATTCATTAACAAACGATAAGAGGATATCCGAAATATTATCCGAAGCCAAAATAAAGATTAGGTCGGAGGTAACAGGCTAATGAATAAATTAAATAACAACCTAGAATATTGGGAAGGCAGGCATCACGATATGACTAATGAGCGTATAGTGGGCCGTATCGACTGGACCCGAGCAGAATATTATAAAGAGTTAGCTAGATGGTCATCCATAATAGAACCGCTCCTATCACAAGTACAGCTCCCACGATCATCTAACAATAGTACCGTTCTCGACATTGGTTGTGGAGTAGGCAGATGGGTTCCGCTTCTATCAAAATATTTTACAGATTATTATGGGTGTGATATCACAGATAATGCTATAGAAAAAACACGAAAAGCCGTAGCTGATACAGGACTAAACTATGTAGTTGAGAAGATAGTAGATAATGTGTTACCCTTTAAAAATATAAAATTCGATCTAGTATGGACATGTGTAGTCCTCCAGCACATTGTTGATAAAGAATTATTAGAATACTATGCACAACAGATATCCTATGCAGTAAAGCCAGAGGGTTATTTATTAATTACAGAAAATATAGCTGAATGTAAGGATAGTCATTATATGAATTTTCGATCAGAATCTTATTACAAAGAATTATTTACAAGTGTAGGATTCAATATAATAGATACTAAATACATAGAAGAAAGAGAACAACATGCTTCGATGCTGTTCAGGAAGGAGGCATAATTATGTCAAATATAGTAATATTGTTCAGTGCAGGTATTGACTCGTTTCTCACAGATGATCATTTTAAACAACGTAGAATTCCTGTTAAGAAGCTTTATTTTGATTTGAACTCTGTTTACACATCACCAGAAAAATCTCTATTACAAAGTATATATGATGATGTAGAATACCATTCATTATTAAATGTTGCTAGTATTGAAGAAGAGAATATGAATGTACCAAATAGAAATATAATGTTAGCAACAATGGCCAAGTCTCTTTATCCTCAAACAGATGAAATATATCTAAATGAAATGAGAGACGATAGAGGGCTAGATAGTAATAAAGATTTATTCTCAATGTACTCTCATGTTCTAAGTATGAGTTCGGGTTATAAAGTAGAAATAAAAAGTCTGTTCTGGGATATTGAGAAGAGTGAGGCTATAAAACAGTATATGGAATATGGTAGAAGTAAGATATCATTGATCACACATACCTTTTCTTGTTTTGGAGATAATCTAACCCGCAGAGTTCCTGAAGTTTCTGTCTATGAATCAAGAGCAGATGATTTTGCATATGTATCAACTATACCTTTACAAGTACCAGTTTGTATGAAGTGTAAAGCCTGTTTTCGAAAAGCTTGTGCTCTGACGATGGGTAATATTTATATACCGTTTAAGAATATGAACATGGTTGACGAATATGAAGAGAATATAGGTTCTCTGGATAATTATCCTAATCGAAAAAAATCAGTGAGAAATTATATAAAATTTATGAGGCAATATGGAAAAGAAAATTTCACCCTATAGGATATTTACAGAATGGCTACTAAACCCTTGCCCAGATGCTGAATTATCTGGAGATGTGATTAAAGCTATTAATCCCAGGACAGTGATATGTATGTTTGGAAAAATTGGGGGCCTCACTATATTCTTGAATGATCACTTTAATAACTTTAGTGTTATGAACTTGGATCCTTTAGAGTTTTATCAATTCCTTAAGAGTCTCGTAAAAAAATATAAAATTAAGAAATGGGACTTTTCATATTTTCCTACAATGAAGCGAGATAAAACCATATCAGAGATCCAAATGAAACTTCCTCATCTCAAGAAAAGTGAGATCATCTATCTATTAGAACAATGTAAGAGTGATGAGGATTATGATTCCTTCTGTGAGAGTCTGGGAATTAGAAAGAACCCTAAAATAAAGAAAATTAAAAAGAAAGGTAAAAAAAATAAAAAGCTAATCGTGTCTACCTTCGGTGATAGTATGATAAAAAATATTAGAACTATGGATGATTGGATAGATTGCTTTGGTATGTAAGGAGGAACAATATGAAAGACATAACTAAATATTTAGAACTATTCAAAAATAAAAGTATTCTTGTACTTGGGGATTTAATGGTTGATGAATATCAATGGTGTAAGACTCGAAAAATTTCCCAAGAGGCTCCGGTTCCTGTTGTTAATTTATATAATACAGAATTAAGATTAGGTGGAGCAGGAAATGTCATTAATAATATCAGAAGTTTAGGTGGGAATGTTACTGCTGTTGGTACAATTGGAAGCGATATAGAGGGCGATTGGATAATGGATGAGCTGGAAAGAATAGGGGCCGATAGCATGGGAGTATTTGTGGATTATAATAAACCCACCATAAAGAAAACTCGAATAATTGCAGGAACCCAACAGATAGTTCGTATAGATAGAGAAGATACAAAATGCATATCTCCAGATTTAGTTGATGAAATGTTTAAGTTTATGACAGACAATATAGAAGAGTGGGATGCTATATTAATTTCAGATTATGCCAAAGGAACTATACTTAATTACCTCGCGATAAATACAATAGGATGGGCAAATGCTAATAATAAATTGGTTATTGTAGATCCTAAAGGTAAAGATTTTTCCAGATATTTTAATGCTAGTGTTCTTACTCCTAATAGCGAGGAAGTAAAAGAGGCTTACGGGAGTGGCGATATATACAATCTTGGATATAAAATATTTAATGATTTGAAATTGTCTCATGGATTACTTGTAACTTTGGGCAAGGATGGAGCCTGGGCATTCACTGAACATAATCAAAAAATAATAAAAACAGATGCTAAAAAAGTTGCAGATGTTTCAGGGGCTGGTGATACAATGATAGCAGCATTAACATTAGCAATGTCTTGTGGTATGGATATTTACGATGCATCTAAATTTGCAAACATGGCTGCTGGAATTTCAGTGGGTAAATTGGGAACATCAACAGTTACTCCAGATGAAATACTAAGTAATGTAAATAGTCTTATAAGTAATGGTAAGCTGAGATCTAGAAAAGATATTATTAATACTGTTAAGGATCATAGAACAGTTGATAAAAAAATAGCTTTTACGAATGGTTGTTTCGATCTGCTACATGTGGGTCATATTAAGTTGTTAGAGGAAGCTAAATCATTCGCAGACATTCTGGTAGTGGGTATAAACTCAGATAAATCTATACGACGATTAAAGGGAAGGGATAGACCATTTGTAATACAGGAAGAAAGAGCCAAAATTTTATCGGCATTAGAGTATGTGGATTATGTAGTAATTTTTGATGAGGATACACCATCATTATTAATAGAATCTATAAAACCAGATATCCTAGTAAAGGGTTCTGATTATATAATAAGTGATATTGCAGGTTCCAATTTCGTAATAGAAAATGGAGGATCTGTTAAATTGGTAGAATTGTTAGAACATAAATCAACATCAAATATTATTAATTTGGTTAAGAAAGAAGGAGAAATAAGATGAAAGTATTATATTTGGATTTATATTTCAAGTTGCCCGATGATTTTAAGGGAGGCATTAATAATGCATTAAGAGAATTGATAAAATATAGAGAATCTAAAGGATTATCAGGAGCTTTTATAACTATTGATGATACAGATTCGCCCAAAGAAGAGAAGATTATCGAAGAAGCACATACAGACATATTGTGGGAGAAATTTTTAGAAAAAACAAAAGATGACAATATTAATATTATTGGGCGTGGTAGCTGTAATCATTGGGGTGGTAAAAAGTGGATAAATTTAGATGATGAAGGAGAGGATTAAAAAATGAGAAAACAATTTTGTGTAATATGTATAATGTTAATATTATTAATAGTTACGTCGAGCATCAGTTGCGCCAAACTAAATGTAATTTCACCAGAAGTGCTAGTCAATGTATACCAAAAAAACCCTGTCAGAGGTGATTTAATTTACAGGGATAATCTTATTACTCTAAGGGCGGAGGTAGTAGGTATAAATAAACCTGCTAAAGATGTTATCTTTTTGGATATAGGTTATAGTATATTATGTTTTTTTGATATTAAAGAAGAGTGGGCTGTATCACAATTAGAAATAGGAGATAAGATTTTGATTGAGGGATTTTTTATGGGTTGTTATAATGGTATGTTTGTCATCGAAAAATCAAAAATATTGGAAGAGGATAGTTATGAACCAGGACCAATATTAGAGAAAGAGGATTTATAGGTATGAAATTGATGTCATATGATATAGAAATTGCAAATGAGATAAAGGACGTTCCTGGGGGATGGGGGAATAATTGGGGCATGGGATTAGGGTCTGTAATAGTTTACTCTTACGATGAGGATAAGTATTACGAATACTTACACAACGCATCACGGGACGAGATAAAAGCAAAACTAAACGGCAACAGAGTTATAACTTTCAATGGCCTCAATTTTGACTCAAAGGTACTTCTAGGAAACAAACGAATCCTAAGTCCAGGCCCTACAGAGTTCTCAGTTACTGTTACATCTGAGGACGGGGCAACATCATGGGTAGAATTTGATATATTCACACATTGTCTAAAAGATATTAATAGATGTCAGACCCTTCTAGAATCCACCAGAAAAAGATCTAGAGGTGGGAATAAATTAGATGACTATGCATTGAATACATTAGGAGAAGAATTTGGGAAAACAGGTCATGGTAAGGACGCACCAATTATGTATAAAAATGGAGAATATGAGAAACTCATAGAATATAATCGACAAGATGTACTTATAACCAAACTATTATTTGACTTCGCTAGAAAGAATGGTTATCTTATTAATGGTTATGGTAAGAGAGTTAATATACAAATGAGGAGAAGTTAGATAGCATCATCAAAAACCCACCACAACAACTGGACAAATTAAAAACAATTAAAGCATATAGGAGGACTAAATTATGACAGTATATGAAGAAGCTATTGTTAAATCTCGGGTAGAAACTGCCGAAAATAGAATACGTGCTATTCATAATGAAAGGGAATCACAAAAGATTTTTGGTAAAAAGAATTATCTGTCTTATGATAGTAAAAATTTTATAAATATGATTAATTTGTTTAGAAATAAGTTTAAAGATATATCTATATAAAAATCCGGCCTAGTAACTGGACAAACTAAAAACATAAATCATATAGGAGGGGATAAAAATGAATAGAGCAATGCAAGCTATTTTAATAGCAGGAACAAAAATGAAAGAAGATGTTTTATATGGGAGAAAGAAAATAACCATTAGAGAAGGTCATAAAGACTATACTGGGGGCCCAGTACTGATAGGATGTGATTTACTAAATTGGGCTACGCGGAAAAAAATAATTAGTGTGAGATATACCACAGTAGGTGAAGTTACAAATAAGGAGTGCATGGATGATGGAATTGGTGCTAATTTAAATTTAATGATAGAGCTTCAAAAATATTATCCAAATCTCACAATGGATTCACCTGTAACTGTAATTAGGTGGGAATAGCCCAGTGAATGAAAAAGAATCCATAGATATTATCCTAGAAAAATCTAAAGTAATACAAGATGTCCTGAATAATGAATTAATAACCCAGTTTGCTAAGTTACATAATATACCAGACAAATATAATAAATTCTATATGAAGCAAGAGATTGTAGCGAAACGAGGATATTTTCTAGATGTTAAAAAGAAGTATGCACTATGGATAGTTAATAAGGAAGGAGTTCCTGTCAATGAATATGAAATAAAAGGACTAGTAACAAGACGTTCTGATTATCCAAGACTGACCAAAGAGAGACTAGTCACTATATTTGATCTATTATTAAAACATGATAAAATCTCATTCAAAAAAATATCAGAGTATATAAAAGAGACCGAATTTGAAATAAGAGATCGTATAGCTAAAGGTGATAAATCAATAGCTAAACCTGTATCATATTCTAAAGATATTGCCCAATATAAAAAATTACCAGAACAGATTATAGGTATGGAATTATGGAATACATTAGAGTACAAACACTTTGTTGTGGGCACTAAGGGTTATAGATTCAGAATTAAAGGTGTAGATACTTATACTGCACCAGAGAAAATCAAAAGAAAACTAAATAAAATAAAAGATGTTAAATGGATAGTATTACCTTATGACGAAGAGAAGCTGCCAGATTATTACGTTATAGATATCGATGCCATGTTGGAATTTGCTTGGACTAAAAGAGTAGATGAGTTACTCAAGCCTATAATTAGTAGGGTTAGTAAAAGAGAGAAATTTAAAAATAAAAAATTGACAACGTTTTAGGGGGTTATATGAAGACATCAAAATTTAGCAACTGCACTAGTTGCCCACTACTAAATCAGATTATGGTTCACGGCGAAACAAATGTACCACATGATCTAAGTTTAGTTAAATTATTGATATTAGCAGAAGCCCCTGCTACAAAGGAAGTTGAGTTAGGGTTACCTTTAAAGGGTAAAGCCGGTAAAGGATTTCGCAGTAGATTTGAGTCGTCATGTTTGGATACCGTTCCTTATTTTATAAACAATGTAGTCATGTGTGCAAATCTATATAAAGATCCAGTAACAGGTCGAATTAAAACAGATAATCCACCCTCAGAAGCCGTTGATTGTTGTAAGCCGAATTGGGAAGCATTAGTTAAAATTCTACAGCCAGAATATATATTGATAATGGGAGGAACAACTCAAGAAGTATTTGGTATAACAGGAACTATATCAGATTCGAGAGGAAAACTATACCCATACCCTGGTGATACTTCAGGAATGAAAACCATACCAAAAGTTTTTCTAACATTCCATCCATCATATATAACTAGAGGAACTGCTCCTAAACATAAGATAGAACAATTCAATGAAGATTTCGATACATTATATGAAATGATAACCGGAATCTCAGAGAAACAAGAAAAGAAAAAGACCCAGCGAGCAAAACTAAGTATGACTAAGCCCTATACATATTCACTACCAAAATGGATCAGAGAAGATGATGTATCTTTGATAGATATACAAAAACACCCAAAGTCAAACACCATTGTATATATATTCAGAGATAAAGATAATAATAGAAAATACCACACAGATAAATCGGGCGAATATTATTACTATAGAACTGAGGGTAAATTAGGAGATTCACCTGTACTAATACCTGTATCTGAAACTGAACTCGTACTGAATAAACCTATATATAATAAACATGAAGCACGATATGAATCTGATAATAAACTGGCACATAAACACTCTATAGACTATTACATACAAAGAAAAAATCCTGAAATAAATATACCACTGGTAAAACTATTTTTCGATATAGAAATATATAGTGGTGGATCTTTAGAATTTCCAGATCCTAAAGTTGGACCGAAACCTATAAATGCTATATCATTTAAGATAGGAGAAAATCCTGTAAATGTATATTTAGTAAATCCTACAAACCTAATAAAAAAAGAAGACGTATATAATATAGAAGATAAATTAAAGGATATTAGAACAGATTTTGAAGTTAGTATATTTGATACGGAGAAAAAGTTATTAGAAGCATTTTGCAAATTAATAAAGACATCAGAACCAGACCTATTAATGACTTGGAATGGTACAGGATTTGATATTCCCTATATTTATAATAGATTAAAAAAGAATTCTATAGATCCATCATCTATGTCGCCGTTAGGTTGTACACATATTAATGTACATAGATTTGGAGATATTACTATAATGGGTACCTACCATTTGGATATGTTAGAAGCATATAAAGATTTGACAGAAAATAAAAAAGAAACCTATGCTTTGGGTGCAATAGCTGTTGATGAATTGGGAGAAGGAAAAGTAGAATTTGAAGGATCATTGGATTTAATATATGAAAAAGATATAGAAAGATTTATCAAATATAGTGGACAAGATACTAATCTATTATATGAGTTAGATGTGAAGAAGGGACATGCCGATTTAAAAAATGAGTTAAGAAGGGTATGTTCTAGCAATTGGAAAGGAACGGAATCTACAACAGGATTATTGGATCCTTTAGTTATATCGTATGCAAAAAATAAAGGGATGGTTATTAGAAATTCTGAAATGCATAAATCAAATGAGAAACTTAAGGGTGCATATGTGAAAGTTCCGAACCCTGGTATATATAAATGGTTAGTAGATTTTGATTATAGCTCCCTCTATCCTAGTACTATTATATCCTTAAATATAGGTCCAGATACACTCATAGGTAAAATAGATCCTGAGATTGCCAAACATTATATATATGGTCGTAAAATTCCTGATAAAGTTGAAGTGAATATAACCCCTATGAATACCTATGATTCAAGGTTTAAAACTATGACTAAAGATGAATTTATAAAATGGGTAGAGTACAACAATGCTATAGTGAGTATAGTAGGTACAATATTTATGGGCCATGATAAGAAAATTTCATTTATGTCTGAGATTTGTTCATTGTTATTAGGTACTAGGGCAAAATTAAAAGATAAGATGAACAAAGCAAAGGAAGAGAATGATCCTATATGGAAATTGTTTTATAACCAGCAATGGGCGTATAAAATTCTTGCCAACTCTCTATATGGAGTTTTGGGTACCTTTTCATTCAGATTATTTAAGTTGGATTTAGCTAAAACTATTACAGGGACAGCACAAGAGGCTTTGAAGTTTGCTATGCACCATACATCAAAGTATATGAAGACAGGGGAGAAAACTGTAGATTTGGATTATATTGATGGGGATTTTGATAGGGATATACCTTACGTAATATACGGAGATACAGATAGTAATTTTATAAATATTGCAGAATATCTTATTAATCAAAATATTAATATATAATCAATGAGAATAATCCACACGTGTGAGTGGACAAATTAGAAACAATAAGAGGAGGGAATATCATGTTTAGGGTTATTTATGTTGATATGGACATGAGAGAAAAAACAGATTTAAACATGGCGGAATCAGAACAAGGCGAACATCATGTGCCACATGTACAAGACTATATTATATTGCAAAAATCTGACTATCATGTAAGATATATGGTTAGAGAAGTTGTACGTGTATATGAGGGGGTAAAACAAACAGTATATGTAAAATTAATAGATGACAAAGTACATCCTGGAAAATTTGAATAATAAGGAGGGATTAACCATGACTAGAGTAGTAGAACATTTTGAATCTATACAAGGAGAAGGACCATATGCAGGAACACCTTCTTACTTTATACGATTGTCTGGATGCATTTTAAAGTGTCCGTTCTGTGATTCAAAATTCGCATGGAGTAAAGACGCAGGCGAACCTTTAAAAGATATAAATATAAATATACCTGAACAGTATGAACATATTGTAGTATCTGGAGGAGAACCGTTTATACATATGGGTGATCCAGAGTTTATATCACTTATGCAAAAATATGGTAAAACAAAAAGAATATCATTTGAGACTACTGCTATACAATCCTTAGATCAATTTCCATCAAGTATCATTATTACTATATATAAATCATTGCGAAAACTCAAATTCCCTGTAGATTTTAAACACCCAGCATATATCATATCTCCAAAACTTGGAAAAGAATCGTATCCAAAAGGTATTAGCGAAAACGATATATTTATCCATTACCAATTAGAACAAGAATATTCAGATATAACCAAGAAAAATGTATTTTATAAAATTATATTTGAGGAATCTAAATATAGTATAATAAAAGCATTTATCAACCAAATTCCATCATGGTTTTTAGACAATGTGTATATAATGCCAATGACACCTATACCATACAATCATGATGAGTACATAAAAAATTGTAAATCAACAGTAGAATTTTGTAAAGAAATAGGAATTAGATATACGCCTAGAATTCACATAGATATCTATGGTGTCAGACAAGGCGTTTAGGAGGAAAAATTGAAAAAATCAGGATTTGTAGCAGCCGGGCTACCCGCGTTACGGCAGCATTTAAATTGTATACTAAAGCATAACCCAGAGCATTTCACCGAGAAAGCTCTGAACGATTTCTTATTAGAGAATTGTAACAAATTTCTAACCAGCATCGGTATAAGTATCGATAAAAAGAAGCCAGATGATATGGCAATATTTAAGAGGTATCAACGAAAATTTGATAGCTTTAAGAATACTGGATTTTTGAATAATTGTGATATAATGATTGATTCCGCAGGGTTTCAATTTCAAATTGGGGTATTGCCAAAAAGTTTTGTCCCTAAATTTATTGATGGTTATCACGATTTTCTTATAAATAATTATGGGAGATATTCTCAAGCTTTTGTATTCGATCCAGTTCCAGGTGCTACTAAATCCATTATAGATTCCTACAAAGAAATGAAAGATTTAAATATGATGTCTTATCAAAAAGCCGCCAATTTACCCGCCCATGTAAAGAGGTCTATGATGTATATACATCACTTCCGTACTCCAAAGATAAATAAATTATTTAAGGAAATGTTATTTGAACATAATTTAGCAGATGGTTTTGGTAGCTTTGCAACAGGAGGATTGGTTTCCTTTCTATCTAGTTCTCAGGGAAATCCTCCCTGTAATATGTATGTTATCCCACTCATAGATATATTAACATATGCTCTTAAAAATGGTCTAAAATCGCTCAGATTTCACGTTCTAGGCGATAGTGATTGGAAGTCGGTATTATTCCATAAGTTCATAGAAAGACACGTTAAAGAAGTACATGACATCGATATAGAGGTGACATACGATAGTACAACAATACAAAAAACATTTATGATGGGTAGGTATTTATTTGTTCCATCTTATAAAGATAAATCTATATGGAAAATGTTTCTTAAATCAGATGGTCTACACATGAGATGGAAAGATGAGGGAAGTGTTTTAGATTATTACTATAAATTAATGGGAAATATATCTGATGAATATGGATTTAAAAAATTGAATCCACAAGATGATCCCATTTATATAAATAATGGTATAAAGACTCATAGAGTAGCATATGCTTTTGCCATATTACATGTATTAAAATTGTTTAGAGTCTGTAGTGAATGGTGTGAGGATTATGTAGATCAATTATATCCCCTCTATCAGAATGGACAAATTACAAAGTTTGATACTGAAGTAGAAAATATAATGTTAAAGTTTAACAATGGGAAGTTATCAAACGCCATAAGCGGTAGAACATCTGCGACATACAATTCATTAAAAATGATAGAAAATTTAGATATAGATTATTGTAATTATCTAGTGGATAGATATATGTCGATAGATGAGGCTGCGTCACTAAAAAATTATAAAGAGTCCACATTTTAGGAGGTGATTTTTTGATCGGAGAGTTTTTTATAGATACTTGTATATCGTTAGGTTGTTCTGTAAACGATGATGATGCTAAGTTACTAGAGGTTATACAATCCATATTATCCTGGCATAAGAAAGAAACACAAAAGGATGATGTGCCTATAGAATTTTTAGATAAGGTTGAATTGGCAAATTATCTAATAAACTACCGTATGAATAATAAACCATTTGATTTTAAAAGTATGGTTTACGGGTTGAAAAATGGAAAGTTAAAAAACCTTATTCCTATAGTAGAGAATAGTAAGACAGAGATTGCAGAGGAAGAGTTGGAAAAGATCAGTAGTTTCATATATTCTAAGAAGAAATTATGCGATATGATCACAGGCAGAAATAACATCCAAGAATTATTAACAGATGTAGAAACAGGGAATTATATAGATGATGATGAGATATGTGAAAGATGGGAACATCAAATAACGAATAGTTATACTCAAATAACAGAGATAAATAGAATAGAGGCTGTTAAGGATGTTGCTTCTTTGGATTTATTAAACGATGAATACGATGAAGTTGAAAGATCAATACGAGAGAGATATTCATCTAAGAATGTAATAAAAACAGGATATAAATCAGTGGATAATCTTTTACCAGCAAAGGGATTTGAGAGAGGTCGATTGTATGTTATTGGCGGTACTTCAGGTATAGGGAAATCTAACTTCATGATTAATCTAATTGTAAATGCAATAAGTCAAGGAGATCCAGATCCAGATGCTATTTATTTATATTTAACAGGAGAGAATTTAATAGGAGAGTCCTTAGAGAGGACATATTGTTGTTTCACCAGAACTCCTCATAAAAATATGGTTGATAGTATTTTAAATGATCCCACATTCTCACTAAAAAAAGAAATAACAAACATCCTGACAAGTAAATCCTCTAATATTCATATGAAATATATAAAGCCTGATATAACAACATCCTTTGATGTTGCAGCATTAATAGCCGATGTCAATTCAAAAGGAAATCTAAAAGCTGTATATTTAGACTATTTAGATCTGACATGTAGTGGTTATAAAATAGATGATATTAGATTAGATATAGGTCGAGCATGTAGAGCATATAAAAACCTTGCAGTTGATTATAAAATACCATTCATAACAGCTACTCAGCTTAATAGAAGTGGGTATGATAAAGAGCTAGAACCTAGTCTGATATCTATGAGCGAATCTATGAAAAAAGTTCATGACTCTGATTTTGTATTATTCTTACAACCACCAACCGAGTCAGTAATGTCAATACCATTTAACGGATCTACAAAATCTTTTAAGAAGGTAAAAATGACAGTTTTAAAAAATCGCAACGGGGAAGTTGGTGCATCTACTAATATAGTTAGTAACATACGACTGGGTGATAAGAAGATTTTTGATTATTCAATGGAAGAAGAACCTGAAACCAGAATTGATATTGTAGACACAAATATAGTGGACGAAAATTATGATGAATATACTAATAATGTTTGGTAATTTCTGTGATGAAAATTAGAAAGGACAAATTTAAAAGAGAGCGATAATTAGGTAATTCCTAAAGGGTATATAAAAGAAAAAAGGAGAAAGAAATGAGTAACGATAAGGATTATATTAAGTTTTTAGAAGAATCTGTTGCAGTACAGAAATATAAGGCACCCTGTGATAAGGTAGTTAATTGGAAGGGTGAAGGAAAATTAAATTCAAGTCTCGATGGAGATATTGATTATTTAGTTAAGAAAATTACTAAGGGTGATAAACCCGAAGATAAAGCTATTCAATCAGAATCTAAAACTGGGAGTGATTCTCCCTTATCTATATTAGAGAAAGAATTAGATGAAGCAGATGAAGAATTAGATGCTAAAGATATAGAAAAAGATCTCGAAAAAGATATGGAAGCTGATAAGGACATAGCTGAAGAAGGTTGTAAAGGCATAGACGAAACCATAGATTTATCCAATGTTGAGAGTGATATATTATCTAGGCTTATTTCTGAAATGGATGCTATGGATAGTTTTGAAGATGAAGACATGATTGATACAGGAATGGGTGATGATTATGTTGACGATGAATTAGATACGGAGGCGTTACCCGCTGAGGATGATTATCTGGGTATCTAATATACGCCTCGTGCAGAGGCATTTCGCTACCGAAAAGGGTTCGTCATTTTACAACGACGGGCCCTTTTTAATTATAATTCAACAGGAAGGGGCTAAAAAATGTTAGAAGTATTTTTGAAGGATCCGGGAATAATTTTTACGAAGAACAACGGAAAGGTTGTCAGAACACCGATCAAATTTTATATAAAGGAATCCGAGAAACTTTTATATGAATCAATGATAAGGGCAAGTTCCATAAATAATTTTGAGATAACTGAGATAGATGAGGTTCCCAATAAATCAAAAGGGAATGTTCCAAATCTATCGAAAATTAAACCAAAATCAGACATCAATCTAGAATTTAAAGTGAAGGGTTAATCATATGTATAAATTCATATTCTATTTGAAGGATAATAAAAACATTGTGATAACCTCTAAAACTAATAATACATCTATAAAAGATTATGTTGATAAAATAGCAGATATCATGGTAGGTACCGAGTTAACAAAGTTCGAAACAGAAACAGATGTCCTTATGTTAAAACCCTTAGATTTAATGGGTGTACATATAGTATTAGATACAAAGTCCGAATCATCTTTCACTCCTATTGATTATTCAGAGGGTATAATAGACGAACCAAATCTACAAGCCGTAATACCTGATATAGACTTGAGTGATGTAGGTGTTGATGTGGAAAAAGAAGCAGAAGAAACTTTAGATGAGTTTGCCGACACTATAGACAAAATTGTAGAGACAAAAATAGAACCAGAAGTAGAAGTTGAAGCAAATGAAGAGGAAATAAAAGAAGATCCTGCAGAAGAGGAGGAGACAGATGATAATACTTCTGATTAATGCCTGGTTACTTCTGTTCTTTATTATGTTATATACGGTATTGGATCGTAATATCAAATTAAAAAATAGGACGGATGTATTTGACCGATATGGAGAACTTTTGGTAATAATGGATAGATCGAAAGAGTTAGCATATCAGAAAGTTTTTCAGGATCATGTATTGACCTATTCTTTTTCAGGATTTAAAGTGAACAAGGAAGAACTGGATTTATTTCAATCAATATATATAAAGACTCTTTTTACATTCTGTGGTCCAAAGGTGATAGAAGATTTGAAAATATTACATGGGGATATAGATTCTGTTTGTGCAATACTTGTAAATGATTTTATTCAAAGGATAAAGCAAGATGAAACGAATATAACAGGCAGGATGTTAGAGGCTGAAAAAAATAAAGAAGAGGAAGGAGGCGTAACGAATAATGGCTAGAAAAACTAAAGCTCCCAAGAAAATTAGGGCTAAGAAAACAGGTGCAATCAAGAAAGCGTTTGATACATTCAAAAATAAAGTACTGAAAACACCTGACAACAAATCCTTAGATAATGTTGATGTAGTATTATCAAGGGTATCTGATAGTATTGTCAATAAGGATTCTCTAAACCAAGCAGAATTAGTTAGGAAAGTTTTCTCTGATACTATAAATAGTGATGTGTTTAAAAACACTTCCTCAGATATGGTTTTTTCTCCAGAAACAATTGGTCGATTGATGAGATATAGCAACGCAGAAGAAATATGTGATATGCTTCCATATTGTGCCAGGGCATTAAAAATAATAGCAAATGAAACTATAGCCCCAGATAAAGTAACTAAAGAAAGCCTACAATTTTTACAAACAAAAACCTTTGATGCTAGTGATCAAAAATCATTAACAAATGTCCGAGCTATAAATGAGGTTTTGAAAATTGAAGATTATATGTATACCTTAATTTACGAAACCCTAAAACTCGGAGATCAATTTGTAGAGATATGTGATTATAAATCTAAAGAGGTTCCGATAACTCAATCCTTACTCAGTGAAGAAACTAACCGAATGGAAGAATCCGTAGTGACAATGAGCGAAGTAGATGTAACTCTTAAGGGACATGCAATGAATGAGTTTGGAAAAGTTGTGGAAGAAAGTCAATCCATGAGAATAAGACCTACCATAATCGAAGATACAAATAGTGCAAGTACAATTCCCATAGAAAATGTAAGACTGATAATCCACGATCCCAGATATATAATAAAGTTACAATCCAATAGGTTCAAAATGTGTTTAGGATATTTAGTATTACCTAGACCTAGTGATGGCGGCGGATCAAATGGTATACCAGGTGCAAGTTGCGGTAGTTCTACAGGATCTTCAGGGTTACAATTTTATGGATCACACAGTATGCGACCAATGACAGGTATAGATAGATTATATTCAGAAATAATAACATCTATAAAGAAAAAGTTAGGAACCAAAGAATTATCGATTCAGAAAAAAGAAATATTGGATATGTTAACCAGAGTTGTTAAGGAATATGATGCTCAGGAAAATCTCCAATTTAATATAAGATATGTCCCACCAGAAAGAATGGAACATTTCAATATAGAAAGTAGAAGGTTTTTTCCATACGGTGAAGGAATATTTTATAAATCCTCATTCTCAGCTAAATTATTGGCAGTATTTGAAACGGCATTGGTAATAAAAAGAGTATCTGACTCTAGTGATAAAAGGGTAATATATGTAGAATCCGGTTTACCCAGAAATGTAAGGAATCTGATCGAAGAACTTAAAGAGTCAATGCAGAAGAGGAAATTTAGTATGGATACTATGGGTAATATAAGTAGTGTTGTATCAATGATTACAAGCTATGAAACCTATTATATTCCTCAAAAACAAGGCAAGCGATATGTAGAGTTTGATCAAATCCCATCCAATATAAATATAAGAGATTTACATGACGAACTAAAAACCTTTAGAGATCAATTAATATCATCATTAGATGTACCACCTGCATTTGTTAATGTTGATGAAAATACACCAAATAAGAATGCCCTATCACACGAGTCAATGTTATTCGCAAAAACTATTGTAGGATATCAAGATCAATTGTCAAGACCAGTGCAAGGCTTATTTTCAAAAATATATAAGCTGGTGCATGATCAGAAGATACCTTTAGGTATAAATATAACCTTCTTTCCTCCAAGGATGTTGGAAATAGAGAGGGATGCGGAACATAATGAGACTGTAGTTAGATTAATCAATGCTTTAGCTGAAGTTGGTATTGATAAAGAATATCTCAAGAGGAAGTATTTATCTATTGACTGGGTCGAACATGAAGAATATAAGACTAAATCCGAATTAGAGAATAAAACAGAGGGTGAGAAGAAGGATGAAGAAGGTGGAGGTTTTGGTGGTGGATATTAACAGGAAACTACTGTTAAATAAGGCAGGACAAACTATAAACAATAGAAGGAGAAATAAATGAGACTTTACGATCTGTTGGAAGATATCCTGCTTTACACTGAACAGGAACAAGAAGATCCACCCGAAGAACAAGAGGCTCCAGATGAGGAAGCTCAAGCGGAACCTCCTGCAGAGGAATATGAAGAAGAACCCGCAGCGGGTGGGGATGAATTTGGAGAACCAGAAGTATCTCCTGAAGAAACAATCACAATCATAGATAAGGCATATAGACTTAAGAAGATATATTCGCGGCTAATAGCCCTATCTCGTATATTAGATTATGAAACAGATCCTAAATTAGAGGAAATTAGAGATAAGACCTTGGAAGCTATAGACCTCTTTCATATCATCGTTTCAAATTTCGATAGTTTTAAGGATAAGTTAGACAATATAATAGATGGATTTTATAAATTTTTAGAGAAAGCGACAGAAGAGCTGGATAAATTAACGAAGGAAACGAAGGAAGAATAGGAGAGAGATATGTATATAATTTCTGAAGCATCAAGTGTAAGAACAATTCCTAAGAAATTAAAATCACTGAAAGAAGGTAGAATCCGATTGAAAGTTGGTCTTCAAACAGGTGATGTTATTAATAGGAATAGAAGGAGATATAGTAAAGGTTTACTAGAGAACGGAGTTAAGAGTGTCAGCGAAAGAGTTAAAGAAGGTAGTTTTTTAGGCGAGTTGGACCATCCTACAGATAAGCAAAATCCATCACGCCAAATAACAATTTTATATAAGGAAGCATCTCACAAATTCTGCGAACTCGGATGGGAGGGCAATAAGCTCGTTTCGGTTATAGAGACTTTAAGAACCCCAAATGGAACCATTCTTAAAAATTTAGCAGAAGATGGTGTACCAGTAGGCTTCTCTTTTCGGGGGATGGGGGATTTACGACAATGCCACGAAGGAGGCAAGACCTTCTATGAAGTACAAGGACCTTTACATGTAATAACCTGGGATGCTGTATCTTACCCTTCACACGATGGAGCGCGTCTAATAGAAATTACAGAAGGTGTAACAAAAATGATATATGAATCTACAGGATTGACGGAATCCGCCGATGGGATGATTTGTACAGAAGAAGGTCATTGTTATTTTCCCAATGATTTTGACAAACTTGTAGAACAACGAATATTTAGATTAACGAATAAATTTCAAATTTAAGGAAAGGAGGAAATAAATTATGGCTATAACTGCACCAGTACAAGAACGAGCTGTAGACCCTTATAGTTCAAATAGATATTCATCAATAATCAACAGGCTATCTAGAATAGTTACTAGTGGGAGCGATGTGATCCTTTATCCTTTTCAATCATTCCAGTTAACACGTTTGAGTGATACAGAGATTAGCGTGGGTCCAGGAATGTGTATTAAGGATGATGTATTGATACATATAAAGGAAACATTTGCTTTGGATTTTGAAGACAATGCTCATTATATAGATGATGATTATGCTATGGATTCTGCTGGATATTACTATATGGTTTTACAATATTACTATGCGAGATCTTTACCTGCTCCTCGTGCATGGATTAAGATAATTAGAGATACAGCTGGATTATATAGAGCAGACAATAAATCTGATAGTTATATTTTCTTAGGAGCTGCAAAAATAGTAGATGATGGTGGATATAAATTGGAAGATCCCGATTGTTTATATTATTCAGATCCTGACTATCCCTCTGTGATAAGATCTACCCAAAGTGGAAATTGGACATATGTTGATGGGGGGACATTATAATGTCAGAGAGAACTATAACATTGCCACCCACAGAACAATATTCTATTATAGAGACCTTTAGTGCAAACACTGCTGATATAATAAACCAAGCAATAATTCATATGGTAGGAAATCCTCCAGTGACAGGTAGCAACTCTATATATGGAGATGTTTATGACCTAACAGAAGATATTGAATATAACCCCTGTGTATTACCAGACTCATTTATAATTACAAAAACAAGTTCCACAATTTTGACAGTGGGATTAGGAGAATGTTTTATCAATGGTGTATATATTAAAATTAAAGCTGAAAAGTCATTATCTGCAAATAGTGCGGATTCATATATAGATGGAGCAGTAGCACACTCTGGAGATATATATGTCGTCGTAAAATATGATCCTACAGAGATTGCACCGAATGCATATGTTGGCCTCATTAAAAAAGCTACATATGTTGCATTGTCAGATTCAGATAAAAAGAAATATTTGTTTCTAGGATCTTTAGATGCAACTTATATATCATCAACAGTGAGTGATATTATAACATATTATTATGATGTAGATGATGATACACAAACCAGAAGTTACCCCCATAATTTTTTAGATGGTGGTTGGCTTGATTTGCCACCAGATCTATGGCACCCATAGGAGAAGATAGTATGGAAGGTATAAATATGGAGAGATTGAAGGATATGCAGGAAATATGGAGAGAAGCACTTGATATGATATGGGAGGAAGGTCTGGAACAAGTCAATATCAACAAAAGTGGAAGACACGGTAGTTATAAAGGAACGCCATTTCATCATTGGACTTGGAATCTCTATCATCCTGATGATCCTAAAATATTAGGTGATAGTATGCATATTCATCATAAAGATTTGAATCATTTAAATGACCATATATCTAATCTTCAAAAAATGACTAGTGCCGAACATACGAGCTTACATATGACCGGCCATTGCCCATCAAAAGAAACCAGACAAAAAAGGTCTGAATCACAAATGGGTGAAAAAAATCACATGTACGGGCGTATAGGTAAGGATAATCCTCGAACTAATACACATCATACAATTGAATCTAAGCTATTAATGTCACAAAATAAAAAAGGTAAGTGCTGCGGAAAAGATAACCCCTTTTATAATAAACATCACACGATAGAAAGTAGACAAGCAATGTCTATTAATCGTACTGACGTTTCGGGTAAAAATAATCCTAATGCAAAGGCTGTAGTGGCGGAATATAAAGAATATTCCACTATGAAATCGGCTGGTGAGGCTTTAAACGTGAGTCCAGATACCATAAATCATCGCATCAAAACAAACAAACCAGGATATTCATATATTCCTAAAAACAAAAACTAACTCAAATAAAGGAGAACAAATATGTCAACAAAAATAAAGTTAAAACGCGGTACTAATGCTGCTGTTCTTGCATATACAGCTGATATTGGTGAGCCCATCTTGGATACAGACAATATGCAAGTCAGAATAGGAGATGGCTCCACGCCAGGTGGTATACTTCTCAGTAAATCTGATTCGCTATATCAAGTAGAAAAGAATGCAGAGCAGATGAGAGCAATTACACCTTCTGGATTTTTACCACCTCATCAAAATGCTGAGGATGCTGTAGGATTAGTAAATACTACTACTGTATTATACACTGCTACAACAGCAAGATCAACTGGGATACCTTCCCTATTAACCAAAGCTAATGCATCTGTAGTCTCAGATGATAGTAATAAATTCTATCTCCACAATGCTCCTCAGAAAGTGAATGTGAACGGATATTCTATAGTTTTGGAAAATCAACCATCAAAATATTGTAATAATATAATAGAGCTTCCTGCTGCTCCTTCCTCAGGTACACGTCAAGATCTCATCATACTAGAGGTTTGGAAGGAAATGGTCACCCCAGGCGCTTCTGATGATGCATTTTTACCTTATGGATCAGTAAATTACGATCCCAAGAATTATGAAAGTACTTATGATTCCTGCACTCTATTCTCAACAGTTCAAACAGGCGGAAATTGGCCCTTATATTTAGCAGGTACTTATGGCAACCCCTCAGAAGATTCCTCCTATCATGGAAAATATGTGAAGGCTAATGATGCAAACATAGCAACTTTCATAGCTAATCCAGAAAATAATGTAGGAATAACAGATGATGGTAAGTTCTTTCAAATTAGGTGGAGAATTGCTACATTAGAGAATATAAATCCTGATAGGGCAATCCCTACGGGTACCCAGTGGGTATTTAATGATAATAATGGTGATAATTTTAGACCTCAAGGCCAAAAAGCCTCAAGACCAATATCTGGTTCTTCAACAGGTACTGATGGTGTATTGGGTGTGCAGCTAGGAGGATATGCAGTTAATTCTACTATTTTAGATTCTGGGTTGTATCTTGGTGGTAAATATACCAATGGCAATACACCTCTGACTGCTATATCTGGTGTTTCCTTAGATGGCTTTACTTATAATATCCCAATCTGCGCAGTCCATCGTAGAAACTCAACTGCCTATTCTCTCTCAAATCCAAACGGAGCAGGATCAATAGCTTCTGGTATATCTGGTAGACCTGACGATAAATATTATGATGAAGTTAATAAAGATGATATACTCGATTTAAGACATAGAGTAAGCCCTAATGGATTTGATGTGAAGGCTTTACATGAAGAGACTCAGCAACAATTATTGAAGAGTGATTTGACAACTAACTGGGAAAATTTGAATTCAGATCCTGGTGGATATGCAGTTTATTCTGATAGTGATGTGTATGGTACTAAGATATTAAGAAGTGAGGGTGTAACGGGCGAAGATAAAGTGCTCGGTGATAGTATGTTCGGAACTACTGGAAGTGAATTAGTTACTAATGGTGATTTTACAACTGATTATTCTGGATGGACTGACGGTTCTAGTGGGTCAGGATCAGTATCAGTTATTTCTAGTCAATTAAATATTACTGGAATAGATACTAATAATAGAGGAATAGCTAAACAAAGTGTTTCTGTTACGATAGGTAAATTATATAAAGTGTCTATAGATATAATTAATGCTGGGGTTGATGCAAGAGTAAATATGGGATCTATAAATGGTGCTTATGATTATGCTCAATTTGACTGTAAAGGAACATATAATTCTTTATTCAAAGCAACAACAAGCACTGCTTATATATATGTGTCTGAATTAGGTAATGGAACTATGATTGTAGATAATGTTTCACTTTATGAAATCGATGCAGGAACTGAAGCTGCTTTCACACAAATAGATGAAACCAACAATTCTGTACCAGCTCGTCTTGACGGTCTTCGTAATTATTTTTCTGATCGTCCAGGTGAACAAGTTATATACGGAGTTGTAGAAGATACTTCTAATGCTGCTGAAAATCCAAACCCACAAGGATTCTTTGATTTTGGCACACCAGCAACGGGAAATATGTGGAGTTTAAGTAAGGCTCAGATGGTTATAGATATAGGTGATGAAGGCACCTATGATGTATCACATGCCTCTGCCCCATCAGTAATTCTTGATGGTAGTACTTATAAATGTTGGTATTCAGGATATGGTGTAGGTGCTTATAGAACTATTTATGCCGAAGGACCAGATGGTATAAATTGGTCAAATCATGAAATGGTTATAGATAAAGATGTGGAAGGCACTTATGATACATCATATGCCTATCAACCATCAGTAATTCTTGATGGTAGTACTTATAAATGTTGGTATACTGGATATGATGGAAGTACTTATAGAATTCTTTATGCTGAAGGACCAGATGGTATAAATTGGTCAAATCATGAGATGGTAATAGATAAAGATGTGGAAGGCACTTATGATACATCACATGCCTATACACCATCAGTAATTCTTGATGGTGGTACTTATAAAATGTGGTATGCTGGATTTGATGGAAGTAATAATAGAATTATTTATTGTGAAGGTACAGATGGTATAAATTGGTCAAATCATGAAATGGTTATAGATAAAGATGTGGAAGGAACTTATGATACATCATATGCCTATTCTCCATCAGTAATTAAAGATGGCAGCACTTATAAATGTTGGTATGCTGGATTAACTGGAAGTAATTTTAGAACTCTTTATTGTGAAGGACCAGATGGCATAAACTGGTCAAATCATGAGATTGTTATAGATATAGGGACGGAAGGTACTTATGATACAGTACGTGTCTATTCTCCATCAGTAATTCTTGATGGTAGTACTTATAAATGTTGGTATTCTGGATATGATGGAAGTAATTATAGAATAATCTACAATGAAGCCTGCTATGGCGTCCGTCTAGATTCCCGTTCACTAAATGCCGCTGGTACTAGGCAGGATTTAGAAACAGATAGACCTCATTTCTCTGGAAGAACTCCTGACATATATTGGTCAGATGATGTTAATAATTCTGATTATGCTGGTAAGGGCTGTAAAGCTGATGTGAACTGGTGGACAGATGGTAGCCTGACTATGACGGGGGATATGTTGTATGGTGAAGTTTTGGAGCCTACATGGACTAAACTTACAATCAATGCAGCTTCCAGTTTAGTAGCTGGTGATACATATACTGTTGATGCTGTAGTATGTACTGTTAAATGTTGGAATACTGCTAAAACAATCTTATGGGTAACTTATGCTGGATCAACTATTGTAGATACTACAGGTGCATCCTCTGCTCATACAGGAAGTGGTGATGCTTCTATAACTGTAACAGCAATAGTAACAGGAGAAGGTAATCTTGATATGAGTGGCAATGCCGTTTCTGGTGTTACTGATTTGGCTGGTAGTTATGTCGGAGAAGGTGAAGATCTTCATGCTGGCAAATCCCTCCTCATGAATGCTTATGTCGAATATAATGCAGGTTCTGGATTTCTAACTCGTGTTCCTTATGATGATCATACCACTACATATCCTGACGGTAGAGAAAGCATAAAAGCATGTCAATTTTATATTGATGGTACACAAGTATTACCAAATGATGGTATTGATTTTCAACCATTTGGAACACCAATAGATCCTACCACTGACGATGCTGGTGAGCCGGATACACATTGTAAGAGTACTGGACTTATGGGATTTGTTAAGAGAGGTGCTGTGATTGATATAGGTGCGGAAGGCACTTATGATACATCACATGCCTATCAACCATCAGTAATTCTTGATAGTGGTACTTATAAATGTTGGTATGCTGGATATGGTGCAAGCGCTTATAGGATTCTTTATGCTGAAGGACCAGATGGTATAAATTGGTCAAACCATGAGATGGTAATAGATAAAGATGTGGAAGGCACTTATGATATATCACATGCCTATACGCCATCAGTAATTCTTGATGGTAGTACTTATAAATGTTGGTATTCAGGACATGATGGAAGTAATTATAGAACTCTTTATTGTGAAGGACCAGATGGCATAAACTGGTCAAATCATCAATTGAGTATAAATATAGGCGATGAAGGAACTTATGATACAGGACGTGCCTATTATCCATCAGTAATTCTTGATGGTAGTACTTATAAATGTTGGTATACTGGATTTGATGGATCTTATCTTAGAATTATATATTGCGATAGTGCAGATGGTATAACTTGGACAAATCATCAAATGGTTATAGATAAAGATGTGGAAGGTACATATGATACATCACATGCCTATCAACATTCAGTAATTCTGGATGGTAGTACTTATAAAATGTGGTATGCTGGAGAGGCGTCAGGTATTAATAGAGTTCTTTATGCTACATCTACAGATGGTAAGAACTGGGCTAAACCTGTATTATTTATGGATATAGGAACAGAAGGTAATCAAGATAGTGTAGATTTATCGAAAGTAAGTATAATAAAAGATGATGCTGCATATAAGGTGTGGTATACTGGGTTTAGTGGCTCTTATTTGAGAATATTCCACTCAGTTCTCACTATGACAGATCCTGCCAATACTGGTTCCTCCACTACTGGTGTGTATTCTACTACTGGAAATATGAATTTTGCTCCAGGTAAAGATGACTCGGTATTAATTCAATATGAGCATCGTGCATTGCAATTTGATACAAGTAGATTGGGTGGAAGTGATCCTTCTCATACCCTGACTTATACATTGAAGTATTTACCTGATACTGCTATGGTGACTACGTTGGGAACTGGTGGTAAACCAGCGGATAATACATACTATGAAGATTATAGAGATTTTACTAACGAAATTGGTTATACAGCTTATAGCGACTATATGCTTACAGGTGTAGAATTAGAGATGGACCCACAAGGTGGTAATATTGAATTTAGTTCAGCATCTTTTGATAAACCTTGGCTCACTCTCGATACACATGTCCCATATAAATTTTCTAAATATTATGGAAGGAGCAGTTATTCATATAAAAGCTTAGAAGGGGATTATATAAGTCTGAGTAGTCTTGATATGTATAGCTTTAATGGATTATCAACTTTGGTAACTGATATATATTATCCAGCATTTGGAAGTTTAGGCATGTTGCCACCAGTCGCAATAGCTGGTTGTGTTATTATGTTACCAGGTATAGGTGAAAAAAATAAGGAGTTATTTATTATTATGGGACTGAATCTATACGGGAATATAACAGAGACAACTAATGTAAGCTCTGTTACAATGTACAATCTAATAGGCAGACCTGTAACAAAATAGTAACAATTTTTTTGGGAGGAGTTCTTCTGGACTTCTCCCATTATTATAGGAACCCTAATTCTATGGCTGGATTATTTGGAAGGGATTAGGGGGTAGGTAAATAAATGGACGAACTCTGAATTATCAGAGTGGAAATTAACAATTTTATTTAAGGGAGAAGGAAATGAGTAATTTAATTAATGGTTACAGTGATATATTGAGTAGAAATAATTTGACAACTAATGGTAGTTTCAGAATAAATCAAAGAGGGAATTTTACTGGTTGGGCACCTTGTGCTGTGAATGATTATGTGGCGGATTGTTGGCGTGTTATTTATAATGGTTTAGATTATTGTGAAGCTATACAAAACTCAGATGGTTATTTGGGATTAAAAGGATATGGTAAAAAAGGCCAATACTTTAGACTTAAAAATAAAGATATTAGTAATTTTGGACAAAATGGTAATAACTCCCTGGCGGCGATAACTGGGACAGTAGTAGCATATAACGCAGTAGGTGGGGGTCCTTTATACGTATCAGGATATCCACGATTTAACAGTAGTGGCGACACAATGATTTTTATAAAAGATACTATATTAAAATCTGGTGAAACAACTGAAAATCTGTCTGTTTATACAACTTTATCACACAATTTTAATTACGACCCTCAAATTTTCTTATCATTGAAGGTAACAGGTCAATTTGAAGTTTATCTTTATAATTATAGAGAACTAGCCGGTGCATTTAGAAATCCACCAAGTTTTGTTCCTGTCCCATATGCTGAGGATTTACAACGAGCTGAAAGATATTATCAGGAAGGTTCTTTTAAAGGTGATGTTTATGTTCCATTTAGAACCAAAATGGCAGGAACCCCCTCAGTTACCTTAAGTTCGGGTAGTGCAAGTGATATATCGGCTGATGGGTTTGTAACTGGAAGTAGTACTGGCGTTTATACTTGGACAGCAGAAATAGCATAACTTTAACAAAAATTAAAGTCCTACAAAGAGGGGTTAAAATTCCTTTAACCCCTAAGGACAAACTATAAACAATATTGAATGGACGAAGGGAAGGTTCCCTGGAAATTAACCGACTTCAATACAAATTATAAAGGAGTAAGAAGAAATGAGTTTATTACATGTAACATTTGATGGAGAAACAATTTGTGCAATGAGACCAGAGGATCCCACTAAGACTTTTTCAAGTAGTGATGTTCCTAGTGGTACGGCATCTGTTATTTATAAGGCTGCCAAAATCTCATCTAAAAGTCATGGTAAAACCTTAACCACTGGTCTACCCACCCTCACATCCGCCGAAATAGCCACCAAAATATCCGATAGAGTAGATGCCCTTACAGCCGTTACACCCGGCGAAGTTATATATGATGGTACTAGTGATACAATAGGTACTATATCCACTTATGACGCCGACTTAGACGCTATAGATCAGACAAAAGTCCTAAAACCCACAGCCGCAGAAATCCAAGCAAAAATAGATGAAACAAGAGGATTCACCGAAGCAGAAGCCCAGCAACATGCTGATCAAGAAAATCATGTAAATTTATGTTCAAGCCTCACGGCAAAATCCACAGGTACTTGTACTATAGATGGTGTTACACTTAGTGACTCATCCGCTGATTTTGTTACTGATGTAGTAGCCGCAAATGATACAGTAGTTATTGGTAGTGATATGGCATTTGTTGTAGATAGTACCACAGATGAAATTACATTATCACATGCTATCGCTGAAGGTGATTACAACGTATATACACCAATGAGTTTATCCGACGCTATGGCTGCGATGAGGACCAAAGATAATGATGGTGATACCATTGATGACTTAACTGATAACGAAGCAGATACAGCCCTTACAGTCGCATCTAAGACCGCTCTCGCAACACAGCAAGTTAATGTTGTTGTTGATGGTTGTTTAGAAGTTCCGACTCTTTATACAGAATTAGAATCCGGCAATTGTACAACGTCCACTACTACTCTAACTGATGGTACCGCTGACTTTGTTACTGCTGGTGTAGCTGAAGATGATTTAGTAAAAGTTGATGGTGGTATGTATAAGGTAGCCTCAGTAACTAGTGCTACGGTTTTAGAATTGAAGGTAGCCCCAGCTCCAGAACTTGCAGAAGCCACATCATATTCCGTATTGAACAGTGCATTTATGGCACAATTTGATTATATAAAATCCGCGTAGTTTAAGAGGAGATAAAATATGCCGCCCGATGGTTTGAACCGAGATGATTTAGTCCTGCTCATGGATTCCTATAAGAAACAAGTAGAAGTAAATACTCAGTTACAGAATGCGCAATCTCATCTTTTAAGTAAGATGAATATGATAATAGATATCCAGAAAAGAACTTGTGAGATTGTAGAACAAAGTTCCAGTAGTTTTTCAATTGGAATGAATAAACTTGTAGACAGGATGGGTCGAGACAGGGTAGAAAATGTTAGAGATCATAGTGCAATTAAAAATCGTATTTATATCTCAATGATTGGTATGGTAACAATAATTGCAACATTAATAGCTTTATTTGTAAAAGGGTAATAATATAATCTTTAGGGGGGAGTAAAATCATTATTCCTCTCTGAAGAATTCTAAAAAAATCACCAGTGATGTAACAGGACAAATTAAAAAAGAATAAAAATTTAATAAGAAGGAGGGGAAATTATGATACCTATATTAGGTGCGTTGATTGGGGGCCTGATGAAGAATGGCTTAGGATTATTGGCTAATGTAGCAAAGAAAAAGGGTAAAGAATTTATAGAAGAAAGGACAGGAATAAGTCTTGACGACACAGATAATCTTACAGAGGAACAATTGCTAAAATTGAAGCAATATGAGATGGATCATGAGGAAGAATTGCTGAAAATAGCAATAGAAGATAAAAAGCTAAGTATAGAAGAACAGAAGATGTTCTTGGGGGATGTTCAAGACGCTCGGGGCATGCAAAAACAGGCTCTGACGGGGCAAGGAGATTTGTTCTCAAAAAGATTTGTGTATTACTACGCCGCATTTACTACTATATTTACGTTTATTTATATCTTTTGGATTACTTTTGGAACTATACCAACTGCGAATATTCGCTTTGCTGATACAATTCTGGGATTTTTAATTGGTTCAATTATTTCGGTTATTATCAACTTTTTCTATGGCAGCAGCGAGGGGTCAAAAGAGAAATCGGAAGAGCTTAAGGATAGTATAGCTAGTAAGATTAAAGGGGGAAATTAAAAATGGGTATGGTAAGTAAACAGTGGGAATTTCTCCAAGACTTGTGTAAATTGTTAGACAGAGCTAAAGATTTAGGATTCACGGTAACCGGAGGCGAATTACAAAGACCAATTTCTCTACAGCGTCTTTATGTAAAGACGGGCCGTTCGAAGACTATGCGATCCAGCCATCTAAACAGATTAGCTATAGATTTAAACTTCTTTTTAAAGAATGAAAAAGGTAGGTTAAGATTAACTTGGAATAGAGAAGATATCCGACCACTCGGTGATTACTGGGAAAGCCTTGATCCTAAAAACGTATGGGGAGGGTCATGGCGTGGCCTAATCGATAAAGGTAAATCCACCTTTGTAGATGTTCCTCATTTCGAGAGAAGATTATAGTCATGAAACACCTACAAATAAAATTAACTAAAGCTCAATCAAAATTCTTTTCAAATATATACAAAAAATATGCTTGGATGAAAATGACTACAAAAAATGATGTCGTATATTTTCCTGAAGATAATATTGTAGATGTTTGTATGTTAGTTGATAATGGAGGAACGGGTAATAGTTTTAGATCACTGAGGACAAAATTGGATAAGGTCATTAAAACATATGATCCGCTCATACAAGCTGGTATAAAAGAAAGTATAGAAACAGGTAAGGCTTTACAATTAATCAAATTAGAAAAGGATTTAGCTAGACTTACAAAAAAAGAAGAGCAAATAAAAGAGTTAGAGATCAAGAAGAATTTCAATGCCAAAATTACCGAAGAGAAGAAACAAGAAGGATATAAAACAGTAACTATGGAGGTATATGAGATATAATGGGTATAAGAGGTTCACAGATAAAGGGTAAAGAGGAAGAGTCCGAGATAAAAGAAAAACCAGAAGAAAAGGAGAAAGACAATGAGTAAAAAGAAAAAGTTAACAACCGAAGAAATTTTAGAAGATATGAAAACTCGTATAGTGGTTAAGGATCACGAAAGAACAAAAGAGTTTAAAAGTGCTTCTAAATTATTAGAAGAAGGAACAATTTCTAAGGGTGTGTTTAAAAAGATATTGGAAGCTGACCGAAATATAAAAGTCATGACGCCACAAGAATATGATAACTTACCTACATTTGATGGACAGTTTATAAAAACCAAAACCAAAGAAGAGATTAGTAAGTATATAGAAGGACCATTTAAAATGGGTGAGAGAGCCTCAGAGAAATATGCCATGATAATGATAGGCGAGCTTGAATCGTATGGCCAACTGCATGAGTTGGATACTGAACCAGATGGCATCGAACCTCATATAAGATTTAATACTCGTATGATAGCCCTCACCGATACAAAATCTACGACAGAAGAAGCAGGTGAAGTTGTATGGTCAGATGATCCAGATATAATTGAAAACAGGATAAAAGAAATATCCAGAGATATATCTTAGTTAGGAGAAATAAAATGGAACAAAAAACAGAAACGAAATCAGGAATAAAACCAGGTTGGCAATCGACAGAATTTTGGATAACAATTGGGTCTATATTATTGGGCATACTTGTACTGACAGGAGTATTAACCCCTGCTCAATCCGCAGCAAATATGGTTATAGTAGAGAGAATAGCAGCCTCCCTAATGGTAATATTACCTCAATTGGGTTATAGTATTTCTAGAGGGAAAGTAAAATCTTTAGATGTATTGAACAAATAATAGGCGCGTCTCAGAGGGGTGACGATTCCTCTGTTTATCATAGGGAGGAGGAAGATTTTATACTCCTCCCCTTTTTTCATATATATAGGACCAATCATCTTAAAAGGACAAACTAAAAATAGGAGGTGATAAATATGGCAGTAGCAGAAGAATATATTAATAATTTACTTAAGAACATTATAAACCAAAGAGAAGTACCCGTAAGAGCTGCAAAATTTATGGTTGGAAAAATTGGAAATGATGATGATCCGAATACTAAATTAATACAGAATAGATGTGATTGCAAACAGGCCGATGTAAAGGATAAGGAATAATCTATAATTAACGAGGGGCGAAATGAGGATAGATAAAATTAGACAAAAAAAAGAAAACAAACCTATCAATGAAGGATTTATAACTGACGCTATAAATAACTATATTGATAAAGTCATATTCCCAAAAAATTTGGTATTTAGAAAACTTGCCCTTATAGAGAGTAAGTTTAATAAAGAATATGAAGATGTCACTAAGTTAATAGTTCAAGGAAATAAATCTATCAACGAACTTATAGGCAAATCAGAGGTTTTAAACAACCGTTGCAATAGTTTGTTATACAGATTGCGAATGGAATTTTCTGGTAGTGAACATTAGTGAAAATCCATATCCCGACGGCAATGACATTTACAAAGGACAAACTAAAAAACAAGGAGGATATTTCCTGATGGAAATTTCGAAACTTATAGAATGTAACGGACACAATACATCTACCGAAGATTTATTATCATACTTGTCTCAAATAGTTCTCACTCAGACAGATGAAAAGATTGAACAGAAGAGAAGAACTTTGGACACTGTTAAGGAGTCAGTCTCTGAGTCAAAGGATGATTTAAAAATCTTAAAGGAGAGATTAATACGTGTGAGGTCTGAACAACGACGATTAGATGCGCTTTATAAGGTACTCAAATTAATCGACAACCTAAAACAAGAGGGTGTCATGATTGGAGCCAATAAAGCAAAGATCTCAAATTTATTGTACAAGGTTCAGGATCAAGATGTGAAGAGTTTGATTAAATTAAAATCTAGGCTCTCTACATATATTCCCGATCACAGCAAAATAACTATGTCCTAAAGGAGGATAACTTAATGAAACATTTATTGAAAGAAACTTACGACCGAACCAAAAGGATGACTGGTATTGATGTACGGTCTCCACAGGGGTTCAAACAAACTTTAGCAGATCCTAATGCATTTAAGGTTTATGCAAAATCATTATCCGAAGGTCTTGACAAACAAGATCAAGAGGATTTCATGCTGTTAGCAGAGTGTACTCGTCAGGCATTGATGGAAAATTCTATGTTCCAACTCAATCCTTATGAGACATTAACTATGCCTGTATTACGTAACTTTTATCCCCGCCTTATAGCTAGGGAATTAGTAAACGTTATGCCTATTGATAAACCTGATGTAATTAAGGGTTTTATTCATGCGAAATTTAAGAAACATGGCGAATCCGCTTTTGATCATAATTTCCCAAGTACAGCTACAGATATTTCTCGTGGTCCTTCTGTTGGTATTAATGTAACTAAGACTGCCAATATTGGTACTACTGATATTCTAGCTGAAGCTGGACTAAGTTCAAGTCAGAGTCATGTGGAACACGATTTTCATATCACTGGTATTTATGATGCAACATCTGGTAGCCCAGCGGTTGTTGATATTATTCCTACTGTCGATGGTATGTTTTCAGAGACGGTTACTACAGCAAGTCATGAGACTGATGTAATTTCTGGTCACATCGACTTTTTGAATGGAACAATTACGTGGTCTTCTGCTAATGGTGCGGTTACAGCTATTCGTTATACTGCTGTATGTTCATTAGAAGAGAATCAAATTAATCCTACTGTGAAATTTGAAGTAGAAAAAATTAGATTTACGACCGTAGATCGAAGAATATCTGCTGAATGGACAATCAACATGGAGCAGGATGTGAAGGCTCTGTGGGATCTGTCATTACAGGGAGAATTCGTTAATATAATTGGTGAGCAGATTGCATTGGATATCGATCGTGAGATCATTAATGCTCTCGTGGCTGCTAATGCTGCTTTAAACCCAGCATCTCATACACAAACATTTAACCTTTATCCGCCTACAGCTTTTACGTGGGGAAGGAAAATGTGGTATGAGAATGTTATTCCTACACTCAATAACTTAAGTGCACAAATTTATAATAGTACATTAATGGGTCCTGCTAATACTTTAGCATGTAATCCTCTTGATGCTGCTGTATTTGAGTCTTTAAATAGTTTTGAGTATACTGGTAATAGTGTTGACGGTGGTGATGTTGGATATAGAAGTGCAACTGTAACTGGTGGAAAATGGAAAATACTGGTAAGCTCTATTGTACCACAAGGTAAAGTAATAGCTAAATATCGTAGTTCTGATTTATCTCGTGCGGCATACGTGTATGCCCCATACGTGCCAGCCCTACTTTCGCCGTATCCTTTGGGAAATATTCCCTCATTGACAATTTTAACTCGCTATTCGAGTAAAGTTATTCGTCATAAGGCTCTTGGTGTTCTTAATATTACTGATGTTGCTCCTTAATAAATCAAAAAATAATTTTGGCTAATATGCCTAATTAAAAATAAAGTCCCTAGATCATTTCTGGTATAGGGACTTTTTCTTTCAAAAACCTAATTTAAATAATTATTCTATCATTATTACATTTTGATCTGAACTCTTAAAAAGTTCAATATTATGTATAACGATATCATCAATGGGTACACTACTAACATTATCCATATTTTTAAATCTTATAACTCTCCAACCTATCTGATTAAACTGAAAATCTCTATAATCATCTCTATCTTTATCTTGATGATATCTTGATCCATCTGACTCAACAATTATATTTAAACTTGAAATCACTATATCAGCAGTTCTGTTTATTTCAAAAAACGGTACTTCTAACTCTGCGTCTGGATAATATTTCTTAATAATCTTATATAAAGCTTTTTGGGGCTTGGTGGTGTTTGTAGTGTTAAATGAATTTACATATGTTGCAAATCCGCTTAAAAACTTCAAACTCTGCTTTTTTCTATATTCATCACTCCCAGTATAACCTTCATATTTGACCCCCTCCCTTTTGCACTGTGGGCACCGGGTAAAACTATCTGCACATAATCTTGATTTAAATACTACATTACAATGTCTACAAGTCATAAATTTAAAACCAATCGGATGACCCAACGAACCACCAATAATGCCACCAATTCTTGACATTTCTATAAAATGTTTACTAAAAAGAGGAGCATTTGAATATTTTAATTTATATTCACTTAATGTCATATCATGTTTAGCCAGATGTTTATGATCTATTCGACCATAAGCTTTCCAACAAACCTGACAAACTATTCGTTTATCATCAACCTCCAGTTGATTGGGATATGTCATATTATTACAATCTGGGCATATTTCATTTTCATAGTTTATAGCAACTCTAACCTCTCTATCACATACTGTGCATTGAATAGTTTTATTTTTAAATTTCTCAATATGCATAGCGTTTTCATTATCATATTCGTTTAACATGGTTCTCCTAGTTTTATCTCCAGAAGACCCAGCCATACCTATACCGCCATATCTTATAGTACAGGTTTCTAAAATTTTATCATTGACCCCATCTATACCACGGGCATTTGTTACATCCTCACCATATCTTTTTTGTAACGTTTCTATACGAGCTACATTAGCATGTTCATGAGTTCTCCCATCAGGATCTTCTTTTCCAGCCCTTTTACAATGATCACAAAATCCAAATTTTCCATGATTGCCATTAACTGTTAAATCATCATCGGGACAATCATCATCTTCATGATAAAAACATTTTACTATTTTGGATGCAACTGCACTATTCTTTCCCCTCATAACTCTTTTTTGTTGCTGTTCATACGTCATTGTTATCCAATCAGGAAATTCTGTCCTTACATCCTCTAATGTTTTTCCATGCTTTCTTACATGCTTCCCATCTAAAATTTGTTTACCTTTCCCATCCAATTCCTTACAATAAGGACAGGTTATAGCTTCCGCAACACCAATTAAATTCTTTCCTTTTGCAAATGGTATCATACTTCTTTTCCTCTCTTCTCTCATTTAAAATTATACTTTAAAACCTACCATTCTTTAACCTTCTTATTTTTAACATTCATCACACCTCTCTTAAATTTGTCCACACCATCATGTGGGATTTTATCCACTCAAAGCAATTTCCTCCTTATATCAGATAATCACTCCTAAGTTAAATAGATCCATAAGACAATCATCCAAATCAATTGTTAAATAATAATTAGACTTTATATTTATAATTAATATATATAAATCCTCAATAGAGTTCAACAACAAAAATTTATCAACTATATTAATTAGTTCTAATATCATTCTTCTATCTCTCGTAATAATGTAAATATCTATATATTGCATTATTCGTATAGTTGAAATAATCCCGACTGTTAATGTAACATCATTATAATCATAGAGCGCATCGATTCTATCGTAAACATAAACAACATGACCATATTCATCATGTAGTTCTTGCCTGTGTATCTGACAATCCCATTTCCACTTGCTATTCATAAAAATATCTCCTTATAATTCAGCTCCTTCCTCAAGTAATATATCAAGTGCATTGTGAACATTTATATGATTGGACGATTGCTCTCGCACTAATCCAAAAAGAAGTTCAAAACCATAATGCTCAATATATTTTTCTGCTATTTCCATTAGTACTAAAGAAAATCTATCATCAGAAATTTCAAACCATATTCCATCAGAACTCCTATTAGAACATTTCCAAATAATTATAGCCCACAAAAATCTTCCAGTACTCATAAATTTATATTTTTTTACAATAATCCAGTTATCCCCTATATTTTTACTTATACCACCTTTATAAATGTCTCCAATATTTTTATTTATATCATACTTAAATTTTTCATCAAAACATTTTATCACATCATACCCTAAGAGTGACATCAAATATAGTTCCCAACCAAGTTTTTCATAATCTCCTATATCTACCATAATTATAATTCAGCTCCTTCCTCAAGTAATATATCAAGTGTATTGTAAACCCTTATACGGTAGGATGATCGTTTTCGCAGTAACTCAAAAAGAAGTTTAAAATTATAAGGTTCAATGTAGTTCTCCATAACATCCACTAGTACCAAAGAAAAATCATCATTAGAAACTTCAAACCATATTGTACTAGAATGTTTTCTAATGCGGTCCCAAATAATTATGCCCCAACAATGTTTTCCGGTATCCCTAAATTTATATTTTCTTATAATAACCCTAAAGTGCTCGGTGTACGCACTTCCTTTTTCAAAATGCCCACCGTAACATTTTTCTAGATCGATTAAATCATTAAACGATTTTTTTCTCCAGCCAAGTTTTTCATAATCTCCTAAATTTATCAAAACTACCCCCTTCCTCAGTTCACAGTAGGATTAAATATCCTTTATGATTTACATAATTTGCCCTTCATCTACCACACTTATCAATAATTCATCCTCATTTGTAGTTACCTCCCCTAGATTTAATATAACATCTATCATACTAGGACCATATCGATTTATAGCTTCTGATATAATTATTTTCAATTCTTCTCTAAAGGATGATGTAGTATACAAACGAGTAGTTCCATCATAATAATGATTTAAAATACCCCAAAAACCTTCATTATAAAATGTATGAAACAACTCTCTAAAGTCATTATGATATTCATCTAAATTGTCCCAACAATTCTCCCTAAAATTATGCACAGTAATCCATTTATTCATAAGATAATCCCTTCCTCAAGTAATATATTAAGAGCATCGAGAGTAGTTACATGAGGGCTTATATTATAATCATTGTCCATTGGGATATTTCGTATTGTATGCACAAGAGATTTGAAACCATAAATATCAATATAGCTTTCCACTAATTCCAGTAGTACTAAAGCAAAATTATCTTTTGATATTTTAAACCATACGGCATCATTATTTTTTGTAACATTAGTTATAACTATACCCCAACAAATATTATACTCAGGTCCATATCGAAAGCCCCATTTTCTTACAGTAATTTTTCTATCATTGTTAAATTTTTTCACTGTATCAACATACGATGAATAATCATTATATACAGCAACCCAGCCTAAATTCTTATAATCTCCTATATTCATAAAAACTATCCTTCCATAATTTACCCATCCAAATCTGCATCCAGGTAATCGCCAACCCACCCAATTATAAATACAAGAACAATTGCAAATACCGTAAAGAAAATACGGTTTGTCATCAGATCCTGAATCATATATCTTTCATAACCACTCTCTACCATATATACAAAGCGACTATAATGCCAAGGAACCCACCAACATAATAACCCTATATCTACAAACAATGCTCCCAACTTCCCCTTATGTCTATTTAGAAATTTTATCATTAGTTTTCCTCCAATATTTCATACCAACCACACACCTCAGCTCTTTCTTGAGCCACAGTTTGTGACATGTCCTCTAACTCCTCATTTGTTATACTATCATCAATCTCAACATCTTCATATTCTTTTTGGTGACCTCTCCAAGAATACCAATATCTTACTTTCATCTTAATTATCTCCTTACATATGTCCAAGTGCGTAAAATATCCCTGACAATACTGTGGCAATCAAAGCAATAAACAACCCATCAATATCCTGTGTCCCTATAGAAGCAATAGCTCCACACATCAAACACCCTATATTTAACATTACCCAATTATTCATTATTTTTCCTCCAGTTAAATAATCATACCACTCAAATCTCCCAATAACATATCAATATCCAGCCTCATAATATTATCGTCGCAACCTATAATATCAGAAACACAATCAGCATTCTCCATCTTCCTATCTATATAATTCATGATGTCATTTCCTAGTTTTTCCTTCAACGGGAAATGAGAAAGGGTTAATATGTTATCTAAAAATATATTAATCATAGCATAAGAGGAGGAGTGATAATAGATACCATTCCTATGTATACAGATATGTACCCCACCTCCTTTTCGTCTTTCTTCTTCTAAAAAGAATATACCCACGCCGTAGATATTTATAGTGATATACCAATGTTGTGAGATACAAGCTTCCCACACACCAACACGGATATTTTTCCACTCTAATTTATCACGCCGTTTCCTATGTACAAATTCATTATCCATAAATTTTCCATCCCTAACTACAGGGAATTCCATCTTCTTCATGATTTATTTTCCTTATAGTAATTCTCGATTCTTCTTTTCTCATCTCTTTCTTTTTCCTCTTCCAAAAATACCTTATCAATAACAGCATCTATACCCTTCTCGATTATACTTCTGACCATTTCGCTATCCTGTCCTTCTATTTCTATTATAGACTGTTCTCTTAAAGTTGCCAGCCATCTTTTTCTTTCTTCATATGCACCTGCATCCCAAGCGTCCTGCGCTATTGCCTCTGATCCTCGAAATCTCCAAGTTAAATTACCTATCCATTTATTCCACCATTCTTTAAATTTCATAATTCTACCCCTCCCTCAATCATAGAGTCCAGAAAGTTATCTTCTATCATCTTATGTATAAACTTGAATATGTTTTTTGTTGGTATAAGGTAGATATTATAATCATCTCCTTCAATATATAAAACTCTGTTTAACATATCCAAACATTGGACCAAAGCTTCACTGAGTGGAGTATATTCTGGAGAACAACCATTTGTCAATTGGTCAAATAAACCTTCAACTGTTCCAATTATATGATCCTCAATTTCCTTCACGTGTCCATCTTCAACATAATATTCAATCTCCACCTTAATAATTTCGTTCGCAAGCAATAGAGGTATCAATTCTTCAAAGTCTAATCCTTCAACATTAACTATTGTTGGCATATTATCTCCTTTTCTTTTTTGAAAACATCACCTGAAAAGTCAAACCAACCTAACGTTCTGTATTTTTCAAGATTCATAACCAACTCCTTGTTCATTATACATACTAAAGATATATTCCACATCGCACCTACTTATAAGAAATTTCTCACTTGCTATATCATAATGTTTTAATATTTTTAAGAGTGCGTTGAACCCTTTGTTTCTTATAACATGATCTGCTATTTTCATTAATTCCAATCTAAATTCATTACTAAAAATATCAAACCATATTGCTCTACCTTGGCATGTATGTGATTTCTCGCCTACAATTCCTATATATTTTTGAAGAGCAGATTTTCTTATCCACATCCAATCAGTTGTTGTGCGAAATGATAAATCTTCAAAACCACATTGTTCCCAACCCCTCATTCTATATTTTTCAAAGTCCACAACCAAACCCCCCCCACATTATATTGATTAATAGATCAATATTAATATCGACATTGTTATACCTTTGCATATAATGATCTAGTATATCTGTAACCATTTTTATATTTCCTCTCTTCTCAGACTCTTCGATAATATCTAATAAAACCAAACCAAACTTATCAGTTCCAATATCAAACCACATGGAACCAGTTGTCGGCCCATCACTTTTCCCGCTAAGAATACCCCATTCCGGAATGTTGTTCAATTTAAATTTTCGCAGTAGTATCCAATGATTACCAATTACTTTTATCGCATTTATCCTCTGAGATGCTGTTTTGAAATTACTTAGAGCCCAGCCTTTCTTAGCATACTGTTCAGATATTATATCCTCTAAATCCATATCGTACCCTCCTCTAAAATTATATCACATACTTTTTCTGCACATACTTTGATAGGATTTGTTGGTATACATCCTTCTTGTTTGGGATTTTTATTGCGATTCCATATTAAACCTACAACCTCTGAAGTATTATTCTTCTGTTCAGCATCATCTACTATATCCATCAGGATATGAGGAAAGTCATTATTACTCATATCAAACCATATTGCATTACCATTATACTCGTCGTATAATGGACCTACAATGATGCCCCAATTTGGTATATTTCTTACAACAAACCAATGATGACCAGTTTCTTTTACCATATCTAGATTATCAGGATTATATTCTTCAGGGTCATCTTCATTAAGTTTGTTTATTTCCCACCCCTTTTTCTCATATTTTTCAAAGTTCATTGCAACCCCCTTCAAATATTATATTGATTGTTTTGTTTAGGTCACTATTTATATTGCAAACCTTTATATTATAAGTCTTTTTATTATAATGAGTTTGAATATAATCTATTAGTGTTTTAATATCTTTAACATTGTAATCAACAACAATATTAAATAAAACTGAAATAAAATCCTCTGTTAATATATTAAACCATATTGTGACAGTAGTATCCTCTTTAATTTTTCCAATAATAATACCATATTTATAATGTCCATCTAATCTTCCATTTAATTTTCTTGCAATAACCCAATGCTCTCCAATTATGGTTGATATGTCTATACTATTAATAAACTTATTTTTGCACCCATCCCAACCCTTCTCAATGTATTTTTCAAAGTTCATAACCATCTCCTTCGAATATTAGATCACACAATTCATCTGTATTTATATCGATACAATGAAGAGAACTACTCATAGAAACTAAGTCTATCAGCCCCCTAAGAGTATTTTCTTCCTCATGATCTATAATTATATCCAACAAAACAGTGAGGAAATTTTCAGAAGAAATCTTAAACCATATCGATCTTCCAGATCCTACACCTGTCCTACCTATAATTATACCACACTCATCTCCAGTACTAATTCCCCATATCTTTCTTACAATAACCCAATGACTTTCAATTGTTTTTGATATGGTTACTGTATTACTGGTAATGTAATCCCGACTGTTCCACCCTAATTTCTCATATTTTTCAAAGTTCATAATTGATAACCTCCTTCTAATATCCTCATAAGAGTATCATCAATATCTAATTCTATAAATAACTCACATCCAGATAAAAATTCTATGGGGAAATCGTCTAGTTTTTCCACCATTTCAGATAAAATTATCTTTAGTTCTTCTCTGAATGATAATGGTGCTACTATACATAAATTACCACTATAATTATAATCCTTTACACCCCAGCATAATTTGGTTTTCCACCTACTATAAAATGTGTGAAACAATTCTTTATGATCCTTATAATATTCATCTAAATTTCTACAGTTTCCACAATAATCATTTATTTTCATCCACCCATTCATTTTCACCTCCTATAGATTTATTCCTTTATTATATGACTCCACACAAAATCTATCTATATCAAAATTGATATAATTATAAAAATATTTTCCAGATGATATGAAATCGCACCCTGACAATTGTATAGGATTATTAATGATATTGTATAACTTATGTAATACTCCTTTATCAACATAATCTTGAACTAACCTCTTTAAAACCTTTTCAAAATTCAAACCATATCCATCAAACACAATAGAAGGAGATAGTGGATTCCAATTCCCCTTACATATAGATATATCCCAATATTCAAAATGAGATGCCCAACAAATACGAATCCCATATTCCTTGTAATTTGTTTCATGCCACAAATATCTAGTATTTGTCCAGACTAACAATTTGCACCCCCCTCCAATATAATATCCAATGTATCTCGCATGCTCATCCTAGTGTAACCATAATCGTCATGTAGGTTCACATAGTGAATCCGGTTCAGTAATTCGGCACACCCAAATCTCTCGATATAATCACTTAATACATCAAGTAAAATATATTTGAGTTTGTTACCAGTATCCATAAAAATCATAGCTTCCCCACCCATAGATATTTTTCCAATAGATAATATCCAACCATTCCAACAAGAAGCTTTGGAAATACATATCCAATATTCATCTTTTTTGATATGAGTCCCTGCATAATCCGTAATCCAAGTTAATCCTATATCCTCATTTGATATCATAATATTAATCCTCCCATATCGAACATACTATTTAGTATATCTTCCTCAGCCTCAATATTAATATATTGCGCATTGTTGGAGTTGAGATCGCTAATCATCTCAAAAAGCTCTTCGAGCTGATTATTTGTTATACACTTGTCCACGATATTCATGAGAGTATCAAAAAAGTTTTTACAACACAACATGAAAGTTATAGTATTGGTGGAGTTGGTCTGCCACTGATCTTTATATAATGTTAATCTCCAAGCGTCCTTTCCCATATACCATCCAATCTGCATAATATATCTTCCGTGTATTTTGTTATAATTCCCTGCACACTCATTCCAACGATCTGTCATATTTCTTATCACTTCTTCGCCCAAATTCTTAAATAAACCCTTCTTTCGAATAATCATAATATTAATCCTCCCGCAGTAAGTAAATCTAATAGATCCTCAATATGAATACCTATGAAATGTGTTCCACCATTCTTTACGAATTCCGTTCTTTTAGTACGATCCGAATTCAATATATCTTTAATCTTTTCTGAGTTTTCAGGTGTAGTTGTCATATCAAAATGCAATGTAGTACCACCATAAAAAACGAAGGTCATATCTTTAACCCATTTTTTAAACATCCATATTTCCTCCCATAAATTGATTCAAAAGATCATCTATATCAAGCGCGACAGTATCATCACATGCTTGTATTGTTTTCTTAAAGGTTTCTGAAAAATCATCATATATTTTCTCAATGCATTCGATTATAACATCTCTAAAATTATGGCCAATAATATCAAATATAATATGACCATCATTATCTCCGCCGGGCCATTTGATTAATTCCACCCCACTATAAGGATCTCCATCGTCCCAAACTGCAATATCACAACCATGTGTACTATGTATCAGGGCACCACATACATCCCAGCCCCAATGAAGTTTTTGCTTATACATGTTTATATCCCTCTTCCAATCATGATATTCAAAATATCATCTATATCAAGAGTAACAACATTATCACAACTACAAATCAAATCCCTAAATTTATCAATATTACCATCAAATACTTTTTTGATACATTCAATTATAACCTTATCAAAATGTTGGCCGGCAATATCGAATAAAATAAAAGCATCAGTATATTTGTTCCAGTTACCATCATCTATCTCCATGCCACTAACCATTCCGTCAATAGCATAAAAACTATTTTCATTATCCCAAACCACTATATCACAATCTGGGAATTCGCAAATAAAATCACCATCTTCTTTAGTCCATTTAAAATTTCTAGTCATCGCACCCTTCCTCCATCAAATCATTTAACACATTATCTATATCAATTATAACTTGAGTATCACATTTTCCTATATGCTGTTGAAATGTATACGCAGAATCAAATATTTCCTCAATACAACTGATTAATACTTTATCAAAATTGGGATTATTGATATAAAATTCAATATAATCTATTGTATCAGCAGATTTTCTACATACTAATTCTAGTCCCATGCGGTCAATACCATCGTTCCATATGATAATATCATAATGTTCTGTAGTATGAGTAAGACGATCATCACCCCATATATCGTTATACCAACTAAGTTTCCTCATACACAATCCCGCCCACTACAAAATAATCCAACATAATATCTACGTTATCCTTTATAAAACAATGACAAGGCGTGATTTGTGCTATATATGTACGAGACATCCCTGCAAATCTATATAAAGGCGTCAGCACCACCTTCTCATTACAATTTTTCATAATTTCTCCTCAATAAATCTCACCTTTATTATTAATCAACTGTATCATTGTCTCTAATTTATATGGAAAATCTACCATATCCTTTCGTGCTAAACCGTCCCAAATTCTATTTTCTTCTTTCCTCCATTCTTTTTCGGTCATAATATATTATATCCCTCCTCCATAAATTGATTTAAAATATTATATTGACTTATCTGTATATTCAATTCATAAATCTCTTTGACTAACTTTTTAAATTTTTGCAAATTATATTCCTCGTCGCGAGATTTGATAATAACCATTAACTCTTTTCTGAACGATGAAGATTTAATGCAGAAACGGATATGACCAAAACCCGAAGCTGAGATGATCCAATCCTTCTCGCTAGGAAACAATCGAAATAATTCAATGTGCTCTTCTCTATAGACTGCATCTGTAGTAATATAACTAGGGTAATGTTTACGGTTCTCAAAGCTAATCCACCGGCTGCTCATAACGACATCCCTCCTCCATAAATTTCATCAATAAATCATTGTCATATATTTTCACATTCACTGTTTTATTAATACTTTTCCGCACTACATATTTAAAAAATTCGACACTCTGACTTATATTCGATTTGGTAATAACTGATTTTAAACACTCTCTAAATAATAATGAAGTGGTATAAAATTTAATAACACCTCTTCCAGAACCCGAAAGGATCCAATAATAAGTACCTTGATATATACGTAGTTGATCCCGGCCATTTATCCTAAATGTATCCGTAGTATAATAACTTTTGGGAGGACCTTCTTTTTCCTCATTCCAACCATCTATCATCTCCTACTCCTTTCACTAATAATATTTCTAATATATCGTCTTTTACTTCTATATATTTACAAGACTCATCATTCACAATAGGTTCAATTCCGCACTTATTAAAAAATTCAGATAATACTGTTTTTATAACAACTTTTATCTTAGGTGAAAATATTTTAAATACAAGAATACAATAATTATTGTGTGGAGTTACAACATTCCAACCATCATTATCTGGAAAGAGATTAAATTGTTTTACATCATCCTTATAATATCGATCCGTTGTATTATAAGAACAAATAGTATTAGTAATAGATTTCCAACCTGTCATAATTCTTCTCCCTCATTTATAATTGTGATTAGTATATCTAGTTCCAATTTTATACTTGGATAACTATTCATAAACAGATATAGGCTGTCTAATCCATGTTTTTCAATATATTCTGATATAATTGTTTTTATCACTTCTCTAAAAGATAATAGACCAGTATAAAATTTAATATTGCCTAAGTTTATATGTTTTGATAACAACCAACGATATTCGGTAACATATAGGTATAGAAAATATTTTTCACCGATCCAATATTTATCACAAGCCGTGTATCTAAAAACTTTATCTGTTAATTCGAGCCAACCGTTGCTATAACTCATATCCTTTCTCCATCAAACTGTTTATATTCTCATCGATATTGATTTTCACAACAATTTTATGCAGATTTCTCATCATCATTGTTACACCTTTAAAATCATGAAAAATTTGATCCCCTATAGCATCACGTATTTCATACTTAAAATCTATGGATGATTTGGGAGGAATCTTGAACCAGAAAAGATTTATAATACAACCGCCTCCTCTAAATACTTCACGTAGGCTCACACACCAGTAAACATAATCAACCGCAGAGATAGATAGGGTGTGGTCGCCATAATTAAAGCGTATACCATTCTCACATTTTTTCCACATATTGCGCCCCTTCCTCTGACATATTATAAAATAAAGATTCCACACTCATGTCGATATTAATAATAATACCATTGGGATTATGTGTTTTTACAATATTTAACATTTTTGCACGGAATGTTTCGACTGATTTTGATTTCAAATTCTCATATATAATATCCAACAAAATAGGAATAAAATCATCATTTATATTTTTGAATATAATAGCAACGCCACTATAATCTTCGTATCCAATAGCTATTCCCCAACCAGATCCTAATCCATACCTGATTGCTATCCAATATGCCCCTACTCTTGTGCCCATCCCAGTATGCCCATATTCTACAGACCAGCCTTCCCTTACATAACACGAAATATCATTCATGTCCTTCTTTCCCTCCCCAATAAAATGTTTCCAATGTATCCTCCAATCTCACAGCAATAAAATCTTTATTATTTTTTATAAAGTTATAAAATTTATCATAATTTTTTTCAATAGCCTTCTCAACAATAAGTATTATTTCGCCAGGAAATTTATCATCTGAAATTTCAAAATCAATACCACCAATAAAAGTGTTACCATTGTCTAATTTCAAACGAAGGGATCCATCAGAATTACTTTCCTCCCAAAAATCTAAAAAAATACCACCCATCCGTCCACATGATGCAATAATTATTCCCCTCATAAACAAGATCATCACCCTCAGCAGGGCTCATCTGCGCTTTTCCTTCCTTTATATGAGCATAATATTCATACATCTCATTTGAGTCCATAACAACCTCCCTCAAAAAATTCTTGTATAACCAAATCAAATACATCATATTTGTAATCATAAGATGTATAAGGAGCAATTGTCTCATATAAATCCTCTACAGATCCAGACCTTAAAAATTCTGTCATTAGATCCAATAATATATACATGAAATCATAATCATTTGTATTAAATACGATATATTTGCAACCAAAAGCGAATTCAGATCCTCGTATAGTCCTCTTAATATTTGATGTCATTATAGCAATCTTGGTGGGACCAAAACTATTGACATCATACATGACCCCTATAGTATATGGATTTTTTTCATAAAAGAATCTTTCTCCATGATCCTTAACGGACCAACCAAAATCAATATAATGTTTAACATTGTTCATATGACCCTCCCTTCAATAACTCATTCAAACAATTATAGATATCAACATGTATAACCTCATTATAATTATCCTTCATAATATCTAGAACACTTTCAAAATCCTGATAAATCTGTTTCCCTATAATATCTCGTAATTCGCATTGAAAAGAATTAGTCATATAAGAAGGCATTACAAATTTTATATAAACCATCATCGAGCAACTACCCCTACTATACCAATGCCGATGTTCCAGATATACGCTCTCTTTATATCTATCTTTTTCATATGTTTGCGATATGACTATCTCATCTTTATCATATGCGAACCACATGCCATTATAGAATTTTTCCCACATTTATCTTCCCCTCTCTAATATATCAAAAAGAAATTTATCTATATCAATTTTTATATAAACAGTACTACCTATACAAAGATCATTTAGAACTATATCTATCAATGTGGATTCTAACTTATGTAGTGTATTTGTCTGTATATATTGTTCTACAATATCCAATAATAGAGGAATGAAATCAGTACCAACTTTCTCAAATATTATAGCAAGTCCTTTACAGTCTGTATATCCCATAGCAATTCCCCAGCCACAACAATTAACTCCACATATCACAGCCACCCATATATCATCAATATTTTTATACATACCCACCCCATGCCTACTATCAAATATCCAATCATTTCTGCGATATTGTTCTAGATTCACAATTCACCTCCCTCAGCCATAAAATTCAAAATACTTTCATCGTCCATAAACAGACCACCACCATCATAATTCATAATATTGTTGATATTCAAATTCACATCATCTATAGCCTTGCGTAAAATATTTTCAAGTATATACATAAAATCATTGTGATATTCTTCATTCATAAGAAAAACAAAACGTACTAAAAACGTAATACCATCAGATATATCCAAACCAGGATAATAACCAGTGAAACAATTCCTCAATCCTATATTTATCTGATATTTTTTATAAGGTGTATATATGTTACTAATCATTATAATTTCTCCCAATATCCTTCACTCATTATACAATTTAAAATACTTTCATCATCCATCCACATTTTACACAACTCTTTACTATTCATCTCATGGATCAAAATCTTCATATTAATATCTATAGAATTAATAGCTTTTTGTAGAGTTGAATTGAGTATATCCATAAATTCAGGATGATATTCCTCATCCATATAGAAGACAGGAGTAGCTATAATTTCAATACCATCATCTATATACATTCCAGGATATTCAGGACCAGCACAATCTTTCATACATATGTGTATATTGTATTTGCCATATTTTTTACTTTCGTATTTTTCTATCTCATATTCGTACGATCTCATTATAATCCTCCTTCTTAGGATACCAATTCCATATAGCTTCTTCTCCCGATCTCTCAGGCAGATATATACCATCCCTTTTATCCAGCCTAACATATTTACATAAAAAATCAACTACCCATCTTCTATCACCTCTCTTATTTATTACCTTATTCCGTTCAACTCGCCATACGGCCCCCTCCACCTCATCAATGGCTCCATGGAATCCATACTTACCTAATCTTACCATTATATCAGCCACAGATATAGCCCCACCAACATGAAGGATATGAGGAGTTATGAAATCGAATTGTCCTACTCTTGATTTTAAATCATTAAAAAGAATGCGCTTATAATTGGAAAATAAATCAAATGTAACAAATGGTTCATGCGTTAGATTATATCTTGTACTATGAGCTTGTGCTAACCACTCTCCGCAAATCCTCTCATCATTATTAAGAAGCTCATCAAAGCGAGTTCTATTCCTCTCAACCCAATCAGCAAAAAATCGATGTTGTTTATAATCAGAGCTAACGGCTAAATAACCTGCTCTTATGAGAGGGTATATTATTCCATCCTTTTTTGCTACACCGACATTTGTTCCGTCCAATTTTTCCAGGACAGTTATTAAATCATGTTCGTCTCTGGTCTTTTTTATAGCTATATTTCCTTGTCTCTCAGGACAATGATGATCACCGTATCCTGTTCTACTGTTGGGTAGATGCGGAATGTGACCATAACATTTAATTCCTAACGGTTTTTTAGGTCTCATATTGTTTCCCTTCATACATAAAATCAATATCATGATATTCAAAGTAACTATATTTTTCCAATACATTTAAAAATCCACTCTTATCACCCACATCAACCAGAGCCTCAATAAATTCTTCCGCCTCCTTAACATCAAAGTTTTTTAACATACCAATGTGTGTTTCGGTCGTTTCTCTCATATCATGATATATAATATAACAACCAGGATGATTACATAAAATAACAGATAATTCCGAATTCTCCTGACACGATACCTTATCTTCCCAATGACTATTGATAATATTTGAGTTCATAATTCAACTCCTTCATACATAAAATCAATATCATGATATTCGAAGTAACTATATTTTTCCAATATATATTGAAATCCTCCTCTACTGCACCCATTGATTAATATCGTGATAAATTCTTCCGCTTCCTCAACATCAAAGTTTTTAAGTATACAAATATGTCTTTTCCCTGAGTATAAAATATAATGAGTCAATAACCAGCAACCAGGATATTTGTTCAAGAAGACAGATAATTCTTTGTTCTCACAATACATTTTGTGAGTTTTCCAACTACCAAATCCTACCGCTTTCATAATAACTTCCCCCTCATTCATAATAATCTCAAATAACTTCTCATAATCAATATTCACAGAATGCATTTGATAATTAGTATTATTAAAATCATCTCGTTCTATAGTGAACATCATCTTTACTGCACCACTACCGACTTTCCAATTTCGAATAACCATATCAAATCTCCCTTCAATAATATCATTAACTAATGTAACATTACACAAGTTGATATCCCTTCCCCGAAAACCCTTCTAATAACTCATAGATTTTTATCCTTACTGTATGTGGTGATACAGGATGGTGATCATATATTAGGTTGTCAGTTTCGTAAGGTTTTAAAGTCTGTTCAGACATTAGAAATATAAGATGCTCGTTAAAAGCTTTGTATTTTTTATCCGATAACAATATATCAAATACCAATACCTTACGAGGGAGGGTATTATGATTAGTATAAAATCTAATTGTTGGAAATGTGTTATTAACCATCATCCAAATCTCATAATATAAATCCTGTAATACATAAGCACCTATAGGGCAATATTTCCATGTTACACCATTAATATTAATACTCTTCTCACAGTTATCAGATCCCGATCGATTAATCATACTGACATCCTCCCTTATAAAAAATATCAAAAAGAATATGTAGAGAAGTATGTGCATTATATACTTTTCTGACCCCAGTAAAATCAAAACGATCTATAGGAAATCTATCAATATGCACTAATGCACTTCGGCCTATTTCCAATATTTCCCCATGAAACTTGTCATTAATTGGTTTGAATAATATGGACAATATTGTAGTTCTTGGAGATGGCTCATCTTGATTATAACCCCATTTTCTTGTAGGATTTACCTTAGAGATATCCAACATCGATATGAATATATACACTATATGTGGTCTGCATACAATACCTGCCTCTAATGTGTAACCATTGTATTTTCTCTGATATCTGCCAGAAGTTTTGTTCCATTTTATCTCACCCTCTTTTAAGGTCAGATAAGAATAATCAAATATATCAACATACAAACTTTTCATAATTCAACTCCTTCATACATAAAATCAATATCATGATATTCAAAGTAACTATATTTTTCTAGTGTGCGCATGAATTGTTGTTCACCACCGACTGCAAACAATGCTACAACGAAATCCTTTGCTGTTCTGATGTCAAAGTTTTTTAACACAGCAATATTTAAAAGAGATGTTGAACTTAGTCGCTTGGTATATGTCAACTCAAAACAGCCAGGATATTTGTATAAATTAATAGATAATACGCGATGGTCGTAACTCGTGCAATTATCATACCACTCATCGCCAAATGCCGTGCCCCCGACACTCTTAAGCTTTTGAAGTTTACCTTCCTTAGTCAAAGATAATAATTTGGCAAATGTATTTACATCGTACCGACCATTAAACGTTTCTATATTTTTTAATTTCGAAAGAGGTTCATAAGGAATATCTAATCTCTTATTGAAATCAACACTAAGATATTCTAAATTTTCTAACTTGCCTAGAGTATTCACAGAAGTTGCCGCACCACCATACAAATAAAGATGTTTTAACGACCTAAGATTTTTTAAGAAAGACATATCCATAATCTCACCGTTATTTAAAGATAAATATAGCGATTGTAATTGATTCAATTTCCCAATGTGCGACACACAACCAGAACAATTTGTAATTTTCAAAAAAGTCAGATTTGGAAGTAAAGATAAGAAAGGTTTATCCCCTAAATCGAAATTTCTCATGGTGAGAGATTTTAAATTACTTAAAGTATTTATATTACTGAGATCCCATTTATCAATGCAATAATTTGCCCCTGATATACTCAATTCTGTCAGAGATTTAAAATATGGTAATATATTCGATAAATCTCTATTATTGCATAATCCAATGCTATCTATATGTTTCAAATGAATAGGTAGGATGGTTCCATTTTTTGATAACCCGTTCTTTTTTCTTATCAACCTTCTTGCACTAAGTCCTTCAATGTTTAAACTCTTCACAATTCAAATCCTCCCTCATTCATAATCTCTAATACGTCATATAGATCATAATGATCCCCGTTTTTCCTGTTCATGACATCAACCAAATTCTTTATGCTTCTTGTTTCCATAAATGAGGATAATATTTTGGCTAATTCGTTGTCAAATCTTTTCGGCATATTGTAAAAATATAGTTTAAGAAATCTTCCACCCCTACTCAGATATACAAGTCTATGATTTGAAAATGTAAATGACCCAACCCATAAAGAACTTTTCCGATTATTACTTGATATCATATCAGAATGTTTTCCCACACTGCTTTCCTTCCAAATCAATTTCATACCCAGACTCCCTCAAAATAAAATTGTTGTACAAGATGTTCTACAATACATACAGATATTCTTGTATTTGTTTTAATATTTTTTATTAACTCAAGATTCTCCTCGATAATTATAAAAGGTTGTAGTATATCCATTATCTCACAGTAGAATATATCATTTCCAATATCAAATAAGAAGTATGCACTAGTACTACCATCATAACTTATTCTTGCCCACCATGTTTCAGGGGATATTGTACTTAAAGATATGGTAGCATTTACATTAAATTTAGAATTGGTTCTATATGTAATATAACGTTTCCTGCTATTGTTATTACTATAAGATTTGATTGTCCATGTTATACCATTTCGTTTGAAACGATTCATAAGGTCTCCCAAAAAAATTAAAACTAATAATCCGTAATTTCTCATTAAAAGAAATTCCCCGCCACGATAATGACAGGGAAATAATATATTATCACATGATATGATATAAAAGGGCTCTACCCCTGAATAGAACCCTGATTATAAACAGATTGAAATACTAACCAATCATTTCCATAAATGCATCCAGCGTCACTACAGGCACATTATATTTTATAGCCTTATCAATTTTACCCGATGTAAAATCTGAGTCGGGTTTAACTAATAATGATAGAGTCTTAGTAACAGATTTAGAAGGTGACCATCCCCACACCTCTGCTAATTTGTGATAATGCGCTTTCTTTTTAGGAAATGTTCCTGTAAAACAAATTGTTTTTACTTCCATGTTTATTTCCTCCTTTTTGCGAATTTTTAATATGCTTTTTAACGCATCGATATAATTCCCTAATATATTTAAACTCAGGAAAATTTCCCCTGAGCGTTCTATACCAATGCCCTCAATTTCCATTAATTCATCTGTTGACATTTTCCTCAGATCCGATAAAGAACGAGTTTTGAGGACAGATTCACTCATTCTTATCCCAACGCCCTCAATATTAAGAGAGGCGAGGATTTGCCATTCATATACTCCATTGTCTATAACCTTATGTATTTCATCATATAGGTTTTGAGCCGAACTATTTGCAAATCCATCCAGCTCCAAAATATCTTCTTTAGTGAGATTAAAAATATCAATCAGACTGTTACAGTCCTTATTGTCTATTAATTTTTTCAGGGTGGGTTCTCCTAATCTCTCTATGCCTATACGAACAACAGAATCAGAGAGGCATTGTAATAGCTTACCAGTACACTCATCGTTACTACATCTCAATACAGGCTCGTCATATATGACTTTTTCACCACAAGCAGGACACATGTCCAGTTTTATCTCAATTCTATTCTTGCCTGGAATAACTTTTTGGACATCAGGAATTATATCACCACATCGTTCGACTATGATCTCATCCCCTATATGTATATCGTTATCCAATACATACTTATAGTTATGAAGATTGACATTAGATACTATGACTCCACTAATCTCTACAGGCTCAACTTTGCCTACGGGGGTAATAACATTCTTTCCCGAACTCCAGAATATATCTATCAACTTAGTTCTACCTGTAGGGTTTTTGAATTTTAGTGCCATCTGCCCTTTTGGATGATGAGAGGTTGCGCCTAAAGATTTAGAATATTCCTCATCATGCAATTTAATGACCAGACCATCTGTGGGATATTTATTCATGATAGCTTTTTGTATCAAAGTATTCCAATCTAATTTGGCCATGTGTTTATATTTCACAGATAGATTGACATGATTAAATGGAACAAAGGTTAATATTTTTCCTAAAGAATCATCTATATCATCTCTATTAAACAAACCAGCACACGCGTTCCTAGGAGTCTTATATGCCTCACCATTTTTTCTACAGATCTTATCTCGTATTCGATCAAAATCTTTAAGGGTCATAACAATCTCACCGACAACATATTTGGGATTTTCATTGCCCTCAAATTTGATTATTGGTAATTTATCGGATATATTCACACCTATATATCCGTTACCTCTTGTCGATAAAACACCAGCATTAAACTCACCAGTTGCTCCATCCAATTTTAATTGAATGTCAAATAATTCATTATCGGTCCTCGCTGTTTTTCCACACCATTCTAATATTTCATTTACAGAATATTTTTTGGCTAATGATAGCATAGGATTTTTATGTGTAATCTTACCTGCTGGTATGGATACAGGTGTATTAATCTCATTTAATAGAGGATGTTTTGGATCAATTGCTCGCAACTCTTCTACCAGTACATCATACTCTGAATCAGATATGTTCGAGTCATCATCCTCCCAATATAGGCGATCGTGATAGGTAATTAATCTTTCTAATTCTTCTTTTCTATTCATATTTTTCTCCTTTTAATCAGGGTATTTCCCTTTTTGTATGTCCTCAACACTTCTAGACTTTTCTTTTTCCTTAGCCTCACATTCTTTTTTAGAACAACCTTTCTTAGCATAGTCGTTGCAATAAAACCCTGCCCCTTTAAAAATTATACCTGTACCACCTGTAATAATCCTTCTTATTTCCTCACCACATTTTGGACAAATTGTTAGAGGTTCTTCAACCATTTTTTGGAATATCTCAAATTGGTATCCGCATCCTTCACATTTATAATCATAATTTGGCATTCGATTTCTCCTTATTGATAATTGAACCTACAATGGCTCCATATGTAACACAGCATAAACATGCTACTATGAAAGGAAACCAAGGTATGCCATTGTTCTTCGTGGTACATAGCCACCCAATATATATGGGCGCACCTATAGCAGCAGGTATAAAAAGGTATCTATCCTTTCCTGTAGTTTTGTATTTTCTTGCGGGCCAAATAACAATATCCTTTAATTTTTTAAGCATTTTCTTTCTCCTTATTGATAAGATATTTGCACATTTGCGGGTAAAAGAATGCAAATACATACCATATCCCCATAAACGAAATGGAAAATAATCTTTCATCAAATATACCAAATATCACAAACACACAAATAGGCGGGACAAAGACAAATATTAAAAATAATAATATCTCTATGTAAGTGGTTCTGGCCCCTGTAAATTTTCTCCAATACCAAGTAAACATCTTTTTAAACATTCTGCTCCTCCTTTATTTTTTGAATATATGGTTTTAATTCCTCAAACGATACGGGTTTATAATCCCAAACATCTACTCCCACATTTATTACATTTTTTTGAATTTTAAACAGATCGTGTACATGGGCACATATAAAAATCTTAGATCTGTCAATACAACTCAAGGCAGGATCATGACACAATATTAAATCAATACCATCAATAGTAATTTCTAAACTTGTATGTACACTCCGAAACCCTATATTATTTACATATGAAAAAGGTTTAAGGGTATCATGATTTCCCAATATTAAAATTTTTATTCCTTTTAATTTTCTAATAACCGACTGATAATAATTCATATGTTGGTTTGATCTGAGACTTAAATCACCAACAATATAAACAGTATCATCTTTTCCAACGACCTCATTATGATTTTTTATTAAAGCTTTGTCCATCTCTTCGCTGGTTTTGTATGGGCGATTACAATACAGAATTGCATTGTAATGACCATAGTGTGGATCCGCCGTAAAGTATATACTCATTATCCTCTCTCCTTTCTTTAAAAATAAAATTAGCAAACAAGGTTCTTCATTCATAATTTAATATATATAGTTGAACCGCATATTAGGTAGGACAAACTATAAAGAAAACATTGAATTAGGAGGGTATATGTATTATGGGGTTTTGTCCTTTTTTATCATTGAGAAAAATAATACAAGTGAATGTTGCACCAAGGACAATTGGTGGTAGCATCACAAGAGATAATGGGAGTACGGTAACGTCGTGGATTCCAGGAACAGAAGAAGCTGTTTATAAACCCACATCTATTTCTGCTGCTATAGACACAGTAGATTACAATTCGGCTATAACATATGAACCTTGTCAAACTACAGCATGTCAATTATGGGATGATAAAAATAGTAGATGTGGCGCAAGAAGTTCAGATTTTATATACAATGGCAACACAGTTGAATCTGATGCAATAGTTAATATTATAAAAGCTGTAGTAGGTTCATACAGTCAAATAACTTCAGGTAATACATTGGTCCAAGAATTTCAAGATGTTGTAGGAAAAAGCACAGAGCAAGATAATTCAAGTAGTTTATATAAATATCTTCAGGATGTTATAGGAACACATGCTGAGAAAGATGGTATTAATAATTCAACTAGTCTAATAAACTATCTACAGGATGTTGTAGGAAAAAATGCAGATAAGGATAATGATAAAAGTCTGTTATCATTCCTATCATCAATATTAGGGGCAAATACAGATAAGGATTCTGGTAATTCTTTTCTTAAACAGTTTACAGAAATAGTAGGATCAATAACAGACAAAGATGTAGCATCAGCTGATTGGGGAATTTTAACCAGTCTCCTGAGTACATTCAGATTAACACATGTACCATCTGGAGAAGCACCCGCACCCTCAACACTGATAATGGAATTTTTAAATAAAACAGATGCAGATAAGGTGGATTTTAGTTCATTGGGAGTTTCGGGTAGTATATATGGTCACGAGTTTATGATATATGAATCAAACCCGGATGATTTACCACCCATACTTAAAACGATACAGGAACATCCAGATTTTAAAACAGATGATATAGTAGATTTAGCAAATAGTAATTGTTCAGTGACTAATACTGTACCAGGGCATGATAGTACTGATGAATGGGAATATACAATAGAAGCGACTGATGGTACAACAGATTTTGTAGTTGATGGTATAACTACGGATATGTATGTATTCGTTGAAAGCATAAATAAAGTGGGAACCATAACTGAAGTTGCTCCGGATAGTGTTGCTACAAAATTAAAAATAAATATGGGCGTATATGATATTGATCCTTTACCAAACCTGTCATATTTCTTTATAGCAGGTAGGAAAAGAATATCATTTGCAGAATATGAATCCATGTTTTGATAAGGATAATATAATATGCCAGCAAATAGTAGATTGTTCGATCTATATGCAGGGGTAACACCATTACCTCCCCATCCACCAATCCCGCCTCCACCAATGGTCGGAGCAATAATAGCATTATGTTCAGGCGATCATACAGTAGAATCTTTTAGTCAAGCCACTATCGGAAGTATGGGGTTGGACAACTGTATGATTCATGTGACATTCATAGTAGCAGGAAGCGGGACATCTAAAACAAACGGGAAAGCAAAAGCTCGTGTTGGAGATCCTGTTGTCGGTGGTACTATAGGGGTAATGGTAACAGGCGCAGGGACAGAACAGACAGGATGATGATAATCATCTCAGCCACACATATTAACAAACCAATCTATCTTTAAAAATAATAAGCGTTTAGATAGTGCGCTTTGAGAGGAAAGTTATGAACATGTATCAAGAAAAATTTGTAGCAGTGGTTAAATGTAATGGAAAAATTATGAGAGAAAGGGATGGAGTTATATCCTTACCATTTGGATCAGAATATTCTATATTATTAAAAAATCTTAATACAGTAAAAGCATCTGTAGATATATCTGTAGATAGTATGGATGTGGTTGATGGTCATTCTATTTTAATAGAACCTGAAAAATCTGTAGAGTTAGAAGGATTTATGAGAGGATCTGTTGCGAGGAATAGATTCAAATTTATAAATAAAACTAAGGAAATATCTGAATATAGGGGTGATAGAATAGATGATGGGTTAATACGAGTAGAGGTTACATTTGAGAAGAAAATAGAAAAAACAATTACAATATCAGATGGTACTTATTATACTTATTATCCTCCAGTTTATAATCATTTTACATGGACAGATGGTGGAAGTGGCAGTACTGGTGGTTTATTATCAGAAATGGATTTTTCGATCTCTAATACATGTAGTACCAAATTGGGATCAGGTCATGTATCATGTAGTGCCGCCCAGAGTGACATGAGCGAGCCATTATCAGATGAGGGTATAACAGTTAAAGGATCTTCTTGTAATCAAGCATTCGCCCCGGCATCAATAGGAATGTTGGAAGATAATTCCTCAGTTATAATATTACAGTTGAGTGGTTATAATGCTGAGGGTATTAAAGTAAAAAGTCCTATAACAGTTAACACCAAGATAACATGTGAAACCTGCGGTAAGGGTTCCAAATCTAATTTAAAATTTTGTGGGAATTGTGGAACCTCACTAATATAGTACAATCTTGTGGCTGAGGTATTATTATATTTTTTGAGGATATTATTTTTTATAGTTAATTATCGGAGGATTAAAAATGAAAGAACAAACCGTTAAACAATCTGAGGAATTAAAACAAGCAATAGAATCAAGGGATAAATTTTTACAAAGACATCCTAACCTAAAAATATTTCAAATGGAAATCGACAATGCTTTAGATAGGGTAAAGGACCCCTTAGAGAGATTGAGAATTCTATTCAAGTTAATAACTAAAAGAAATAATGAGCTACAGGAGGCAATAAACGAATACAAAATTGAATATACTTCATTACCTGAGGATGTCAAGAAAGAAGTAGAACCTGTAACAATGTTGTGAACTACCACAACTTCAAGTTGCAGCTTCCTGCTTCGCTGAAATCCACTTGACAAGGTTCTATACAAGCAACCAAGTTAGAGGTTGATCTCTCAGCAGGCGTTGAACTGATGCGTCCCGCACCAGTTTGATTTAACCCTTTATAGAGGATGTTCTTTGCAGCATGAATGTCACGATCTTTTCTATAACCACAGTCGCAGACGAACATCCTATCTTTTAAGGTTAGTGATTTGTTAATTGCGTTACACGCAGGACATAATTTAGTGGAGGGATAGTATCTATCTACGAGCCTTAGAGTATGTGACTTTTTCTTTAAGTCACTCATTATTCCTCCAAGGATTGAATGTTGAACTGATTTTCCAAACCACTTCTCGCTCCACCCTTTAATATTCTCGTCTTGCACACAGACAATTTTATACTTCTTTGTGATATGCGAAACAATTTTGTTTTTCGCATCTTTCTTCTGATTAGTTAACTTGTTGTATTTCTTAGCTATCTTCGAATTGAGTTTCCTATTATTCTTAGAGCCTTTCTTCTTGTGTTTCTTCTTTCGTTGAAGACGTTTTAGACTTTCTGGTATTGGGAATGAGAAGCTATGCTTCTCACCATTATCAAAAGTAAGAGAAGTCTTGATGCCGAAGTCAATGCCTATAGCTTCCTGTTCAAACACTTTCTCTTCCTTCGGTAAATAGCAAGTGACATGTAAGAAATAATCTTCGCATTTTCGTACGAGGTTCGCTGTTGCAATCTCTGCATTTGAAGGGATTTGTTTCAAACCTATCAGTTTGAAACTACCCTTAAATCCTTGCAGCTTGAGATACTTGCCTCGCAGCTTATGCGTACTATTGAATTGCTTCAGATAAATGCTATTCGATCTACTCTTGAACTTCAATCTACCTACTTTCTTACCTTTCTTCTTCTTAGCAGATAGTCCACAAATGTTGTGAAACAACCTCTCTCGAACGCCCTGCTTCATCTGAGAAGAAATCGCTTCAAGCGAACGAGTTTCGGCGATTTTATCTTTTCCGCAAATTGAGATCTCGTTCACTTTAGTATTAAAATTTACCGGGTTATCTGTACCTAACATACAATTATACAACCACTTAGCTTCTAAGAATAAACGATCCAGGTACTCTCGTTTTTTCTTGGAGAGATGTGATTTATCAAACTTCAGCTCGTAAACTTTACAAATCAAAGACTTACGTCTTTCTCTTGTAGCCTTACCAGCCAGTTTGATTCTTTCGTTTTTTGTCATTTACAGATTTCCTCTTTATTTGTAGTTTGTCCTCTGAGAAGGCTGGGAAAAAACAACAGAATTCATCCACAGCTTCAGGTTGTGGTATTCTTCTTGGATGGGAGGAATAATATCCTTAGATAAAAATGTGTCTGATTTTATAAAGGACAAACTGTAAAGAAGAATTTAAATTTTATTTCTTGTGAGGAAATAGAAATTAAGAGTTAGTTTTATAAGGAACTCAAAAAATTGAAAGGAGAATTAAAATGAGTTTTGAATTATTAGATGATGTTTTGTTAGAGTCTGGGTATAAAACTCCAGATGAAGAGAAAAAAGAAGAGGAAGTTGTCAATACTGAAGATAATGATATATTCGAGGAATTAGATGGAATGATCGAAGGGGCTATGAGAGAATCCCTGAGAAATACTGTTTTTTGTAGTGAAAATGATAGTGATGTTAAATTAGAGCATCTCGAAGTAGTTGAGAGTGCTGAATTTACCGAAGAGCAAATGACTAAGTTTATGGATACTACGATATATCCTATATTGGAGATGTCTGGTTCATTAGAAGATAATGATAATGAAACTGTATCGTTGCCAATATTTGAAATAGTTGGTCTCTTAGAGGATTTAGGTTCAGATGAAATAACTGAGGAAAATGCTGATATAGAATTAGAAGCAATATGCGAATTCTATGGTATAAATGATGAAGATAGGGAAACTATCATTGCAGAGGCTACAGAATTGTTAGAATCACATGGTATAGATAAGCTTGATCCTTCAATGCAGGATGTTAGTCTTTTAGTATGTGAGACTATAGTTATTTTAGGCGAAGTTGATACGAGTGAAAATTTGGAAGAAGCAAAGAAGAAGGGTGGACGACCTACAAAGAAACAGGTTCAAATGAGAATACTCAGAGGACGCATAAAAGATGCACCTGGAAAGGCTTTGGCTTATAGTAAAGAAAAAGGAAAAGAAGTTGGAAGTTGGGTTGCTGCTAAAGGTAAGGCAGGTTTGGCTAAAGGAAAAGAAGCTTTGGGTACGAAAAAAGGTAAGATTATAGCTGGTGCTATTACAATGGCTGCTGTAGCTGCTGCTGCTGCTCTTGCATATAGACGTAAGGGAGATAAATGTAAAGGTCTTGATGGCGATGCGAAATCTAAATGTAAAGCCGCCGCTGTTAATGATGCAATCAAAGCATTGAACCAACAGAAATCACAATGTAAAAAAGCAAAAAATCCCGCCAAGTGTGCTGCTGGTGTTGATAAACAAATAGCAAAATGGAAAGGCCGCATGGCTGCATAAGTAAGGATAAATATATTTTATAGGATAGAAGGGGTCGGGTTTTAAATCCTGACCCCGCTTTTTCTTAAGAGGAGTTTTGAAAGATGCATTATTTAAAAAGATGGTTCGAGGAGTTAGGTAGTGGTAATTGCTCACAATCCGTATCCACATATGAGACTCCTGCCAAACCCATTTTGAGACCCGAAACTGAAGATGAAATTACAACCGAAGAAGATGATGAACAAGAAGATATAAATGAAGGCACCACAGATAGGATAGATAAAAAAATACATGGGAGAAAAGATTATTGGGACCGACGAATAGAATATATTAGCAAGTTAATGGATGATATAAAGACAGAGAGTAGGAAATGCAGAGATATGGGAGACCCCAAGAAATCTAGAGATTGTGTAGAGAAATGGAGAAAGGAAATGATTAGGGCTAGAGAGAGTATGGATAAAGCACAGACTGCATTGAGAAAGACAGAAGACTAGTGTCAATACCAAAACATCTCAATACAGTAGTGGTAAAAAATAAATACTACCCTGGAGGTTTAACCGAAGGTCAAGTTTGGTCACATTATCTAAAAAATAAACCTGAGATATTAAAGGAGATAAATAGAAAACCCGTAACTCTATTTATATTTACAGATATAAATGAATGGATCGTCAAAAGAAAATTATTTAATTCTCCGTTCACATTAGATAATAGTAATTTTTCCTCAGTTCTTACGGGTCGCACTGTTTCAATATCCGCCGAACAAGGAAAGATGACAGAATTTTGGATAATAGATATAGACCCCGGTCCAAGTGCAAATGAGATGTTGTTGAAGGATTGTATAACAGATTTAATATCCTCAACTATTTTTAAGATCCCTACAGTAAAGGGTATGAGAATAATTTCTACTTCTAAAGGATATCATTTTTATGTTTTATTAAAAAAGAAAATGAATATCGATGTATCTAGAAGGATATTATTTAAAATGCTGACCTCAGAATTCACCGGCAAATATCTAATCAATAAAAAAAGTCCTAAAGGTCCAGAAATTAATTTGGATTTATCTCCCACTTCTTTTAGAGGATCTCATGTAGTTCCTGGTGCCCTTACAAGAAATGGTTTAGTGGCAGTAGATTGTACAAGAAATTGGGAATCCTTTACCAGACAAAGGGCGATAATATAATGAAACAATATATACCTGAGCTGGATTATCATTTCGATCAATATTGGTCAACCAGAGGTGAGATACGTATTAATAATGTGTTTCTTCCCGAAGTCGAAACTGAAGAAAACAATATCCCGACTGGATCATTTATAGAATTATTATTTAGTCAGGCATTTGTATATGATGATTACAAGTATCGATTTGAGGAAATTGCATATACTTTATTTACTAAACCCATACGAGAAAGATTACAAAATAGTTCCACCCTGATAAATTGTTATATATCCACAGACTCGACATCTGAAACTAATTTATTTTCCTTAGAAACAACCGACCTTATTCTATTGGATAAACTTAAGGATTATAGACAAGATGTTGAGGGTTTAAATTTAGATGATGTAATTTATGATGACCTCACCACAGCATTATCAAAACTAATTTATATATATTTGGATATAATGCTACACAATTCATACGAACGATTTAATACAATTGATACCTTAAGTACTGAGGATAATCTATTGTGTAACTTGTTTGAAACATATGTAGTTAACGAAGCATACAAGGCTATGAAAAACTGGTCATTCTTAATAGATGCTAATTTATTGGAATTAAGATTGGTACATGACGCAGTTGTTTTGAATGAGGAGCAGATAGAAAACGAACAAGCTCCAATGTCAACCTCTACATATGATTTGGATATTTGGGTTTGGTGGAATGGTAGAAAATTAACATATGAAGAGGAGTATGATTTGTATAGGATATGGGATGGTCAAGATGGCCGCTTCTATACGCGAGTTGGTTGGCACGATAAGGGATTGGATATAAAATTAGGACATACTATAACTATGGAATATTATGTTGTTGTTCAACCATTGGATGCAGAAAAAGATCCTTTTGTTGATGGTGAAGAATATTCAGAAATAATGACCTGGTTACTAGATGGAGGTCTTTTTTAGATGGCTAATGAACATGAGAGAATAGATCAATTTTTCGAACTATTGGAATGGTTAAAACAGACTGACAGTATACCAGAAGAAGATATAGAAACATGGTTACACAGAAGTCCTGAACTCGAATATAAACAAAAGCAACTGGCATATGATGATAAACAAAAAACAGTAGAATTTTTTGAAACAATTATAGATCAACCCGCATTCTCCTCCAACGATCATAAAAGATTAAGAAAATTCCTCATAGATTGGTATGCGAGTCATAGGTCATATGTAACCCAAATGTTTAAAAGTACTGATCCATTCAGTATGAGTTCAGAAGCCTTAAATGAAATAATCCTAAGTTTTGGTTTTCCTTACCCTCAGAAAATAATATCAACCTCAAGAAAAGCTCAGTTTATATTAGATCTTATAAACATGTATCAAAAGAAAGGCACACCATCAGTTCTAGTAAAAGCACTACAAACGTATTTTGGTTTAAGCAATGTTATTTTATCTGAGTGGTGGATAAATAGAAGACCTAACGGTGAATTTTATGCTGTATCTGAACCAATATTTCCTGTAGGTTTGCAAGGGAATCCTTTATATAGAACAGAAATAAGTTATAGTGCATTTGCAGATGTCGATCCACTCTGGCATTTGAGTGAAGCAGAGTTGATATCAACTTATGCCAGTGCTAAAATTAAATTACCATCTATAACCTCACATATATCATTACAAGCAACAGTTAGTATATTTGGAGTAAATGCAGCTCTGGCAATATTAAATAGAAAATTACAGGAATCATATGAATATTGGTCAGGGACAGGAGACCTTAATAGAGATATATCGTTATCAAAATATGCGTGGACAATATCTCCTTTAGAATTAACCTTACTGATTGATTATGTTTTTAACAGCACAACTGATACTGCGGATAAGAGATTTATATTTTATAATGGTAGACATACACCCTTAGACATACCCGAATTAGATGAATCACGGGACGATATCGATGATGTGGAATTTAGTCTCATCATAGATGAATATAATCAAATAGTAAGGAAACCCGGAACCAGAGCAGAACGAGATGAATTATTAGCATTAAAAAAAGAAAGTTTTTCAGGAGTTATATCAGAACAATCTGTAACTGATACCCTTAGAGATTCGGGTACCGTGTTAAATAGTATAAATCCAGAACTCAAAAGTGAATTTGATATATTGCTTGCAGCTGTAGGTAGTAATAGAAGAGATATATTAGATTCTCTATTGAGAGATTTGGAATATTATTTAATGGATACTTTAGGTGTCATGGAATATCCTATAAGTTATCTCATAACAGGATCTCCTATACAAGATACATTAAAGGATGTTATGGATTTCTTTAAACCTTATAGAGCAAGAATAAGAGAATTTATAAGTTCTATGGCATTTGATGATCCTTTGGAAGATTCACAGAGGGTTGATGATAGTCACTTTTATAATATGTATCTTCAAATGGTTGATAAAGGATATCTATCAGATTTAACGTTTGAACAATGTATGGTGGAAGATCGTTTATACTTAGCATTGAATATGCCTTTCCATGAATATCTACTCAGTATGGGTGGGATTAAAGATTACCTATTTACAACAATTACTCACATGGCATCATCTGTATCAGAAGTAGAAGATAGTAAACTCATAACACTAGATCAATGGTTTGTGGAACAGAATTATAACAAATTTGATTGGGGTATAGTTGAAGATAATTTGAGACATACCTTGATAACACAGAGATTGGGGTCTATATTACATATTCCTTACGACGCCACAACTGAAAATTATGGAGAGCAATTAGAAGATAATTTAGAGGCAATAATATATCACACAGAGAGATCTCACCTAGAAGATTTGCGTGATTCAAAAATAATTTCAATAGGTAATTCATTTCTAGAAACTAAACAGTTTGGATTCAATTGTGGTTTCAATAAGGACAAACTCTTGATAGAACAAAATCAATTGATATACGATAGAGTTATTTATCCTGATGGATCTATAGGAACAATTAAGTGTGGAACAGATAGTTTAGGTTTATCTATTATTAGATTCTCCAACATAACTGATAATATTACACTTTCTGAAAATAGAATATATACTATTAATCAGCAATTCGTTGAAGAAGATAATAGAGGCTGGTGGGAAGATGGATTCTATTATGATAACATGATACCCGCAGTTAACAACATAGTTCATGATGATGCTTTTAGAAACGGACTCGATGAAGGTGGTTTGGATTATTTTATAGAGCATATGGCGCAAAGGTTATCAGATACTTATAATCCAACTGAACAACCAATAATAGGAACACATATACGTTTAATAGAGCCCTCAAATAATGACTTCTTAGATATGTCTCATGTTGAGGATTCTATTGAAATAGAGATTATAGATTTATAAGGAGAGGGGCTAATGGGTAAAGTTAAAAGGATTCCAATAATAATTGGAGACAATCAAAGGAAAAATATCAGAGATGAGTTTATTTCTGGGGATATTAAACCAAAAATAAATGTCATTAAAAAAGATATAGAAAAAAATGATGGAACAAAGGATAGTTTATACATTGTCAAGGAAAAGAGGAGGATTGAATAATGGGTAGTAAATATGAGACCCCTATAGTCGTGCCTAAAGATTATATTGTAAATCCCAAAGAACGTGGAATGTTTGGAAGGACTAATCTTGTTAATATTAAGGTTCGAAATATTGTAACAGGGGAAATAGAAAGTGATCAAAATAGTAACCTTATAGTATACAGAGGAAGAGACTGGCTATTACAAAGGGCTTATAATGCTGGATTTGGAAGCGGCACTAGAGATGGTGAACAATGGGAAGCTATGTGGATAAATTGGTTAGCAGTAGGTACGGGTGGGTCAGTAGGTGGAAATCCATTGACTCCTACAAGTCCTGCATTACCAGATTATGTATTAAATACGCATGGAACTGTTGATGTGGGAAGTAATTATATTACAGTTGGCGGAAAGGAATATCATACATTTGATTCTGGATTCCCAAAATTCTTACACGATACGGATGTAACGGAGACTGTATATGGTCCTTCTTTTACTGATTATAACGGTACAACTAATCCTAGTGACAGCGTATTGATAGGGCTGGTTAAAGTGACGCTCTCATCTGAAGAATGTAATGGTGGGGCACTGGATACAGATTATCAGGATATTTCTGAGGCAGGTTTATTTATAAGCAGCTCGGCTAGTGTTGGATCTCCTCCTACTCAGTTGGAATTATTTGCAAGAGTGTGCTTTTCAACAGTAAGAAAGAACAACGAAAGGGAAATTATCCTAAGTTGGTTCACGTATTTCTAATGATTTCAATGAGTTGGAATATATCAACTCATTTCATGGTAAAAATCAAACAGGACAAACTCTAAACTTAAACAATTTAAGAGAGGGGTTTGTCCTATGGTTAGTTGTAAATTATGCGGTAAAAAATTTGAAACTTTAAGAGGTGTTGCTACGCATCTAAGATTTTGTAAAAAGAATCTGAATGAAATGAAAATTGTAGATTATTATAATCAATTTATAAAACAAGGTATTGAAGGAAAGTGTGTACTGTGTGGAAAATATACTAGATTTAACGGATTAGATATAGGTTTTTCTACGTATTGTGGGAGTCGATGTGCAGCACTTGGTGTAAATAAAGGATTAAAGGCAAATCCCAGAATAAATGAACCAAAAAAGAAATCGGTTATCTGCAAAATGTGTAATAAAAAATTAAACAATATAAATAGCTTGGGGAACCATCTTAAATATTGTAAATCTAATATTGATAGATTAAATTCAAACCAATATTATAATAAATATATAAAGAAAGATGATGAAGAATTATGTAAAACATGTGGAAATGTTACTAAATTCAAAGGTCTGGAGAAAGGTTATGATGCATATTGTAGTAAGATTTGTTCAAACAGAGATAGACCGATTTCAGAAAAATTAAATAATACTATTATGTATACAGATAGATTACAAAAAATTGGACTTGAACCTATATATGAAGGTGAATATTTTACCGGACGCCAAGAGATAGAATTCAAGTGTTCAAAATGTAGTCGTATATTTAAAAATTATACATTTAATATATTAAAAATTAGAAACAAATGTCCATTTTGTACAGATAAAAGTAGATCAATATCTGAAAGATTAATATATTCATATCTAAAACATAAATTTCATAAATATAATGTTTATAACAATTATAAAAAATTATTATATCCATTTGAAATAGATATAATAATGCCTTCTCTTAATATATCTTTAGAATATAATGGTCTTTATTATCATTCAAGTCAAAATTCTCAAAATAGAGATTTGTGGAAATCACATGGATGCATCAAAAATAATTTCAAGCATGTGGTTATATGGGAAGACGAGTTTAATATACATAATAAAGATTATAAATTTATAGATACCATAATAAAAAATGCTATGGAATGTGATGTTAAAAAATACATGAAAAATACAAAATATTTTACAACATTTCCTATCAGTATAGCCGATATAGACAACTTCGATAAAACTAAAAGATTTAAACTTTTACAGTTGAGTGAATGTAATAAAAACTTTAAAAGACCTCCAAGATCATTATTCGTCCCATAATTTCTAAAAATAATCAAAAAGATATTAGGGAGGGGCTTTCGCCCCTTCCTTTTTATCCAACCATTTCTCCGGATCCTAACCGTATATCCCAAGAATACTTCCCACTTATATCCGATAGTTCATCGCTTATTTGATCTTTACTTTTAACCACAACTCCGCTAAAACATCCTAACGCAGTGTCTTGAAAACAACCTCTAATATGTTCGAATTGTGTCATATAGATCTCCTCTTGTATTGACTTGTTAATAGATAAATCGTTAAATATATCAATCAATGATGGTTTCTTAAAATCTATCCATACATAATTTATGATACTTTCTGCTTCACCTTTAGTCGCACAATACTCATCCTCAAGAAGTTTCTCCTGAAGATCTTTCCTAGTAACTAGACATAAATCTCTATCATTTGAACCACAGATATTAGATATAAGTTCTCTGGGATTTATACTTATATTAAATTTCTTCACCAACTCATGTAAAATAATACACATAGTCTCTGCTTTATCGTATTCTATTCTACGCAATAACCCAATTGCTCTCTGCCCTGGTTTTATTATCAATGCCTCTATACCTTCCGCCGATATAAATTTAATGGAAGGAATAATATTAATATTCAAATTATTACCTAAAACTTTTAAAGGATATTTAGTATACAAATCAAAATTTTCCGGAACATTAAAACTGACGGTTATAGGTGAATTATTATATTTTATTGAACACACCTTCAGCCAATCAGCAACAGCAGAATAATTAGGAGAAGTTAAGCATACATTAAAGTCCTCTAAACATGTCATCTTTGTCCTCCTCTTCTACTAGTTCTGTCCCTAATAAATTTTCATCTACTCCTAAATTAAAATATTCAGGACAAGATGTAATAAACTCTTTTTGTATAACTTCTTTGGTTTTGAATAAACCTTCAGTCATTAACATTTCCTCTACTATTGTGATAGCATCATTTATAGATATATTCTTAATATGAGATACTCTGGGTAGAAGACTGAATACAATGCGATCAGAACTATGCCTAGTGTGAGTTTTTATTTCAACTCCACCAAAAACTGCCATTATGAAAATATCACCACCTACTAAATTTACTACAAATTCATCATCCAACCAAGTGTATCTTTTAGATATAAAGGGTTTACCATTGAAGGTTTTTAAATTTGGTAGAGCTTTTAAAATATAGGATTGATGAAAAGGTATATCTGCATAGAGATGAACTAAATTTTTCAAATTACATAATGGAAGATAATTGTTGATACTATTGTTAGATATGTTTAGATATTGTAGAGTAGTCATATCTTTTAAGGGTGCTATATCACCTATACAGTTACTATACAAATCAATATGTTCTAAAGGAAGATTTTCTAAGGGTGTTAAATCACAAGCATACCCATTCTGCATCCTAAGAGATATTAAATTTCTACATTTATGTAATCCTGTAAGATTAGTAATATTATCCTTTATTATTAATGATTTAACTTTTAAAAAATCCTCTTTAGTCAGTTTATGCATACAACTTAAACCAAGCATATGTTGTATACAACGCTTCATTACAGGATTAAGTGTTTTATATTTGTGTGTCATTTTTATTTCCTCCATTTTTAAATTTTTTAAAACCACCTTTATATATCTGTTTTTTAATGAGTTCCTCCTATTCAATCCAAACCCTTTTATAAAGGACAAATTAAAAAGACTAGGATAAACGTTTAGGATGATAATCCTATTTAAAACACTCATAAAAAAGGAGATTATAATGGCTCATGTAGCACCCGGTGTATACACCAAGATAATTGACCTTTCCGAATATGTTGCAGGAATTCCCTCTACTATAGGGTTCCTACCAATCATATGCGAACAAGGTCCAGACAATCAGTTAATTCAAACTAATGCTAAGGATTTCTATGTTGATTTTGGCGAACCTAACATTAGTTATGCAGGAAAAGCAGCAGGACAAGGTCCTTATATTGCAGGATCTTATCTAAGAGAAAGTGATTCTCTTTATGTAATCAGGTGTTTACCTGAAGATGCTAATTTTTCGAACTTAAGTATTTTAGCGGAAGCAGAAGGCGGCTATGGGGCGGATTCCACATCAGATGTAACCATTGATAGTGATACTGGTATTAACACAACTGGTGAGCTAGAAACATTACTAACGAGCGGTGACGCATGTATAGTTTTTTACGGAGTAGGAAGAGGAGATTTTTATAATAATTTCCAAGTTAGTATAAGCAAACATTCTAATCCACAACTATCTGATCCTGCAATTATGGGTCATTATGATATGGTTTATGTGCTGGATTTATATAAGAGACAATCTGAGGATGATGAGGATGGTTTACCACAGTATGAAATCATATCTTCCTTTGAGGTATCATTTAATCCTGTCCGGCTAGATGCGAGTGGAGAAAGTATGTTCATCGGGGATATCATAGATAGATATAGTCGATATGTAAAATGCGTTGTTGATAGAGATAAATGTGGCGTAGCCGTTAATGCTGGACATGCCGATTTTTCTCAACCATTTGTATCAGGTGCTATTAATCTGGACAATGGCGATGTGGGTAGCCTTTTTACTGCGACTGGTATTGACCTTGATGTTGCGAAGCAAATATTAGGTAAGGCTTATACAGGTACTTTACCTAAGACTCAGACAGGACTTTACGTTGACGAAGTTTTGGATACAGAAGATGTCTATTTTACTATCGTTTTGGATGGTGGATATGCAACGGATGTAAAGAGTCAGATATATACGCTAGTCCAAACTAGGAAGGATTGTGTTGCCCTGATTGATAACGGCGACAATACAACTCCTGCTAATGCTATAGTAGCTCGTGATGATAACCATACTTATAATACTAAGTATATGGCATTATATGAGAGCTACAGTAAAATATACGATACTTATACCGGACGTGATATATGGGTCAGCCCAATATATCATATGGCTAATATCGTTCCTTATACTGATAATGTAGCTGAGGTTTGGTGGGCACCTGCAGGATTTAATAGAGCCACTATCGGAACTATTAAGGAACTGCGTTATAGCCCCCGTCTAGGAGAGAGAGATAATTTTTACTTAAAACAAATAAATCCAATCGTGAAATTTAATGTTGGGTATACAGTGTTTTCACAATTAACCACACAGAAGAGACCAAGTGCATTACAAGATTTAAATATCATACGTTTAGTGCTATATTGCAAAAGGGCCATAGAACAATTTGCCAAATTTTTTATTTTTGAGCAAAATGATGCCCTCACATGGTCATCAATTTCTATACAAGTAAATAAATTCTTAAAAGTTATACAAGATAAGAGAGGTTTGTATAGTTACAGTGTTGATGTTGGGGCCTCAGAATATGAGTTAAAAAGCAAGCAAATACATCTGAACGTTACCCTTGAACCTACCCGCGTGGTGGAACAAATTTATCTAAATTTCTTCATTAAGTAAAATAATCAAAATTTAATAAAAAGGGAGAGCAATATTACTCTCCCTTTTTTCTTCGTTATAAAATTACATTCTCTTTCAAAAACCTATTATTCCATTAAAATCTTTTTAAATTCTTTATCATTTATATCTAAAATACTACCTTTTTTATTAACTTTAATTCTAATAAATCTACAACCCAACTCTTTAATTATTTCTTTCTGTCTTCTAACATCTTCAAGTTTGAGACACCCTCCCAGATAATGGTGAGACTCGTCTATTTCTATAGCAATATTTCTTTTCTTATCATACCCATCTAGAAAATACCCAATGACTCTATATTCACCACCCCTCTCAGCATGCTGAAAATCAAATCCTTTATCATTTAGAATTTCTATTATATGGCAACCCTTAGAATTATAATAGGGAGTCACTTGACCATTACAATTTTCAATTTTAGATAATGTCATTTCCCTTCTCTGTAGTCGAAATTCTTTTGTTTTTGAATAACTGTCTACACCATATTTTTTTAAACAAGTTTGTTTTCTATTAATTATTGCTTCGGGACTAAGTAATATTGCAGCCGCATCTCTATCTAAAGAAGCACAACTAATATTACAATAACTATCAACTGCAAAACCCTTAATAAGACTAATAAATTTGGTAGCATTATTACAACTGTCTCTTTTACATTTTGAAGGTTTACCTCCTAAATATTTGATATGATATTCTTCCAGCTCTTTGTCACCAAATCGATGTATACCATTATGAATAGAAAGATGTTTAGATAAATCATATTTATTTTCAAATCTTTTCTCAATACTATTCTCTAAACAAATCATACAAACTTCTGGTAGTTCATAATATCCTTCCTCTATTTTCTTATGTTCTGCTTTATCCTTCCAGTTTTTAGATCTAATTTTCTTGGAGTCAGGGTTTAGATTTCTACAATGTTTACAATATTGATTACCGCTATTGCTTTTATTTGCCCGGTAACCATTATTTGTCTCATAAAAACTCATCTCCCCACCACAAACACAACAATATTTTTCTTTCTTTAATTCATTAGGGTTATCTATAATATAAACATCAAAATATTTATTTTTTATATTTTTCAAACCCTGAATATTATGTGCATTTCTTAAATGTTGTGCCAAACCATTTGCATTTGCAACCAGTTTTCCACATATTGCACATTTAGTTTTAAATTCTTCTCTCATATACTACTTCCTTTAAACAACTCACTCTCAAAATCAAAACTAATAACAGGATTATCCTTAAGATAAGTCTTGAGTTTACATCTGCTCATACCTAAAATAAGAACCTTTAAAAAATCAAATAATTCATATAAATTCACATCTTTGATGGTTGAATGTATATTTTCATCATTATCCTCAGGAGAATATAAAATTTCCCAATATAATTTCGACATAGGATAAATTGTCAATATAGAATAAATCTCACCATAATATTCATGTGTTTCTTCCAACCACCATCTCTTCAAATTAGGTTGTGTGGCCCACACTACTCCATTTATAAATACATTATCATAGTTTATACGGTTTAGCCCAGAAACATTATATAATTTTTTAACGATGTCATTTGAAATTCCACTGCCTTCATAATCAATATCCAATTCAGTCAGCTTTGGTAACTGTTCTAATATACTTAAATCTAAGGAAGAATTATTTGGAATACCTAAATAACTCAATTTATCTAAATTAGAAATAGGATATACATTTTTTAATAATTCACAATATTGCAAATCCAATCTCCTCAATTTTAATAACCCACTGATTGGACATATATCAGTAATTGGATTATTGCTTAAATTCAATTCTTCTAAATTTAATAGATTTTCAATCCCGCATATTGTGGGAATTTTATTATCAGCAATGTATAAGTATTTTAAATTATATAGACATACTAACGGGGATATGTCCATAATTCTATTTGAAAATAAATCCAGTTTCTTCAGACTGATAAGATTTTTTAAAGGCTTTAAATCTGTTATTGTATTGTTAAACAAATCCAACTCTACCAAATTAATAAAATATTCTAATCCACCTATCGATTCTAATTTCTTTTCAGATAAATCTAATTTTGTTATACTCTCTACTTCATCCTTATATACAGGATCATCAGATCTTTTATTTAAAATTTCTTTTATAATATCTCTTAATTTTCCATATTCAAATTTCAATTCTTCTCTCATAACCCAACTTTATTCCTTCCTCTCTATTTAACCTCTTGTTTTCTTTAGTATGTCCTCTTCCTACTATGGTTTTCCATTCATTCTATCCTTTTTAATAGATTTTTTGGATATCATGGGTGAATATCTACAAATGTTAGGCTATCTCCCGGCCGACCATGATACCAAAACTGGTCACGTGTAGAATATTGATCTTTTTTGTATACAGCTTTGACGTGGTTGCGGAATTCCATATAGGTTTCGGGTTTATCATCTTCCCATTTATATTTTATGTCATGTAAATCAGTAAAAAAGTATACTTTCCATGTTTTGTCAGTAACAACCTTACTTAGAATTTGGGCCAAACAATGATGACAATCTAGTATAGATGGTGTAACATATATATTTTGAATTGTCCCACCAAATCTTGACCAAGTTATTCCTTCTACATATGCACATTGCCCCAAACTACTATATAGTAATATAATTCCCAATAATATAATTATTATTTTTTCTTTCATTTTAAATCTCCTATTATGTTATGATTTTTATTTGCAATTTTCTTTCTCATCCATTCTTATTTTTTAATACATTTCACCATTATTTTAAAGATCCAGCATCTTATCTTTTCCGACACTTCTCTTTAATTTTCATTCTTAACTCTGGAGATGGGAATGGGTTTTCTATACCATATTTTAGAGCTGTTGCTTTAATCTTCTCCTGAACCATATTCTTCTCCTTTTCAACCTTCAGTTCTTCCTGCTCCTTCTCATGTCCCCCACCAAACCAATATTCATGCAGTTCTGTTTTTGCCTTTTCTACTGCTTTATTATATTCCTTAAGTTTATATTTATATATACTACTGCCCTTATCATCTCCAACAAATTTATGGGTTGAAAAATCATATTCTTTTCCATAATGCTCTGATATGTATTCTTTTATTTTCTTCTGTGTTTTTGATCCATAGTCGTCACCTAACATTTTAAATTCTCCTTTTATTGTTTATAATTTTCCATCAAAATATTTTTAAATTCTTCATCGTCTACATCCAAGATATTATTATCTTTATCAACCTTAACTCTCACAAATCTACACCCTAACTCCTCAGTTATCTCTTGTTGTCTTCTGATATCTTTCTTTTGACGATAATTATAAGAATGTTCGGGTTCATCTATCTCTATAGCTATATTCTTTTCCTCATCATAACCATCCAAAAAGTATCCTATAACTCTATACTCACCACCATTTTCAGCATGTTGAAAATTAAAACCATTATCATTCAAATTTTCAATTATGTTGCAACCGCTTGGATTGTAGAGAGGTAAAATCTGACCATGACAATTTTTTATCCTTCTTAAATAACTATCACGGGCTCGTTGACGATTTTCTTTTGTTTTGGCGTAACAAACTTCACCATATTTTCTTAAACAAGTTTTTATAATTTTTTCTTTAATCATTTCTGATTGTAGTGAACACCCCACACCATATTTTTTAAAACAAGTTTTTTTTACTTTCAATTTGAACCATATTGTCTGAGAGGGGTGTTCTACGTTATATTTTTTCAAACAAGTCTTTTTTATTTTATCCTGTATTTCATCATATTTTTCTAAACAAGTTTGTCTAAGTTTTTCTCTTACCTCTTCGATTTGTAACGGACAACATACGCCATGGTTTTTAAAACAAGTCTTTTTCTTTTTTTCTTTTATTTCCTTAGACTGTGACGGATTTTCTACACCTCTATTTCTCATATTAGTTTGTTTCTTTTTTTCTTTTATTTCTTTAGACTGTGAGGGATGTTCTACATTATGATTTTCTAAACAAGTTTGTCTACGGTTTTCTCTTACCTCTTTTGTCCATGCTCTTTGTTTTATTTTTTTTCTTGTTTCTGGACATTTACTTTGATTGGTTTCACAACACCACTTACCATTCTTAAACCTATGCTTCGCTTCCCTGCCACATCCATACTCACACAACCTTACATTCTCTTTAACCTTAACTTCTTCCATAATTTATTCCTCTCTATTCTTCCTCTCGTATCCTTCCTACAAAATTAGATTTTCCTTATATCTTCTCATATTTATTTTCAGCCACCTCTAATAATTCAGGAACTGTCCTTATCATCCTTAATAAAGTTACTCCGGCAGCTGGTATTAAATCACCCTCCATCCACACTGTTAAAGTCCGTTGAGGTAAATCTAAAATTCTTTCCATAGTCGATAAGCTAACACCGGCCTCAACAAAATAATTTAATATATTTATTACCGCTCTTTTTCTTTGTCTGATAATGACAACATTAATTTTTTCATCATTTTCACCGAAGAAATCGCCCTCTGTAAGACAAGTATTACATTTATAATTAACAATAGTAATATATTCCTCATCAGAATAAGGTAATGAAATTAATTTTTTTTCTTCGGATTTTATAATATGCCCTGAACCACATGCTGGACAAATATTGTTAGTCATTTTTTCTCCTCCAATCTTTTATTCACTAATTCCCCATCCACCCATCTACTATAGATTTTGCTTTAGTATATTGTACCATTTTTTCTATTTCATCTCTAAAAGCATACTTAAGTGCTTCTAAGAATTTTTGGTCTAATTTTAGCTTAGCATATTCTTCTTCACTTATTGTTATTGTTTTTTTATTATCCAATTTATTTCTTCCCATTATCTGTTTAACTTATTTATATTTTTTAATTTGTTCAACCATCTCACTGGATTTCTCTCATTCATATTCTCCTCCTACCTCATAAAACGTTGTCAATAAATCCCCCACAATTATTTGACATCTATTAGTATATTCATTATTTTCATTTTGAAAGTCTCTAGGATTACATTTACTTAAATAATTATGCACTATCATTTTTAATTCTGCTTCAAATCTTTCATTTGGTTCTTCAAATATACAATCCCAGCAACAATTGTCCCACTTACCAACTATCAGATACAAAAAACCAGATGCTTGCCCTCTGAAGGTACTCATAATACAGTTGTCAGTACAATCATTACACATCATATCCATCATCAGTATTCCTCCCCCTCCTCCCAAAATATCCTAAATAAATTATCCTCAATATTTATAAATACGTCATCATTATATAAGTTGATCCGATATTTAAGTTCTTTACATGTATGATCCTTCAAATAATTAGAAACAATATTTCCCAACACATTTTTGAACTTTTCACTTCTCGTCTCAAAAGGATAAGAGGAATAAACCGAACCTCCACTATCCATCATTAAATACCAATAATTACTGATTGGACCTCTGACAATAGATATGGTCCAACTATCTATATGAATTAATTTGTTCATTTTTCCTTTACCTCAATATAACCCCACACTTGTCTTTTTCCCTCTAAACTTTTTATTGTTGACTTTAGAAGGTTTAGTAATATATTTTCTAACTTCTGGTCTATTTTTAATAATGTCACAATAAGTTTTAGCCCAATATGAATTAGTTATTCTTCTCCACATTTCCTCTATATCATTTATATGTCTACAATATAAAAAAGCATCATTACTCTCGGTGATTAGTTTTCTTAGTTGTTCTGTCTCGACTCCTCTCAGACATTCGTTCACTGCCCAGTGACTCTTTTCATATTTGTTTGTTAATTTATTCATAGTGCCCCCTAAAATGGATCCTTCCTCACACTTATAAAATTTTCTGCATATCCTGAAAAATTCATTTCATAAACATCATCCACATCCGCCATCTCCTCTATAAAACCTTTCTCAATCATCCATGCAATCAATGGTACACTGTAAGGATCTTTCCCAGTATCATCAGTATAATCAGTCTGGATAGAATTTTTATCTATTTCCTTTAGTGTCCTATATAATCCAAATATTACAGAATCAGCACCCGCAGACGTTACAAATAATTTTCCTTTAGGTATTTTCATTTTATTTCCCTTACCATATAACGTTTTTGCTCTACTAAATTTAGTTTCTTCCCTCTAATAACTGCTTCGGGGCGATCATCGATATAATCTCCTTCATCATCTTTTTCAAATTCCTGTAAAAACTTTAAAACTTTATCTTCATCATCAACCCCAAATTCTTCAATCCTATAATAATTTTCATCGGGTCTATCTATACAACACGCCACATAAATCTTATCTGATTTTCTTGGCTTACTGTTTCCAAAATCTAAAATATATTGATCTAACACCATAGGATTGGATTCTATTCCTCTAATCACACCGATAACATCTCCATCTTCATTGTCAATTTCATTTGCCCAATCCTCTGCTTTTTTTATTGTATCACACGATCCCGATTGTTGATAATGATGAGGATCTTGAAATATTACATATATTTTTTCACTATTTTCTTTTTTCATTTTAATTCTCCTTCATAAAATATTCCTAATAAATTGTCTAAATCTATGTCTACTGGTTTCAATCCAACACGCCTAAAACTAACATTAGGCTCTCCACATCCCAATGTTGTAGATATTATTCTTGCTATGCTACCTTTTGATTTAAGATCCGTTTCACTAGATATCAATTCAGAAATTACCCTTGCCAAAACATAACCAAACTTAAAGTCATTGGTATCAAATCTTTGAGTATATAAACAACGACTACTAATATATTCAATGCACCATGCCTCTGGAAATCTTTGTAGAATAATACGAATATTATAGGATACTTTTGGTGTAAAATAATCTACAACTAATCCTTTATGCTTCTCCCATATTATTCCTTCAAATTGTCTACATGTGGGTAATTCTTTTTCGAGGTTGCTCATCTTAATTCTCCTCCACCATTAAATATTTCTCCCAACAAATTATTGGTAACATAATCATCAGTTCCGATATCTAATGCGCGATGAATCATGGGATCAACATTAAAATAGCTATTGTAGTGAGATTTTACGTTTACATGCCAACCCTTATCATCCATAGATATACTATGAAATATCAAATACTCGAACTCATAGATTAGAGAATTTGCATTTGTACTATAACCAGTATATACATTTTCTTCCCCACAATTATGATCCAGCCAGAGTTCATTTTTTGTAAATCTTGCTTTTGCAAATTCTATCAATACGTTCCTCCCTCATAATAAACTCCCTCTATCAGTTTATCGATCCCTATATGTTTATCAACCGCAGTATCCAATGCTCGAAATAAAAATGCAGGAATAGTAGAATGTTCATAAGATGCTGACATTTGAGCCTGCCAACCTTTTTGAGTCATAAACAATCTATCAAAAATTAAATCCTTCTCGTAAAAATAATAAGTGAGAGGCTCTATGCGTTCCAAACGACCTCTACTTTGATGATAATTTTGATTTCCAAAATCATAATCCATGATAATCCCGGTTTCGTTGAAGTTCGCTTCTATAATATACATCAATATTTTTCTCCCTATATCATCCATCTCACTACAGTTACCTTTAAATCATCTCCGGTCCCAGGATACATTATCTTAAAGAAGTTTAACATTTGTTCCCTGCCGGCAAAGCCATGATCAATACTGTCCCTTCTTTCTACTTCTCCTATAGTGATATGCTTAACAGAAATTATCCTTCTTATAACTGCCCAGCTGGGATCCTCATTTCCTATCAGGACAGTTCCTAGTTCATAATGACGATGACCTTTTCTTATAACCGTACTTTTCTTTTTATTTTGAACATCATCTCGCATATGATGTCCTCCTATTAATATTGCTTGTACTGGTGGTTTCATTTTTCTTCCTCCTTTCCTATCTCCATAAATTGTGTCAATAATTTATCTATAGTTATTTCATAATCTTCATCCTTTAAAATCTCATTCTTCAAAATTTGGATCCCACCCTTCTTCTTTGTAAGATCTGAAACAATTTGAAATAATATCTCACCAAAATTAAAATTACGAACGACAAAGAACAACCAACCTTGATTAACGAAACGAGTTGAAGAAAGATCGATAATATAGTTACCATCTATATTGGGAAATAATTCAAACTTACACTTATTTTCATAATATAAAACCCAGCAATCATAATTACCATGTCTCTGATTCTTTATTTTATGCCATTTCAAATTATTCTCCCTCCTTTTCCCATTCATCCAAAAGATTTGCTGCATCACTACATCCTTCCCAATTATCAAGTCCAGATTGTTCAAGTGCTTGTAACCATAGTCGATCCTTCAATAATTCATCATATTCTTTTTTGCTTATAGTTATTTGTTCTTCCATGATCTTCTCCTTCTAATATCTCAACTTATATAATCTGTTAAATTCATTACTCGGTTTAGCCCCTTCTATAATATCAATTAGTTCTTTCAATTGTTTAAGATATCTCATATTATAACCTTCCCATATATTTCGTTCCTTAAACTCACCATATCCCCTAACTATACTAAAATCGATACCTAAACCAAAACGTATTTCAATGATAGCTGGTAGATTATACTTATTAGAGAAATAGTTTTTCCATCCCTCACAGGGTGTTCCATAAAAATTATAATGATTGTTTTTTAATACATAATCAGATAGGTTGATATAAGTAAAACTATATTTATTTTCTGGATCTTTTCCTAATGGACCATATTTATAACGTTTTGCCCAACTCTGTAATTTTTCTTCTGTTTTCTTTCTTTTTTCACAGTATAAAAAATGATATTCTGCATCATTGTTGTTTTCAAATGTATTTTTACAAATGGGACATTCGTATTCAGTTAAGATAGTTTTTATCTGTTTGATTTTCATTATTCTCCTTATTCAACTTAAAATTGTTCACCAAAACTTAAGGTCATGTTTTGTTGCACTCACCATAAATAATGTAAATAATGTTATAGGTCCAAACAAACTCAGAAATAAAGATATTTTCATATTTGTCCAATAGTTTCGTTTTGCAAAGATGGGCCATTCTCCTTGGCACCAAGCAAAGTAAAAGCCGTGAGATAAAACACTACATATTAACCATCCTAAAATTATTACTATTATTATAATCTCTTTCATAAGTCAACTCCTTTCTCTACCAAAATTTTAAACCATACTTAAGCCTGTGCATTAAAAAACTAATTACCAATCCTGGAAATCCAAAACCAAACCCTATAATCATAGAACCAATCATATATCTATAATAATCTTTTTCAAAATATCCTGTAGGTTCTCTTATGAAATAGGCAAAGTTAATACCGTAAGAAATCACACCACTCACAATCCATATAATAATAATTACCATATTCTCACTCATATTTTATACCTCTCTCCCATATCTCCTCTAATAAATTATCAGTTACATATTCATCAACAGCATTTGATACAAGATTTAACAATTGTTCACACCGACTTACTAAGTTTTCGTTCTGATACATATCGAAATGCCAACCATTCTTAGTCATAATCAAACCACTGAATACTAAGTCGTGAAATCTATAATATATCATCTCACACTCTAATCCAATTGTATTTCCCTCATGTTTATATGTAGCGGGATATTCAGTATTATAATATATAGTCATAATATCTTTTTCAAATACAATTTTCATAGGACCGATCCCCTACTACTAAAACCAACCAATAGTTCATCAAATCCTATATAATCATCCACACCAAAATCTATAGCTTTAAGAAGCTTCCACTGAAATTCTGTTTCCAGAGCGCGTTTATCGCTAAACCACCCCTGATTACGCATTACCAACTTATTGTAATACGTAGTTCTAAACCTATACGATAGAAATTCATCTTCAATGCTCAAATAACCTATGTTAACTGAGCTAATGTCTGACCCTATATAATAGTTTATATACAATTGATCCTCTTCAAAAACTGCTTGTAAGCTAAATCTATATGTCAGTTTCACTTTTCTTGTCATACCTCTAACCCTTTCCCACTAAATCCTATTAACAAATCATCCATCTTCAAATAATTATCCATCCCTTTAGGTATTGCTCTAACCGCAACAACCATTATGCTTTCAAACCCTTCTATAATAGAAGGATAGGACCACCCATCCTTATCCATTATTATTTTTTTAACGCACAGATCTTTATCAAAATCATATGAAATATTTTCATAATCAATACATAGATTGCCCTGATGAGCTGGAGCATTGGCGTTGGGAAAATAAATAAATATTTCCTTATCTGTAACTGTTACTTCGACTGGTATATTCATGATAATACTCCTGCTCCTTTCTCACCAAATTTCAATAGTAAATCCTCAAATTTTATATATTTATCTATCCCTATTGATAGTGCCCTGTATAATTCATTCATGGCATTATCATACCCACCCTCGACATTAGGTACATTCCAACCATCTTTGGTTATAGTTAAATAATCGAAGCATATATCATCGAATTGATAAGTAGTGTATCCTTCTCCAACCATTCTTCCTTCATGCATTGTTTTGCTGAAGTCATAAAATAATATCATCTTTTTGTTTTCAAATGTTATCTCCAATCTTTCATATGCCATAGACTATTCCTCCCGTCCCAATATTAAACAAAAGATCCTCAAACTTTATGTATACATCAGTATAATAATCCATAGCCGCAAATAGATCATTCATAGCATCATTCTTATTTTTGGAAGTAATCCTATTAACAACCCAGCCCTCTTCCCGCAGTGTTAGTGTATTAAAACAGACTCCTGAAAATTCATATGTAAGAAAATTTTCATCTCCAATACATATGGAACCCTCATAACTCGCATAACATCCACCATTTTTGTAGTAGTTTATCCTTATCGCAAATCCTGAAAAAGTTATATTTAGATCACAATCGTCTCCTGTATCCATCAGATTTTCTCCTTCATATTGTTATTCCTTTCCTGCCGAAATTGTCCATAAATTCTATAATTCCTATATAATCATCTACCCCTGCATTTATCGCTTTGTATAAATAATTCATCTCAACTATCTCCGAATCTTGATAGAGTATTTCATTTATGTACCAACCATTCTTATTCATTATTAGTCTATTGAAATATAGTTCATACTCTTTAGGAAATGAATAGGTCATATCCTCAACTTTCAAAAACCCCATATATACTGCAGGTATATCGATCATTTTTCCTGTTATACTCGGCATATAAATAGATATTGTCATGGCAAGTATATCATCTGTGAATTTCACCTTTGTAAGATACATCACTTATTCCTTTCTCTCCAAACTTCACTAATAAATCAGTTGTAAATACATCAACTCCTCTCATTGCTTCTCTTCGAAGATTAAGTTCGAATGCGCGTTCAATGCAACCGTTTATATCCACATACCAACTACCATCTTCACGCATTTCTATTCCTTTGATACTTGTAAGTCCAAATTTGTAATATATGGGATCGCATTGAGTTAGATATCCTTCAATTGTATATTCATCATCAGAAAAAGATCCATACCCATAGGTCACAATCATTTTATCATCCTCAAATCTTATTTTCATATTTCATCCCCTTTATAATATAACATAGTTAACAGATTATCAGTTATGTATTCATCAATTCCGCAATTAGCCGATTTACAGAATAAGATAGAATCTTTTTTGGATGGGATTTTATGAGGTTCTGTGATAAAAATCCAACCCCCCTCATTCAAACTTAAAACGGTCTTAAAATTTTTAAAATCATAATATATATGATCGGAGTCAAAGTTTAGAGAGCCTATATTGTTGATATTAGTAAATTCTATGGTCATCTTTTTTGCCTCAAATCTTATTTTCATATTTCATCCCCTTGTAATATATACTATTCAACAAATTATCAGTTACGTAATCGTCTATACCATCAGTTGTTTTTCTTAATACCATATATATAATATCATTATAACCACCACTTACATTAGGTGTATCACAACATTTCTTTGTTATTATCAGGGTATCGAAACGCAAATTTTTAAATTTATAAGAAATACATTCATCGTTATAATAATCTAAATTACCCATATGTTGATAATATTTATTATATGTCACAATCATCTGATCTTCTGTAAATTTCACCTTCATATTTCATCTCCTATTTGATACATACCTTCCAGAATATTATCTGTTACATATTTATCAACAGCTACTGACATTGCCTTATATAATTTACACATGCTATCATTATCATCAGAGTTATCTTTATAATCATGTGCAACCCAACCATTCTCGGTCATCTCTAAACTTTGAAAAATTAACTCATGTGTAAAATCATATATTAACCATTCACGCAATAATCCAGCAAGTGTAATTGTATCATCGCCGCCACTATTACAGGTTATAAACATCTTTTTTGGTTTAAATTCTACTACCATATCCATCCACCTATTCCTCCCTCAAATAACACATTCAATAATTCATCTGTATTGATACTAATCCAAATATTATGGAATGCTGTTTTCATAATAATTTTTATCATATCTCCAAGTTCATTATCTACAAAAAACTCATCCAATATCTTAACTAAAACTTCTACAAAATGGGGGGAAGTATTGGAAAAGGATATGTTATAATGAAAAACACTTTTGAGATATATAGTAGTAAACCTATGATTCCAAAATATCTGCAAATTTCTATTTTTACCCAATCCCATATAATAACAAAGTTTGCTATTCTCAGTTTTTCTAATCCTGCGTCCTGCCGGTTTCATATCTTGACTCCTTTCTCATACATCTCTCCCACAAAAGAATCGATATCTACCGATACAGTAGCATGATTATTCCTAAGTAATACATCTTTAAAATAACTAAAGCCTTTCTTATCAATAGCATTCATCATAACTTCCTTAAGTATATTTCTAAAGGACTTTTCGCCCAATTCGAACGTAATAACGGCAAAGTCTGACTCCGCCCAATAATAATTACATGCTAAATGCCACCTATCTGAATAATATGAATGAATCACATCATTCCCCTCCAAACATTTATCAACATCCATACAATAATCAATTGCGTTACTGCGAACCCATTCCATATTCTCCTCCTTTCTCATACATTGTTTCAATTAATAAACTAATATCTATGATCAGCTCTGCGCCAATATTCCTATTGATCGAATCCTTAAAATCTTCAAATCCTTTTCTATCTACCGCATCTATCATAAATTCCTTAAGTGTATCTCTAAACGATTCTCCCACATGATTAAATATAATACAACAGTATTCAAAATGCAACATATAATTAGTAGAAAGTATCCACCTATCATCGGAACAATAAGAATAAATTATACAATCACCCTCAACACACATATCCACATCTTTACAAAATCCTACAGAAGCTTCGTGATACCATCTCATATATTTGCTCCTTTCTCAAACATCTCAAGTAATAAATCATCATTAAAGCCGAATACAGAATAATTAAATACACTGATAGATTCCTCAGTAAACTCGAAATTCTTAACAATATTTTTCAAATCTTTTTCAAGTTCTTTCACCCGGCTGTTATTAACCAAAAATGCTATATAGCCCCAATCGTCTCCTAACTTCGTCCTTCCAATTCGTACCGTTACCCAACCATAATGAATATTTGGAATATAACTCTCTGTACTATATACATTCAGAAACTTATCATCTTCAGGTATCATAACTAGTCCCTTCCTTATTAAAAATACGCATCAAATCATCAGTATCTAATATTATAGTACCGATTTCCGGAATAAATTCACTTAGTAAACCACCCTTATAATATTTAGTCTCCATTATTTCAGTTAAGGATTTTATTTGTCCCATACTGATATTATGCATATAATAAAATGTAATATAATTTTGAATGTAATGACAATTTGAACTAGTATCCTTAAGCTGAAAGCTCACAGTATTTGATAAACTCAGTCCCACATAAAGAGATTTTGCCTTATCTGGAATATCTGCGCTATAAGATTTTACCCACCAATATTTAGTCGTGTCGACCTTCTTATATACCCACTCACCTAATTTTTTTATGTGTTTCATATCATAACTCCTTCAATACAAATAATATTCAAATATTCTTCGGTTTCAAACGATGTTGTTATGGGGTTGTAAATATTTTCACCTGTAATAATTAATTTTTTTATATCCTGCTCTTTGTCATACTTCTCATCTAAAATAGTTTTTATATATTTGTGTAATCTTTCATCTGCATTTTGAAATTCTAATGTGTATAGAGACGACATGGCTGAGGGGCTAGTTTTTGTAACTGAAAGCAATACATCATTCACGCGATAATAATAATCTAATCTTATTGTCAAATCACTATGATAACTAGTCTCGGTGCCATCTAAATATATATTTCCTGTCAATCCGCTTCTTTTCCAACTTAGCATATAATACATCCTCCCGTTAACATAATGTTCAAGGTGTCTTTTTCCCTTAAGCGATAACTGTTCTTGTCCGGGTCTATATTATCTAATTTATTATACAATTCTTCCATACTCAAATCACTAAGAAGATCACAAGCAATATCAACTAGTTTGCGCTTGTTTCTTCCCATATCGCACTCGAATATAATACCACTACCACGTTCTACCTCTCTTCTGAACATTATTATCTGTATATATGTCTTCACGAAATACCTTATAATCAACTCAAACTCACCAGACCGATATGAATAGATATTTCCCTTGCATTTGAATTGATCTCTATTTATCCTCATATCCTACACCCTCCCCTATCATAATTTCTAATATATCAACCTCCTTAAATGTTGGGCTATATTTTTCTGGATCTACTTTTTCAAAATTCTCATACAATATATTCATAGGTGTTTCACTAATTATCTCACACATAATATCGGTAACTTTATCGATGCAATTTTCCAGATAATACTTAAAGCGAATGCCAAACCCTATCTCCTCATTGTCCTTAAAAATTAATACCTGGGGCTGATCAAATCGTATAACAACGACAAACTTACCGTGTTGATACCTTCGATAATTACTATTGCGAGAAACCTCAAATAAATCCTTATAATTTTTCATAACTCTCTCCTGAATAATAAAAACAGTTAATGATCCCACATAGATTAATATACATACTTTCCATTGTACAATCTTTATAATGCATCTTATTCAAATGCCAATATAATCGTTCAAAACCAAATGTTGATAATAGAGAGGAAATCATATACAGATTAAAATCTAATATACCCGGCAACCTAAAGTTTAAATTTATTGCATTATTGCTATTATTAAAAATACGTAACAGAATCCGATCAATAGGATCATGTATTATGTAATATATAGGGCTAATTCCCAACTTCTCTGTTTTATGATATGTAAAACCAAAATAATCCTTGCTCACCTGCCAATTGATGTTATATCTAACTATATCTTTCATCCATACCTACCCCCTTAAATATCCAATCCTCATCATGTTCAATATAATAAACATCTTCCATAATATCCCCAATATGCGGATATGCTCCTAACATACCTGCCTCAATACAATTCCTAATAATACTAAATAAGTAGATCAGATCAATATGATTTAATCCTTTAACAGTGCATATTACTTGCATGTTACTAGACCCCTCTACATTCGGAGCTATTAAAACCACATATTTATAGTTACCATATAATTTTATGTATACAGGATAATCATACTTATTTTCAAAGTTACTCTCTGTAGTCCATACATCATCATCTCTAAACCTCCATTCATATCCTAAACAAACTATATATCTATTCATATTTCCACCCCCTCATACATGAAATCGATCTCATAATATGTCATATGTAAAGCCGACATAAAATGATCAAACTGTTCAATGCCATAATGTAACAAATCTAGTATACAATTAATAAAAATCCGAGCCTCGTTAGTATCACAATTCATAGTCAATACTGAATAAGGATGAGAAAAGTTAATAGCACACCCGCCAGTACATTTGAATATCTCGATGGATTTATTTTCAATATTCATCTTATAATATGTCTCATTATCGATATCATATCCTGAACTCCAGCTAGAATTTCTCTTCATATCCCACGCCTCCATGCATGAAATCAATTTCCTCATGATGTATATATAATTTTGTCATAAAATACTCAATATTCATGTCCAATAATTTCCTAACAATATCAATGAAAATTACACCATCTAATATATTACAACTCATTGTTAAACACTGGTAAGGGTGAGAATAAACAACAACACAACCACCAAGATAACATTCAAATAGGTCTAATCTCTTTTTACCACCAAATGTATAATATAAATTACTATCAGTGTCATGATCACTCATCCAACCATTCGGATAATTTTTCATTTTTATATCTCCTTTCAAAAATTAACAATAAAATATTTTGTCCTCTTAATCATAAAGGACAAATTATAAAGACATGTCACCTCAATAAAGCCCCTCATAGGTGACACATAGGGTCGGTTCCTTATATGGATCCGGCCCATTTATTTATATCAAAATCCACATACCTAAACATATAATCCCTCTCAGATAAGAATTATAAAGGACAAACTATAAACAAGATTATTTCATATAGTTAATCATATATTAAAAAGGAGAATTAGAAATGGGATTACCAAATAGTTTTAAAAGTATTACAGAGAATGGTTTTTCTAGAAAATGGGGAGGCGCACAATCAAGTACTGTTGATCCTTATATTTCAGGATATTTTCATACTAACTGGGCATATATACCAAATACATTGGTAGATCAAGTCAAAGTACCCGCAGGACCGGATGGGATAGAAAATATAGGCAATATTCAAGAGATACTAAGATCATCTTGTCTTGCTGTAACACTACCTGGTGGTACGGTAAACAAGGCTGAGTTTTCAGGGCTTGGTGGGATCAAATGGGCCGCGCCTACAAATGTAGAATTCGATAATACAGTAACCGTAAAATTCTTAGAATTTTCTGGATTACCAATAATGTCTATTGTTAGTGGTTGGGTAAGATTGATAAGAGATTATAGAGCAGGTGTCAGTCCACTTAAAGCCGGTACCTATGGTAAATCCAATTATGCTGGTACTATGTATTACTGGACCACTCAACCAGATGGTATACAGGTTGAGTATGCTGCTTGTATATCAGGCATGTTTCCAATGAAGGATCCTATGGATCAATTTGGTGGAGATCTTACTACTTATGATAAATTAGAAATGGATATTGATTTTAATGCTGATTACGTATGGCGAGAGAGTTGGGTTTACGATAGATGCACAACATTGTCTGCGGCATTGGCTGCACAGATTGAAACGCCGATTAATGCTTATGGTGCTACTACTGAACCTGCTGGCGCATAAATAATATTACAATAAAAAATCAATGGGGTAGAGCATTTGTCTCTGCCCCTCTTTTCCTCAATAAAAAATTTAAATAAAAACTCATTTCTCTTATCATAATTTAATATATATAATAGAATTCAATAAGGACAAACTAAAAACAAAAGTTAAATCACGAGGGAATTAAAACAATTAAGAGGAGGGGTAAGTATGCCTATATTCAAAGGATTTAATATTGAGTATCCACATTATACAGTAGTGTGCCCGCAAACAGGATATACGTATGATGTAAGATCATTGAATGTCATGGAGACGGAAAAGCTTAAGGGATCATTAACAGTTCCTGCAAAAACATCAGCTCTATTAAATGAGATGTTGTGGAAATCGTTAGTAGCAAAACCTAACGGTATAACATCATTTGATAATTTTAAACAAGAAACAACTTTGAGAGACAGAGAAGCTCTAGTGTATGCATTGTATATTTCTACATTTGGAGAGGATCGAGATTTTGATGTTAGGTGCAGGTCTTGTAGTAAAGAACAAACTATAAAAATTAATCTATCAAAAATATTTTCTATGGAAGCATATCCTGTCAGCATGGCTATGAAGAATTCATATAAAGTCGCAAAGGCAGTAGATGATGAAGTATATGATCCAATTGTAGAAAATTCTATATTGAAAAATCAAAAACCTGAAGGTATGCCAGCGCATTTATCCAATCTCGAATTTGGAGATGATGATGACGATGGTATAACATTAGGTTCTAAACCAGGACAACCAAAAGTAGAAATACCAAAGGTTGAGGAGAAAAAAGAAGAAAAACCCGAAGAAGAAAATAATCCAGACAGCATATTAACCAAAAGAATTGATTTGGAATTACCAATATCCAAAGTACACGCTATCTTAAAACAACCTACTCTAATAGATGAGGAAAAAGTATTAAATTCAATCCCATTTGCACAAAGGAAGCAAACAGATCTTATGAGCGAGACTCTTATAATAGATAGATTTGAACAATATGAGTTGGGAGCAAAAGTACCTTCAATTATAGTAGCAGATAGAAATGATGTTCTTTATGGATATCAGACCTTGCCACCTTTAGATAAAATAGAGATATACAAAAAATTTAGAGATACATTTGGTAAATATGGTATAGAATTAAAAACAGGCTATGTTTGTTCAAGCTGTGGTGAGAGCCAGGAATTGGAGGTGGACATTGTTGTCCAGTTCTTTCGAATCCTTGCAACGATGTAATGATATAGAAAATTTTAGGAAAGTTTTACATGAGAATATAAGGTCTCTGATGGAAATGATGCACGAGTCATGGTTATCAATAATGTATATGCCTTATAGATTTTTTATGGATACACTTCAATGGAAGATAGATTTAGAAGAAGAAAAGAAGAAACGTTTAGAAGAGCAGACCAAGGGCGATAGAATAACAGGACATTCTACTCCAAGACATCTGAAGAAAGGTTAAATAATGACGCTGAAGAAATTTGCGGCTATAGTATCAATTATTACTGGGTTGGTTGCGATAATAGCAATTGGTACAAGAGTTGATAGTAGATGGGCCAAAGCAGATGATGTTGAGATAGTAATGATGCAGCAACAACAGTTATCAATGCGATTAGATAGGAAAATTCTCGAGGATAGTGCGCAAGGCATTCAAAATAGAATTTGGAAGTTGGAGGACAGGTATGGAACAATTGATAAGATGCCCGCCGTTGTTAGAGAAGAATACAGACAATTGAAAGTCAGGCTAGATCAGATTTATAAACAGTTGGATACCTACAATAAGATACAATAGTTGGTGTAGTGGGGCTGTCTTTTTGGGCAGCCCTTTCTTTTCATCATAAGGACAAACTATAAACAGAGGAATTATATATGGCAAATAAGGGATTGGAAGCATTTCTTAAGAAGGTACCAGGAACAAAAAAAGAATTGCGAGACGTAGATGATAGAATAACACAGTCTGGTGATCTGAAAGAACTTAGTGGTATTGATGTAATAATAAAAAGTTTATCCAGATTATTATTGATACCATCTGGAACCTATATACACGATCCAGAAATAGGTACCAGTCTATATAAGTATATATTTGAGCCGGTAGACGAAAGGACAAAAACTTCTATAGAACAAGTAATTGCTGCTGCCATATCTCGTTTTGAAAATAGGGCAAAAATAGATTTTGAGGTATTATTCTTTTCTAATAAGAAAGGATTTCGTATAGATTTATTTATAGAATATGATGGTAAGAAAAAATCTGTTTCTATAAATGTAGATGAGTCAATGCTCAAGACATTGACATAGCGAGGATATAATGATAAGCAAAAAATATATTGACAAACTTGCACATGCTGCTGCCACGTCCCCTAAAAATAATTTACCAGAACCAACTGAACAACAGAAAAAATCCGGCCTATATAAAAAGGGTCATATTAAGTTGCAAGGGTTGGACATAAGCATAGAAAATCCTGAGGGAAGTTTCCGCACAGGAGTCAGTCCGGCTGGTAAAACCTGGAAGAGTAAACTATACTCACACTATGGTTATATTAAAGGAAAAGATAATATAGGTAAGGATGGAGATCCCGTAGATGTGTTCATTGGACCAAAACCAGAAAGTAAAATGGTTTATATTGTAAATCAAAAAAATGATAAAGATGAATTTGATGAGCATAAAATTATGGTAGGATGGGATAAAATAAAGGATGCGGTGGGTGGATATCTTAAAAATTATGAGCCAAATTGGGATGGTATAATGTCTGTTCATAGATTATCTATGGATGGATTTAAGAACTGGTTGGATAATGGTAATAAGAAGAGGCCATTTAAGGAATAATTATGGAACCATATATTCGCAATTTTAATTATTTTCAAAATTATTACGATACTGTATATGACATATATTCCGAACACTATCCCGCATATCCGGTTATATACTATTCGATAAATTGGGGAGATTCCATTTATGATAAGGGCACACTAGATGCTGGAACGTATGAAAAAAACGGTGTAGGAGAGCTTACAGGGATAAAGTTTAAGAAGATACTATTCTTGCCTGTCTATGGGATAGAACAAGTTCAGCCTACGTATAATGCCGATGAAAAGGGCCATAATATGTTCGAATCAGAGAGAACTCAAGTTATAATCCCTAGTAATTATGGATTGGTTCCTGGTGAATGGGATGTTGTACATTTCATACAAGATTTCACATCACCAGAAAATTTTGAGAATGGTCCTATATTTGTAGTACATAATGTTAATACTGCAACTATGGGAAACCTGACACACTATCAGTGTAAATTAAAAGCAGCACCATACAGTCTACAATATGTTAAAGATCAAGTAACAAGTTACTATATGTTTGTAGACCTTACAAAAAGAATACACAGATTAGATACTGCACATATAATGAACAAATTACAACAGAGATCCGGCACGATAACAGATAGACTAAGTAGTTTATTTGATTGTTGCACAGGTTTTTATTTAAAAGAGGGGTAGGTGAAAAAATAAATGTTCGAAGACAAGACTGTAAATATATTTAGTTCTAGGGATAAAATTAGAGACCAGATGATAGAATATACAAAACAATATCTGGAATTGGAAGGTATTGATTTTTCTAAATTATCATATTTGTCTTATGTTGTAAATATCATGAGTGCTCTCACAGCTAATTTATTATATTATACTACATCGACATATAAGGAGATGTTTTTAACAAAGGCTGTACAAAAAGAAAGTGTATTAAATTTGAGTGCCATGTTAGGATACACACCACCCTGGGCAGTTCCCTCCACCGCATCCGTCCTGGTAGCAATACCTATAGATTTTGCAGATGATGTATATTTTACATTACCTGCAGGGCATAAATATTATGCCAGCAAAATCGTATTCACACAGAATAATTCCATACATGTAGATATACAAAGAGATGATACAGGAACAATAACATCAACTACAGTTACAGAGGAAGTATCTTCGGGTGGTACTCGATCTGTAAGATATGAAATACAAACAGTGGATGATAAAACTACATTATATTTTATGGTAAATCTTACCCAACAAGAAATTACAACTTTAGAAGTTCCTATACCCGAACTAAAAGCATATGAATTCCACATAGTACCATTAACATTTTCAGGGCAGGTTGCTAGTGTAGAAATGGTTATTTCAGAAGAATGGAATATGTATGATTCTCTATTCCTTATACCCTGGAGTGAGAAAGGGTTTGCTATAAGATTGACAGAAGCGGGCGCACAAATATTTTTTGGCAATGGTGTTATTGGGCAACAACCACCCGCAGGAGAAGTAGCAAACATAGAACTTAATATTACAAATGGTGCAGATGGTAATGTAATATCTGGATCTATTAATAAAGCTGATAAAATATATATAAGAGACTATGATCCTAATGGTAATGCTATGGATGATACAGGTCCATATGCAGGCATTCCTTACATCATGAAGCCCTTAAAATTAACAGTTATAAATACAGCTCCTGCTTCTGGAGGAAAAGATTTTCCCACTATAGATGAAATAAGAAGTGCAGCAATTGCAAACATAAGTTCGTTGAAACGACTGGTAACAAAAAATGATTTTGATAATATAAAGGAAATTATTCCGAATTTGCCGATAGAACATGCTATTCATATGATAAAAAGAAGTGATTTAAAAAGTAATGAAATTAATTTATTTACAGATTTAATTTTTGATGAGACTATAGTACCAACAAGAAATGTAATATGGCCCACAGATAGTACATCAAACCCATCTCTAAAAATATATACTGAGGATACTATAGAAATAGATGGTGTATATTATTATAGTATGTTTAATATAAATATAGATCCCGCCCTTGGTAAATGTGATTATTATTATTTAGCAAATTCTGTAGAAAAATCAGTTACTATAAGTAATACTAGCGAGGGTTTAACAGGAGTCATACCAACATATGCAAGATTTGAAACTATAATAACAGATAGTACGTCAGGAGAGATTTTACCTATAGCCGATCAGAAATTAGATATAGAATTGAATTATGATGTTCTTATAGAAAATGCAGATAGTGGATTAAATTGTCAACTGGTGACGGGATGGGATGGAATGGCTTATGCTATGGACCAAGAAATAGTAGGTGATGTTACCAAGTTTACATTAGCTACATCTTCACTTGATCTCTTGAATGTAGAAAATGGTGCGCAAACATACTTCTTCAAAATGTATTTTCTAATTCCAGATCCTGATAATCCAGGAAACTATATACCACAACTCCCATATCTAAATGAGTCTCAAGTAGAGGTTATAATAAAAGATGATCTAAGTGAATATATGTATAGTCAGGTAGATGTGACGGGAGCAACAGATGATTATGATGTGATATTATATGATGTACCAGTAATTAAAAAATCATATTATGACTCAATTGATCACAATGCATTCACAACACAGATATATAATAAAATAATAACTTTCGATACTACTGATTATAAGATGACGACAGATTTCATAAATCTGAAATTTAGCAATACTACGGGCGCACTTGATAATATGAAATATAATTTGGAAAGTAAAAGCCCAGTCAATAGTGTGAATCCTACCAGTTGGGCAGTAGTGGATTCTACTAATGATGGCTCTAGATATTTGGTTTCGGATGATGTGTGCGGAAATCCTTGGGGGTCAGCTCCTTGGAATAGGGAACCACCATTTATAGCTGAATATATAAGTGATACTACTAGCTGGTCATTTGAAACTATTATAACAAATGATATTATAAAGGTAAACGATATTGACAAGAAAGTTATATATAACGGTAGAGATGTTTTAATACCTATAAATACTATTCCTCTAGTTTTGAATATAATTGTATGGCGCAATCCTAGTTATTCTAGTACCTCAAGGGCTATAGTATCTAATGTTAAGACGGGGTTGATTAATGGATTATATCAAAAGTTTGGATTTGATAAGGATATATTTATAACAGAGATTGTGGATATAGTTCAATCCGTACCGGGTGTCTCGCATTGTAAAGTGATGGAACCTTCCCATGATATATTTTTTAATTACGATTTAAGGAAAGATTTAACTGAGCAGGAGCTATTAGAATATTCACCCCAGTTGGTTTGGTTTGATAGTACATCTATATATGTAGAGGTTAGGTAGTAGTGAACATTTTAGAGTATAGTCAGGTTTCGATAGAGCCTAAATCAGATGCCAATATCTATAGGTATATGTCTAAGATAGTAGGAACAGAATTATCTAATATGGTAAAACCCTGTTACTATCCTAAACCTGTAATATATTTTAAAGATATTCAGGAACAATTGGGCGTTACCCCAGAGGATATAAAAAAGTTTAAGAGTGGGATAGAAGCAAAATATAAAACCTTTGATATATATAATGACAAATATACAATCATGTTGATGTTAGCTATATTGCATTATGCTCAAAAGAAAAAATATGAAATTTCTAAGATGTTCTTTTTGTTTCTTGCTATTAAATTTTATTCCAGCCGATTGCATACTCATTTAAAATCTTTTTGCAATGAAGATTTATGGATAGTAACTCTAGATAGATTATCCCCCCGACATTTATTTAAAACAAAGAAAGGCATACCAAATGCTATACGGTATGTATCGGATTTTGATTTTAATAAACAAAAAAATAAATTATCACAAGACATATTAAGCGACAAAGACTTAATATCCATAGTTTATGGTCTGAGACGAAAAATAGCACAGTCATTACGGTCGTTTGCTCAGTTGTACTATAAGTTATATGAAGAGGGTAAAACCGCAAAATCCGCCCCTTTAGAAGATGCAGAAGTGGAAGGATCACAGTTGGTTGCAGATAAAGTAAGTATGACAATGTGCGTTTTTGGTCAGATAGATAGAGATGCGTTAAAGAAAGCAATAATACAAGGAAGGGTAAGGAAAGATTTAGCCTCAACTATAATAACCGAATTTTCTGTTACAGAATATAAAGATAAAATGAGATTCATTATAATATTGATGAGTCGATTGATGAGTTTGAAATCAGTGTGTGTAGAAAAAGATAGAGGCAAACTCATAAGAAAAATAAATTCAAATGTAAAAATAGGTGGTAAGTATATAATACGAGATGAGATATTAGAGATGTTATATTCTTTGGAGTCTGGTTATCAATTGAAGAGTATATATGAAAATCAACTAGTTATGTTTTTTAGTAGTTATATTACAAATTATCTAAGAAATAGAATTTGCTAAACAGATATTTTCTTTTTAAGGTTCGGAGTCTTCCGACCAATTGGCTAAATCGTTAGCCAGAGAACTAGTTGCAGAAGGTATTCTGGCTGGGGCAGTATCTGTAGATTCTGGAGTGCTTCCGGTTGTGGAGGCAGGTGCACTGCTAAAAGATGGATAATCTACTGTGGATATTTTGCCTATCTTTGCTGTACTTTTGGCCAGATGTTCTATATAATCACCAAATAGGGGTCTGCCTTTATCTTTAATAGCATCACTATTTGGATCAACTGCGATCATAGTATTATATAAATCATTAATTGTCAATTTGATATCAACCATACCAGGTCTTTGTACATATGATATATTATTTGCATCACCACCCTTTATAATATCTATAGATGATACATAACCCGCCTTAACTTTAAATAGACCAGGACAAGTCACAGAACATAATACAGGAAATGTAAATGTAGACGCACTATCGGATATCGGCATAACAAAGGCTAATAATTTTGCTATAGGATCAACTATGTATTGAATATGGGCTTGATCATCTGACGGGACGGGATTATATAATCTAACTGTAACTGAGTAAGACGGTGAATAACCCGATCCTTTCCACATTTGAGGAAAATCTATTTTACTACCTGTTAGTAATTTGGTAACTCCCGAGTTCCCAGATAGACTTTTCATTATGCCACCCATCCCTCCAATTCCTTTTCCTACTCCCTTTGTTAGCATACCCAAACCTTTACTAAATAATCCACCCTCTTTCATTTTATCACCAGCTTTTTGAAGAATATCTCCACCACCACTGGCCCCAGTTAAATATCTCATCTCCGCTAGACCAGAACTCGCTATATTTCCAATTTCTTCAAATTTGGACTCACCATATTCCACAGAAAAAGATTCAGATATACTAGCATCATTCTGAAAAGCTACATATAAACAATTACCATCTATAATAGGAACACTTGCCGAACCTAATATATCATTATATTTGGCAAGACCAGTTCCATAATCCAATGAAAATAATTGTAAACCGCCTTTCAAATCCTTTGGAAGCATCGGATATGCTGGGTACATTGCCATTACTGCCATAGATGCAAGTGTTAAATTGTGTTCATCTCCCCCTGTTATATTGGGTTCGAATATATACGATGGAGGAAGTCCTATTATATTTTCTATATCACTACCTTTTTTTGTAAATGAATCTAGTATAGCTGAATTTCCCATAATTTCTCCTTATAACCTCCCACCAAGAATTTTTTCAGTATCATCATCAAATCCTACAGATGATGCACCAGCAGTTGTAACACTATTAACACTGCTATTATTACTACTCATATTATTATTTACTATGGTTGCTGTTTGATTTGTAGATGTCATAACTTTCTCTAATGTATCTTTAAGATCCTTATTTGATTTAACAGTCGCTGTTCCTTCCATATTTGCACGAGCCATTTCCAACCCTGCCTCGTGGTGAGCAATGGCTTCAGAACCAGCCATATTAATTGGCCCAGATTCCTTAAATGTTGGTCCGCCTTTAACCAATCCTGTTCTTAAAGTTTCCATAAATACATCTGTCATGGCCCTACCAAATTGAGGATTGTCTGGAGCTATAACCATCTCCCCACCTTTTACCATAGTAGGATATTCGCCAGAGCCTGTAAATATTGCACCACTGTGTGATTTTGGTATATTGGCTGGATCCATTGTTGGTCCTTCTTTTTTATCAGATCTCCAGGACCAAGGTTTATACCAACTCGAACTACCTTCCTCCGTAGGTTTGAGTTCTCCTTCTTCCTCTTCTCGCTTTCCTGCCATCCAACTATAAACTTTACCAATGCCCGGAATCTTTCGAATTTTTTCATCTGCCCAATCTTTTGCTGCACTTAATATTTCCATCATTTTTTTGAAAGGCCAAGTTATCAAATCTACAACAGGTTTCATTTTTTCTGCGATCCATGCTGCTCCAGGAACTTTTTCAAGAACCCAGTCTTTAGCTGCTTTGATACCTTTCAACATCATTCTATTTGGCCATGTTAAGAAGTTGACTACCATTATGCCCAATGCTTTTATCTTCTCCCAAGGAGTCTTATCAGAAGTTATAAAATCCTTAGCCTTTTTTATGACGCTCCATATTAACTTAAAGGGGAATAATATAAAATTCGTTATGGCTTTAATTGGTTTTTCTATTTTTTTCCAAACCCATTGTAATGCCTTTGCTATATTCTTACCACCTATTGCTCCTAATATACCACCAGCGATTGCGCCAATGCCTGCGCCTATTGCTGCACCTATTGGTCCACCTACAGCAAACCCTATACCCGTACCTAATAATGCTCCTTTTCCGGCACCCAGAGCAGCAGATTTTAATCCACCCTCACCAGCTCCTCCGAGAGCAGCTCCTATGCCCGCTGTCCATTTGTGCGATGTTTTTAATTTTTCTCCCTCTTTTAAATCATGCATTTTTCTAGCGTCTTTCACACCCTTAAAAGCATCAAGAGCCATCCATGCGGCACCAGCCAATCCAGCAGCAGCAGCACCAAGGGGCCCTGCAAGTGCTGATAACTTCGTACCAAGAGTTGCGAGAGCCGGAGCAACTTGAGCAATCATAACAGGAACTTTTAAAGCAGTATTTTTTAAAGCTGACCATGCCTTCATCAAACCCTGTAATATCCACTTTCTCCAAATCTTTTTAAACCACCCACCAATATTGGCTAGACCTCCCCTGATTTTACCCCAAGTCCTTTTCATTGTTGCCCTGAACCCTAATTCCTCATCGTGTCTATCACCACCAATCTTCTGATCTTTTTTCAAAATTCTTTTTATTTGAGTTAACAATGAAACTATTTTCATAGGCCATCTGGCATATACGGGTTTTCCATCTTTATCAACAGCCACAACATCCTTACCTTTAGCTCGTTGAAACAAACCTGCAAATACACCCTTTACTTTAGTCTTTATTTTCCCTTTGATATCTGTATACTTATCTTTGATTGCTTGTACTGGTCTCATAATAAATCTACCAACAGCCTTAAATGGAGCAGTAATTATAGCCCAACCTGCTTTTAACCCAGCCCTAAGACTTGCAAAGCCTGCCTTCAAAACATGATGTAATCCTTTAAATCCCATACTCATTGTATGGCCTACACCCTTAGCTGCTAAAACTATCCCCTCTCTCACCCCCGTTAACCCTGTTAATATAGTTGAACCAAATACATTTATTCCTTTAGTTATTAAGCCAATTGCTGGACCAAATGCATGTTTAAATGCTGATCCCATCCCCTGAAAAAAATTGGCAGTTAGAGTAAATGGCAATTTAGCAAAAGATATAGCAACATCAGTCATACTACCTGCAACTTTGCCCAATATACCTTCCCCTTCCACCTTACCAATTGTACCTCCCAATAGATTAATCATAGTATCTAATCTATTAATAACAATCAATTGAAAATTATCCCCAATAGTCTTATCTTTTGTAAATCCTAATTTTCCTAAAGCGCGAGAAAACATCCCAGCAACCCTATCGGTTGCTCTTGGATCATCAAGGGGTAGAACTGCTTCGGGCCCAGCTTCGCCAACAACAATACCATTGGCAGCATATATAAGACCACCTTTTGCCATAGCTGTTACGGGTTTTTGTAATTTAGCAAGTGAAAATTCAGTAATATCTCTTGTCATTTTGCCTATAGATAAAACAAAATCTTTGGTATTACCACCTAATGTTTTAACCTGCTCTGCAAAAGTCGATACAAAATTTTTAAGTTTACTTGCAGGTCCTTCAGACATCTCTTTGATCATTGATCCAAAGCTTTTTATATTTTCCCATACATTTCCTAGCAAAGATGTTATAGGCGTAATAGCTTTCATGACTGTATCTTTCATTGTACCAACTACTTCAGATAAAAATAGAGGTATTCCTTTTTTACCTTTTTCTGTTTCTTCCTCTACATTTTCTTTAAAAGTCTTTCCAATGCTCGTAATAGATCCTAGTACACTACTCATTAAATTCATTGACATAAAATGTATATCAGTAAGTCTGTCTTCTATTTTTTCATATATCTCATACCATTTGGATGGTAGAAATTTTTTTACTATAGCCTTTCTTAATTTGACAAAAGTTCTACGCAATAACATAGTTAATTCGAATGCCAATCCAGTTAGATTAAAAAATACTCTACCTAGAGGTCTTATTAATCCCATTATTGCATTTCCTGTAGAGTTCATACCTTTAATCAAACCTTTACCCACTGTTATAAGAGTTCCGGGTATTTCTTTAAGAGACTTTTTTAGTTTTTCTACAAAACTCTCATCTGATCCCCATATCTCTTTGAACGGTTTTATTATAGTACTACCTATTTCTAAAAATTCATTTTTAAGATCGTCTATTGTTAATAATATATCAGAAAAACCATGAACAATTGTATATATTGTAGTTTTGACTATTTTAAAAGACTCGGTAAATCCAGATTTGACAGTTTCGGGTATAGTATCCTGATATACTCTACGGATGACATCCATAATAGATCCTGCTCCCTCGCCCGTTTCTTTATTTAACTCTTCAGATACTCTTTTTGCAATATCATTCACAGATTTGAGAACCATCTTTGGAAGTCGTTCTAAGAAATGTCTAAACCCACCATCAAACCATTCATTAATTTTATTCCACATGCTCATCCATAGAGGTTTGATGCCTTCGATCCATACATCTGATATGCCACCCTTTAAATTTTGATATTTTTCTTTCATGTATACGCTAATATCATTAAATATTTTTTTAATAGTATCCATTGGTGCAGTCCAAGCAGGTTTTATATACTCTTCCCAGATATTAAGGATACCATCAGTTATTTTTCCAGGTATGTCTACTATAGCATTATACATCTTTTTGAAAAATGATTTAATACCACCAACCAATCCACTAAATATTGCTCCTGCGCCGCCCATTAGTGAACCAAGAAATCCCTTTTTTGGTTTCGCTTCTGTTTGTTCTTCTTGACTTGTTTTAAGTTTATCACGAATGGGTTCAACTTTCTTAAAAATATTCTCTTTTTGAGTCTGATAACCTTCCTTAATTTTCTCCGATGCAGGTCTCGCCATTTCAACTATAGACTCTTTAATTTTGGCAGTACTATCACCCACACCTTTTTTTATCTCTGCGAATTTTCCAACAATTTCACCTTTATCTACAAATGCTAATCCACCCTCTTTAATAAGATATGGTTTCAACAGGGCCTTTTTTAATTTAGGTATACCCCCATCTATAGGCTCTACTTTAGCAGACTCACCTATAAATGTCATACGTTCATTTAGCAATGTTAATTCTGTTTTTAATATATCTCTGATGTCAGTTAGTAGCTCAATTCGTTTTATAAGAGACGGGGATCGTTTAAATTCTTGTTCTTTGGTTGCTTCTTCCTTTTTTTTCTGCCAATCGCCATATCCAGGTATAAGACTTTGAAGTAATCCACCACCTTTTTTATCACCTTTGCCAAATCCCAATAGATTACCAAATAATCCTTTTACTTTCCCGGTAACCATATCTTTTAGATACGAAAAAGGTCCACCTTCTCCACCAAGTTTATCACCTATAGCTTGGCCCATCCATTCGGATAAAGATCTAGGGCCGGGTCTTTTAAGTGTTCCTGGAATTTCAAAACCAATTTGTAATAATTTGGATTGTTGTAATATCAAATTATTTACTTCATGTGATGCAGATCTATTTGCAACATATATAAGTCCTAAAGTTTTAAGCATAGCACCAAACACACCAAACTTCCCAGGTTTAGGCAGTTGTGCTTTATATGCAGCTCCAAATATTGGCACAACATAACCTATGGTTGCACCTATTCCAAAAACAGATTCCAACGATTTTCCAAAGATACCTTTCTTTCCAGAATCTCCCATTCCTTTTGTTATAGCATCTGCTAAAATTGGACCAATTTTTGAACCGGTTATACTATTTTCTTCCAATGTCTTTTTCATCTCTTTTGAAGGTGACATGTACATGGGATGTTCCGGAGTTTGCATTTCTCCCAGAGCTGAAGACGTATCGCCTATACCCTGATCTAGTGATTTTAGATTTTCTGTGAATACTGGATCTGGTCTTACATTCATAATACCCCGACCAACATGCATGGCGCCCTTACCAACTTTTTTACCCGCCCCTACAAAAAAATCAGCTATTTTCCCTATACCTTTTGACATTCCAGATACCGACCCATCATCTCCCTTTGGCGCTCCACTAAAAAGAGATTGAGATATTAAACCAGGAGCTAGTCCCATTGTTCCTGCAGCTAAACCAACCCCTATAGTTTTTTTAATGCCAGTTGTTACTTCACTTCTCATGTCTCCTGCATACTCGTGTGCTACTTGACCGGGGGCGTCTGCAACTGAACCTGCTGCTCTACCAACTGCTCTGATCGGAGCTGTACCCGCTCTCAGAGCTTTTCCTCCAACATATTTTCCTGCTTTATATGCGCCATATCCAGCAACTGCCGCCAATGGTATTGCCACTGCTGATATCTTTGCAGTAGTCATGAGTAAAGATTTGGAGAATTTTTTATAAGTCTTTTCATTACTCTCTGAAAATTCATCCATAGAAGTCGATAAATCTTTGGTAGAGTTTGACATATTCATTGCAGCAGATTCCATAACCTTATTAGACTCTACTAATTTGGAAGTACTATTATTCAAACCTTTTACAGTTTTATCTAAACCTTTAGTGCTTATAGAAATTTCACTATTAATTGCACCTGATTTTAATCTTTTTGTGGCCAGAACAGTTTCTTTAGTATGATCCTGTAGAACCTTTTTATTTATAGCACCTGTTTTTTTTAAACCTGTTATATGCTCTTTTTTGGCAGCATCCATACCTTTCGTATAAGAACTCAAAGATTTATTGAGGCTACCTAGACTCTTGGTAAACTTTTTTTGTTCTTTACTAAACTCATCATTGATGGATTCTGGTTTCTTGGGTAACATATTCTCCTCTGTTTATAGTTTGTCCTTTAGGCGCAAGAAATACGCCCAGGATATTGTGAAACCCGGGCGATATAATCTCTTATTTTGCAAAGTCAAAGATGTGGAAATTATTAATCTTCCTCTTTTTCCTCATCCTCTTTTTCTTCGCCTTTTTCCTCACCCTTACCATCCTTCTTGAATGGTTTAGCTTTCTTCCCACCAAATCTTTTTAGCAATTCTTCCTTACTAGGTTTTTCTTCTACTAATAAACTTTCTAAAAATTCTTGTGATATACTCATTACTTCTCCTTCTCTAAAATCTTGTATCCCTTCCCAGGGAATGGTTTTGTAATCTAAGGTTAATTCCTCATTTTTCTAATCGTTATACGAATCTTGAATGATTAATATTGTTTATCAATTTAGCAACTAACCCCGAAAGTTGCCATTGTGATAATACACTAACTATTTCAGATGGATAGGAAAATTCCTGCCCAACATGACTCCATTTACATACATTTTGACCCATCTTAGAATATGCTTTACAATGTGTAGCATAAGATTGTTTAGCTATACCCATATTGCCAGAATTTTTTAATTTTCCTGCTAATAATAATTTCAAGGGTAATCCCATACGTAGTATTATCTGATCTGTTTCTTTAGTGTCATATTCTTGAGAAATGTAAGATCTCCATATATTAACTGCATTTTTCATGTCATATGCTAAAGGATTCTCTTCATTCTGTATACCTAAATTCAGAATTGTTTTCAACAGATATCTATCATCCATGTGTGCAACTTTTGGAGCCATTACTTCAAATAGATTATTATAAAAAGGTAATAAAAATTTGTTTGCCGTCATATGCACAAAAGAACGAATATCATTAAAGGCTGCAAAATGGCACAACTCATGGGTAATAACAGGTGGTATTTCTACTAGAGCTTTTCCTAAAATGCTAACATTATCATCTAACATTATAACCAATTTTCTATCCTTAGAAGAGAAATAACCCAACACATATGTCCCGGAAGAAGTATCTTTTATTTGTCGCCATTTCCTTAATAAAAATGATAACTTACCCCTATTTTCATACCCTATTAGAATAGTGCGTTTTTCTATACCTTCTAATATGGATTTGGTTATGGGTTTAGTTATGTTAGATTTATTTAGCCAACCAATCACACTATTTATTATTTTCTCATTTGAGTATATTGGTTGCCCTCCTATATGACCATATACTTCTAATCCTATAGGTGCTAAATCTAAAAACTCTTCTATTTGATCCATAGTTACCTCATGTTAAATTCTCTTTATAGTTTGTCCTATGTTAACCAAAAAATAAACCCACTCATGCAACTGGACAAATTAGAAAAAACTAATAAGAGGAGGGGTCAGAATGACACGAGACAAGGAAGAAATATTAATAAAAAAATATCCGAAATTATTCGTAGATACTAATAAACCACCAACTCAATCCGCAATGTGTTTTGGAATGGAGTGTGGTGATGGATGGTATGATTTGATCGATGAGACTTGTTTAAAAATACAGAAGGTATTGAAAGGAAGAGAATTAAGATTTACTCAGGTTAAAGAGAAATTTGGAGGATTGAGAATATACACTTATCCTTATATTGAGAAAGTAGAGGAAATTATTTGGAAAGCAGAGGAAGAATCCCTAAGAACATGTGAGAATTGTGGCTCAAAAGAAACAGCTAAGGTTAGAGGTGAAGGATGGGTATACACTCGATGTGATAAATGTTGGGAAAAATTGCAAGGAGAAAAAAAATGAGACGAAGAGGAGCAATTTTTCTAGATAGAGATGGGGTTATAAATGAGGAGGTAGGAGATTATGTTACAAGCTGGGAAAAGTTTATATTCAGACCAAGAATATTTGACATTCTAAAATTATTAAAGGAGAGAAAAATTAAGGTTTTTATTGTTACTAATCAATCTGCAATAGGTAGGAAATTAATGACGATAGATGATCTAGAAGATATACATGTGAAGATGCTTGATGAAATAGAAAAAAATGAAGGAGAAATAGAGCAGATATATTGTTGCCCCCACCTAAAAGAAAACAGATGTTATTGTAGGAAACCTAGTATAGGAATGATAAAAGCAGCAGTGGAGGAATATGATGTATCTCTATTACACTCAATAATGATTGGAGATGGCTCAAGTGATATTGTGGCAGGGTATAATGCGGGGTGTAGAACAATGTTAACTATAACTGATCGCTCATTAAAATATGGTACGGTAATTGGGCCTAATTTTATAGCGAAAGATATGAATATTGTTTATGAGATATTGGAGAAGGAGACTAGAAAGTGGTAATATTGAAATCTGAGGAAGAGATAGAAAAACTATACGTGAGTAATCAAATAGTGGCTGAAGGGTTGAAATTATTAAAAAGTATGGCTATACCAGGGATGAAAACAAAGGACTTAGACAGAGAGGTGGAAAATTTCATTTTAAAGAAGGGTGCAATACCAGCATTTAAAAATTTTGATGCTGGCGGCTCTACTCTATATCCAGCTTCAGTTTGTATATCAATAAATAACGAGGTTGTACATGGTATTCCGGGTAGGAGAAAACTAAAGGATGGTGATATAGTCAGCTTTGATTTGGGTGTCCTTAACGATGGATTTTATGGTGATTCGGCCATTACGGTTCCTGTCGGTAATAATGTTACAGAAGATGCAAAAAAATTGATAAGGGTTACTGAGGAATCATTGAGGAGGGCTATAGAAAAATGCAGGATAGGATGCAGGGTAGGAGATATATCAAGAGTTGTGCAGGGATTTGTGGAAGGGGAAGGATTCAGCGTAGTTAGGACATTTACAGGGCATGGAATTGGTCAAAGTCTTCATGAAGAGCCTTATATACCAAATTATTTTGACCCGAAAATGAATGGTAGATTGAGGGAAGGTTTAGTGCTTGCCCTGGAGCCTATGGTAAATTTTGGCTCACATGAAACAAGAATTTTAAGGGATGGTTGGACGTGTGTGACTGCGGATGGTAGTTTGTCAGCTCATTTTGAACATTCGATTGCTATAACAAAGGATGGGCCGAGGGTGTTGTCGATGCGAGCTTGAGGACAAACTGTAAACAAAGGAGATTAAAATGTATAAGAACATAAACGATTATATTAATATAGTGGGGAGTAGGACAATTTCCACACTGTTGAAAAATGCGAGAAAACTATATGAGAAAAGAATTTTAAATATTAACTCGACTTTTTTGGGCGGAGGAGTTTGTGAAATCCTTACCAGCATGATGCCTCTTATGAATAATCTAGGGCTGGAAACTGAGTGGAGAGTAATTCATGGAACTCTTCCTTATTATAATATTACAAAAAAAATGCATAATGGTTTGCAATCAGGTGATGTAGATTTCTCACCCGAAGAAAAATCTTTGTATCTATCTACTAATTTTGATTATAGCCTTTACACCAACTTTGATCATGACATAGTAGTCATCCATGACCCTCAGCCACTTCCGCTCGCATCGATGGTTAATCAATACCAGCCTTGGATCTTTCGATGTCACATTGATTTGAGTAATCCCAATAAAAAATTATGGGAATTCCTCGAACCATTCATTCTCAGATATTCAAAAGTAATAGTCTCACGAGAAGAATATAAAAGACCAGGGCTACCAGTTGACCAAGTTGTCATACAACCGGCCATAGATCCCTTAACCCCAAAGAATAGATACATGTCAAAAGATGAAGCTGCTGATATATTGAAGGATATGATACCTTTAGATAAACCTTTCATCTCACAAATTTCGAGGATGGATGTGTGGAAAGATCCTGAAGGTTTATTAGAAATTTTTAGAAAAGTCAAGGAGAAAGTTGATTGTAGATTGCTCTATTGTTTCAATGCTGCAACTGATGATCCTGAAGGAGCGATGATCCTAAATAAGATAAAAGAAAAAGCTAAGGATCTTATAGATACTGGGGATGTTTTATTTGTTATAGGCGACAACCCATTAGTAGTAAACGCGATACAGACATATTCTGGTGTGGTTGTACAGAAATCCACACGGGAAGGTTTTGGGCTTGTTGTAACAGAGGCGCTCTGGAAGGGAACACCTGTAGTCGCTTCTAATGTTGGAGGAATTCCAAGTCAGATTATAGATAATGAAACAGGCTATCTTGTAGACCCATATAATTTTGATGGTTTTGCAGACCGTATAATAGAACTATTAAAAAATAAAAAGAAAGGTGAAGAATTTGGAATAGCTGCGAGAGAACATGTAAGGGAAAATTTCTTGGTAACAAGACTTATGAACGACTATATGGAACTATTTTTGGAATTATTATAATGGCCAAAATTATAAAGATTATACATAAGAAGGTAGAGGATACTATTGATATAACCTGCGATATATGTGGGAAATCTTGTAGAGATGATTTGGACGGAGTGCCCTTATTTAATTTTGCGAATATTAAAGGAGAGTTTGGGTATGGTTCTAAATTGGATGGTAAGGTATTATATGATAAGCATTTATGTGAGGACTGTTATATAAAATTGTTTGGAGAAGTATAACCAAAAAAATAAAAATAGTATAAATTTGAAATGGGGTAGCTAACAACTACCCCATTTTTCACTATTAATTCGACTATCTCTTATATTTCAACTTATCGATTTTATCCAATAACACCTCTTCCAGATTAATATCATATTTGCTTGCAAGCAGCATGAGCATTATTATACAATCTGATAGTTCAGCACCAAATTTTTGTAGTGAGAATTCCTTTCTTCTCAATCTCTCGTTGATTATTTCCCTAGACAGTTCCCCAACTTCTTCCATCAGATGTAATAGTGTACTATCGGCATCTGGTGGGTTTATATTTCTGGATTTACAAATCTTATTCGATTCCCCTACAGCTCTTGCTTGAATTTCATTTATATCCATAATTATATTCCTCTAATCTAAATCCTATTTTTTCATCACTAAATTTCCTACATAATGTTTACAAAGTCCTGTATGTAACCCATTTTGAATTATTTCACAATGGTTTTGTTTTTCTAAATCAGTATAGCAAATACCATAACAAACAAGCTAAACCAACTAATACTGAAATTGTTACTATCATTTTAAATCTCCATTTTCTTCAATTTTTTTATCTTCGTATGGAGCAACAACCTTTCTATAAAATTCTTCCTTTGCACATTCGAGAACGCCCATACAAGAATTCAGATCTGCATAATTATAATCCTTACCTAGATATTTCCTAACTAACATGGAAATACTATAGTTAAGATCCCCAATATTTTCAATTTGATGACTCAGTAAATCTATGGTAGGATTCATAAAATTTCTTGCTTCCTGTTTTATATATGGCATCACCCAGTCTCCTGCAAGGCATTTCGTCTGGTTATCAACTGATCCAAATAATGAGAGGTATCCCTTTTTGCTTGAAGCCGCGCTATCTCAGATAAAATTTCACTCATAGGTTTTCGGTTGACCTTCTCAGGTCGGTCTGGGTTGATTTCTTTTTTCATCATTATCTCCTTTCACTTTAGTTAAATTATTTTAAGGATTTAAAGGTAATATGTTCGGATCGGCTACCCCCAAATCTGGGATGTGACGCACTTCTGTAAATCGTAGAACTGATAGACTACTACGAATCACTCTGGTATCAAAATCCTCATCTGAACTACCTCCATGTTCCCAGTTATTTTGAGGGTCAAGACTACCAACGAAATTGAATAAGTCATATACACCCAGTTGTGATAATTGGTTTACGGCGCTAAGTAGAATGGAAGAGATATCGCGTTTTGTAATATACTTGCATTCTATGCCACTTCTTTCTGCCACTATAATTTTCAAATCATTGATCATATCATTTTTTTCATAATGACCTTTAGCGTATAAATATAAATGAGTATCACAATTCATCATGTTCTCCTAGTTTGTTTCTTTAATATTGCACCTTTTTTAATAACAGGGTTTGATGGTTCATATTTAACTTTCCCTCTTCCACCACATGTTGGACATATTTTCTCAATCTCTTTATCCTCATAAGTTGTACCAAAATCATAATAATTATTAATTAACCTCCAGAATAAACCTGCCCTAGAATATTTACTATCAGAACAATTATTACAAAATACCTCTTTCCATACCCCAGTCCCGCCGCATCTTCTACAAGGAATTTTATACCCGCTCTTAGTAGTATATGTTCCATTATCACAAAATTTACATTTTAATTTTACCATCCCGCTACCTCCACATTTAGGACATGTCTTGGAAACAGTAATAGTCTCATGTACTACTCTTCTCCCATTACATTCTAGACAAGGATTATATAAGGTAAATATATCCTCTTCCTCTAATTCAAATTTCTTTTTCAACTCATCTGATAAGGAGGTTTCTATATTTATTTCTTCTAGGGCAATCTTTGAAAGATTTTGAAATGCTACATTGATTGTTTTAATCTTATCCTCTTGTATGTCTGGGTGCTTATCAGGATGATACTGCATCACCAAATCTCGATATCGTTTTTTCAGGTTATTTTTGGTAAAAGGGTATGTAATTTTAAATAATTTTAAATCATTTTTTGTATCAATTGAAAAATCCATTTTTAATTCTCCCTCATATTATTTTTTATATCCTTTCAAATACTCCAATAAGTATTCCATGTTATTTAATTCAGGTTTATCTAAAACCAAATCCTCCAACTCTTTCTTTATCCTACCAACTTCTTTTCCTGGTTTTAACCCAAGTAATTCCATTATATCATTACCACTTATCTTCAATTTCATAAAGGATAGTTCTGCTTCCCTATTTAATTCCTTTCTATACTTCAACAGAAACCCTCTTATATCCCCGAATGAATAATGGTTCTTATTCAAGTTAGCAATCCTATCGGCTATTTTTATTTTTAACAGATCCCTGTAATCAAGATTATGTTCATCGAGCTTTTTTAATAATCTCCTGATAGCTCTCGGTCCTGATTGCTTGATGCCCCTCATATGATATCTAACTAAATTAGTAACATATTTAATCTCATTATTGGAAAAAGTAAGATTTTTTAATTCCTCCTTTAATATATCGCAACCCACATACTCATGCTGTATGAAAGACCTACCCTCAGGTGTATCCTGATAACATTCAGATTTCCCACAGTCGTGGACATATGCTGTAAGTTTTAATAATGGGTATTTGATTGATATACAATTGCCTGCCAACATATTATGAGTGAATACATCTTCCTTATGATACTTTCCATGTTCCATATTAAAACAATTATTTAGAGCTGGAAAGATATGAGCTAACATGCCTAGCGCATAAAGAGACCTAAAGAAAATAGAAGCTTTTTTAATTTTCATAGCTTTCATTAACTCTTCTTTTATTCTCTCCTTTGCTATAAATTCAAAACTACTATTTGTAAATTTCTTCATAGCCATAAAAGTATAAGGATCAAATATTCCCTGTATTTTTGCTTGGAAACGACATGCTCTCACTATTCTATTTGTGTCCTCGAATATTCTTTTTTCTGGATCACCAACTAATCTTATTATTCCTCTCTCTAAATCTTCTCTACCATTAAATAGATCTATTATCTTATCAGTTGATGGGTCTAACGCCATAGAATTTATAGTTAAATCTCTTCTTTCCAAATCCTCTTCTAATGTATCAGCATAGGTTATTTCAACATCTTTATCTCCGCCTCCAAAATACCTATCTTTTCTATAGGTAGCAACTTCTATACCATCTATCATCATAACTTTAAAAGTTTCACCCACAGATTTTAGAGATCTATCAGAAAATATTTCTTTTATTTCATCTGGTTTGGCATTAGTAACAATATCGACATCATAGGATTTTATGCCTAATAATTTATCTCTGACATATCCCCCAACTATATATCGTTCAAACCCTTTATTTTTCAATCTGTCAAGAATTAATTGCACTGACATATTATATCCTTCCACCTTTTAACCAACAATTATTCAATATCAGATCCACATCAATCGAAATATTGGCATTATCATTACTAAAAATAAGCTTTTCAAATCGATCAAAATTAAGCATAACCTTATCTATAATATTTGCAAAAATTTTCAACATTTTATAATCATAACAACCTTCAAATCTCAAAAATTTATATGGTTTGCCTAATGTTTGACAGCGAGTGCTTATACATAGTGTGTGATGAAAATTATAGAATATATTGATGTATATACACTCCTTAATTGGACCAAATCTTTTCAATACATTATGCGGATATATTGTCCAACCGTTCTCACACATTTTCAAAAAACACCGAGTTAAATGGCACAGTAGGAAATTCCTCAAGATATATATTCGTATGCCAATTATGTACATCAATCATATTAACCGTATATACACCATTGTAAACCAAATGGTCCTTGGCTTTATCCTGATCATATTTATAACCATTTTCGGGATATTTGAAAACAATCTTATCCCCCTTTTTCACTTCTAATTCTTTCACGATTATCTCCTTTATAACCTTAAAATTCAAATCTTTGTTGCTTAAATTTCTTAAGCTCTTCCTGATTTTTCTTTATGCCTTTTATTATTTCTTTTATCTCATCGAGCTTGCGATATGCATGTTGTTTCATCTTTTCAGGATTTTCAAATTCTTCGGATTCATATACCTTCTGTCTAATACCCTTATCATTAGGAATTATGCAGGTCGGGAATCCACCATAGCTCTTTTCAGTCTCAATCTTATATTTGCAGTAACCATGATCCGTCAAGGCATAATCAATAATGATATCAATATTAAAACTTTCAATCATATATTTATCCTCTAATCAATATTTTAATTATTTACATTATTTATAATCCTCATTATTAACAAATACCTCCTCATTATTAGTAGGTTCATCCCAAGGACAATTTTCACAATCGTCCCCAGTTTCCCAATTTTTATCATTGATTTTGTTTGCTTTATCATTCCTCTGTATTAGATATATCTCATACAAACCAAAACAAAATAATCCTACAACTATTAAAAGTATAATCCAGCCTAATATATTTGGCATATTATATTCTCCTTTGTTAAAATTAATTCACCGTTAGGACATACTAAAGAAAAGGACCCAACTATGAATGATGAATTAGTTATGAAAATAAAAATGGCGAAATCTGAGATAGCCAGACTCAAAAGGGATCTGGCATATCACAAATGTAAAATAAAACTCACTGTAAAAGAACTTGAGGAAATTAAGGAAGAACTCCGACAACTTACGTCTGATCATTATGTGTATTGAAATATTTCTCTGTTATTTTATCAAGACCAGCATTAGCAACCTCGATAACTTTCCTATTATATTTTAACTCTTTTGCTAACTTAAATACTTCCTTATGATATTCTATCATTTCTTTATCACAATGTTGTGATGTGTACTCTGCTTGTGCTATTACCTCATCGATTGTCATAATATTTCTCCTTTCTAATTTATAAAAAAATTTAGGTTGAGAGGGGAGTTTGCAGCTCCCCTCTAAAATTAAATACGAAAAAATCCTGAATATTTAGCATCCTCCCAAATATGGATTTCTGCCCCAACTTTCTCTTCAAGCTTTTCTTTTAATAAGGTTTGAAGATGAAAGGGAGTTTTTGCAACAGGGGCTAACTTTTCAATAATTTCAACTGGCCCATCGGTAGGGTATCCTACTACAGTGTTTTTACATTGCGTTAATATCTCGTATAACATTTTTTTAAATCTCCTATAAAAGATTAATAAAAATTATCTCTGTTCATAATTTAATATATATAATAGAAATCATTAATATACAAATCCCTTCTCATTGAAATCATCAAACAAATCATAATCATTGATCGGTTTTATATAACTATTATTTTCAAAAATATCAAGTATATTCAGAGAGTCTTTAGAAAGTTCTTCTGTTAAATAATCTGTAATGATTAAGAGTTGTTTTTCGGTTATACCATCACAACACATAATATTTCTACTCGCATGAAACAAATATCCACTCCTCAACAAATTCAAATATATGCCTCTAAACAATCTCCAATACGACATTCGATACGAAGTGATTACGATTGTCCAATCATCATTCCTCTGTACTCTTCTTTCCATATTATCCCTCTTCCTCATTCCAGACTAACCCCTAAATTGAAAATATTATCAAACAACTCCTCGAAATGAATATCAACTGCCCTGTGTCCTGGCCCTATAATAAGAGAAATATCATCAACCCTTAAATATTTTTCGTCTAACACGCCTTGTAGATAATCTTTGAATTTGGAAGACAATTCAACATTGTGGCTATTAAATACTAATGTGTATGAATCCTTTGAATTAAACCAGTTGCTGTCCACCGTATTAACAACAACACCGAACTCAAAAGATGTTCCCGTTACATTATCCCAAGGAGTATATTCCCACAGATTGATTTGCCTATTACATATTGGATCGTTAAGTACTAACATGTTCACAATTTGTTTCCTTTTTGTTTTTACCCAATTCATGCTATACCTCCTTTCCTTTCCCAAATAAATTCTCTATAATACTATCTGTAATGCCCTCAAAACTCTTTTCAATATGAATTTTCAAGTTATCAGGTGTAGCATCGGAGGGATCTGTAAATAATTTGTTGCACTCTTCGATTATTATAGCTAAAAAACAAATGAATATCTCCCTGTTATATTTGTTTGGATCAAACTCATGATTAGAAAGTTGTATCATGGTCGGTTTGAATTGACCACATTCATCATGCGCCCAAATTATAAAACCCGAACTAACACCATGTATCAATGCATTTAAAAATGGGAGCTTACAACTCCAACTAGAATAACCATCTCTGTCAATTCTTTCCCAATTCCAATATAAAAATCGTTCAAGTTCAATCATAATTATGCCCTCAAATTGTTGTTCCAAAGTCTCCCAATAATATTTTGTCTGCTATCTCATGACAATTATAGTTAAAATCATGACCAGGATATAATACTTTTCGAATTAAACCTTTCCTTTTATGCCTCTCGTTTAAAATGACCTTTAACTCTTCTGTAAATTTATCTATATGAGCAATATGGATAAAATACAAACCATCAAAAGATAGTTGTGCGTTTTTGTGTATATAAACTGTTACGCCATGATTATATTTATCTTTTTGTATCACAATATCACCATAAGGTATATTTCCTTCATAACGACTACGAAAAGAGTTACTTTCGTCAAACCATTTAATATCTTCAATCATAATCGTGTCCCTTGAAATTAAATATATCAAACATGTGTTCAAATGTCATATCATATCTAATATAATCATGTGTAAAAATTTTTGATATATTACCACCATACTCATAATACACATCGAATAATCCTATAATATCAATGATTAATAATTTTTTAGAATTACTAATATTAAGCCGAATTGCCCGACGAGAATAAAATTCATTATAAAATTCTATCTCGATCACATGTCTACAATTCCACACATCCAATTTACAATTTCCAACTCTGGTTTTATGACAAAACTTACCTATACCCAAATCAATTTTTTCCCATCGTAATTCATCTCTCATAATCCAACTCCTTCACACCATATAGTATTTAAAATTTCGTCAGGTTCAAATTTATGATAACCTTGATGTATTATCTCTAATATGTTTGGGTGTTTCTCAACCTGTTGACTCAATATATTCCTAAGTTCGTGTATAAAAGTTTCAGGAATATTTTTTACACCCAAATCAAAATGCAGCATAGGATAAACACGACCAAATTTATAATCATCGGGTTCATATAAAACTACTTCCGTATCTCGTTTGAATATCCTCAAATATAAACCTCTTGCAATCGGTAATTTGGCATAATGGACATTAAACAAAACTGTCCATTTCAATTTCATGGTGGTGCGCCCCCTTCCTCAAATAAATCGAAAATCATATCATCAGGAAACCAATATTCAAATAATGCAACATTTAACTCGAATGAAACATGATCGTGTGTATGTCTTTCTGATGCTCTAAATATCCAATTCCCCCTAACTTCTGAAATTATATCCGAGTATTTCTTTTTGAATCCACAAATACTCAATGGGAGACATCGTACTCTACTCTCCAAAAATAAAAAACCACCAGCCAAATCCCCAACTATTAACAACTTTCGATAATTAATCACAATATAATTCCTCCCCCAATCATAATTGCTAAATATTCCTCATCTGATAAAAGATAAATTAGCTTTACATCATGACATCCTGCGAATGGTAGTAATGTCGCAATATTGCCCGTTTTTTCATAATTATCTTCTATCAATACTTTCAAGTAATCCCTAAATTTGATACTGGTTTTAGAAAATGTGATGTATGTAAACCCTGTAACATCTGCTCCGAAATGCCCACATTTCCATAGTTTTAGTGTAGTGTCCTCAAGTTGACCATAAAAATCAAGTTCAATTACATAATCATTATCGTCGTAGAATGTAAGATATACAGATCCTGTCCTCTCATTGAAATAATCTTGCCTAATGTGCATCATATTATAACTCCCCCATATCCAATAACATTTAAATATTCTTCATCTTCTAAATTCAAAGGATCTTCGGGTAAGGCAGGAATCATATAATCTATACAAGTCCCCTTCCTATATTCCTTATTTATTATCCTCACAAGTTCAAGGACAAGATTGGTCCCATAATCACCAACGAACCCATATATCTCTATACAACCCGGTATATCATTATCATCTTTAGTATTATATACAAATATCATTATGTCGCCAGCTTCTGAATGCCATGTTACATCTATCTCGCAATCGTGTCTAGGTACCTTTCCTAAATACGTATATCCAGGTATCACAAAAAATCTTTTCTCCCATTTTATAGGGAGAATTTTATCGTTATATCTCAAATTTCTTCTCCTCTATAATAGAAAATATCAAACAGCTTATTCATACTAAGTAGATATTCAAGTGCTTTACCATACAACCCGTATATAAAAAGTTTTTTATCGTAGGGTTGTATATATTCTAATATCGTATGAATATTTACCCTATGCTTAAAAATCCCAATATCATCAAAATAGGAATAACTAATATTAACCATACCCCCAGGCTCTATATCTGCACTAACAACCGTAGCATTATGTTTCATAATATTGATCCTCCTTCTAAAAGAATATCTAAAGGTTCGACGCAACCATATAAATAATTCTTATCAATAACTAATTCCTTACCTTTATCATACAAATCATCAATTATTTTTGCAAGTTCATGAAATTGTTTCTTATCAATATTAAAACTATAGAATATATGACCATACCCTGTAGTTGCATCACTATCTAAAGTTCGTATTATGTAAAGGCTAGATAATAAAGGATTAAAACTTATGCATACCCTATGACTACCATAATGTCGTATGTATTTAATATCGCCCCACCAATTAGGTTTAAATTCCCAATGACTCAT